TTCATTATGTGAATGGAAATCCTTTATATTAGATAATACAGTTGAAAATTTTAATGTTGCATTTCCTTTATTAGATTCATCTTGTAGATAATTATCAGAACCTTTAATTTTGAAATCAACTTCATAAGATGCAGATTTATTTGTATCAGTCAATTTATCTTCATCGATAAATTCTAACCCATCATCAGAAAATGATTTGTTTTTAGTGAAAATCGTTTCATATTCAACATCATCAATCATATAGTAATAATGAAATTTATTCAATTCCTTCTTTGTTCCTATAATTTTTGCTGGTGTTGAATCCAACGATTCGTTTAATTCTCTCCATTCATTAAACGATAACATTAGATAACCTCCGTGGAATCAATAACGCTCCATCCTTCTCTATTCATTTTATTCTCCTCTAAACAAATTATTTATGAATAATACAATTATGCGTAGCTCTACTACAAGCCACATAAAAACTTCTTAATGATTCTTCTTTGTTATGATTACAGAAAATGTCTTTGGCATGAACTATAACATTTGAATAAGTGGAACCCTGAGAACGATGAGAAGTAATACAATACACTTGTCGAATATCTGTAAAGTGTTTTTGTACAAGATAGAACAATTCCCAGTTGATTCCAAACATATTAGTTCTAGCACATGTTGACATAAATTCAGTCAACATCTTCAATTCATTCTTATCTGCTGGAATAACAAATGAATGTCTCGATTTGTCTGATAATTTACATGTAACTAGATATCTCCTGACAACATGTTTAGTAAATATCCATCCTTTGGATATTTGTCTCTGATTTGGTTCATATACAAATGGTTCGATTTCCTCTAAGGATACAATACTCGCTTCTGTTTCAGTTGGGCAGATAATCTTATCCCATCCTTCATACATGATTTGATTCTTATTGAATTCGACAAATGTACTCACAGTATGCATCGGTTTAGAGAACGCAAAATGTTCACCAATTGCAAATGGTTTGTCCAAATTGGGATACCTAATCTTCTGTATAGTTTCATTGAACCAATCAACTGTCTTATTACGCCAAGCAATTACTCTAATTAAATCAGGATCTGAATCAAACTTTGGATCTGTAAATGCATGGTAGATAATGTTCATCATTTCATGATTATCAACTTCATGAACTCCGATATCTCCAATTTCATTGGTCTTTGTTTCAACTGCAGGCATCTTGTATACATTATTATCTAATTGATGCCTAATGGTTGTACACAAATCAAGAATCGGATTACCATGTTTCTGTCTGATGACTTCAGTTAGATAGATCTTATTGTCGATATTAAATGTAGGAGATTCAGTTTCATTCACTGGATTCAACTGATTGTTATCTCCCATGAATATAACTTTGGCATTAGATGAGAACATAACGCCTTTGTTAATGTAATCAAACAATTCCGAATCAACCATGGACATCTCATCACAGACCACCAAATCAAATTTATCAAATGATGAATTACCACTTGGTGTCAATTTCTCCTCACCATTTCTATTGATTTTCATTGTCAAACCGAGTAGTGAATGTATCGTTTTACATTCAACATTTAGTCCTCGTTTGATTGACATATTCTTTAGAACTTTGGTTGCCTTATTAGTGGGAGAGGTAAAACAAATCTTTAATCCTTCTGGTAAATAGTCAAGGAACTCAACAATGACTGAACTTTTACCAGAACCCGCTGGTCCAATTAAACAAATGTAATCTTCACGCTTGTTACCAACAAACTCCACTAGATTACCGATTGCTCTATTCTGTTGTGATGTTAATACAATTTTCATATTATGGTAAACTTACAAAAATATCGAATGTATATTCAGCAGATTCAACTATAATCTTCTGGGTTCCTAATTTTGCTATATGTTTACCTTTTGGTAAAATTGTTATAATGAATAGATGTTTGTTCAATGAATTTGATATTTTCTTATCCACTTTAAAATCACAAACAATCCCGACTTGTTTGCTATTTGAATAGAATAAAAATGCCGCCGTTTTTTTATCTTTAAATTCATTTTCATGTAAAGACAACCATTCTATACCTTGATTCAATGTTTCTTTTATTTCATCGTCTGAAATATCTCTTTCAATTTTTCGTTCGTTAGAATGTGATGTATTATAAACAAAAATTGTTCGTCTATTCATTGTTGATGTCAAAAATGCATTTCTTTCTGCAAGAAATTCTTTAAATGTTTTAATAGAATTCACGTTTTTTAATTTCCTTCAATTTGATTTTAGTTAATTTGTAATCCTTTGATTCTACTATAATAGAATCAATTCCGCAATTAGGACAACTGTAATAATCATCATCAATTTCAACATCATTTGATGAGAATATAGAACAACAATAATAACATCCACATCTTTTGCTATTTTGTATTTCTTCTAATGACAATTTATAATTTGGCATGGTTTTCATAATTTGATAAATTTATAATTTTTAAAGATGACATATAATAATACGTTTTAATACTAAAATAAAGATATTTTATTTTTATGTTCTAACCATTTATTACGTAATTCCCATAATACAGTTGCCTGACAATTGTTTCCTTCCTTACCAAATATATCAGACAACCCTGAATACTTTGTTAATTCGTCCAGTAGATAAGGATTCTCCTTGATATATTCAATCCATAAACTTCTATACAATTTTGTACATTCATCCATATTGACAATCTTATGATGTTTCTGATAAGATTTACATTCCTTTGGTTCTAAACCTGTTACTCCATCATCAAACACTTTAGATGCTTGGTAAATGTTCTCAATTGTATTATGTCTTGATTTAATGTAAGCAAAGAACGCCGAGAATCGTTTATTTCCTTTGGATGAACATTCCAAGAAGGGGTCTTCTCCGTGTCTAACCATGAATCATCCTTTGTCTATATTTGATTTCTCGATTAACCCAAAATTCAGCAGTTGAACCTAATACATGTTCTAATCTAACTGCCACATTGTATGTTATAGGAACTTCTCCTGATAACAATAAACAAATAGAATCATACTGTATTTCCATCAATCTAGCAAACTCTTTATCGTCTATTCCTTTTTCATTGAGTAAATCTTTAATTGTATCTGATGGTGGAGAATTGTAATCTGGTGTAAACATATAAATCCTAAGCAAATAAAAACCGATATGAACTTAATCATATCGGTTTGGTAATTATAATGATTTGTTGACGAGTTGTCTAATTTCAGCCAACGTTGTTTCCTTGACCAATTTTCCATCTTTGAATACAACTTCTAAACATCCATGTTTTTCTTGTTTTGCATCAACGTCGTCATTCAATGTATATTGTCCATTTTCATGAGATACCATCAACAATCCTTTGGCAGATTTTTTGGTTCCATCAGAATCCGTTTTTGGGTCTTTGAAAATTGGTTTACCAACTCCATTAACCTTGACGTATGTGGACTTAAACGCAATTCCGAAACTATCTCTTGAGACCATTCCGTAAGTGTACGATCCTACTCCAAATACAATATTGTTGGACGCAAATCCTTTTTCCATCAATTTTCGTAGGATAGTGTCCTGACGTTCTAATGTAATTGAATCACCATAGATTGCTCCGATATGTGGGTCTAATTCTTTATATCCTTTTGAATTAATTGTACCACCGAATGTTTCCCATAAACATTCAATCAATCCTTTTTGTTCTGGAGATCTACCATTCAATACAGAATATGTTCCGCAGATAATATCAACAGGATCCCCCGAATCTGGGCGGATTGTAAGTTTCCCGTTACGATTCATGATTGTATCTTTTAATGCGGGTAGATACTCCGTAACTAATTGCCAGAAGTCCCACGAATCGGAAACCATTGAGAAGATTCCATCTGGATAAACATCTTCAATTAAATGACGGATTGATTCCAATTCATTTTCAACTCCGTAAGAAGTCTGGGTACTATGTTCCGAGGCGGGAACCGAGCAACCAACCAATTCTTCATCGATGTTTGCTCCATAATAATCTTCAGCCAATTCAATAGCTGGTAATGTATCAGTACCAACAGAACCCATTGCCAATACAGCAAACCCAGATACAGCAGCAGATTGTCTATTCTGCATACCTCTCATACTAAAATCATGATTCTGAAATGGAACAAACGAATTATCATTACATGTTAATTCTGAATACTTCAAACTGGTTTTCTTGAATTCCATGTAACGTGTTGCCGAAGCGATTCCAAGCCACATTTCACAACTCAATACAGTTTCAATGTAATTAGTCAACCAGAAGAACTCTGGGATATTATTGATTACAGTCAACAAAGGAACTTTAAAAGGAACAAACGAACCCTCTGGTAATGCTTTGATTGTGATTGGCAAATATCCCAAATCATGTAATACTCCGATATGCGATACATCAACATCAGAATTCAACATTTTATCAACAAATCGTTTGTATCGTTTTACGACTTGGTCTCTTGGTTTAGAAAAGAATGATGTATTCCATTCATCAATTAGATATTCCTTTACAAAATGTTGTAATCCAACAAAATAAACACCTTTACAATCTTTGATTCCTGAATGTTTACCAGAACGAGCGGTGAAGTTTGAATAAACGACTTCCGTACCTTGGATGTATTGTTTGATGTGTCCTAATTTATAAGCATCTGTTTGTAATAATGCGTTGTTCATTTTACTGTTCCTTATTGTTGTGTTAAATTTGTTGAAACTTTGTATTTTGGATTTACAATAGATTCTTTGATTCGATTGTATTCATCTAATGAAATTTGATTCGTTTTACCTTCTGATGTATGTAATGTAAAACTGTTACGAGAAATCATATACACAATAATAGAAGGTTCTGACGAATCCTCGTCAAATTCAAATCCTTCAATTTTAGAATCTTTTAATACCAATGTTTTTGTTTTACAGTTAAACGTTCTCATGATTTATTTCCTTTGTTTATTAAAAATGTGTTTTAGATTTCGATAACAAATTAAGAATGTCTACGTTTTTAATGGTTTCAACGCCAAACAACGGTTGATTTAATTCAACTTTCTTAATTGGTTCATTCTTATTATCGTCTATCTTTTTGTAATAGTCAAGACATTCTTTAAATGTTATTGTATCCATTTTACTTTCCTCGAACTTTTAATACCAATGATTTACACATTTCAAAAGTATATGCTAAACCAGCTCGATCGTCAAGTAAAACATTGAAGAATGGTTTTCTTGTTTTAAACAAAGGAGATTCATTAACGTAATCGGGAACAATACCAATTGATTTACAATATTCAACAGCTTCCTGCAATTCATTCCCTTCTCTACATGTAAACAGAATCAACTTACAATTAATTGATTTGAGATCATGTAACAATTTAACCATCTCAGGAAACGTATCCCCTAATCCATGTACATCATAAATTGTATTGTCGAAATCGAATCCAATGTATAATGAACCATGTTTTTTATATTCTTCCAATAATCGTTGGAACGCCGTTGTATCGCTTAAAAATCTATCTTGCATATTATACTCCGAAAACATCATTAACAAATAAACGAGGATCTTCATTTTCATCATCATAGAACGAATTTGTTGTGATAATTAAATCAATACCATCATCAAACAATACATCTAATCCTTTTGAGAAGATTCCATGTGTTGCGTACAAATACACTTTACCAACATTACGTTGTTTCAACACTTTGACAATTTCTTGGAAGGTTCTACCACCGTCGTATTAAATAATTTTATCATAATTTATATAAAAGGAAAAAGTAATGGAAAATTTAAAAGATTTTTTATATCAACAATTATCATCCAAATCTAAAAATAATTTTTACACTAAGCGATATATCAATTTCATGATTTCTAGAAACGATAAACCAAAAAATGTATATACGGAATTGCATCATATTTTACCAAAAGCGAAAACTCAATTTCCAGAATATAAAAATCTTGTAAAATACCCTTGGAATGGGATCGAATTAACTGGACAAGAACATTTTATAGCACATTGGTTATTATGGAAATCGCAAGGCGGTTTTATGGCATACGCATTTATTGGTATGAGAAGGTGTAATGATTATCAAACTGATAGATATTTTAAAATTAATGGAAAATCGTACGAAAAATTAAAAGAAGATGCATCTGCTGCGCAATCTAATAGAATAATTTTAGAATCCACCAGACAAAAGATTTCCATATCAAATAAATCTAGACCAAAAGGTGTGTGTCCTCATTGTAATATAGAAATGGATATTTCTAATTTAAAAAAATACCATTTAGATAATTGTAAAGTTTTTACTGGTAAATTGGTTCATGATATTAAACAAAATTTAGAAATAGGGAATTGTCCTCATTGTGGATTAGAAGGTAAAATGCAAGGATTATTGGCAACCCATTTTGACCATTGTCCAAAAATAAATAATTCTAGGAAAATAACTAAATTTTTTGATTGTCCTCATTGTAATAAAACTTTACCAGATACGCAAAATGTTAGAAATTTACATTTTGATAATTGTACTGTTTTCACGGGTATTAAAAGAGAACCTAGTGATAAATTTAAAGCAGCAAATTCAAAAAGAGGTAAACCTGGGGTACCTAAACCAAAAATACAATGCCCTCATTGTAATCATATAGGCACCCCAAAACGTATGTTACAAAATCATTTTGATAATTGCATTGCTAAAACAGATTCTAATTTAGATAATTTTATGTAACTAATTAAAAATTTCAATAATATGCAATCTTTCATGGTTTGAATTTTCTATAAAAGAATTTGTCGTAATGATTTTACATATACCTGAATCTAAAATTGGAATGATTCCAATATCAAAAATTCCATGAGTTACGTAAAGATATATTTTACCAACATTTCTTTGTGATAGAATTTTAGATATTTCGATAAAAGTTCTACCACCTGAACAGATGTCGTCTACAATCAATACGTCTTTACCATTGAAATCATCTCTATACACTTCTGTTCTGATGATATGACCGGACGAATCCCTTTCTTTATTTGCTTGGACAACATCCAATGAAAGTTTAGATGCCAATTTGTAAATCTTTTTAGATGCACCAAAATCTGGCGATAATAACACTAGATTATCTAAATTGATTTTATCATCCAATTCATCAATACATTCAGAAGCAATTTGGTATTGTTCAATGTTGATAATGTTATCAAATAAAGCCAGAGATGTATCTGAATGTACATCAAATGTAACAATTCGATTGTAATTTTGATTGTTGATTAAATCAGCAAACACTTTCAATGATAATGATTCGCCGTCGTCAGACACTTTATCTTGTCTAGCATACGGTAAATAAGGAGTGACCAATGTTAATGGTATCTTAGAACCATAATGTAATCTTAATGCGTTTGTTACCATCAACAATTCCATGATGTCATCAGATGATTTAAGTCTGGTCTGAATTTCAACTTCATATACATTTTTTGGAGTATTCTTCAATTGTACATGAACTTCTCCACCAGAGAATTTGAAGAAATTAACATCTTTCAATACTGCATTAGATGAATCATCTGTTAGAAAATTTAAACTTACGATACTCATATATGTTCCTATAATGTAAAATTAAACAGCAAGGTAATTATAATGTAATTCTGTAAAAAGAAAATGGAATCTAAGACATAATCCTAGATTCCATTCATATTAGATATAGATACCAAATTGATTAGCCAACGCTTTCAATCCACCAGAATATCCTTGACCAACTGCTTTGAATTTCCATTCATTATTGTATCGATAAACTTCGCCAAAAATCATGGCAGTCTCAGACGACGCACCTTCCGTTAAATCATAACGTAAGATTTCAACGCCAGTGTCTTGGTTAATCAATCGAATATACGCATTATTGACTTGACCGAAGTTCTGACGACGTTGTTCTGCTTCATGGATTGTAACAGTAATACTAAATTTATCAACATCTTTATGTGCGAGATTCAATTTGATTACAATTTGTTCATCATCTCCGTCACCAGAACCCGTTAGATTATCGCCAAGATGTTCTGTTGAACCATCAACTGATTTCAATTGATTATAGAAGATAAAATCCGAGTCAGAACGCGTCTTACCATTTGTCAATAAGAAAGCCGACGCATCCAAATCAAACGGAGCCCCATCAGTTGTTCTGGCATCCCAACCTAATCCAACAACGATATTGGTTAATGATGGATCGATTTTTGTTAAAGATAAGTTGTTACCTTTTGTTAATGTTAAAGATGTCATGATATATTCCTATAGATAAGATTTTGAAATTGTTGATACGATGTCGTTTAATGTTACATCGTTGGTTGAGTCACCGATTGCGTTGAATTTCCATTCATTGTTATGTTTATACAATTTACCAAGAATCATTGAAACTTTATTTTTAAATGTATCGTCTTTAGAGATGTTATAACCGGCAAGAACGAAATCTACTCTAGACGGTGTTCCTTCATAGATTCTAATTGACGCAAAAGGAATGTCATTGAATTTTTGACCTCTGTAAGAATTCAATACAACAAAGATTTGGTCAACATCTGGTTTCAATTCGTTTAATTTAATTGAGATGATTTCATTATCTAATCCATCATCTCCGTTTGAATCACCAACTAAATCATCACCAGAATGTGTAATTCCTTTACCTCTTAGATTACCAAAATAGATTAGTTCATCTTTCACTTTGTTTTTAAATGTAATACAACTTACATCTAAATCAACAGCTGTTCTTCCAATCATACCCCAATTCACGCCAACGCAGATATTGGTTAAAGATTTTCCATCTTTTTCTAATGTAATACGTTGTCCTTTAACCAATGTCAATTTTGGTTGAACTTGTTGTTTCTGTTTTTCCTGTAGAGCAGCTTTTGTTGCTTCAACAGATGTTTCAATGTTATCGATAACATTTCTAATTGTATTAAAAATACTCATGTTCGGATTCTCCGGATTTAAAATTTTGATAAAACAGACGTCATGTTGAATGTAAATTCGCATTCAGTATCATTCACAATACCGATTGACATCATTCTAGTTTTTGGTAGATAAGGTGAAACTTGTGTGTTCTTGAAAACAATCAAAGCATTTGTCCAATTACATCCATCTTCAGAAACTTCAAGTTTAACTGTGAATGATTTGTTGACTGAAGAAGCTCTTTCAAGCAATTCTTTAATTGGATGAGCTTGATGTCTGTTGTCTTCTTTGATAATCATTTCAAGAACTTTGTTTTTGTTTAATTTTGATGCGTTCATTTTATACCACCTTTGTAATTGATTTAGATTGATTTAAGTTCATTGGATTCTTCCAACTTGAAATCTATTATAATGATTTTTCTTATCATCGAAAGAAAAATCTTATTAAATTTTAAACAAAAAGAAACCCCAATTCCTAAGAACTGAGGTTTTTGATTATTCTAATTTGAACTTGGTCAATAATTGGACGAATTGTACATATTCATCATCTGTTAATTCACCAATTGCTTTATCCAATAGATACGTTGTACTGAAATAGAACAGATTGTTATCTTCATCATAAAATTCTAATTCGGATTTCATGTCATTGTATAATACTCTATTCATTTTCGAACACCTCATGTATATAATGTAACATTATATAAGAATCGGTTATGTCTGCTCCATCAACTAGATAAATCGATTTGGATTCATCAATTCCATATACAGAAATCTCAGTTCCTTCCAATTCAACTACCACGGTATCATTCTTCTTGATAACATCTAAACATACATCAACTTTCATTTCTTTTACCGTAATCTAAAATAGTGCATTCGCAAATATATAAATTGTATGAACAAATCAACAATGCTTCTTTAATCCGTTCCGGCGTCATCTTTTCAATAATCTTTGCCCTGTATAATGCATCATTATTACAACCCGTTAATATCAACAACGATAACAATAAAATAAATTTAATCATTAGATGTCCCCGTTATATTCGGAATGAAATTCATTAAATGTTGAAAATTGAAATGATATGGAGGTTTATCTTGATTTGGTGCGATATTTCCAATCAAACAAGGATTGAATTTAATCGATGGATTTTCGGTAAGCATATTTCTAAATGAATCGCCAAATGTTGCGTTCAACGGAACAACATCGATATACAATCCATCATCTAATAATTTGGCATTGGTGACTCTACCAACAATTCTATCAATTCTGATTGAAACTGATGATTCATCATCATCGAATACAATGTATGTATCTCCATGTTCCTTTAAGATTACATGAATTTGTTCATGCATTTGTTGAATAATATCATCTGTTAATACGTATTGATTTGAAACTACTTTAAACATTGTAATCCACCCCAGTTAAGTTAGGGCTTATACAGACAAATACTTTGTAATTGATTTCATATGGTCTTCCTGATGATTGATTTAGAATATCTCCCATCATCACTACATTAAAATCAAGAGTTTGTTTATTCATCAACTCTTGTAGAAATTTACCGGCATCATTTGTATTGAATGTAAAATCAAAATACAATCCATCTTCTCTATTTTCAATCCGAGTGATTCGACCACAAGCAGTATTACCGTAGATAAACGATTCATCAGAATCCCCGAAGATAACCAGAGCAGTCTCAGACTGGATATGTCGTTGGATATCTTTAGTCATTCTTGTTTTGGTGTCATCAGTTAAGATAAAATCATTTGATGTAATTGAATACATTTTTATTTCCTTCAATATGTTGACATAGTTCATCCACCGTAGCGAATGTATCCCATTCTTCTGAATCGTCATTATAAACAGCCCAATATGATTCACCAACCCATGGCGATACAGACATAATGTTATTATCGAAATATGCTGTGCCAGAAGCAATATCATAATGGATAATGTCATCGTCAGTTGGGTGTTTTAAGATTTCAAGTAATGTTCTGTTATCTTTCATAATTTGTTACCTTATGGTCTGATTCAATAATCTCTAAAATTGAATCAACTGTTTTTGAAGAAACTATAATTGAATGAAACGATAACTCAGATTTCAATAACAAAGAATGAATATTGTCGTCAATCAACATTGCTTCTTCAACTGTTTGATTTCTACCATATTCTTGGAACCCATGATGTTCTAAATCTCGTTTCAAGAAGATTTCTGTATTATAAAACAAATCATGTGCATCTTTAATCAATTCTTTCAGAATTGGCAAATCATAATCTTCTGAGATATAATTCAATTGCATCAACAATGGTGAATCTGTAATTACATAATCGACTTGGTCTTTGAGTCTTCTGATTTTAGATAATTGTTTGGCAAAGACGTATTCTTGATTATTTTTAAGAATGTTATGACGTTTGTCGTAAGTCAAATCTTTTGCGTATTCAGATACAAGTTCAACTTTGTATCCTTTTGATTTCATCCGATAGAATAGACCAGCAGCCGTAGTTGATTTACCTGTACCTGGACCACCGTATAAATTAATTATTTTCATGAGTTTCGAATCCTTTTAAAAAATTGTCATCTGTATGTAATTTGAGATCACGTATATCTGCTTGGGATAATACACCTTCTTTATCAACAACAGCTAATTTTGCCATATTATTGACGACAAATACGTCAGATACAATTAAAACAATTTCTGGTTTATTGTATTTGCTTATGATGTATGTAGCAAATTTACCTTTTAAATTCATTTTATCCACCATTCATTTCAATTTTATGTTTGATTTCAGAAATATCTAATTCAGGATGATGCCAGATTGTTCTGAATGTAAATGTTGTATCGTCGAATCTTGATTGTAATAATGGAGTAATACTATCATAGCAAACATCACATCCAAGTTTCAATTCATTTTTATAGAATTCTCTTAGACAATTAAAATACATCTGTTTGAATAGAATATGTTTGTTTCCCATAATATCTTCGACACACCAGACAACACCACCGAATGGTAATCCATCTAATACATTCCGAACAACTTGTTTATCCACGATTAAATCTGTATCAACAATGAATTTACCATTATCCATTCTGTTAAAGATTTCAGATAATCTAAATTTATCATCGCTTGTTCTAAAGTTCTCAATAATCATAATTCCCATCCTTCTGTCAAAAAGAATTCTCGTTTTTCTTGTGCTGGATCGAATGAATCCAATTCATTGATATGACAACTTGATGACCAAATTGTTAATCCTTGTTCTTCTTCAAACGCTTCGATAATGAATTTGTCGTTCCATGTATCAATTTTAACGCAAATATCATTATCTAATACAATGTAATTCAGTTGATTGTTAAAATGTAATACAACTTCTTTGATTTGTTTGTTGAATCGTTTAAACAACATTTCTTTTGCTAATTCATGATTCATTTTAACCTCTCGCTAATTGTTTTGTTAATTTTTCAATCAATGTATCTATTCCATATCCATCAAATCCTGTGAACACAATGATACATGTATCGATTTCCAATGAATAAAGATTACCAAATGATTCGTTTAATGACACCAATTTACGATGTTCAATAAACAATGAGACAATCTTTAATTCAGAATCCACGAAACTATCTTTACAACGATACACTTGTTTTAATTGACCTTTAGAATCATACATGACACAACCTCCATTAAACCAATTCTGTGTAAATTTCAATTGTCTGAAATTCTTCATTGAAACTAATTTGGGTGTAAATTTCATCACCAAGATGTTTTACAATTTTACAGAAACTCAACAACAAATCTCCAGTTTCGTCATCTTCATCCATTTTGTATTTCATTTTTGAACATATTGATTCGATTCTTGTTTTAACATTTGTTTCAGGGAAGACGACTTTTAATTCTTCACCCAAATCAGATACAACAATGAATCCTGATTTAACCAATTCTGGTAACAATTTTGATTTAACGTCAGTTGTGATGCTCATGATACTCTCCTAAAATTTTAAATGGTAACTTCTTATCTGAAATCTATTATAATGTTTTTTAGATTCATCGAAAGAATTATTTTTGTATTTCTAATGAATCGTTTTCTTCAGGACATTGCTTACCGATAATCCTAAGACATTGTTGTTCCTTTATATAATGGATTTGTTGTCTCATTTTATCGTATATATCAACATAATAACTTGTTGATATTTCTGATGTTAATATCATTAACAATAATACGGTCAATTCTTTGTAATACATTTTCTTTACTCAAAAAGAAACCCGATAGAGATTTTCGCTCTATCGGGTTTTGTTTATTTTGGTTTGAATCCTTCTGTGAACCAGCCAACATTCTTAAATTGTTTGTTGATTAGTTCTGCTTTGTAATTGTTTTCAAGTTTCAATGCTGAAGTATGAATAGAAACAAATTGTCTCAAAAATTCTTCAAATTTAATTGAAGGAAAATCTTCATCTTCTTTTATCAAATTGAAGAATTCCACCGGTCTCGTGATATACTCTGTTATCTCAAAACGTTTGATTACAATAATTTCAAAATAATCATATTCCTCGTTTCTGATTATTGAAATCAATTCAAGACCGTTTGATTTAAAGAAATCCATCCAAGCAATTATATCAGGATTATGTACATGTTCAAATCTTTTAAATCGAGAACCATCAGAATTATAAACAGAATACCCAGTTTCTGATTGATATGCTTTCATTTTCATGTTATACTCCTATAGTAAATCAGCAAATAACAATGCGACACTTAGATACGAAAAACAAGATGAACGTTCTGAAACTTTCCATTCATCACCATCAAACAAATAATTGAATTGTTGTCCATTGGAAATCATGAATTGTTTGTAAGATTCAATTGAATCAAAATGATTTGGTTTGTTTAAGAACCATGAATCGCCCATATCTCTTGTTCTGAATTCAGATTCATCAATAGTTTTACCTAATGATGAAAGATTACCTTTTGAAATCAATTCTTCAACAATTGTTTGATTGTCATAACGTTCAAACAAGATTTTACCATTTGTTGTTAAATCGCCATCCCAATGACAGAACACTTGCGAAATAGAACCATCTTGTAATTTAACAGAGATTGTAGAATTAGTTGCCATGATACACCACCCTTATAAAAGATTAAAATTTAATGTTGAAATCTATTATAAGGGATTTTCGATGTTTCGAAAGATTTATTTTTAATTCATTCTTTCTGCGTATTGATGAATTCTAGTGTTAAATGAATTCACCGTTTCGGAACAATAAACAAGATAATCTGATTGTACAACAGCTAATCCACCTCTTGTATTGATTAAATCAACAACCGCAGATAAACTTCTTAATTGGAATTCATCAAATCCATCAGGAACAATACATACAATCGTTTGTTTATTCATATGAACAGAATCAACCATTTCTGCGATTGAGAATACTCCAGTCATTTCCTTTGTAATACAATATAAATGAATATCACATAATTCTTTCTGTTGTTTTTCAATTTCTTGACATTCTGGCGTCCAGTCTTTTACAACAGGATTAAAATAATCAATTCGTAATAATGGAATGAGTTCTTCTCTCCACGTTGTTTTGTTACATGTACCGCCTAAAAACACTTTCATGATTGTAATTCCTCTAATTCTTTATTGATTTGTTTGATGCGTCGTTTTCTGTAAATTTCATCATTGACTTCCCAAGCAAATTTGGCATCAACGAATTGTTCCTTTAACCATTCAATACTTTTTGGTGGTAATAACATTGGTTGAGTTTGATAGATTTCAATTCCAGATTTAACTACTTTAACAAATGGTCTAATCTTATCTTCATAAAACGCTTCAAGTTTTGGTGGTACAATTTCTGGTTGAGTGTATCCTTGTAATGTATATAATTCTTGTTTTAATTCCAAACATTTCAATTCTTTATATACATGAACATTATTGTTATACACTTTTAATGCTTTGTCTAATGATTCAATTAGAGTGTCAATTTTATCTGGTCGAATGTGATTTCTATTTGGACCATCATCAGACCACAATCTAGTGCGCGACTCAACTACAATATGTTCTCTTGTGGTATAAACGTACAATCCATGATTGGATACAAAGAACTCAATCAATCCTGTTTTAGAATCATCAGTTTGCTTCTTAAAGAAATTAAACAATCTATTCATAATCAAATCCTCCACTAACAATTTCATTCACCATATCTTGTAAATTATCATGTACAACAACTTCTGGACGAATCAATCCTAATTGGATGATAACATCGTTTCTACGTTGGTAATCAGGATGACATGTAACAAAGATTTGTTTATTTGAACCTGCATGGACTCCTAATTCATACAATGTAATTGGACACATTGTCTCAGGAGCAAAATAGAATAATACTGCATCTGCTAAATGTAAATGGTTATATTCCCATTCAATTTGTTCTTTCGACATATCAGGATTAGATACATCAAAATTGGAACGTCTTGGATTCAATAGATCGACATCATAATCATCAAACAGTTGAATGATTTCAGATTGCCAATCAGAACAATTTGTGATACCACCAGCAATAAAGATTGATGGAATTTCTTCAGATTTTGTGTAAATTGTTGGACATTGAAATTCTTTCATTTTATTCCCCATATTGATTTTAATTCTGAGATGACGTTATCTTGCCATTCGTTTGCGATAGATTCAGATAATGTTTTAATACCATTATTAACATATCTATTGTTTTCTCGTTCCACATTTTTCCTGGATAATGATAGATTGTTGAATCTTTGTTGTTCTTTATTAATCACAACTACATCCTCCAGAATCACAAGATGACGAACCACTTTCTGAACTAGACGAGGATGAATCACATGATGTGGAACCACTATATGAATAATCGTTAGCTTTCAAATACTCGTCGGTTACAACAGAAAATTTTGATACATATTCATCATCGTTAGAACCACTTCCTCGTTTATCAACCGAAGAAACGATTGAACGTTTAGATGTATCGACTCTTCTGTCAACGGGTTCTTTCCTTACATTATCAATTTTAACATATTGTCTTTGTAATTCAATATATTTTACCTTTAATTTACGATATTCCAAAGATAAATCGATTACCAATAATAAAACTACAACCCCAAAACAAAATAATAAAATGTTCATACTTGTTCCTTTTTGTTAATGGTTTTTAAGAGTTCATCGATTTGTCTAGTAAATTCATCATTTTCTTTTTTAATTCTATTATTGGTTAGGACATAATCCCAAATTTCAAAAATTACCAATAGAATTAACAAAATAGTTGTTATCATATTTCTCCATATAAAAGAAATCCTTGACTGCTATTTCTAACAATCAAGGATCTGTATTATGCGACCAATAATGGTGCGTCTTGTCCGATACAAACATCAATGGAATCCAACTTTGCTTGTAATCTTTCTTTTTGTTTCATGATGATTTCATCGTCTTCTGAATCAACTGGCATGTAAATTTCACAACCTGATTTAGTGAACCCGCGAACAAATACACGTTTCCGATTATTTGGAACTGTATCTAATACATCATTATATGATTCATCGTTCATCTGTAATCTCTTATTGAATTGGCAAACAGTATGTTTTAACATGGATGCTTGGATTGATGGGATCCTTCTTCATGTCATCAATGATAACTTTAGAACCGCGTTCGCAAGTCGCTAGATTTGACATTTCTATCTTAATGGTTTCTAATGCATCATGACCTCCACCAAATACAGATAAAATTACAACTAAAACATAAGACATCATTTGATTACTCCAATATAATAATCTAATACAAAAATAGATAAACCAACAAACATATAACTGTTAAGAAATACCCAAAGATCGTTTGGTCGTTGTTTGATAATGTTAATCAAATTAAACAACCAAGTAGACACAAGATAAAATACAACAAACGTATTCATCCAACTCATTCAGAACCTCTTAATGAATATAACCATGAAATTGCTTCATTCCAATTTTCATCAGCATCTTCTGAATATCCATTCAACCAATTGAAATAAGCCCGTTTCTCAATAAATTCTCTCATTCCAGGAATCATCAACAAATCATATACAACTGGTGATTGTTTCGTGTAAATCAATCCGTTTCTCATTTTTCTTTACCTTTCAGATATTCTTTCAATTCAGAACAAGACATATTTCTGATACGGAAGTATTCATCAACATTTTCACTCAATGAATGTTTATCAGCAAATGATAATTTTACATCATATAAAAACATTTGGAATCCAAGTTTAACTTTTTGTATTAGATACCAAAATAGAAATTTCACATCAACCATATTGTAATCCTTAAAATTTACCAAGAAATAACCATAATTGGAACTCCAATTATGTCCATACAAAATGACACTTTAAATCTTAGTTCATTTAATGTTTCTTCTGCGATAATTCTCAATTCTCTAATATCAGAACCAGACATTCTACGAACATCAATATATGCAGAAACATCAGATTCAACTTTATAATCGCGAATTGAACCATCAATAGTAGGAGTCAAATACTTAATTTTAACGCATCTTGCCAATTTTTCATTATCTGATATATTTGCAAGTGATGTTGTAATAACATCGTGTTGATATTGTTTCATGTCATTAACGAATTTACCAACAAACTCATCAGATATCTTACTTAATTCTGTCGCATTTTTCATAATTTGTAACCTTTACATATAAAGTTGATAACAATTTCTATTATACGCTTTTCAATTTTAAACGAAAGAGAATTCTAATGTATTTGTGGAACAATCTTTTTCAATATATTTCCCTCTTGTTTTATCCCATCCTTCGATACACATATGTCTAACATCCGAATCTTGTTTTCTTGGGGATTTAAGATAGAACAATCGAATATCTTCATATCGTTTATGATATGTACAATAGACTTTCTTAGCAATTCTTCTACCAGTTGTTATGTCGATAGTGTATAATTCTGATTTTGGAATTACATTTCTATGGACTCTTGGTGTATGTTGATTTCTTTTGTTCATCTTAAATCCTATTTGTTTAATATCAGTTGATTTTCATCCAATCACATTTAAAATCAGGAGGAATTGGTTCCATAAAATAACATTCTATCTTGAATGTATGTCTTTCGAAATTATCATCTAAACATTTTATGACATTATCTTTCATACAAAATGTCCAAGTTCCGTTTTCAACATATCCTGTTATATAATCATCCTTGAATTCAACGGAACTTAAATAGAAATCATAATATTCTTTGTTTCTATCATTATACCAGAATAGATAACTTGTCATTTTATTTCTTGGATGTTTCTAATGTTAATTCCCAACACCAATTAGAGTTCCAATCGTGTAATCTATTTGCATATTGTTTTGGTAAGAACATCATCAATGGATGAACAAATACATTATGTGTGAATTCTTTAATATACTGTTTCATATATTATCCTCTGATTGTTTTAAGAGCCCAGAATTCCGGATTAAACAATAATGTGAATATAGTGTCAATATTATCAAATCCAATAATGATAAAAATGAAAGACATAGTATACATAACAATCAATGCAATACTTTTAATAATTTCTTCATTATCAAAACATCCTTTGAATTTATTGGTTAAATAAATTGTTAATCCAATCCAACCGATAATAATCCCATATTGAACAATAATTGAATATAATTCAACCTCCGATTGTTTGATGAGAACCGAATATAATTTATCAGACGCAACATTCAATTTAGAAGACAATTCGTCAATTCTGTTTAAAATTTCATTTTCCATTTTAATTCCTTATTTTATATCTTTTAAAATTAATCGAACATGTGCTAATTCTTCATCTCTAGACCAAACTTGTTTATCAAAATCTGCTTCTTCAATACCTTGATGAATTTCAACATTTTTACTAATATAAGTTTTATCAATTATGTCAATAATATCAACTATTATGTCATTAGATTTACTCAATTTACTCCACAAAGCCTAGCTCCAAAATATTGAACTTCATCACCTAGAATAGTCATTTTAAGAGTTTTAACAAGATACAAATATAACGATTTGGCAATACCTTGACCTTGGAATTTTTCTTCAACTCTAACGTCATCTACGTTCCAAACATTATGTAAATCCATTATATCTGGGATTTTTCTTAATTCAATTGACCCAATAACAGCCAATTTTGTATCGCCATCATCTTTTCTTAATTTACCAATTGAAATAACTTTCTTATTGTTATCCCCCATTACAAACATTTCAAATGATTCGTTTTTAATTTCAAGATTATCTACAAATTTATATTTTAGAGATAACACTTTTGATGTAATAAATCCAAATGCTTTATTATCAACCCAATCGCCTTCTCCAGCAATTGCCATTTCATTCAATTTTTTATAATCATCAAGCGTTTCTTGAAATTCTTTAAAGGTAAGTAACATTTTATTTCTCCTATAAAATATGTTACAATTATAAGATAGAATCATCATAAAAGAAAGATGATTCTATCTATTCAATTCCTATTGTTCAGATTCAATATCAGATGTCCCAGTATCCAACAATTTGGTTTCATATTCCATGAACGCAAATGATTTCAACTTCAATGGAATACAATCATAAAGTTTTTCTTGTCGAATTACAACTCCTTCTGCGGGTTTACCTTTATTGTATTGACATTTTTTCTCTAAATTATAATCAGTCATCAAACGTTTCAATACATTTTCATTCCAATCTCTATCAACTGGAATGTCTGGGTACAAATTTTTGGCAAATCCGTAGTAGAATTCAGGGACATATTTCAACCCAAATTTATTACAGAAATCTTTAATCTGTTGCCATGTATATTCTGTTACAACACCATCAGCATTTGTATTAGTGATTCGATACAATCGGAATTCACAAGTGTTTAATTGACATCCGTAAATGTACCCAGGTTGAATTTCTTTACCAGAACCTGGAATGTATCCAACGATTTCACCATACAATGAAACTCCTTTAGGAATCAAATCTTTCAAATCATTGTTGACGTATCCCCAAACGTCGGTGCCATAGAATCCTCCGTTAACTTGTTCATTGATGTATTGGTTCTTAACGACCTTACGAGAACTATATACATTACCATATTCAGTTGTTCGTACATTCACTCCAATTTTCAATAACAATTTTTCATACCATTTCAATGGAATGTTTGTAATCACATTAGAGAATACAGCTGAAGTTCCATGCCATTTATCGGTAATGTAAATCAAATCATCTGGTTTGATGTAATCGAAATACTTTTTGGCTTGAATTGAATCAACATGTAAATGGAATTGATTCTCAACCAATCTAGTGAATTTAGGGGCAGAACCTTGACGGCCTTGTTTATTTGTTTTAGATTCAACTTCTTTGACAATGTATTTACGGCAGATACGTTCTGCCCCCATGTAATCAAATTCAGTACCAACATCCAATGTTTTTAATTCAGAGTAATCCGAATGTAATTCATCTAATTGTATAAAGAACCCTTCTGACTTATTACCACGCAACTTGACTGCTCGAATACGCCCTGATTGTTCAAAGAATCCAGCTTTGTCAGGATTCAAATTCTTTGTTTTATCTCTATACAAAGAATGTTTCTGTAGGAATTGGTCACCTAATTGACATTCCAATGGAAAGAACAATCCTTTTGTTCCATGTTGTAAGTTTTTACCAACAATAACAGAATTACCATAAATGATGGCAGCCTGAAGATTATCTGCATTTTCAATTGGAATCAATTTGTTAATTTCAACAATAGATGCACAATAGTTAGGATTCACTGGAGCTTTCATAATATAATTTCCTTTATCAAATAATTTTCATTTGTTGAACTAAATGAAGACACAACGTCATATAATCATCAACGATTTCTTTATCTTGTTGTTCGGATTCACCAAAATCGCATTCATTGATTCCTTGTAACGTATCACAAGCAGAACAACTACCATAATATGCTTTGGTTGTTAGATAAGAGTTAGGTTGGTATCCTTCTTCACCAATGACAAACAATTTGGTTCCTTGATAATCACCTTCATCAATTTCTGTAATACGTTCTGGATCCCATCTATCATTCTTATGAAGATTTGTATTCAATTCCTCAATTAGAATCTTAACGATTTCCGAATAATCATATACATGATTGTTTAAAAATTTATCACGTAATGATTCTTCTGATTTATGGAATGCTTGTACAATTGAATCAATCATCTTATACCCCTAAATGTTTACCAATAACTTCACAAACCCAACTTGGGTTATCTGTTTCTTCTGAGATATAAGTTCCAATTGTTTCAACAATTTCATTGAATGTTGAACCTTTCTTAACCATAAGACGAACAGGTGATTTGTCCAAACGATTAAATGCGATATTCTTACCAACTTTCTTACGATAGACATCTTTGTTGTTAGATAATGCATATCCAAATCTGATTACATCAAACCCGTCTTCTTTTTCGATAAAACTTGCCATTGTTACGACATTTGTATATGCTTTAGATACATCGCCGAAATAATGATATTTTAAATTTGACATTTTCGATATTCCTATTTTCTTGGTTTACGATAAGTTTTTGGAGATCTAATTGATTTTGTTTCTAATGATTCAATATCATCTTTTGCTTCTTTTAATTGTAATCTAAGTTTAACATCTTCTGATTTCAACATATTGTTTTCAGAAGTCAATCGTTCAATTTCATCTTGGTCTGAATTAAAGGTTTTATACCAAATTTGTAATAAAATCCAATGTTCTAATAAGATACCAATAATAACTGTTAATACATAATAATTCATTTGTGTCTCCGTTTTGGTTTAATAAATTTAGATAGAAAAGTGTGTGCTGGTATTGATGTAACAGTTCCAACTACACCACCGATTAAAAATCCTAGATTGTCTGCCATCGTAGAATCATGCGCAACTTTGTATAAAAATAATTGACTTATCCCAACCAATGTACTTGTACATAAAGATGGAATGTACAATTTTTGTCTCACGTATTGACTTTGCAAACCCAACAAGAATACAATGGAGAATGACGACAAGAACATCATACCAACAGATTCATAATTAACATTTTCAAACATTCAACATCCTCGTATTATCATTAACAAACATACCAACGATATTCTGGTATATAGTCTTACTATTGGCAAACCTAGAAGGATAATTCTTAATCAACCAATATCGAACTTTAACATACATTCTTAACGCACTAACATTTTCAATGTCAACATGACCTTTCAATCTATTGCATTGAGAACACATAATTTGATAATTATCGATAGAATCTTCACCTCCATGATATTTTGGTTTGATATGGTCGATTGTCAATTCTTTACCATTTGATGCGATTGGTCTCAATCCTGTTTTTTCATTGAAACTAATTGATTTTGCTTTAGAATCACAACATATGCATTTCAATGGAATTTTCTTGGTGTTCAACAATGTAATCATAGCTGCCGTACTACGATTACGTTTTCCAGAAAGATAAATTCGTTTTGAATCAATATCATAAAAGTAAGAACGATTTTCTTTATCTCTACGTTCCCCTGATGGATTGAGTTTAACATTTGATAAAAATTCATCAACTTGTATATATTTGTTTGACATCAGAACACTCCCTAAAATAAAAATTATAAACTATTCAAATACAAATTAAAAGGAATATTTTAATGTTTTTGGAACATCATAACTTTCAGTCGATTCATTGTATTTCAATGTAAATTTAGTTTTACCTTCTTTTACAATCAAATCAGAGAATCCAGATTTATCCATCTTACCAATATCGATTGAACGTTTAATTGTTGAATCTTCATCATTCAACTCCACACCAATATCAGAAGCAACTGGAATCAAGTCTTGACCTTTCATGATGTATAATGTTCTGTTTGTATAATTACCATTATTGATGTCAACACCAAATGCTATGTCATTTGAATTCAATTTATAATTGACCGTATCAATAGACAAGCCAAATGTATCTTTTAGTAATTTAATTTTATCCATGTTGACAATTGTTCCAGATTCATTTACAACTAGAATATCTAAATCAATTTCAGTTGATGGGCCAGCGTCAGATGGAATCAAGAAGATCGTCAAGTCCTTCTGATTTGGCATCACTTTACATTGGATGAATTCCAAATGAGAAGTTGGTTGTAGATAGTTATCCAACAACGGACTTTTACAAACAGCAACAGCAGAATTTGACATTAACAATAGAGCAGATACAAGCAATGTTTTCTTAAACATGATACGATTCCTATAACAATTCTTTAACGATTAAACCAACGAAAATAAACATTGGTACAACAACCCAACCAGCAAACAACATGAACGATAAACTTTCTAATTTTTTCATAAGAATTTCTTTGTTTTGGTAAGAGTGAATCCCTTAATTCAGAATCTATTATAAAGATTTTATCGTTCATCGAAAGATTTATTTTTAGATTGATTTAAGATAGTTGATTCTATCTTTATTATCTACAATAGATTCAGTGTTAATAAATTCCAACGCCTCTTTTTCTTTCTTATATTGTTCTGTTCTTGATTTGAATACATTATCATAATTTGTTAATGTCTTCTTGAATTTAATCTTTGTCAATTCCAAATCATATTTTGCCATTGTACAACTATATGCATCTAATTTCAAATTTATGTTATTCATAGTTTGCTGTTGTTTCAACATGTTATGTACATAATTGAATTTAGAGATAACATCATTCAATACATTGATGATTTCTGTAACAGATTTGTATTCATAATTGGCAATTTCATATTTGAAACAATTATCATCAAACATTGCCTGAGTAAGGGTTCCGTCTTCTAATTCCTGAAACCATTCTTCTAAGATAGACGAATTGTATGTAGTCAACGTAAGTTTCTTCTGTTCATATTCTTTCAAATCGTGTTTAGCTTGAATCAATTTGTTTGCGTTAGATAACATCAATTTATCGATTTCTTCATTGTTCAACTCTTCAAGGATGTCAGGATTTTCCTCTAAGAAATCTAATGTGATATTTTTGATTTTACGTTTGGTTGATTTACCGAAAATTTTAAAAATGTTCATTGTTTTATCTCTCTAATTTTGTCATTAAAATGATTGTTTATTTCTCCAAATATCATTGGTAATCCGCATGATGATATAATACCAGAACAACAGATTAACAACCAAATTGGTACATCATTAGGATGTTCTGAATTAAAAACTTCGATATAGAAGAACCTAAAAGATCCAGCAAATAATATCACATACCAGAATATCTTCCAGAATACTTTCTTATACCCTAGGATCTTCTTCTTTTTGTTCACATTAACCGATAATCTGTTGTACAAATCTTCTCTGAGTTTCTTATACAACAAATCATTAGTTGATGTTTCTGAACCATCATTTATTGCATACAATTTACCTTCATATTTCAATGTCTTATATTCAAATCCATGTTTGAATACTCTATCGTTATATTCAGATAATGTTTTTGATAACAGAATTTCTTCAGGATCTCTATATACAATTTGTTTATTCTGTAAAATTGTGTCGAAAATAATTATATCTTCAAACATATCACCCTCCATCTAAGAAAAACATATTATACATGTAAATCAATCTCTTTAAAAGGATTCCAGATTATTATTTTCCGATATTCTTCTGCTTGCTATGTTATAATAAGTTTCATCTAATTCACAACCAATGAAATCCCTATTGGTATTCATACAAGCAATTGCCGTGGTTCCAGAACCCATACAATTATCCAATATCAAATCACCTTCATCAGAATACGTCTTAATCAACCATTCAAATAAGGCAATAGGTTTCTGGGTAGGGTGTAAATTTGATTTCAACGTATCTCGTTTGAATTTCAACACTTGAGTCGGATACCTTGTTCCATTATCTTCATACGGTTTGACTTTCATCTTACCAGAATCAACCAATGTCCCTAATTTACCATTTCTAACCCCATTAGATACCAACTTACCTTCATGTTTAATCATACAATTCCAAGTTGCAATGAGAATCAATTCTGTCTAATGATTTTGTATACATTTCAGAATCTAATTCGCATCCGATATAAATTCTATTGGTATTCATACAAGCGATGGCAGTTGAACCAGAACCCATAAATCCATCGAATACAACATCATTTTCGTTAGTGTATGTTTTAACAAGATATTCTAGTAAGGGTACGGGTTTCTGGTTGGATGGAATTGGGTCTTGGGGGATTCATTAGAGAATTTAAGAATGTTGGTGGGATAATTTGCTCCATCTTGTTCATATTCTGTTCCTACTTCATGTCCACCAGAATATGCAGATGTTGTCTTGACATAATTGATACGTTTCTTATTGAATTCAACAACACCTTGTGGATTGTATAACATTGGATTTGTTGAATTACGACGTATCGCTCCTTTAGAGAATACTGATATGTTTTCGGTTTCACGTAATGGCATTCCTTTGGCGTGAACAAATCCATTCTTCCTTGATTTGTGCCAAAGGAAATTATACTTGAAATCAGATAAATTAGAACAAATCAATCTGCTGGTAAAAGGATCCGTTCCGAATAATACAATAGATCCGTTTGGTTTCAATACTCTAAACCATTCAATCCAAAGTTCATCTATCTTTGACATTAGATCCCATTCCCATTTACATGCTGTTGTATTATAAGGTGGATCTTGTAAAATCAATTGTACAGAATCATCTGGTAATGTTTTAAGATATTCTATACAATCAATGTTGTAAATTTTATTCAATTCCATACTATCCTCAAAATGAAAAAGTCTGATGACAATTTAATGCCATCAGACTACATATTAATCGTTATCCGAAGAACTCATCCAAATTTGATTTTGCTTCAGTGTTCCATCCCAAAGGTTCAATCATATTCTTCATCTTAGACAAAAATGCCTTCTCAAACTGTAAATCATAATCAACAAATCTATCCAAACCAAATTCCTTTGGAATATCATCAACAAACGCAATCACATTTTCCTTCAACGGATTTGGTGTCTTCAGATACGTAAATTTAATCTTATCACCATTCTTAATCAATTGATGCGTCTTCTCCAATCCATGTTTCTTAATCATCTGATTGTACATGATTGAACCTCTAACGTGAATAGGTGTTCCTGATGCGTATCCACTTGGAGTCACAAATTTATCAATATCAGATACACCAGATGGATTAGCAATTTCTGGTATAGACATATTCATGAATTGAGTTTTAATTCCCTCAACATATGAATGAATATCTGATTCTTCCTTGTAGAATAAAATTGGTAATGATTCCTTCAATAATGATCTAATCAATTTTGGTGTTGATGATTTAACTAGGTCTAATCCCATGACCTTCAATTTTGGTTTCTCGTATCTAACTCCCTCTGATTCCCATACGTTAATCGCGTAACGTTTCTTCGAAATCCACACACCTACGTCAAAAATGCACTCGAGTTTCATCGACATCTTGTTTTCGTATGCGTGCATATAATCAGTCATATTATCGAATGATTTCTTAATAACATTTTGTAACACTTTTGTACAGAATTCATTTAAGAAATCAGTAGTTTCCTGAATAGATTTATCAGAATATCCTGCCATCTCAACAAGTTTTATCAATTCAATGTAAATACTATCCGTATCACTATATGCAACATAATCAACATTAGATGTTTTTAATGATTTATTCAAAAATGCATTAACATCATTGGCAACCCATTGGATAGCAAGCCGTCCACCTGACGTAATACTCTCAGCCATTCTAACATCGAAGTATCTAAAGTATGGCGAACCCAGCGATCCGTACGCCGAATTTAATAAAATTTTTAATGCCATTTGGAAAATATACAATCTTGAAATCTCTTTTTCAAGATGTTTCTTCATTTTTTCATCAGTAGCAGATTCATATTCTTTTTCTAATGAAATTTGTTGTTTCTTTTTAGTAGATCTATCAACATACATGTTATCCATTAACACAGAGAAGAAACATTTTACATCTTTACGATAACACCAACCATTAGCGGCAATCGATAATCCATTATCAGGTAATTCTTTTTTAGCTAACAAATAATCAACATCAATGTCTAATTTTGTTGAAGTTAATGTTTCAACACCTACATTATAATGTTGAATTAAATGAGGATACAAAGATGCCAAATCGAACGATACACCCCATTTATATCTTCCAGGTTTGGGTTGTTTAACATACGCACCATCAAATTGTTCCGTTTTACCTCCATATGTTTGAAATGGAGTGACTACAGAACGTTCTTCTTTAAGATAATTATGGATGATTGCATCCCAAGTATGAATAGGAGAAAATACATCTTCATAATTGATTCTGGCGTAATACGCGATGAACACTTGTAAAGAAATCATATTGAGTTTCTCTTCAAGTTGAATAATCAAATCTGCGTCGATGATGTTATAATCAGTGAATTTGTTCCAGCATTTTTGTTTCAGTTCCGAATTTAGATTTATCCATTCTTCAGAAATATCTGGATGGAGATTACGTTCATACGCTAATTGTTGAAGTTCGTTACCATTTTTATCTGGTTTTGGTTCTCCAGTGACAAAATCATTAAATGTTAAGAATTCATCATGATTCAATTTAGCATGACCAAGAACTTTCTCTGCGATGGCATCTAATTTATAGGATTCTTCGGAACCATATGAATACTTTTTGTATAGAGCAAGATAATCTAATTGAGAGATACCAAATATATTAACAGTGCATCTATCTGGTTGTTTGTTGTCAATTTTTACTTTGACTACACCCCATGGAGATAATTGACTGGTTGTTTTTTCACCGAGGACAGCAACCATTCTATGATAGATGTACGGGATATCGAAGAAGTCTGTGTTCCAACCAGTGATTATGTCAGGAATGTTTTCCTTCCAGAACGATAAGAATTCTCTGAATAGATGTTCTTCATTATCGCATTGATGATAGATTACATTTTGGTCTGATGTATATGATTTACAACCCCAAGTATGTTTCTGTTTGGATTGCATATCGACAATTGTAATTAGGACAACTTCTTCGACAGGATTGAACCAGTTGGGGAAGCCGTGGACTACAGATGTCTCTGCATCTAACGCATAGATTTTAACTTTCTCAAAATCATAACTTGTTACAATTGAATTTTCATATCGTTCAGAAAGGAATTGGTCACACCATGAAGTATATCCATATAATTTTACACCAGAAATTCCTTTATATTGTTCAATGAATTCTTTACAGTCTTTGATGGTTCCAGGTTTGATTTCATGTACAGGAATATCATCTAATGTCTTCCATTTTGTTGATTGATTTTTACCAGTCATGAATAATGTTGGTTGAAATTCAATGATTTCTTTACCTTCTGGAGTTCTTAGATAGACATTATTTCCTGATACATAAGCATTTGTGTACATAATTTTTCCTTTCAAAATAAGAATTGAATCCAGACCATCCTTATTGTCATTGTTTCCTTGTCGACGGCAATTCTTTAACCGTTTAACATTTTCGTCGTCCAATAAAAAAGCGAGATATTTTAATTAATATCTCGCTTCAATTTATTTGTTGGATGTTATTTCTTTGTGAATGTCATCCAGTATTTACCTAGTTTCCAATCGTACATTTCTTCAAAAATGTATAAATCTTTGAATTTCAAATCCATTGCTCTTATCATTTCATCTCTGTATAAAGAAGTTACAATAGGAAATGTCACACCTTTTTCTTCAAATTTAATGTAACTTTCTTCAACAGTCTTTTTAAATTTATCTGCTTCAGATACAACTGGAGTTGAAGATTTGTAATTTGTATATTTTCTCATTGTATACCAACCTTTATAATAATTTGTTTGATTTAAAGTTCATTGGATTGTTCCAACTTGAAATCTATTATAAAGGGTTTTTAAAACATCGAAAGAAAAATCTTATTCCCAAAGATAAGCTCGATACTTAATCAATTGACATAACATTTGAGTGTCCGTGTCAAAGATTTGTTTCTCAAGTAAATCAATACGTTTAGAATGTTCATCCCCATATGATACATATTTGCCATACAACTCTGATATTTCAATTTCCAATTTTGGTCTATCAACGTTCCACCATACATAACATTCCTTTATGAATCTAATGACATTTCGATGATTCTCAGAATAATCCCAATCAGTTGTACCATGGAAGATTATTTCTTCATAGAAATCAGTGACTAATTGGAAACATGAATGTAACAATAACGTATCCGTGTCATGATATTGTATATTCAATGTAGAAGGTTTGACCGACCAGTATTTGAAATAATTTGGATGACATCTATACAATACCCAATACTTGAAATCTCTTATATCGGATTTGATATTGTATAAAATGCCATTAAACCAGTCTATTACATTTTCCATTAGATAACGAGTAATGACAACGGTGACGCAATTACAGTTGCCAATAAATGTTTTACTCTTAATCTCAATTCCCATTTTAGTTCATCTTTGAAATCATATACATTCAAATCAAAGAGTGAACGATTTAATAACTCTTTCATCTTATACTCCAGCTAGAATTTGAACCATATCGTAACAAACATCGGCGACGGGATCGTGCTTAATTACTTTATTGATATTGAAATCAGGACATTTTGATACATCAATGTTACAATATCCTCTTTCGGTTGTATAGAAACAATCTAACAACGTACGAACATCTCGATAATTATAATATGGCACTAATTTGTCTTCACCAATTGATTTACATAGACTATCCATACACATTTGGTCTAACGATCCTCTTGTGAAAATGGTCATCTTATTATAATTAGGAATCTTAGACAACCATTGTTTAATCAATTTGATACCATCCTTTGCGGATACATCATTTGTTGATGGTAATAAAGATCGTTGTCTGGCAAAATCGCATTGACCATTCCACCAATTTAATGTATCCTTATCGGTTGTTCTATTGTATAGTTGGATCTGTTCTTTTGCGTCAAATTTAACAAAGATACTTCTGTCCACTAATCCTTGATAAGATAATGGTTGTGTTGAATCATAAAACGTAAGAGCAGCCGATAATACAACAGCAGTTGATTCTGTTCCAGTTGTTTCAATATCAAGACATAACATTAGTCGATATCCTTCAAATTGTTAAATTTGTCATGTAATTCCAATACAGAATCTAATACATTTAAAATTGAATGTTCCATATTGACGTCATATTTTAATGACAATTCACCGACATTGATTGTATTACTTTTTTCATTCAATTGGATTGAGATTTGTAATTTATCAGAGTTTCTGTATCCAATAAGAATAAAGTTACCTGTTATTGAATCATTTTTAACGTCAAATGTATATGAGTCTTGTAAATCTTTAAATTGTTGTGTATAAAATGTAGTCATGTTATTTCTTTGCCATTGTTTTAGCTGCGTGTAAAAGTTCAATACATAATGTTTGGTATGTAATGTCGTAATCATTCACTTGTAATTTGCTTGGAGTCACAAGAATCATATAGACTCGTTGAGACCATTTCAACGATGCTTTGATTGCTTTACCATTTTCGATATTGTCTTTGTAATCAGCAACTTCAAAATGATAGAATGGTAATAGTTCATCTTGATTAATGATACCATCAACAATGTTTGCTACATCATTGTTTGCTTTGATTGTTTCTGGATTGACACGTACAACATACCATCGTTTATCTACATTTACAACAACATCGCCAATATACGCTTCTACGACTTCATTATAACCGTCGATGAATTGAATTTTGTCATCATATTTGACTTGATTTAAACCCGATAATGTAATTCTAACTTTATCGATGTTTTGTTTGGCAATTCTAATTGTTTCAATTTCGTTCATAATTTTCTCTCGTCATTTGTTTACCACATTTACATCTAATATGTTCTTTCCCATATATAAGACCGACAGATTCATACGAATGAACATGAGTTTCTACGTCGGCATTATTTGCTTTAAAACAATCGTCATGGAAACAAAAATCGTTACCATTACAATTTGTCACAATACCCCATTTCACTCTATGATTTAACCCAGAAGGACACATAGGATAAATGTAATCAATAATCTTCTTAAACATTATCATCCCCTAACAATTTACTGATGAACGATTTGATAAATGATTTTTGTTCAACAATAATTTCTTGTTCATATTCTTCCAGTGTTATTTCATCATTATCAATTGGTTTTAAAATATCAGAGATAATCCCAGATATCTCGTCGGATACATTTTCTTTATCATACAATTCCAACAATTTTGTCTCAACTTCAGATTCAATCATTTTAATTTCAAATGTATCAGAATATCCTTCTTTTTCAATTACATATCCAAATGATACATGTATGGTATTGTTTTTGACTTCATAAATTAAATGTTCAATCATATTATCAACATGTAAAATATGGTCTTCAAATATATTTTCATTGACAAATTTATATTGAAGATTATTAACAGAATTAACAATATCAATAAATGTTTGTTTGATTGAAGGTAACATTTTCTTATTGTTTGACATATTTCTCCTTTCCAATATCAAAGAATATAATTTTACTGAATAAATCAGAAACAGTCAATCTTTCCATAAATCCTAAGAAGACATCCGTTTCTCCGTCAATTTCAAAATCATCCAATTTGTTATAATAAATGTCATTCTTGGTTATAATATGTTCAAGAAACGATTTACCATATAATGATTGTACGTATGTTTTCAATTCGCCAACTGTTGACTCATCATCATAAATTGATAATCCAATTTCATTGGTTTGATACATAGGGTATCTTCTATTGATGAGTAGAGTTTTACATTTCAAATTTGGATTGATGTATGTCAGGCAATAGACTAATTCACTTAATGTCATATGAACTCCTTTAATAAAAATTCTATTATACTCTTATTTACATCTTTAGAAAGAACTTTCTATTTTCTACATTAAATCAATACATTAAGAGTTTTTCTCAATTTCTAAGAATTCTACCCACATAAACCTCCATCAAAAAATATATTTTTATAACTTATTGTTTTTATTGATAAAAATTATATTATCAAACAAAAATAAATCCTGTAAAAACAATAAGTTATAAATTCAGTATAAAATTTACAAGAAAAATGCCTCAAACTTTTTGGTAAGAGGCATTTAGAGTAGTTGCTGCGATATATCCACACGAACATTACAGAATATTCGATTCATATTCAAATTGATATAATGTCTGTACAAAATCAATTATCACTTCAGCAATTTGTATAGCGGGAGAACGATTAAACAATGGGCAAGTCTACTAAATTTCATAGTGGAGCAAAAGTTTAATCGTTCACAAGACCACTAAATTTTATACAATAATCTTTTGAGGTTGAATCAATTCGATTAAAGGTTCATCAAACGATCTATTATATTCATCAGCTAATTGTTTGACTGGAGTGGATCTAAACGATAATGATGATTTCAATAATTCAATCGTATCTTCTTCAGCATACGGTAATAAAGGCGATAATGATACACCTTGTTGTTCACCATTGCTTGTGACCATAATGAGTACGGGATTTTTAACAAAGTAGGAGTCTGTCGATTCTGAAATAACGGTTGCCATTAATTCATCACCATTCACCGTTTTGAACGCTTTAACTGTCATAATATATTCTCAATTGTTATTCTGTTAGAAATTGTTTAGTTTTGGTTGACCCAATTTCAATCTTCTTTGGTTTCATTTCATCTGGGATAACTTTTTCAAGTAAGATACTTAAAATGCCATTTTCCATTTCAGCCGAAACGACTTTGATGTATTCATGTAATTTGAATTGTCGTTTAAATGATTTGTTTGAAATACCTTTGAAGAAGTATGTTTGTTCATCTTTTTCTGCTTGGAACGAAATTGATAATTGATTTTTAGAAAACTCAATATCAATATCTTCCTTAGGAATACCAGCCAAAGCAATTTCAATCATTGTTTTATCTTCATCAATTTTTTTCAAATTGAAATGAGGGTATTGATTGTTTTGGTTGTTCAAGATTTCATGGAACAAAAATAATTGGTCGAATTTTGTTGGTAACATGTTGAATTTCTCCTTAGAAATTAAGCAAGAATGTTGCGTTTAGAGTTGTTCTACAACGCGTGTTAAAATGATTCTGGTCACTGTTCCAGAGACTTCTTATAGTAAAGTCAGATAATCCCAAGGATTCACTCTCTAGATCCCTCTAGAAGATTCATCCTTGATTTTATTTAGTCATTTAAACCAATTCCGAATCATTGGCAGATTCAACTGGTTTATCTTTAATTTGAGGAATTCCTTGTTGTCTAATATTGGTAATCAATTCATGAACTTCTTCAAATGGTCGTTTTGCCAATGCATCTAACACTTGATTCACTTGGTCTAATTCTAGTTCTAATTTAATCATATTCTATCCTAATTCAATAATCATACTATGTTGAAATAATCTTAATTCTCTATACATCATTTCTTTGATGTTCTTGTCCATAAACGAGGAATCATCAATAAAGATTTTATCGAATTTACATCCTCTCAATCTATCTCTAATGACTTCTTCTGAAGTGAACACTCTTTTGATTCCATTATATAGGAAATTTCGTATAGTTGGATTATTGACGATAATAACATCTTTTTCTGTAATCAACTCTTTGATGATAGAAGTCTTAAATGTGCATCTACCAATATCCAATTTCAATACGTTATTACCACAAACTGGTAATCTAGAATCAATTGAATTTTCACTTCTTTTAATGAATTTCTCTTTCAATGAAATTGCTTGTTTCACTAAGTTCAAACTCAACAGATATAGATCTTCAGATTCTTGTGGTCTTTCTGTATTCAATTTTTCAAATAACAGATAATCAGGGCCTTTTGATGTATCCAATTCAATTGTAATTTTAGCCATTACATTCACCACCACATTGTTTATAAAATGCCAATAATGTTTTCATTGGAACTGTATGTTGTCCGTACCTAGATTTACCCGTTTTTGGATCTGGGAAACTCGCCCAGATATTACAACATTTACCGATAGCAGTTTGGAAATCGCCGTTCTCAATATCTTGAATTGCCTTACGTTCTTTGATTTGCTGGATGGCAATTTTGTCTTGAGAATCAGGGCTGAAATCCAACAATCCTAATTGTCTACGGTAAGCGTCGTAATACTTACTCAACAACTGGTAACGACCTGCTGCAGTCGAAGATAATGTTGGATTCAATTTAATCAATTTTCTTGGATGGTCTGCATAAGATTTGAATTGACTACCACCAACAATTGTATTGTACCCTTTGTTTGGATATCTATCAGTTCCTTCAGAATGACTGATTGTATCCAGAAACGCTTTCATATTTTTACTAATTTCACTCATGATATAATGTTATCTCCGAAGATTGTTACCTAATGTATATTTTTGAGTCAATTTCCATTCAGACTTTTCTTTATGGGATAAAATCTTAATGTGACTGATATTACATAAATCCGTTTTTACTTCAGGAATTTTAATCAATTCCCATTCTTCCAATAATCTCGCTATTGTATTACGTCGTTTAATATCATCATATTCAATATCTGTTCTTCTACCATCAAGATAAAATAATTCCTTGAAATGTACAATATAATACAATCCTTGTTTATGTAAAATATGACATGATTGAAATAATTCTTTTGTTTTTCTGGAAGCAATACCAATTCTGGTGAGTGTTTCTTTACATTTCAAAAAAGAATCATCGTCAATCAGTTCAATCCGTAACATGTCCTTTCTTGAATATCTATATTCATTATCCATTGTAATCCCTCAAATTTGATTTATATCAAATTATTTAAAGATTACTTTGTTTTACCACCAGTGTACATCTTCTGACGAATTACATCTAATTGTTCTTTTGTTAAAATGGATAAAGCAATTTCAGCTTTTTTATGATTGAATCCATAATACTCTTGAATCAATTTAATATCATCTGTTGATTCAGATTTTTTTGACCATTTTGAAAAACGTTTCTTCTTCTTAATTGAATTTAACAAGAAATCATTTATCATCTTCTTTGACAATTCTGGCTTACCATTCATCTCATTGGCTTGTAGGACAGTATCAGTGTAATATGATAATCCTCTTAATATCATGAATGTTGGAAATGCTTTTATAGATTCATCATCAACCAATAGATCTTGTTTTGTATTATTGATTGCATCTAAGAATTCAAATAATCCTGTTGACATATAATTCCTTATGCATAATAGATTACATGGTCGTTATATTCTGTTTCAATTTTATCAACCAATTCATCAACATTTGATGCGTCTGCCAAGAATTTTGTTGAACGAATTTCATACGCAAAGAATCGTTCATCCTCAAATTCAATCACAACAAACAATTCCTTCTCTGGTTCTTTCTCTTGTTTGGTGTAAGATCCGTTGTAATATCCAAACATGTATGCTGATATAATCCAGCAGATAAAACTAATCAATTCCATGTTTTTCCTTATTTAAATACACAACTAGACATAATCTCAACCATTGATGCCATGATATTCAATTCAGCATCAGCAACAAATGCTGCTTTATGTTGATAATCAGCTAGAATGAGAATCAATTGCGGTATTGATTGTGGTTCAAAATACATTGATGAGTTCTCATAGAAATCTCTGAACAAGGCAACAGAATCTGTATCATTTGTTCCAACCCATTTTCTTACTTCAGTGAAATTCTTTGCTTTCAGGAATGCAACTAATTCTTTATAGGAATCAGCAGATTGATTGATAAGAATTCCTGTATCAATTTTACCAGAAACAGAGTAACGTTGTAATTCATTTAGAATCTTTCTAAAATCAGGAAAATGTTTGGTTACAACTTCGGCGACTACTTTAGGATCAAATTCAATTTGTTCCTGTTTAAGAATTTCAGTAGTTCGTTTGAAGAATTTGGCGGCTAATGCTTGTTTTTCATCTTTATCAACCACATAATCAACATTGACTAATCTGCTGTGTAATGGAGCAGATAATTTTGATTTTGTATTACATGTTAAGATGAATCTACAATTTGATGAGAATGTTTCAATCTGAGCACGTAATGCATTTTGGAATGCCGAAGTTGTGGCATCAGATTCGTCTAAGATGATAATCTTTTTACCGTCACCGAACGACACTGTTGACGCAAACTGTTCAATTTTGACTCTAAGAGTTTCAATACCATTTTCAAGACTACTGTTAATGAATAATACATCAGCGTCTAATTCATTACATAAAGCCCAAGCAGCGGTGGTCTTACCAGAACCTTGTATTCCACTTAGAAGTAAATTTGGAATCTCACCCTTGGACACAATATCCTTAAACATTGATTTCATTTTTTCTGGTAATATACATTCATCAATTTTTGACGGTCTGTATTTCTGACTCCATAAAAATTCATCTTCATTTGTAGTTAATTCACTCATTCACTTTCCTCATAACAAAAATAATGGAGAACAACTTATCATTGTTCTCCTTTGTATCTTACTCGATAGATTAACTATCTATCATAACTCCTTGATTAAAACTGAGAATCAGACTCAACTGCTAGGAAGTAATTCACTGGTCTAGTTGTATGTTGGAACTTCGAGATTTTTTTGCTTGAGATTGAAACATTGTAATCACCAGAAATCAATTTCAACAATTCAACTTTAAGATTCACTGTAAATGTTTTATCAGTTTCGCCAATTTCAGTTGAATATGAATTGGCAGATGACAATTTCTTATTACCAATAACCAATGTGATTGTTGAACCGTCACCAACGAATGAGATGTCAGCAACTTTCAACACAGAAGCAGTTTTATGGATTACGTCAATTTGACTTGCTGGTAGATGGAATTCAATTTCTGGTTCTGGGAATTTGATTTCTTTGGTTGGGAATGATAATACATTTTCTTCAGCAGAATAGTATTTGATGCTGTTTTTGCCTTCTTTGATATGTACGAATTTTTCATTGAATTCTAATTCAGGATCGCTGAATAATGATAAAGCCCCAAGGAATTCATTTACATCATAGATACCAAATTGTACAGGAAATTCTTCTACAACAGAAGCATCAGACATAATGTTTTTTGCTGTTGAGATAGTAGATAATGTACCACCAGCTTTGATTAACAAATTGCTGTTGATTGATGCGTAGTTTTTTAAGATTGCTTTTGTTTCTGTAGATAATTTCATTTTGTATTTCCAATAATAAAGTTCAAAGTTGATGTATAATATAAATCAAGAGTAATTTGTGGGACTACTTGGATTCAAACCAAGAATTGCTTCGCTTATGAGGCGAGTCCTTTTTCATTAAGGTATAGTCCCACAAATTACTCTCAAAATTATATATAACATCTATAATAAAGTCAAATTAAACATTTTTGAAGAGAATGTTCATAAACTCTTTACAATTATATATAATTGTAATTTTAAATCAATTCTTTTTAATAAAAATATGTTAAACATAAAACAATTGTTCGCGCAATATGGTGTAATAGTGAAAGAATCAAAATATCTTAAAATATATGAATCTTTAATGAATTCTCCTCCTGATACAGAAGGATATACCGAAACGCATCATATAATACCAAAATGTATTTCTAACGATAACAAAAAATCTAATTTAATTGAAATTTCAGGAAGAAAACATTTTATATGTCATTACTTGTTATGTAAAATACTTGAAAAAGATACAAAATTTTGGTATAAATTAAATCACGCATTTATTAGATTTGGTTCGAATAATCTAAGTGGTAGATATTATAATTCTAGATTATATGAATCTAAACGTAAAAATTTCTCTTCGGTTATGTCAAAATGTCAATCCGGTGAATTAAATTCACAATACGGTAAAATATGGATTTGTCATCCATATTCAATTAAACCAACCATAATTTCACCAAATATGTTTGATGAATACTATAATCAAGGATGGTTATTAGGTAGGACAATAAAACATCCAAAAATTAAAAAAATTTCTAAACGCGAAATGGAAAATTATGTAGATCCATATAAAGAAAGAGCATTAAAAACAATTTCTTTATTTTTATCTGGTGAATTTTATTCGATAAAAGAATTTGTAGAAACATCCAATGACAACACTTTAACAGTAAGCAATTTATCTGTACTATGGAGTTCAAAATTTCCTGATTATAAATCGTTCGCAAAATCAAATATGGGTGTTAGGAAATCTTCAAAATATTGTAGAGAGTTCCTAAATCATTTAATTGACGACAAATTTATAGAATTAAATTAAAAATATCAAATTGGATGTCAGTAATATCTCAACTCATCGCTGCATTTAAAATGAGGTTCATCACTATATACCGCACAATCCATTTGATAAATTTAAAATTCATTTTTGAAGAGAACGAATCAAACTCTTATGTTATTATATATTAAAATTTAAGAAGGTCAAATCTTATTTTTAACATATGGTAATTCATTCAGGAACATCAGACAACATACAGCATGAGCTAGATGAGATAGTCCTGTTTCAGAATCTGTTAATTCCCCGCGTTTCCAAGCCCACATATGACGTTGTGCTGCGTCAAAGTAACGATTCTCTCCGTCTTCAACATACATCCAATTATTTTCTGAATATTTCTGAGACCCAAATGTAAGTACCTTAACGACTTCATCTAATGAAATTGGAGGTAACAATCCATATTTGTTTTTACCAACATCAAACTTTCTACCAATTTCAGGGACATCTTGTTTAACATCATTCTTCATTTCATTGGATTGTTCCACATTTTGCTCCTTTAACAATAGAGATATCCCCTGTTAATACATTTTGATATGCCATACCATATTCAACAAATTTATCCGATTCCATCTGAGATAATTTAGTGTCAGTTTGTTTGTCTAACATCGGTTTAAAGTAATCGGATACATTTTGTTGCGTTGAGTCATCATAATTGAATTGAATGCTTCCAACTGTATATTCTTCTTTAATTACAACAGGAGTCGTTTGATAATTGTTCGATTCATCAAACGAACGTAATTTGTTGATTGTAGTCTGATTCATTTTCTATCCTTCTGTTGGTCCATGGTAAATAGAGATTCTAATTTTATCGCCGTAGCTGATTCTTCTCATGTAGTATCGTTTTACCCGTTTCATATCAATTCTGACTTTCTTTTTAGAATGTCTTGGTTTTCTGATTGGGTGGATACCAAATACAAATTCTAACATTGGGTGTTGTAATACATTTGCCGACATTTTGATTCCTCTCTTAATTTAATAACAATGATACCATTCGAATTGTTAAAACAAGTTTATTACCATATTTTCTTTCATAACCAACAGAACCGTTTTCCATCAACTTTTTATGAACATTTGTTGGAATATCGTCTAATCCTGTATGTTCACGAAACTCAATTAAAGATGGTTCGTCGGCAAAGAGTTTTACAACAGGATTATTATACCATCCTTCTATAGTTACACAATATACATAAGAAGATGTTTCTGGTTTTGATAATTCCTTTTGATATTGTTTTAAAATATCAACGACATCTGATACGTCTTCATTTCTAACGATTAGTTCTGAATTAACACCAACTATTTCAATATCACATTTAGATTTGTATACATTGAAATCTTTATATGTTTCGAACTTAGTTATTTGTTCATTTTTCTTTTGGTAGAAATCATATTTGAATGTTCCTGAACCTAATGTTCCGATCCAATCATAATTAGATATAGACTCTTCAACATTTTCAATCAATTCTGAGGTTGAACCGATATACATTATTTTGTTTGAAATGATATTGCGAGCAAATGCTTCATATCCATTTTTCTGGAACACTTCAGGATCTTGATTCTTTTTAAAGATGTCAAATAATTGTTCTATTTCAGATTTCATGTAATTCCTCTTTCAGTTAATTTAAACAACAAATCTATTCTACTACATTTTAGTTCGAAAGTAAAGTCTTTATTTTAATCTTACCCAAGCCTTACTTGATGTGTAATCATGGAACCTAATGAACAAATTTATTTTGTAAAATGATAATGTCGTGAATTAGAGCCCAGATTAGATTCTGTTTGTAATTTACACAATAAACGTTAGGATCTTTCTTCATAACAATCCTTTAATTTCATCGAAGAAGGTGTTAAAATGAATCTTTGGTATTGTTACCCCATTTCCATCAGATTCATTTAATATAAAGATATTGTCATCATAATCCGATAATTGGAATGATTCATTTAATGTTCTCATTTCAACATATTTACCAACTCTGTAAATCATTACATGTTGAACATCGTTTTGTTGGAACTTATCTATAAATTTGAATTCGGAATCTAATGTTAAAACAACAATATGTAGTGAATCTTCATATTCAAAGAAAGAACCAATTTGGTCAGAATCATCTAACACTAATCCGACGGTAGAGTTTTCAACATATTCTAACGTAAATCCAGATTTGTTGAATTCTTTAATTGATACAACAATTTTATCACAAGACATCGTGTTTCCCTTGTAAGAAATTGGACGAAGACATTAATACGCATCCAAACATTATCGCATAAGATTGCCAATGTAAAAATGGTTGTTCATAAATTATCATTAATGTAACAATCACTAACGATAATCCAAACATCTCAATCGATTTATATATTTTCATAACTTATCTCTTATGTCAAGTAACCAATTTCGCAATTTTTTATCTTTGTTGGTTATATGTTTGAGTAGGATACCATCAGCAATTTGTTCATGTATATACCAGAACGGATACGTAATGAAATATGTTATACCACCAAATAATGCCAACGGAGAAATTGTAATTGCGTAGATAACCCAATAGATTAAATGTAAAATTCTATTCTTCATTATTGTTCCCAATATCCGATTTCATTTAAGATTAAAAATCGTTTAATTTCAACACTATGTCCAGGCGTTACTATAACGTAAAAGTTTGTTTCTTCGCCAGAATCATCCTCTTCTACTCCAACTCTGAACGATAACGTATCATTGAGATACAAATCCATTTTCTTATCACCAGAAGGTTCTTCTTTTGTTACAACATATCTGACACCAGGAATCTTTAATGTTTGTTCTTTGTTAAAACGTAACATGTTAATCTTCATAAGATTCTCTGTAAATTACGACAATATCACCAGATTCCATCAATTGTACAACTTTCTGGACATTTTCTTCATGCATCTCATCAGCTTGATTATCCATGTCATCCCGTAATTCCGATTTAGATAATCCTCTGTTACAATTCAAGTAGATTTCTTTGGTTACATCTGTTTCAATATATCCATTTTCTTCGACAGCAAAGAATGTCATTGTTTCGTATACTCTATCGCATCCAATTTCAAGTAATGTTTCTGTTGAATTTCCATTTGAATCTAAACGAACCATATTACCAACAGAACTCACTACAACTTGATATGTTCCATCTGAGATAAGAGTGTTACGACGATACAAACATCTATCTGCGCAGATAAAATGACCAGCCCATCCGCGTTCTTTAATTGTAATACCCATTTATTTCTCCTCGACACATTTAATGTAATTGAATGATTTTTGTAATTTGATTGGAACATTTTTATTGTAATCAGATAATGATTTATTCGCTCTGATGATTTCCTTCTTACATTCAGGAACAGTCTTAAATGTTTTATCATTATTAAATGTAACAATTTGTTGATTGAATACATTTATGATTAAGAATATCAATTTGATTTTCATATAAACCTCGCTTGTTAAGTTGAAAGTATTATAAATGTTAAAATGTATCTTAGAAAGATAAACATAATAATTAAAGTCGAGGAAGACACTATAAGAATATAAAGAAAACTTAATTGAATCTATAGAACTAACTCAAACCGTCGACATAGTCTAGTATACTGTCTTTTTATCGATTTCGAAAGGAGTTTCTAGATGGATGTAATTTACACATTCGATGTCCTTAAGACTCTTTCGATACGTGATTATAATTGATTCGATGTTGTCGTTTAAAATGACCGTCCATATTTGGATTTTAAGGTGTATTAAATGTATCCTGTAGAGTTGATTGGTGTATATTGGAAACGTTCCATTAAGGTGGATTATTGGACAAATAATGGATGTTAACGAATCAACATAGACTATTATAATATGAAATTGAATCTAATAAAAATCCTGATGGAATGGTTGGTTCTCATCAGGATTTGGAAGCAGAGATTTTAATGTTGAATTATTGTATAGAATATACTCGATAAAGACAATAATATGTTCTTGTAGTAATATATTAATGTCTATAAAGAATCTAAAAGAATATTAGAAAAGCAATAGATACACTAACTGAAACGTCGACATAGTCTAGTATACTGTCTTTTCTAGGATTTCGAAAGGAGTTTCTAATCGTTGATGTTTACATACTCGATGTTAAAGATTATCGAATGTCATCTTAAGACTCTTTCGATACATGATGTTTACAGTTTCGATGTAATCGTTAAATCCTGCCCAATTATTTGTTGATTTAAGAACGATTCATTGTATCTTGTAGACTTGATTGGCATAATACAGAAAAATTCCACTAGAGTCCATTAACGAGCAAATAATGGATGTTAATGATTCGTCCAACAATATCAATTCTTAAAATTTCAAACAATAAAAATCCCGACAGAATTTGTTCATTCTTATCGGGATCTGATACGCAGAGATTATATGTTGTTTAATTGTATAGAATATTACTATAATAATTCGATAAAGAGTCTTGAAGTAATATAATAAAATCTAAAAGTGTTATTAAAGGTAATAACTGAAACGTCGACATAGTCTACTATAACGATATTTCCTCGAAAAGTCAAGAAGTATTTTTATGTTGATATTTACATACTCGATGCCTTAGATTATCCTTCGATGTTCTTGTATGTCTTTCAATACATGATTATAGTTGATTCGATGTTATCATTAAATCCTACATGGAAATTTGCCAATATAAGACGAGTTAAATGTATCCTGTAAGTTGATTGACATAATACAGGAATATTCCACTAGGATGGATTAACGAGCAAATAATGGACATTAACAATTCAACATAGAACCAATATATTGTAAATTTTATCTAATAAAAATCCCGAAAGAACTTTTGATTCAATCGGGATCTGACGCGCAGAGATTTTAATGTTGAATAATTACTCGATAAAGACATATTAATACTCTTGTAGTAATATAATAAAGTCTATAAAGAGTCTTGAAGTAATATAGAAAAATACTAAAAACCATTAATAACTCTACCTGAAACATCGACATAGTCTAGTATACTGTCTTTTTATCGATTTCGAAAGGATTAACTTTACCCTGTAATATACATACTCGATATCCTTTTCATCTTTAAGACTCTTTCGATACATGATTATTACTCATTCGATGTTAACAATTATTATAGACATCCATATTTGGATTTTAAGATGGGTTATATTGTTGACATAGAGTTGATTGTTATAACATGAAAAGATTCCATTAAGATGGATTAACGAGCAAATAATGGATGATATAGAAGTAATATACAATTACAAAATCTGTAAATTTTATCTAATAAAAATCCCGACAGAATTGTTCATTCTTATCGGGATCTGAGACTCAGAGATTTTATGTTCTTTAATTGTATAGAATATTGATATATTAATGCATATAAAGAACCTTGTAGTAATATAGAAGACAATAAAAGAAAACCTAAAAACAATAGATACATTAACTGAAACGTCGACATAGTCTAGTATATCCGAGTTTTATCGATTTCGAAAGGATTATCTTTACCCTGTAATAATCAAACTCGATGTTTAAGATTATCGAATGTCATCTTTAAGACTCTTTCGATACATGATTATAGTTGATTCGATGTTAACATTTAATCCTACATGGAAATTTGCCAATATAAGATGGATTCAGAATATCCTGTAGAGTTGATTGATGTATATCATTAAAATCATTTTAACTTGGATTAACATTCAAATTTACATCATAAATAATCTTATTGTATACATTAAATCATAGACTACATGAACACTTTGATTTAATAAATAATAATAAAGAACAAATATATCTCATACACAATAAGGAATTCCTATATGTCATACCAAATTTCACCTGGAATCGTGTCTAACGAAATCGATAATGCTATCGTAACAGTAGCCGTGAAATCTCCAGCTGCCGCTTTTGCTGGCGTCTATAGATGGGGTCCTGTTATGGAACCAACTACCATCAATTCAGAAAAAGCATTGTTGGAACAATTCTTCAAACCAAACAACGTAGATAACGTAACACGAGATTTCCATACGGCATCGAATTTCTTATCATATTCTGATAATTTATTAAATGTTCGATTAGATACTCTTGGTAACAGAAACGCAGTTGCTCGTCCTTTAATTACAACGAATGATTCAATTAAATTCACTGTAACAGGTGGAACTGAAAAAACATTTACCGTTACAACACAAACAACCATTGCTGAAATCGTCACCGAAATTAATGCAGATGTTGTTTTGAATTTATTGGTACAAGCCAAAGAATTCAAAGGTAAATTAATCTTAACATCAGTTGACACAGCAAAATCTGTTATTGGTAGTTATTTCAGTGGTGCTACTTTAGTTACCGCCGGCGTAACGACTCCTGTTAATGGTCCAACTGCTGGTTTCGTTACCATCTTACCTGGATCTTCAATTAAAGTCAACAACGATGACGCTTACGAAACAAGTTACATCAATGGTGAAGCAAACATCGGCGAATTCATTGCCAAATATCCTGGAACAATTGGTAACTCTATCGGTGTTATCGTTTTAGATAACAATACATTCGATTACAGTACATTAACTGGTTCGATTACTTCAATTGTAAGTTCTAAAGTTGTCACTGGTTCTGATACTTTATTCACAAAAGAATTAGTTCCAGGATCTATTGTTAAATCATCTGCTGGTTCTGTAATTGGCACTGTATCTTCTGTTGAATCTGATACATCATTGACTTTGACCTTGGAAACACAAACTCCAGTTTCCGCTATGACAAATGCAAGAGTATCGATTGCTGAAGAATATTCTGCTCTATTCAAAAAACCTTCTACAACTCTTTATGCTAAATCAAGAAACGTTACCAACGCTCTTGATGAAATTCATATCTTGGTTATCGATAAAGAAGGTACAATCACAGGTGTTCCAGGTTCTATCTTAGAAAAATACTCTTATCTTTCTAAAGCAGCTGACGCAAGAAAAGAAGACGGCACTTCTGCTTATTACAAATCTGTAATCAACGCAAGTTCTGATTATATCCGTTGGACAGACCACCCAACTTCTTTAGGTTCTACTGGATATATCTGGGGTTCTAGATTAGAAGATATGCCCGCTGATTCTTCGTTCAAAACATTAGTTCGTCCGCTCAACATTCAATTTGTTGGTGGTAAAGATGATTTTGAAGTTCTTGAAGCAAACATCTTAGATGCATATGCTTTATTGAAAAACAAAGAACAATTCAAATTCAAATTCTTAATTACGGGTAAAGCGACTTCTGTTGTAGCAAAATATGCTATCCAAAGTGTCGCTGAATTCAGAAGAAACTGTGTTGCATTTATCTCCCCAATTGATGCCATCACAGATGAAATCATTATTGGTAATACTTCTTCTGCTGTAACTAAAATCATTGAATTTAGAGATACATTACCATCAAGTTCATGGGGTGTATTAGATTCAGGATACAAATACCAATACGATCGTTTCAATGATAAATTCATCTGGGTTCCATTGAATGGTGATATTGCTGGTTTAGCTGCTAGAGTAAATGAACCTTGGGATTCTCCTGCCGGTTTCTCTAAAGGTCAAATCAAAAATGTTGTGAAATTAGCTGTTAATCCAAACAAAGCCGATAGAGACGCATTATATCCAAGTGGTATCAATCCAGTTGTTTCTTTCAAAGGTCAAGGCACTATTCTATATGGTGATAAAACATTATTAGATAAACCTTCAACATTTGATAGAATCGGTACAAGAATGTTATTCATCTTCTTAGAAGAATCTATTGAAAAAACAGCTCAATATACATTGTTTGAAATGAATGATGAATTTACAAGAACTCAATTCCGTAATGCGGTAGAACCTTTCTTGAAAGACATCAAAGGTCGTCGAGGCGTTTATGATTTTAAAGTGATTTGTGATTCTACGAATAACACTGCTGGTGTAGTTGAAACAAATAACTTCGTAAGTGATATTATGATTAAACCACAATATAGCATCTCATTTATCACCCTCAACTTTATTGCCACTCGTCAATCTGCGTCATTCTCGACAACTGGTGCATAATTTACAATTATGACAAGGAGAATCTTGGGAACAATAATACGTTCTCAAGATCTCTGTAATCTTATGTAATAAATAAAATAAAACAAATAAGGAACAATAATGGCTAACACTATTGAAAATTTCAAATCGCAATTAAAACGCGGTGGTGCCAGAGCAAACCAATATCGTGTTGGTATTACAGCAAACACTGCTGCTGCGGATTCAACTATTGTACCAACTGGATTTGATACCACTGGTAATTTACTTTTATGTAAAGCGTCTTCAATCCCATCTTATACAATTGCTCCAGTTGAAGCAAAGTATAGAGGTAAGACTGTTTATTTCGCTGGTGAAAAATCATTCACTCCATGGACATTAACATTCTATAACAATAATGCATTTGAATTACGCGGATTGTTTGAGAATTGGTCTTATACGATTGCTGAAAACGATTCAATCGGTGGTGAATTAACGCATTCGGCTTATTCTGCTATGTTACATGTAGACCAAATGGATCGTAACGGTGGTTTGTTAAGAACATATACATTCCATAATGCATTTCCGACTAATGTTGGCGAAATTGCCTTGGGATACGACAACGAAAATGCTATCGAAGAATTTGATGTGGAATTCACATACGATTATTTTGTTGACATGGATAACAAAAATTCAAGTAAAGTAACTAAAACGAAAGACAATACAATTCATTCTCCTTCTGAAGGATTTGAAAATTCAGCATCTACTGAAGGTTAATTATGGATATTTTCGGAATTTCTATTAAAAAGAAATCCGATAAAATGAAGAGGGTGGATTCATTTATTCCACCTTCTAATGATGATGGTTCTATTGTATCAACTTCTTCATTTTACGGATTATCATTAGATTTAGATGGAGCTGTAAAAGATGAAAATGAATTAATTAGAAGATATAGACAAGCCGCAGAATATCCTGATTGTTCTAATGCCGTAGAGGAAATCGTTAATGAAGCAATTTCCGTTTCGTCTGATGATGCTCCTGTTACATTAAATCTTAATCATATCGAATCTTTATCTGAAAATGTAAAGAAAGCTATGGCAAAGGAATTCAGCATTATCTTGGATCTATTTGATTTTCAAGATAAAGGATACGATACATTCAGACAATGGTATATTGACGGTAAGGTTTATTTCCATGCCGTAGTTGACACTGAATCTCCAAAAAAAGGTATCCAGGAATTAAGATATGTGGATCCAAGGAAGATTAGAAAAATCAAGGAAATGGTTGTTGAAAAGGATTCCCATGGTAACGATATTAAAAAGTCGGGTGAAACGTATTACTTGTTTAATGATTCTGGTATCAATGCTGCAGCCAAATCTGGTGTTAAACTATCTTTAGAATCTGTTTTCTGCGCTACGTCTGGTATCGTTGATTATAACACAGGAATGATTAGAAGCCATTTACATAATTCCATCAAAATTATCAATTCATTAAAATATACAGAAGAATCGCTGGTAATCTATAGAGTATCTAGAGCACCTGAACGTAGAGTATTTTACATCGATGTAGGTAATTTAAATAAAGCTAAGGCAGACCAATATATCCAAGATACAATGGCTCGGTTTAGAAATAAATTAGTTTTCAACAGCACAACTGGTGAAATTAATGATAATAAACAGAACCAATCAATGATGGAAGACTATTGGTTACCTCGTAGAGATAATTCAAAAACAACTGAAATCACTACGTTACCAGGCGGATGTCTATCAATGGACACTAAAGTTTCATTATTAGATGGTAGAGAAATTACAATTTCTGAAATTGAACAAGAAATGAAAACTGGTAAAGAACTTTGGGTTTATTCTTGCGATGAATTTACTGGTCAAATAAAACCTGGATTGATTACTTGGGCTGGAACGACGCAGAAATCTGCTAAAGTTATGAAAATAACATTAGATAATGGTGAATCTTTAATTTGTACACCAGACCATAAATTTCCAATTTATGGTAAAGGATTTGTTGAAGCGAAAGATTTAATGATTGATGAATCGATGATACCATTATATCGGAAACACGAACAAATATCAAAAGCAAAAAAACGAGGATATGAACAATTTTTCGATAATCATAAAAAAGAATGGGTATTCACTCATAGAATGGTTTGTGATGAATTGAAAGATAAGAAGATTTTCGATTATGTATATGATGAAGAATACAAAGATAGAACTAAAAATGTAAGACATCATATTGATTGTAATAGATTCAATAATAATCCAAACAATTTATGTTTTATGTCTTGGGATGACCATGCTAAACTTCATTCAGATTTATCGTTTAGTGAAGAAGCATACATGCTCGGAACTAGAGCTGCGGCGGAAAAACTTCGTATAATGAAAATTGAAGATCCAGATGCATATAAAAAACGTTCTGATGAAATTGGATTAAGAACCATGGAATGGCATGCTTCATTGAATGAAACGGAAAAACAAGAATTTATTGAATCTTTAAAAAAAGGTAATACTGAATATTGGGAAAATATTTCTGAAGATTTGAGGGAACATAGAGCTAATGTATCTAGAACAAATGCATATTTGGGTATGTTATCGACTCAACACAAGTTACAAACAGATCCAATTTTTTATGAATTTTTTTGCGAACAAAATCGTAAATCTTGGGATGATGAACGTAGATTAAAATCCGCAAATATTACCAAAATAATTAGTACAGAACGATGGTTGTTGAGAGGTGACGAATTAAGAAAAAAACACAAAGAAAATCAAAAACTAGAAATTGATAATTTTATTTTCAAGAAAATAGTGGATTTAATCGCAAATAAATCAACGTATAAAATTACATTAGAAGATGTAGTCAATTCATTAAATAATAATGAAGAATGCGTGTCTAGATTGATTGAATTGAACCAACATAAACATATTCCCAATTATGATGTGTTGGAAGGATTCACTAACAATAATGTTTCTAGATGTGTTAAAGATTATGGATATAAACATTGGATGGATTTTAGACAGAAATTCAAATATCACAATCACAGAATTATTGATATTGAATATCTAGATGAAGAAATTGAAGTTGGTACATTAACTATCGACGGAGACGAATTATATCATAATCATCATACATTTGCTTTGACTTGTGGAATTTTCACTAAAAATTCGAATTTGTCCGACATATCGGATGTAACTTACTTCCAGAATAAATTGTTTAGATCTCTTCATGTGCCTATTACAAGATTGATTCCTGAACAATCATTTTCTATTGGTAGAGCAGGTGAAATCACCAGAGATGAAATTAAATTCTCTAAATTCATCACTAGATTACGTTCTAAATTTTCAAAAATCTTCATGGAAGCATTGAGATTACAATGTGTTCTGAAAGGAATTATATCTTATGAAGATTTCTCTACGATAGAAAAACAAATTAGATTCAACTTTCATGATGATAATCATTTTGCTGAATTATCTGAATCTGAAGTCCTACAAAATAGATTAGCTACATTACAACTTGTTGATACATACGTTGGTAAATACTTCGATACAAATTGGGTCAAGAAAAATATATTGAAACAATCTGATGAAGAAATTCAAGAAATCCAAGAACGGATGGACGAAGAAAAACCACTTATGGAACCAACCGAAGAAGAATAACACGGAGAAACACATGGAAAACGAATTATTAACTGCATTAGAAAATGGCGACGTTTTACAAATTCAAGAATCTTTTGATAAAATTATGTTAGACAAAGTTGGTCAACGCATGAATGAAAAAAAGAAAGAAATCGCCAAAACATTATTCAATAAAACAGAAGAATAAAAATGGCATTCCAAAAACAAATAATCAAGATTTCGTCTAAGGAATGTTGGGTTAAAGTTTGGGGTACTGATGGAGATTCTGGAACTGTTCTATTATCGGAATTAAAAACTGCGGATGAAGACATTGTTGGTACCCCAAGAGCAAATATCGCTGGGTATCAATACACTGGTGATAATACCACAACATTCTACATAACGAGAAATGGAACTCAAATTGCCACATTTAGTTCTAGTACCATTTCTGTTATAGAAATGACTGGAGCAACTTGTCCACCAGACCCAGTTCAAAATGACCAAAATGTAACTATAACAATTCTTGGTGGTAACGGGGAATTATTCCTTAGATTACGGAAACAAGAAGGTTATGTTTCAAAAATAGAAACATCTACATATGGTGCTTATGATAACAAAACCGCAGTGGGTTCATAATGAAACTAATCACAGAATTATCGGAATCCGTTACGTATATTACGGAATCAATCGGCACCAACGATAAAAAACAATACTTTATCGAAGGTTGTTTTTTACAAGCGGAAACTCCAAACAGAAATGGTCGAAATTATCCCAAACATGTAATGGAACGCGAAGTAAAAAACTTCCAAACATTAATCAAAGAAAATCGTTCTACTGGTGAATTGGGACATCCTGATACATTAAACGTAATGCCTGAAAACATTTCTCATCTAATCACTGAATTGAAATTTGATGGTAACAATGTAATTGGTAAAGCTAAAATCCTAGAATCAATGCCAAAAGGATATATCGCCAAATGTCTATTAGATGAAGGTGTTAAAATTGGCGTTTCTTCAAGAGGTGTGGGTTCTTTATCTCAACGTAAAGACGGTATCAATGAAGTCCAGGATGACTTCTATCTACGTACAATTGACATTGTATCAGAACCATCTGGCATTGATTGCTGGGTTAATGGTATCATGGAAGGCGTTGAATGGGTTAATGTTAATGGCATTTTCACTCAAAAACAATTAGACGAATCAAAACGAATTATCAAAAAAACTTCATCTTCTGACCTACAAAAAGTTTGTCTTGAACAATTCCAACATTTTCTCAATTCTATCAAGTGAAAATAATTTAATAAATAATTGAATATGAATAAAGAATGGAGAATTTAATGACCATCGAACAAAAATTACTAGAGTCGTTACAAAACGGCGAAGCAACGGGAAAAACTATTATGGAATCAATTAGCAGTTTATTCGAAGGTGAAGAATTTACCGACGACTTTAAAGCTAAAGCATCGGCGATCTTTGAATCTGCTGTTGTCAACAAAGCTAAATCTATGACCGATGAATTAGAATCAATCTATGAATCTAAATATTCTGAATTAGAATCATCTTATGAAACTAAACATGAAGAATTAAGTTCAATCTATGAATCTAAATTTGATGAATTAGAAACAACTTTCGAAACCAAATTCATTGATTTCCAACAAGTTAATGAAGCTGTATTCAACAAACAACATGAAGCATTATCTGAACAAATTGATGGATACTTAGATTATGCGTCTCAATCTTGGATTGATGCAAACAAAGTTGCTGTTGAATCAGGTTTGAAATCTGAAATTGTTGAAGGTTTCATTACCAACATGAAAGGTCTTTTTGAATCAAGTTACATCGATCTTCCATCTGCTCAATTAGATGTTGTCAAAGAATTAACTGAAGAAAATGAAACTCTCAAAGCTCAGTTAAAAGAAACTGTTGATTCTACAATCAAATACAAACGTGAAATTGAATCTACCAAACGTTCTGCTATCATTGAAGAATTCACTTCTGCATTAACATTAGTTGAAGCAGACAAATTCCGCGAATTGGCTTCTGAATTATCTTTCACGGATAATGACAAATTCCGCACAAAATTACATACAATCACTGAACACTACTTCAAGAAAGATACCAAACCAACTGGCATCTCTCCTGTAACAGATACTCCTGTTTTAACTGAAGAATTTATCGTTACTCCAACAAGTTCAGATTCAAATGTCTCAGCATATGTTGCTGCTCTTAGCCGTTACACAAACTAATACTATACCAAAAAGGAATTATACAAAATGACTACTCGTTCAGAATTAATTAAAAAATGGGCTCCAATTTTAGAACATGAAGGTTCTCCTAAAATTGCTGATAAAACCCGTCGCGAAGTTACTGCCCAATTATTAGAAAACCAAGAAAAATTCTTACAAGAAGCTGCTCCAGCTAACGGCGGTGGTGCTGGTATTGGTTTAGGCGGCGCTGGTGCGGCAACAGGTGGTGTTGCCGGTTACGATCCTATTCTTATCAGTTTAGTTCGTCGTGCGATGCCACAATTGATTGCATATGACATCTGTGGTGTTCAACCAATGAACCAACCTACTGGTTTGATTTTCGCAATGAAATCGCGTTATGCTACTCAAAATGGTGCCGAAGCGTTATACAATGAAGCAAACACAGAAGCTTCTGGTAAATTAAACGCATTGTTTGATGGTACAGCAACTCCTGTTAATGGTAACCAAACTGGCACAAACCCATTCGCTGCTGGTTATAACACTGGTGTTGGTATGTCTACTGCAGATAAAGAAGCATTGGGTAGTGCTGGTGCGGACCCTTATGGTGAAATGGCATTCAGCATCGAAAAAACTTCTGTTGTCGCTAAATCTCGCGCATTAAAGGCAGAATACACAAACGAATTGGCACAAGATTTACAAGCTGTTCATGGTTTAGATGCTGAAGCAGAATTGATTAACATTTTGTCAACTGAAATTCTTGCTGAACAAAACCGTGAAATCATCCGTACTGTTTATTTGTCTGCTATGCCTGGTGCTGTTAATGGCACGGCAGTTGCTGGTACATTCGATTTAGACGTTGACTCTAATGGTCGTTGGTCTGTTGAAAAATTCAAAGGTTTGTTATTCCAAATTGAACGCGAAGCAAACGCTATCGGTCACATGACACGTCGCGGTCGCGGTAACTTCATCATCTGTTCTGCTGACGTTGCTAGTGCATTGTCAATGGCTGGTGCTTTAGATTATGCTCCTGCGTTAAACACAAATTTGAATGTTGATGACACAAGTACAACTTTTGCTGGTGTATTGAATGGTCGTTATAAAGTATTCATCGATCCATATTCAAGCAACATGAGTGACCAGCAGTATTTAGTTGTAGGTTACAAAGGTCAAAGTCAGATGGATGGAGGTCTCTACTTTTGTCCTTATATTCCCCTCGAATTGCGCCGCGCTGTAGATCCGAGCACATTCCAACCAAAAATTGGCTTCACAACTCGTTATGGTTTGGTTGCTAATCCATTTGCCGCAACTAACGTTGGCGACAATGGTTTGTATGCCGGTTCAAATTGCTACTTCCGGAAGCTGAAGGTTACAAATATTATGTAGACCTTTGATTTATAACAAGTTTTTATAAATCATTCAAATCCCAAGCGATGAAAGTCGTCTTGGGATTTTTATTGTCTTTCGTTTTGTAATGATACGTAATATAATATAAAATTATTTTAAGAGGAGAATCAAAATGGAAATTTTAGACTTGTTATTATCAAAATCGTGTAATGTACATTATGTAAAACGATATTACAAATTTATAAATTATTGCAAAGAACAAAATAAAAATTTAATTGACGAATATACAGAAACACACCACATTTTACCAAAAGCAGAAGATTTGTTTCCGGAGTATGAAAATTTAAAAGAATATCCTTGGAATTATATAGAATTGACATTTAAACAACATTTAATCGCTCATGTTATTTTATGGAAATCTTATAAAGGATCCCAATCAATGGCATTAGAATGTATGTTGGGTAATTTTAATTCAGAAACAAATTCATTATTATCTCATAGAAAAATACCAACTAAAACTAAATTACAATTTTTAGATAAAGTTAAAAAAGACGCAAACCTTAGAAGAAGTGTAGTCCAACAAGGATATGCAACATATAAAGATTCATCCGATAACAAATACTTCTTACATTATTCGGATCCAAAGATACAAGAATTGAATTTGGTTGGTAATAATACTGGATTATTACATTCCGAAGACACAAAATTAAAAATGTCTGAATCTAAATTGAAATATAGAATGGTTGAATTATTTTTCTTAGATAATTCAGTTAATGTTAGATTGATGTCGCCAGAATATGTTGAATACCTTAATCAAGGATGGGTTGTTGGATTAACAGGAGAAGATAGAACATATCGAGATGGATTGAAATATGAAAAGGTTTCTGCTTCAATGGAAAATAGATATGCATATTTGTACCCTAATGGAGATTATTATGGTTATATTAACATAGACGATCCTGTGATTAAAGAAATAGGATTGATACAGAAACCAAAGACTGATAAACAGATGGAACAATATGAATCTATTTCAAGGATGGGTGCAGAATACAACAAAAATAAATGTGCATATAATAATGGAGAAATTGAACGTAATTATACTCCAGGAACTGAACCAGAAGGATGGGTTAAAGGGGGATTGACTAGAAAACCGTATGAGATTGTTGTAACTCAAAATGGTTCAACTATGTGGAATGATGGTGTTAAAAATTATAGAATAAAAGATGGAGAATTCCCTAAAGAAGGGTGGATTCGAGGTATAATAACTAAAAAACGAGATAAACCTGTACATAATAAAAATAAGGTAAAGATTGTAAATATCAAAGATAAAACAGATTATAGATTTATCGTTTTGGATGAACATTATGAATTACCAGAAGGTTATAAATTTTGTAATAATAAAAATATCTCTAGATTAAAGAAAAGTATATAATATCATTTTATTAACAAATATGAGATTTTATATTATGGAAAGTGAATTTACACCAAGAAGATTATACATTAAACAACATTCTGTTACTGGAATGAGATACTTTGGACAGACTGTATCTGAAGATATAGACAAATACAAAGGTTCAGGAACGTATTGGGTTAGACATATTAAGAAACATGGAGTTGAACATGTAATCAACGAATGGATTTCAGAATGGTTCTATGAACCAGAAACAATAAGTGATTTTGCTTTAGAATTTTCCGAACAATATGATATTGTAAATTCAAAAGAATGGGCTAATTTAATTCCAGAAGATGGTCTAGGTGGATGGGATAGATTTAATGATATTAGAGGGAATTACGATGAAGATTTAGCATTTATTCGTATGAAAGAAAATGGAACATATGAAGGATGGTTGGAAAAGATAACAATCGCATCAACTGGAGAAAATAATCCAGCATATGGTACAAAATGGATATTCAATCCTGATATTCCAAATTCCAGCAAATTATTATATTCTGGAGAAGAATTACCAGAAGGATATTTGTTTGGTATGGATTTCGAACGCAGACAAAAGATGGTTGAATCTAATGTTGGTAAAAATTTAGGTTCTAAATTATATTACAACCCAGAAACATTAGAAACAGTTAGAATACAATTAAATCAACAAATACCAGAAGGATATATTAATGGTATTGGTATGACGGAAGAACAAAGAACAGAATGGTCTGGAGATCGTTCTGGTGAAAATAATGGCAATTATGGAAAACATCCATATTATAATTATGAAACTGATGAAATAATGTATTTTGAATCGGACGAAACTGCTCAAGAAGGATTCACCAAAGGATTACCATCAACCCAATATAATAGTATTAGAGGAGAAAATAATCCAAAATATGGTAGTGATTGGTATTATCATCCCGTAACTATGCATGAATTTTTAATGAATCTTAAAGATAAACATTTGTATCCTGAATACATTAAAGGTAGACCATCAAATTCATCGGATGAACGTAAAGCAAAATTAAAAGCAGCAAGAGCAAATTCTGCGATATCCTTTAAAGGACAAGCACAAATTGTTAACATAAACGATTCAAAAGATATAAAATGGTTTGACGTAGTTAATGAATATGAACTACCAGAAGGATATAAATTTAGAAATGAGAAAAATGCTTTGAAATTAAAGAAAAGAGATGTATAATAGAATTTTTAAATTAACTGGAGAACAAAAATGAAAGAAATTATTGAAGAATATCAACAAACTAAAGATTTTGAAAATGTGGTGTATAGAAACGGATTGAATTTGTTGGTCGTTTCTAAATTGTCCGAATGTAAATATGAATTGAAATATCAAGGTAATCATAATGAAACTAAAATTATGATTTCATATGTTGATAAAGTGAATGCCGATAATGTTATTGGATACATCAGTAATTATTACGATGTATTTGAATATGAATCATTCGAAGAAGATGATAAAATTTATATTGTATTTTCTAAAAATGAAATGTACAGTTACGTTCAAGAACATAAAAGATTAACAAACAATTATTGTCTGGATAAAGATCCTTCTGTGTTTGAAGGATACCCGTTGGTTTGTTATAGACTTTGTATGTATAATGATACCGATATTGTTATTGAAAATGTATCAAATAGTGAAAAACATAAATTCAATATGCCAAATTCTGATTTTTCTTCATATCAATTGTATGATTATGCAGAAGGATATTTGAAAGGAATGTCAAACAGTAATTTAGAAGTTACCAGATGTTTTTGTTTAGATGGGACGATGTATCTATTATGTTTTGATATTAACAATAAATTTTATAGTTCATAATAAATGGAATTTTACTACATACAGGAAATTGTAAATGAATCATAAATGTATAGATTTCAAAAGAATAGACGACGACTTATTTTGCGTCGATTGTAAGAAACTTATAGACGTTCCAGTTAAAATTGAAGTTGGAAAATGTTATCAGAAATTTGGAACTGAAGATGTATACGAAGCAACTTCATCTAGTGTGGAAAATGGAGTTGAAAAATTCACACTCATTGGATTAAAGGATAGACATGTAACATTCTATAGGAATTTAGAACCAAGAGATTTGGTGACAAATAGACAATACAATCAGATACCAGAATTTTTCAATAAGGAAGTGATTAAACCATTTTACGTTTCCAAGGTTGGTATCTATAAAACGGTTATCGGTGATACTGCGTTGATTAAACAGATTGGTGACAAAGATTTATGTTATGGTAGATTGATTGGCGATACGCAAAATCGAAAATGGTATAGAACTGGGAAGGAATCATGTCCACCGGACACTAGAAATAACAGTTTGATTGAATTTATTGAAGAAGTTACGCTTTACAGTTGAGAATGAATATGATTACAGCATTAGAAGCGTATAAATTGGGTAATACAAAGAAGCAGATGGAATCTGAACGAATCGATGGATTGGTTGAACAGATGATTACTCGTAAGATTGAACCGTTGGTTAGAAGTAAATCTGCGGACATGAAATGTGTATTTACATGGCAGCATTTTTCTGATTTTGTTGGTCAAGATGATTTATTTCATTGTTTCAATATATTGAAGGAAAGATTGTTAGGATACGGATACTCGGTTACCGTATCTGGTAACAGAACAGACCCATTAAAAACAGAGATGTTGGTTAAATGGGAAGAACCTAGAGAAATTGCCAAAGAATATAGTAATACAACAATCTCTGAATATGGTAATAATTATGAAAAAGTCTAAGATTACATTAGAATCATTGGTTGAATCGTATAAATTATCTGGTGATGATTCGTTATTATTGGATAATGCAGTTACAATAGTTGATGTTAATTGTTCTGGAGACGATATTTTATTGAATTTTGAAGATTACGAATCAACATGGATTAAACATGTTGATAAAATTGATATGGAAACGGATATCCAAGTAGTCATTAGATTTTTGCGTAAAGAATATAATGTAACCGAATATGAAGTGTTCAGAACAAAAGAAGATAAATTAAAATTGGTATTTGTTCGATATAAGATCGATTCAGATAATTGGAAAACTGAATTGGAAATTATTAAATTTTATCAAACTGGTGATGTTAAATCGTTTGATTTTGATGGTAAGAAAGTGTTTAGATTATACATCGATGAAATGGAGGATGAAGATTCTAAATACATTATGGATGCCATTGATATTGAAACCGACGAACCAATAATGGGATTTTCATATTTGGAAGATAAGGAAACGATAGATTCCGAAGAAGGATTAGATTATCATTTGGGGTTTATTAAGGAAATCGTAAGAGAGGAAACAGGATTAGTTTGGCATAGAATATTTGATTATGAAGGATATATTCATGTAATGTTCTTGGATAATTTGAATGTTGTAAATTTATCTGATGAATGTATTGAAATTACAGACGGTGAAGAACGGGTTATTATTCCCAAGCAGAATATCTTTTGGTTGATTAATCAGATAATGATTATGAGTGGATACGAAAGAGACGATTAAACATGGAAAACTGCTTGATAGTGGAATGTTTATAATATATGTCAATCAACTCTACAGGATAACAAAAACAAACATTAATGGAGGATTAAAATGAATTTTACAAAGGTGTATTCAAAACAGAGAGGTATCCATCACATATCAGATGACGTTGATGGTTGGATCTTTTTGATTATCGAATCAAAAAGAGGTGGATTCAATTTGTTTTCCAGTGAAGGTGAACGGAGACAGAATCTAAGGAAAGTTGGGAATTTCAATGATATTGGATCTGCAAAACGATTTGCCATTAAAACAATAGGTGTCTAATGAATAATAGAGTATATTTTACATTATTGAATGGAACAGAAACTTGGTTAGGGTGTAATGATATTATTGATGTAATATATGAAAACGATTTGTTGACTAGAATCGAGTATGAAGACCAAGGTGATTTATTTCCTTATGTAAGAATTAGTCATATAATTGTTATTGGCGGTAAAGAAGATATTCTAAAGAGGATTGAAAATGTTAGGCAAAAATGATATGGAATTTGTATTGATATTATTATTGTGTGCTAATGTAGGATGATATGTTTAAAATTAAAGTGATTGACCAAGAATTTGATATCAAAGAAGATGAGATAATCAATACATTGAGAGTTGATATTTCTGGATTGGAAGAAGAATACGATTATGTTTGTCTAGGATCCGGTCAGACAAGAAATAAAATATATGAAGATGGGATTGATGAATTACATTTTGTCGCAGATGAAGATCCGTTTCATGTATTATATGATAATATGAAACAATATGATTTTGAAGTAGAAGAGTATGTATTTACGGAGATTCCTTATTATTATGCGTATCATACAGAAATGGGAATCAATGTAAAAGGGGATTACATAAAGAAGGATATAGAGAAATTCATTACCAAACATTCTCCGTATCTAGAACTTGTTGTTGAACAAAGATTACAATCGTATAAGAAGGTGTAAAATGTATAGAAATCATGTTGCGTTAAATCCTCTGTTGAAAAAATCTCATGTACATACAGAGAAAGAAGAATCTGTTGATGATATGATAGAAGAAGGTATTGATGAATACTATGATATGTATCAGGAGTATCTTGAATACCATAAAGATGGAAATGAAAGAATGATTTGTGGTAGAATCATGAGAATCAATCCGACATCGTTTGAACCTCCTGAATTATTTTTAGTAAATTTAAATTTCAAAACAGAAAAAGATATAATTGATTATTGTTCAGATTTAAATCTAACTAGACCAAATTATTATCATTATTGGGAAACAACTCAATGAAAAAGATAATTCATATCAATCAACATGTAATTAAAAATAACACTAAGACAGGAGAAAGAGACCCTGTTATTACATGTAAAACATATAAAGAAAACGTATACGGACGTCGCGTTAAATTTACAAATGGTGAAGTTGTTTATTCTCCTGACAAACCATTATCATGCGGTGCTAAAGTTTGGATTGAAACCGAAGATGTTATCAACATATTAACTGAAGAAGGATGGAAAGAATTATGATTGAAATTGGTTCAAATTTATTGACATTAATGAATCATCTAGTGTCTGCTTCTATATACATTATTGTTATTCGATACGTTTATTTGTTCTTGGTATATTGTATAGATAATAATGTTAAAATCGTCAACATTGATATACCAGAATTAAAGATACCAAAGATTGACGAATTTGGATTACAAAAAGTTGAATCTGCACCGAAGACGCCTAAGGTTAAACCGGTTAAGAAAGAATCAATTATTGCTGGATATGAAAACGGAGTTGAAACCATTTAAATAATCTCATACAATAACATATTATGAGATTATCATGGCATTATTACCAACACCAACATTACATAATGTAAATCCTTTGGCATCTAACGGATTCCAATTTACAATCAATAAGATACCAGAGATTAGTTACTTTTCAACAAATGTAAATTTACCAGATATTTCATTACCAGCAATTGAAGCTTCCAATTCATTTTCAAAAATTTATGAAACTGGAGATACGTTAGATTATTCAGATTTCACTGTAAATTTTATTGTTGATGAAGATCTAGGTAATTATCTAGCAATTTATAAATGGATGGTTGGATTAGGATTTCCTGAGAATTACACTCAATTTAATAATGTACAATTAGACGATCCGTTGAATGAATCTTCTGATGGTGCTTTACATATTCTTTCATCATCTAATAACATAATTAGAACCATTTTATTTCATGACATGAGACCAGTGTTCCTAGGTGGATGGGAAATGAATACAACATCAACTGACGTAGAATACATAACTTGTTCCGCAACATTTAGATACCATATTTTTACATTTGATAACATTTAGGAATAGATGAATATACAAGAAATTCAAGATATGTGGGATTCTGATTCCGAATTAGATTCATCCAAACTTGGTGATGAATCATTGAAGACTCCTAAATTACATGCCAAATATGTTAGGATTTTAATTGATTCTAAAATGAAATTGATTAAATTGAAAACAGATTATTCTGTTATGCGTCAATTAAAGTTTCGTTATTATCGAGGGGAATTAACCAGACAGGAACTCCAAGACAATAATTTAGAACAATGGGGTTATGCAAAACCCATTAAATCTGAGATGGATGAACATCTGAAGGGTGACAAAGATCTTGCTCAGATAGAAGCAAGAATTGAATACATGAACATAATGGTTGGCCTAGTTGAATCAATCATGAATGCAATCAAATCAAGACAATGGGATATCCGTAACAGCATAGACCATATGAAATTCATGGCAGGGGGATAACATGTTATCATTTTTAGAGTATTGGAAATTGATTGAGGGTGTTGATTTATCAATTCAATCGTTAAAGATGTCGTTAGAAAATCTTGGAGTTGCTGTCAATATATTCCAAAAGAATAACATCATTGAATTAACAAAAATTGTTGTTCCAAAAGAATCAAGAAATCAAGGTCTTGGTTCTAAAGCAATGAAACGTATAGTTGATTATGCAGATAATTCCAAACAATTAATTGTATTGACTCCATCGGATGAGTTCGGCGGCAATGTCAACAAATTGATTAAATTTTATAAGAAGTTCGATTTTGTTGAAAACAAAGGTAAGAACAAAGACTTTGAAATCTCTGAATCAATGTACAGATTTCCAAAGAAATAACAAAAATCCCATTAGATGTAAAATTCTAATGGGATTTTTATTGGATAAAGAAAAGTCTTTCGATGTTTGACAAAATCGTTATAATAGAATCATCAATAACATTTTAGAGGTAAACAAAATGAAATCATTACAATTTTTCTCAGGTCATGATTCCTTTGGTAGACAAGTTCATGTATCTCAAGGCGAAAATCAATCATGGTATTACAGAATGTATGGATTTAATGGTTTCGGTAAAGGGTGGAGTAAATGGGAAATGTTAAAAGATTTCATCCCAACATTCAAAACAAAGATTGTCAATGTATATGATTCTTCGGAAACAGAAATTGAATATGGTGAATTATTGGAATGGGGATTTACATCTTTACATAAAATTGAAGATGTTAAAGTTAGACTACCAAATAACTAAGGAACAAAAATGAAGAAAGAACCCATTTTAATTTACATGATTTACGTTTCGTCTGTTGATGGTATTACAAACATTGCATCATTTTATAAGTTTCTGACATTCGAAGATCTAAGGGGAAATATCAGTTCGAAATATATCACTGACGAAATTCTTAAATGTTTTGTTAACAATAATGGATACGCTAAATTCATGAATTGTGGAATAGAACAAAAATTAAAGATAGATAGAATGTTTTTAAATGACAATAGATTATAAATTTAAAGAGAGAATAAATGATTATCGGAATTACAGGACCTGTCGCATCAGGCAAATCAAAAGCGATTCAGATGTTGAAATCAAGAAATGATACTACAATATCAGCAACATATCACGATTTAGATGAATATTGTAAATCATTTAATGTTGACAAAGTATCGTTCTTCCAGAAACATTTTAATGTAGATACTATGTCAAAAGAAAGAATCATTAAAGAAGTGTTTTCAGACATGAAATTGTACAATGAATATTGTCAATTATTTGAAGAAGATTTAATTGATTTGTTGAATCAATTTACAAATGGTATCCATATAGTGGAAGCATCTGCGTTGTTTTCATATCCGAATCTCATTAAGAAATTCGATAAGATTATCTGTATAGATCCAAAATCAAATCATAAAGAAAACAAATCAAAACGTAAGATTGATACAACAATTTTTGACGACATCTATTGGAGAAATTATACATGTAATTCTTTGAAGAATGATTTGAATGACATAAGATTGGAAACGGGAACGTTAATGGAATTACGTTCAAAAATTGAACAAGCAATTATTTCCATTGTCGATGAAGAATCGTGTATCAATGAATTGTTCAATACAATAAATCGGTGGGAAACATTTAAAGATTTATCTCATGGATATTCAACTAATCCGTATCATAATCTTGACCATACTCGTTCTGTATTAACGGATTTGTACTATCAAGATAATTACACAAGAACATTAGGCGAATTGACATTGTATCATGATTTCCAATACGATCCAAAATTGATTTGTAATGAAGATTTAGCTTCCAATTTCATCAAGTATCATTCGGATTTAATTCATGAAGATGTAGACATCGATCTTCTATGTCGTTTAATAAGATCGACTGATTATAAAGTTATTGACCCAAAGATTTCCAACTTCTTCCTTTCGGATATCTCTCATTGGATTAGAACAGATGAAGAAATCATCGAAGTTGAACAATTAATGTTTAAAGAGTATCAACATATTGATTGGGTTGATTACAGAGCAGGAAGAATTAAAATTTTAAATGGATTGATAGATAAGATAATTTCAACATATCCTACAACAATTTCGTGTTCTTATATCAGAGGAATTGAATTATCAATTTCATGGTTGAATACATTTAATCCAAAAATTGGTTGGTTCTGTGGTTCATTTAATCCATTTACAATTGGTCATATGGATGTATTAACTAAAGCAGAACGATTATTCGATAAGGTTGTTCTTGTACAAGGAGTGAATCCAAACAAAGATTCAAGTCAATTTAATCTGAATTCAACTAAAACATTGGTGAAATATGAACAACATTTAGATGTTAAATGTATTCCTGATTTGATTCAATCTGTTGGGTATCAACCAATTTTGATTAGAGGGATTAGAAATGTACAAGATTACAATGAATCAAGCGAATGGCATCAACAAATTAAAGAGTTTGTGTATGTTGATATGGTTCTGATTGATTCAGATTTAAGACATATTAGTTCATCGTTTGTCAGAGGAGCTGGTAAATTAAATTTGGACACCAAACGATTTATTGTAAAATAATTCTTTCGATATTCATGAATTGAAATATAATAGAACATATTATTTTTAATTGGAGGAATTTAAAATGTCATTCTCAAATCCGTTGTTTGATAAATATACAGCAATCTACACCGTAGATAAAAGTAAGAAACATGATAGAGTTACCATCAGACATATTGAACAAGATGTTTACGAAGCAGTTATCATCATTGCTGGAGTTCAACAATCATCGACAAGAAGATTACCAGCATTAAAATTGTATCTATCTGAACAATTAATGACTATCTCTGATGCAATTAGTGGTAAAGAATCAAGTCTTGAATCATTGAAATCAAGATTGAAACTCCGTAAAGGAACAGATATTTTATTTGGAAAAACATATGAGACAACAAATTTTACAACAACTTGTTGATTATTTTGGATACGAAGAAGAACCAGATGAATCTGATTTAGAATTGGATATGTCAGATTTATTTTACAAATATGGAGGGTTGAATATGTTTGTTAAAATTCATGAATATATTTTGATGAATGGATCAAAGGAATGTATCTGACGTTGTTCTTCTTTGTTATATCATTGATTGCCGTATTAGGTGTGTCAATCACAAATGATAGTAAATTTGTCAATTCTAAGAAGATTATGTTTATTGGTATGTTGATTCTTTCTAGTTTGGAAATAGGTAAAACGATATGTCAGTGAAATTATGTTACAAATATTCTCATGAAGAAATGTTCCATGGTTCATTCGATTCTGTAGTTGATTCTATAGAAGATGTGATGGATGACGCAAAATTCAATTATTATGGAGATGATGGGATTGGTGATGAAATTACAGTTGAGATTGGCGAAATTGTAGATCCATTGACTTATCTAGAATCTGCAGATTATATCGCTGAGAATTTAATCGAAAGTATCAATGAATGTTTATTTGATTACATACCATGTGACGATGACGTTATGGAATTAGATAAAGAAGATGTATCTGCGTTACATAAAATGATTATTGAATTCATCAAAGAAAAAGGAACGTTCAACGCATATGGTGTTGAAAATGTAATTGAACGAACTTTTATTTTAACGGAGTAATATATGAATGAAAACATTGATTGTTCTACCATTAGAATAGGAACAGGGAATGTAATTGAACATGGAGAGAATCTGAAAAAGCTCATCTTGAATCTACATTAGATAAAATCTTCAATCTAAAACATCCTGATACGGTTCCAACAATAGGAATACCAGAAGGTGAACATTGTTATACATTTATTGATGGTAGATACAAGGTTTGCCCGTATCATCATATAAATTATGATTATCCAAAACAATCAAATGGTTGGTGTACATTATTGCAGAAAGGAGATTTCTCTGAAGGCGAACCAACATTTGATTTATGGGATATGAATAAGAATTGTAACATTAAAATTGATTTGGAAATGTTATAGAAAAGTCTTTCGACATTAAAGATAATCATTATAATAGAATGTAAATTAAAATCTTACATAGGATGATTATAACATGTCAAACAATACACAATTAACATTTGAACAATTTTTGAAATACGTTGATGAAGATTTATTGAAAGATCTTGATTACGAAGGAATCACTCTTCGCGAATACTACGACATTGTTGTGACTCAAATGTCTAACGAACATTATTATCCCTAAATAATTATAAATTTTATGGAGTAAGAGAATGAACACATTTGAACAATTCAAACAGACGGTGATGGAAGAATTTGCTGGTCGATTGAATGAAGAAAAACAAACAAAATTGGTAGTCAAAAAGATTAGTCCTAAATGGTATAGAATCGTTATTGACACAGATAAATGGGATATACCAGAAACCGTTGTTGATATCCTACAGACTGAACATAAAGAATGGTCTGTATGCTATGGTGAGAAAATGTCATATTCAGTTGGTGAACAATCGCATGATACTCGTAGATGGGTATTTGTTAAGTTAAACAATGCCAAAGTTTATGCGTTAGATCTAGCTGCTGCCATTAAAAATGATAAACCTTATCCTTCTATCTTAGACGACAAATACGAACTTTAATTTAATATCCTGTGAGATGATATGTCTTACGGGATTTTTATGCTAGTAGAATTCTTACTGATAAATAATTTCATCTATTAACATTAAAATGTTTAAACATGACTATTATCAAAGTGAGAAAACTAGACGAAGCGTTTCTATACGTTACGTCAGAATTTGGAATTGAACAAGAAATGTATGAATACTTTTCATTCATGTCACCTGGAGCAAAGTTCGATCCAAGAGTGAGGAATCGTCTATGGGATGGTAAAATTAGATTGTATTCTCAATCTAATAAAAAGATTCATGTAGGATTATTTTCTTACATAGAGAAATTTGCCAGAATAAATGATTATCAAATACAATTAGAAAATGAAATTATTGAACAAGTTGATGTAACATATTCTGATATTGAAAGATTTGTTAACAGTTTGAATATACATTCTCGTGGCGTAAAACTTGATGTCAGAGATTATCAGCTTTCTGCTATATATGAATCAATTAAAAACAAACGTATAATCTGCGTCTCTCCCACGTCTTGTTTAGACCCAAATACCGAAATTGAAGTTTTATTTGATAATACAAAAAAATCAATAACATTATTAGAACTCGATTCCCTAGTTAAAAATGGAGTAAATCCAAAAATTAACACCCCTTCTGGTTATGAAAAAATAACAGAAACATATAGAAAATTTGGGAATGGTATAGAAATTCACTTCGAAGATAATTCAACACCAATAAAGGCAGCAAATAATCATTTAATGTATTTAAACGATAATTGGATAGATTCAATTGATGTTAAAATAGGAGACGATTTTGGTAATAAAAAAGTTACCAAAATCAATAAATTGGAACCACAAGAATGGATAGATTTTTCGATAGATGCAGACCATGAATCATATTTCCATAATGATATATTACATCACAATTCTGGAAAATCTGTGATAATATATGCGATTATACGATGGTATATTGAACACAATTTAAAATGTTTAATCATTGTCCCGAGTACAATGTTAGTTGACCAGATGTTTGGTGATTTTAAAGATTATTCTTCCCATAATGGTTGGAATGTAGATAAACATTGTAATAAGATTTATTCTGGTCATAAATGTCATCTTGATTTAGATTGCGCTATTTCTACATGGCAAACTTTACAGAACATAAAACATCAATTACAATTCTTTGAAAATTTGGATGTTTTAATAGGCGACGAATCACATCTATACAAAGCTGCTGTTGTAACAAAATTACTAAACAATATGCCAAACACTTCCATCAGAATAGGAACGACTGGTACATTAGATGGAAAACAAATCTCCGAATTACAATTAACGGGTTTATTTGGTAAAGTGTACAAGGTCATTACGACCAAAGAACTAATGGATGAGAATAGTGTTACTACATTAGACATTTCATGTATCCTGTTGAATTATGATTCAGATACAAAGAAGTTATTGACCAAAACCGAATATCAGAAGGAAATTGATTGGTTGGTCCAAAATGATAAACGTAACAAATTTATTGTTAATCTAGCTGCGTCTCAACAAGAAACAACTTTGGTGTTATTTCAATATGTTGAGAAACATGGATTACCTCTATACAAAATGTTAAAGGAAAAATGCCCCGACAGAGAGATTCATTATATTTCAGGATCTGTAGATAATTCCAAACGAGATGAAATTAGGAATTCAATGAATACATCATCTCGAATGATTAAGATATGGTTCGGTGAATTATACATATCTGTTGGCGAAAACGAAAATGTGTTATTGAGTAACGGTGATTTAATACAATCAAAATATATCAACGAGAATCATGATATAGATAACAATTGGATTAAATCAAGAAAATTAAACAAACTATGAAAGGAAAACTAAAATGAGTGCATTCGAACAATTTAAACAAACGGTGATGGAAGAATTTGCTGGTCGTATAGACGAAAGTAAAATCATGTTTGCTGTGACTGTTGATGGTGATAAGGTTGACGTGAAATCTAAAGATAAAGATTTCAAAGTTGACGTAAAGGATGTTGAAAATGAAAAAGAAGTTATCGATACGGTCGTTAAATTCTTAGAAAAACAAGGTTATAAAAATGTGAATGGACATCCAAATACATCTGAAAAAGGTGGAGTCGTTGGTGTCATCCACGTAGAGAAATAAATTAGAATCCCATCCGCTGAAAAGTTGATGGGATTTTTATTGGATAAAATTTTTATATCTTAAGATGAAATTCAAAGTATAATAAACATTCATTTTATACAGGAGAAATATATGAATAACTATGTAGGATTCTATAAAACTAAAAAAGAACGTTATGATTTAGAAACATATTGTATTGATGAAAATTGGCATCTGTTTGATTATATTGAACAAGATAATGAAGGTGTTATCGTTGCTCCGATGCGGTTGGAAGAAATTGATTATAAATTCCTTGAGATGGTATTTAAACGTAATGATATGAAATATCATGTTGATGGATATGTAAAATTCAGCATTGAACTCATCGAGGAATGGGAAGAATTTAAGAAAGATGAATTCTGTTATAATTATTCAACAGAAGACCATGAACGTAATAGGAAACTCCTTGATGAATATAACAAACAAGGTTATAATGTATATCTAACAAGCGAATAAGGAACAAAATTATGATTGAACATTTAAAAACAATTGAACAACAATATCAAGTATTAACTGAATTAGAACATATCAGAAAACGTGTTGGTATGTATGCAGGTAGTCCTGTATTAGAAGAACATGAAGAATTCATCTATTCTATCCAAAACAATAAAATGGAATTACAAACCATTTCTTATATTCCAGCATTGATTAAGATTATCTCGGAAGGAATTGACAACGTAGTTGATGAACATAACAGAAATCCAAAAAAGATTAACGAATTGAAATTATCAATTAAAGATAATGAAATCATTATTTCTGATAATGGCGGTATTCCTGTACAAATTCATGCAGATTTCGGTAAATATGTTCCTGAAATTATATTTGGTACATTACGTTCTGGTTCTAATTATTCAGATGATGATGCTCAATCCCTGATAGGAACAAATGGATTAGGAGCGAAATTAATTTCTGTTCTAAGTGAATACTTTATTGTTGAGACATCTGATGGTTCTAATTATTTCCATCAAGAATATAAAAATGGAATGTCAGAACGTTCTGAACCCGTTATCACTAAATCAAAGAAACATTTTACAACATTAACATTTAAACCAGATTTAGAATATTTTGGTTTGGAATCATTTGATGAACATCATACATTAAAAATCATTAGACGATTGGTTGATGTTGCCGCCAATAATCCTTTATTGAAGGTGTATTTCAATGATGAAAAATTCAATGTATCTGCGTTCGATGATTACATTTCATTATATTCAGAAAGTTATGTATATGATTCAACTGATGATTGGAAAATTGGTTTGTCTGCGTCTTCTGGTTTCAATCAGACCAGTTTTGTTAATAGTGTAGAAACGTATATGGGTGGAACTCATGTTAATTACGTTGTAAATCAGATTACAGAGAAACTCAGAGCTTACGTCAAAAAGAAACATAAGATTGATATTAAACCATCTGATATCAAAAGTCATTTACATGTATTTGTTTCATGTAAAATCAATCGACCAAAGTTTTCCAGTCAGACCAAAGAAAACATGATTAGCACTATAACAGATTTTGGTTCATCATGGTCTTGTTCAGATAAATTCATCAATAAGATTATTACATTGGAAGTTGTACAATCAATTTTGGATTGGGCGGAAGCAAAGGAAAATGCTCTAAAGAATGCAGAATTACGCAAATTGAATAAATCTGTTGACAAATTGAATCCGGCAAGAGTGGACAAGTTTGAAGACGCTAATGAGAAGAAAGATAGAAGTAAGTGTACAATTTTCCTTACAGAGGGTAACTCGGCAATGGGGGCGATAATGTCTGCCAGAGACCCTGAATTACATGGAGCTTTTGCGCTTAAAGGTAAACCATTAAATGTGACGGATATTGATGCCAAAAAGTTAATGGAAAATAATGAATTCAAAAGTATTCTAACAATCATGGGGTTGAAACTGGGTGAACAAGTCACACCAATGACTCCATTACGTTTTGGTAAAATCTGTTTTCTAACGGATGCGGATTGTATTACAGAAGAACATTATGTGTTGACAGAATCTGGCGAAAAACTTATCTCAGATGTTAATCCGTTAGAAGATAAAGTGTTGACGCATTTGAATCAATATGCAGTAGTGGAATATGTTAACATTAAATCAACAGATGTTGTAATCAGAATCACTTCTGGTAATGATATTGTTGAAGGTACACCTGAACATAAACATGTAATCTTTAGAGATGGTTGGGATCTTCCAAAAAAATATATGTTGAAAGAAATTCTACCAACGGATATGATAATCAAATATATTGATGGACAACAAATCAATCATCCCATTGATTCTATTGAAACTATCGAAAAAACTATAACAACATATGATTTAACAGTTAAAGGTCATCATACATTTTATGTTAGACATAAAGATTCTGAAAATTATATCTTAACGCATAATTGTGATGGTTCTCATATCATTGGTCTGTTAATTAACATGTTTCATTCATTCTGGCCTGAATTGTTTGAATTAGGATATATCTACAGATTCAGAACCCCATTGATTAAAGTCAATGTTGGTAAAGACGTATTAGAATTCTATGATGAAAAAGAGTTTGATGAATGGAAATCCAAGAACACAAAAAAGTTCACATCAAAATACTTCAAAGGATTAGGTACATCCACGGCAAAGGATTTCAAAGGATACCTAGCTAATTCCGATAAGAATATGGTACAATATACAATTGATGACATTAAAGATTCAGATTCAATTAAATTGGCATTCTCCAAGAATTCAGATTCAGCTGATTTACGCAAACAATGGTTAAACATCGAAGGTTAAAATATGAAAGTACAAGAATTTTTCAATAATGAATTCATCCATTTCTCAATTTATGATTGTCAACGTTCTATTCCATCAGTCATCGATGGATTTAAGATTTCACAGAGAAAATGTATATATGGATTGATTAAACGAGGTGAGAATGCAGGTGAAGCAAAAGTGGCACAACTATCTGGTTCCATTGCATCAGTTTCTAATTATCATCACGGAGAAGACAGCCTTAACACAACTCTGGTTGGCATGGCAAGAAACTATGCTGGATCAAACAATCTTAATTACTTGATTCCATCTGGTCAATTTGGTAGTAGATTGGATAAAGAATCCGCTGCCCCAAGATATATCTTCACTGAATTTTCACCAGACTTCAGGAAGATATTCAAGAAAGATGATGACATCATCTTAGAATATCTAATGGATGATGGTGAACAAATTGAACCAAAATTCTATGTTCCAATTTTACCAAATGTGTTAATCAACGGAGCAACGGGTGTTGGTACGGGATTTGCTTCAACTATCCTGAATTACAATCCAGAATATCTCAGAAAAAACATCTTATCGTTATTGGATACCAAATTTACATCTGTTGAATTATTACCATGGTATAGAGGATTCAAAGGACAGATTGTAAAAGATGAATCAAAGTTCATTGTAACAGGATGTTATGAAATCGTTGCTCCAAATAAGATTCATATAACAGAATTACCAATTGGTGTGTTCAATGACGGATATAAGAAAGTCTTGTTCAAATTACAGGATGACGGATTCATCAAAGATTTCAAAAATACATCAACCGAAGAATCGTTCGATTTCCTTATTACAACAGTCAAACCGATTGACAAATTAACGCATGAAGAGATTGTAAAGAAATTCAAATTGGAAACCTCTCAATCACAGAATCTTACATTATGGGATGAAAATGGTAAGATTAAAGTATTTGAGAATGTCAATCAGATTGTCAAACATTTTGTTGATTTCAGATTACAGAAATACGATGAACGACGTATCAAACAATTAGAATTATTGACCGCTGATTTGAATTGGTCTATTGAGAAACAACGATTCATCCAATTCTATATTGAGAATTCTAAGATGTTCTCAAGTAAATCCAAGAAGGAATTGGAATCAATGTTGATGTTTGAAGGGTTCGAGTTTGTTGATAGATTGATGGATATTCGTATCTACAATTTAACAAAGGATGATATTGACAAATTGAATACAAGTATCGATAAATTGAATAAGGAAATCGCAGGATTGAATAAGATGACTGCTGTTAAGATGTATATTAAAGAATTAGAGGAATTGAAACTTTAATGGACAATCGTAATTATTTGTATAAGACAATAGAAGAATGTCAAGAAATTAGGAGTGATGCTATTGAATATCATAAGTTGAAGAAAGGAATCTTCAGAGGATATTGGAAATGTTATTATTGTTACAATACTATACATGAAGATAGGTTCAACGGTTTTATATAAATAAAATTAGAAAGGTCTATCGACGTAATGAGAAATCGTTATAATAGATCTTAGATAAACTACTAAATAAGATTGAATCTTATTTAAAATCATTTCGTCTTAATTGACGCACAACAAAAGGAAACAAAACATGAGTACATTTAAAGAATTCCAAGCATTGGTTATGGAAGAATTCTCATCAGTTAATGAAGCATTAGAAAACGGTAAATGGAAAGCAGGTAAATGGGTCGAAGATTTATCTATGATAGATAATTCTAAACGTAAAAAAAATTGAAGTTGAAAAAGAAAAATACACCATCCATATCAAATTGGATAATGGCGAAATCACAAAACAAAAGGTTACAATTCCGTTCGGGACTTCTGTTGCAGATAAAGCGAATTCTATTTTCCAAACAATTAAACACAATGCCGAAACATGGGGTGCCCCTGCTCCAGTAGAAATTTTAAAAATTGTTTAATAAAAACAATCGTATTGTTTTAGAATCCCATCCGCTGAAAAGTTGATGGGATTTTTATTGCGTAAAATATACATTCTAAATGATTCTTAAAACATCCATTATTTGTCCGTTAATCCATCTTAATGATATATGTCAATCAACTCTACAGGACTATTTGAATCCATCTTAAAACAACAAATAATTGGACAGGATTTAATGTTAACATCGAATCAATAAATTCACTGTATCGAGAACATCTTAAAGATTCATTATCGCTATTCTAGACATCGAGTTTGTAAATATCAACATAATAATACTTCTTGACTTTTCCAGCAAATTCCATTATAGTAGACTATGTCGACGTTTCAGTTAGTGTATATTACTACTTGATTATTCTTTTATATTACTACAAGATTCTTTTCGATTTATCTTTCTTTTTATAATTTTTAACATATAATTTTAATCTTTAAACAAACAATGAGGGATTTACAATGACATTATCGGCAGGAACACTTAGAGCAAGACTTGAATACAAACCAGAAGCTGGAGTATTTGTTGGTAGATTAGATAGAGCCCGTAAGGGTACATTTGACAAGAAAGGATATATGGTAATCAATATTGATGGTAAGAAATATCTAGGTCATCGATTGGCATATCTTTACATGAATGGTAAATTTCCTGAACATGAAGTGAGTTTCAAAGATAAGAATACATCAAATTGTAAATGGGATAATCTAATTGAAGTTAATCCAACACAAAGAGCTTTATTATCTAAATCTGATACAAGTTCAAAATCTGGAGTAAAGGGATTGAATTTAGATAAACGAGGGTTCTACGTGGCAAGAGTGACTCTTGATAAGAAACCCATTCAGAAATCATTCAAGTTGGACCAAAAAGATGAAGCTGTTAAATGGTTGGAATCAATCAGAGAATCTATTGGCGTCAATAAAGTGAAATCTAAAACCAACACTGGCGGGTATTATTATGACGTCAATCATAAATGGTTGAAAGATAAAGACAAACCAGTTATATTAAAGTTGACTCCAGTGGTTAAACAAGAACAACCGAAAGTTATAACAAAATTTGAATACGGACTTTCATTGTTATCTAATCTAGTGGAACAGTATTCGTAATCTAAAGAATCCCAGACGTCTTAATTGACTCTGGGATTTTTATTGGATAAAATTTACATAATTGGTTTGTTGAACTGATACAGGAACATCCATTATTTGTCCAATAATCCATCCTAGTGGAATCTTTGTATAATACGTCAATCAACTCTACAGGATACATTGAATCCATCTTAAATCAACAATATGGGCGTTTTAAATTGAACATAATCGTCGAAACTGTAAATTCAACATATCGAAAGAGACATCGAGTATTCTTAAGATGAAATAATGTATCGAGTCTGTAAATTACAATCATCGAGAAACTCCTTTCGAAATCGATAAAAAGACAGTATACTAGACTATGTCGACGGTTTGAGTTAGTTCTATAGATTCAATTAAGTTTTCTTTTATATTACTTCAAGACTCTTTACATAATATATTAGAAATGATATACTTCCACTTTATCTTCATCCAAACCGTCATTAATATATCCTACAGGTAACATTTGTTGGTCGATATAATCCATCTGTTGATTATACAATTCCTTTCTAATGTCGACATCTCCCATATCCTTGATAAACGACGTTGAACATAACCAAGCAAATATAACACAACACATCACTAGATCGTCATGATTAGGTGGATCCGCAGAGTAACTACCTTGTCTTTCGATAAACACAGAAAACTCCTGTATAATATCAGGATCGAATATCAACAACTTAGATTCCTCAATCAACGACTTCAATGTCATACATCCAATTCGTTTAATCTTCTTATCCATATTCAATCCCACTTCCATTGTTCCTGAAAATGATTCACATGGTATCTGTCCCTTTGGTGTCTTCTTAATGGAAATCAAATTCTCGTATTCCAAATCATCCTGAAGTATCTGTGCCACCTCCTTCGAACAATTTATCTCCACCAAAATGAATGCCTCGTTATACTCCATACCTATTTTATACAGGATATTTGGATATAACATAGGGCTAATCTTATTATCTCTATACTTACCTACAATCTTATACGGGAAATTCGTCACATCGAAAATAACGGCTGATGAATAATCCCCACCAACACCCTTCGATGTATCCGCCGATATAATATACTGATGCCCTTCAATAGGTGCTTCCTGTATATCTAATCCATCTCTTGAATAAATGTATGGAATCGGTGACATCGATGAAATAGATGATGAATTTATAAGTGTGGCAGATGAACCTAAGAATTCACATAACACCTCTTGATTGAATTTAATCTCACCTAATATCTTTAACTGTTCATCTGCCCAAGTTGGATCTCGTTCTGGATGTTCGCTCCAATGTACAGTGAATGGTACAAATCCGTTAGTTCCTTGTTGAGCATCATTCCAATATTTCCAAAAATGATTGTATCCTAACGGAGTTGACGTCAATACAACTTTTGTTTCTTTACCAGAGGAAATAGTAGGATACACAGAAGCGAAGAATGCGTCGGCGACGGCATTAGGAATAATTGCCGCTTCGTCCACGTATAAGAAATTACAATTATGTGAAATTACTCCATTAGAATAATAACAATGGACATCTTCAACAGTGTCTATATCGTAAACAGTTTCTGGTGTAATCTCAACAATAGATGAAATGATTTTATCCGATAGAATATCATTTACATTTAAATCTTCGCATCTAATCCATTCTCCATTTATTTTAAATCTATGATCCAGTGTTGAATTGATATGAATGTCATCTGTAAATTTTAATTGTAATAATCGTTCCGGCGTTCCTTGATTCAAAACTCCTTTAAAAGATTTGAAACCATAAGGAGTTTTGATTTTGAACGATTCTTTATATGAATTGTATAATTCCTCTATAGAAATATCAAAAACATAATCCCCGTCCAAAATGGTAACAATGGTTTCTCCTGTTACACAAGACTTACCCCTGATTCCAGATGCAGAAGTTGCGGCAGTGAATATCTTAGAACCATTTTCTAAATGCATATCACCTTTGTTCAAGGATAGTACACCGTGTTGTAACCATTTCGGTAAAGATTCATACATTAATTGTATACGACTTAGTACCTCTCTAGCAGCCGCGGCTTTATTTGCTAAAATGGCGGTAGTCTTATGGTTATTGAATAATGTGTAATGTAATATGTATGCTGAAGTTACCGTAGTTTTTCCGAGCTGGCGCCCAATTAATGCTAAAACCTTGCGTTCACTGTGGAGTAAGCGAACATAATCCTTTTGAAACGGATACATTTCAAAATTCACTAATCCCCTATCCAATGAAACAACTTTACAGTATGTAACAATAAAATAACAAGGATCTTGTTTGCATTTAATGTATTCTTCTATTTGTTCTTGAGTGAAATCAACTTTATATCCAGTTGGTTTTAAATTTTCATTACCATTATAACCAAGTAATTTATTATCTGCCATGTTTAATTCCTTTTAAACATAATATCGAATGAAGTATAAACATGTTCTGGATTTTCTACATATCCATTAACATCTTCCATGAGTGTGTCCAAATCAATGTCATTTAAAACTTCTGTCCAACCAAATTCACCATAATCGTCTTTTTTAATGTAATTCTTATACTTACGTTTTAATAACTGTTCGGTTTGGAATGCATGATTTATATTTTCCATCTTCTGAAACATAATTGTATTGCATGTATTCAATAAATGTAATGGATATCTATGATGTAATTTTGTTTTAAATGTAATACCAATTTTAATTTTATCGTCAAATTGTATAACATAAAAATATCCATCTTCGGTTAATTCTTTACTCCATAACGATCTAAAATTGACTTTGGATGTTTTTATTTTAGATCTAGATTGATATAATTCATTTGCTAATTCAACATCACCATTAGTTTTATTAAGAGCCCAATCAAATGAAGATGAATCTTTTTTTCTATTAGATTCATCAATAAGATCTTGTGTTCTAGCATTCAGAGTATTTTGCCAATTTATTTGTCTTTGTTCCCAAAATGCTTTACCTTCAATTTCTCCATATTTAGAAATACATTTTTCTAATGTAAACTTGCATGTGGTGCTAATTATTTCTAACGCTTCCTCTTCGGAACGACCTCTACTCGTGTGATACTCAATGGTGTTGAATATGTTATTATTTTCACGTTTTGTGTCACTAGCAGTTTTAAACAATTCCTGTATATGATTTTCTACATAGTCGTCAGGTAATTCTTCATATTTGATAAACTTCTTAGAATAAGGTGATAATCGACCACCGTGTTGATATGCTGGGTTCTTATCACCTTTAATTCTGTTGCATTTAGATACGCAAACTATAGGTCCATATTTCTCTCTGTATTCTAATTGAGATAATCCGTGGGTCTTAGGATGTTCTGCTAGATCTCTGGTTCTGAATCCACAGACCCCGCATTCAACATATTCGTCCTTGTCCATATCGTCTGGAAATTTAATTCTACTACGTTCAATTGTAGTTTTCCATCTAGCATTAAATGCTGATATTTTTTTACATTTATCGGAACATAATGTGTTCAATCTATTATTGGGAATGAATGGAGTTTCGCAAACCTTACATGTAATTTCTTTAAACATAAATTCAAATTATCTTTTATTGTTAATGATGAAATTACATATAATAAATTTACTGTCACCCTTGAATACCTATAATTCACTTACCATCAACATAAGTTTTATATTCATCAACAAGAAAAGCGATAGCTTCTTTACCTTTAACAGATTTAAAGAAGATGGGAATATGAGAAGCAATAACAGGATCCGATAACCATTTCATTTGGTCAGGCGTTAGAACAGAAGCAGCAAAGTCATTTATTTGTTTTTCAAGTTCAGACATTGGTGGAGCAACGGGAGTTTGTTCTTGTGGTTTGACTTGAGTATTTAATAATTTTTGGATTTCATCTTGGACAGTTTTCTGGATGATTTCTTGATAATTTACAGGAGGTTGTTGAGGTGGATAATTGCCGTAGGGTGGTTGTAATGGCATTGATTGATGTTGTTTTAGAATATCCAATTGTTGTTGTAAAGAATCCAAATTTAACGTAGGCGGATTGTACATAATATAATGTCCTGTATGAAATAAAATTATTTACATGAAAATTTAGGCATTAAAAAAAGGAACTACTAGAGTCCCTTTGGTAACGACATTAAACCGTATCTGGATTTCGATACAATTGATTCATTGTCTTGAGAAATAAATGGGTCAATTAAACAGCGACTTGACCTAATGAGTTTCCCGTCATTCTTCCAGTGTTGACAACAGTTTGCGTCTGTGTTTGGATATGAGCTAAAGCAGCAGCTAATCCACTTGAGATATTGGCAATTTGTTGTTGTTGAGATTGTTGAGCAAGAGCATTTGCTACGGCAGTTGCATTGTTATTATTGTTGATAATAATATCATGAGATGCTCTATCATGTCTACGATCGTTTAACGCTTCCGCTAATTTGTTTTCTGCAACAACGATCTGACGATTCAAATCTGCTGTGTTGATGTTAGAAATCATATCGCGGGTTCTATCACCGTCGGTTGTAATCGCTTGTAATGTTCTGTAAGCAGATTCTAATCCAGTAACTTCAGCACGATGAGTTGCATTCAAGTTGGCAACGTTCATTGCATTTAATGAATCACCTAACTGATGAATACCAGAATTGATATCAGAAGCCAATGCATTCATGTTGGTATTAATACCAGCAGCCAAAGATGCTTGACCGTTCATGATATTGGTGTGACCTGCTGCATTATTGATTGTTGAATCCATAATGTTTTTAGTCAATACCGTTTGACCTTGAAGTGTAGCTACAGTTTGACCCAAATTCGCTGAAGCAACAGCAGCTTGCGTTTGTCCTGCGGCTTGAGAGACATCTCTAGAAGTGCGATTTACATCTTGAGTTAGAATCTGAGTGGCAGACGCTAATTGTTGTTGATTCATTGCTTGTAAAACATCAGCGTTGCGATTGATACCAACAGCTTCGGCTCCGAGTGCACCTGCTCCAGTTAATCTTGGTAACAAAGAACCTAAAAGAACAGCACCTAAAGTACCACCGCCGAACATTCCGTCGTTAGAACCAGTTTGGATGGGTAAGATTGTAGAAGCAACATCAGCCATTTTTATTCTCCTAGAAGGATTAAAATGAGTTCCATATGAAATAGAACTCGAAGATTTGTAGATTTTACTCTACATTATTATTTATAAAAATGTGTTCTTTAAACAGATTCTGGACAATATAGATATTGAATCAATACCTTTTTATTATCCCATTCGCCGTCGATATCCGATAAGATGAATGTTTTACCTTCTTCATCAGATTTATCAAGTTCAACTTCTGCGTCTTCTACAATCATTTCACCTTCAACAATTTCAATACAACGAACCAATCCATAATTCAAGATACCATCTTCGCCATTGATTGGAGCATATGTCAATTTAATTTTATCATCCGAAACCAACACTCGTTCTTTCTTTGGTTTAGAACCACCTTTCGTGGCAACTAAATCTGAATATTCTTTCATGGTTTTTTCTAATTCAGAATCTGATTTAATTTTAGATGTATTTGATTCTTCCAACAAATTCATCAATTCATTATAAGATTCAATTCGTTCGGATTTTTCTAACGAGATACCAGATGTAGCTGCAGTGGATAACGATACAATCGTACCATTCAAATTAGAATCATTCTTTTTGAAATCCTCCAAAATCTTAGTGAGTGCTTCCAATGCCAATGGATCCGAATTAGACAGAATACTATTAATTTGAGTTTGTAACGCAGAATCACCCGCAACCCTTTCCAATTTCTCCGACGCATCCGCATTTGTTCTTGCTTCAATTTCATCTGAAATGGTAGTTAAAATTTCATCTTCAACATTGATTGCTCTAGTTGATTCCTCTACAATATTCTTTGATAATTGAATATCTGAATCAGAACGTAAATTAGATTCTTCATGGATGATTGATTTAACTTCATCGAATTTAGAATGTAATTTGTGAATGTTATTTGCATGATACTTGATTTTCATTTGTTTCTCCGCATGAATGGCGTTAGAAATTGTACAGGTTCTAACTTCCTGACATATTGTGACAGTTTAAACCTTTCATGTATTTGTTAAGGAGAATGTATCCAAAAATCTTCGGATAAATTATCTGGAACATCTGCTGGTATTAAAGCGGATGCTCTGTAACGTTCTTGTTGTAATGGTAAATTAACATTAACGTGTTTAATGATTTCAGATGTTTTAATTGAACCAAATAGATCCACTTTTAATGTAAATGAAAATGTATGAATGATTTCGCGTCGAGTTTGGAAATCCCCTTCATAATTATCATCAACTGTAACAGAATTCAATACAATAGGTACATCCTTTACAATATTCATTTCTGGAACAGCATTAATTGATATTGTATAATTTGGAGCAAACATTGGTAATATCTTTTCCATTACAATTAGACCGTCTTCGATTGTCTTTGTAATAAGATACAATGAAACATCTATATTATATGGAACACCAGAATACTGTGTATTTGAACTATGTGTATTAGATACACCTAATCTATTATTCTTATTGACTTTCCTAGAGGAATCGTAAGAGTAATTTGTTATTTCAAATGCGAGTCTGGGTAACGTAATCTGCGTATTATTAGTCTGATTTGGATCTTGTTCCGTTCTAGTGACCCATTTTTCCTTATTGGAATATGCTATAGGAACATTCACTGTCTGAATTAAAGTACCAGATGTATCGTATCGTTCAATCTGAATTCCAGAGAATAATTTACCGAAAGCAGCAATAGTCTTCTTGATGATAGCTGGATAATAATTAGTCTGAAACATTAGAACCCCGAAAATGGATCTAAATCGTTGAACGTAACAGCAGTTCCATGTGTAATCATATTATCGTTATCTCCATACGAATCTGAAACTTCAACGGTGTTGGATGCATCATCAAATGTTTTAAGAGATTCAAATACATCAATTTCTTCAACTCCAGTGGAAAACCGTTCTGAAGCATATTGGAATAATTCAACAGATAATTTATAAACGTACAATTTACCTAATTGATAGAATGGATCCTGATGATTTACAAATTTAATTTCAAACAATCCATTGGTCAACGGGAAATAGATTAAATCACCTTCTGCTGGTCTATTTGGTAAAATAGATTGTCCGTATCTACCAACTAGATTTCTCCATTCTTTTCTTGCGATGACCAATGTAGCTGTTTGTTCTATCGATAATCCAAATTTTGATTGAATATAACTTGAACTCTCAAATCCATCTATACTTTCAAAATATGTTACCACAGGATATGAATTTTTAAATTCCGAAAGTCTATCTTCACCCAGTAAATCATCTTTGGCAACCAACGATCTTGGGATATAATACATGTCTAATCCATAAATGTTGATAGATTCGATAATTATATCTTCCAAGATATCCTGTTCAGGCGCTGTTCCCATCGTAAAATATGGATTTCTTGGCATTGTAACTCCTTGATTATCCAATAAATAATGCGGCGGGAGCTTGCTCATCCACTAATTGTTGTTCTAATTCTTTCTGTTCAGAATAAGCTGTATCGTAAATACCTTGACCGTCAATGGACACTCCGCCTGGTAATAACATATTACTGAATTTCGCTAGGTTAGAACCCCATTGTTTCTTAAACAAAGCTGTTGTATATAATTTCAACCATGGATCGTTGAACATTCTCGTTTCAATTTCAGGATCTATCAATTGGTATCCATCGATTACAATCCAAGATCCAACCGTTAATTTAGTCCAATTAGTATCCAAATACAATTTACCATTATTCTTATTGAATCTAATCATAATCTGACCAGCAAGTACGTGGTCGATTAATTGTAAATGATTCATGGTAATCTGATAATCTGAAAGAGATGCAGTTTGTAAATTGGCAATAATATCCAAACGATATTGTGTCTCAAAATTCAGTAATTGGTCTCTTGATGTATAATTGAATGAGAAGATTCTGGTTACACCTCTTACATCATACGGAAGATTGATATATTTTTGGTCGTAATCTTCTTGTGTAATCTGATGTTTAAGATACATCCTCTCAAGACCATCATAATGATACATAGAATAATACTGTAATGCCTCATCAATCCTGTCTTCTAACTGGGAATCATCCACATTAATTTCAATTACAGGAGACCCTAACGTTCTAAGGCAATATTGTTTTAATTGTTCTCTTGATTGAATCATTTTTTAACCACACTAGATTTAATCCAAGCAACTGCCATTGTAATCGCTAGATTCACAATATAATTGGCAATACCCTCGAAAATGAATTTAACATCTTCCGAGACTTGTTGATGTTTCTCTTGATTAGATAAATCTCTTGATTCCATATGCTGGACAAACATCTTAACATCAGACCATAATTGTTTATCTAATAAAATCTTTGCGGTAAATTCAATTGCCATTGTTTTTAATTTCATGTTTGTTCCTTACAGTTAATCCCGATAATCGCTCCTTCTATAGATCTAAACTCTTGATTTGGTTGTAGATCTATAGAAGGATTACAATTGTAGGAACATCCTGTTAATATTATAATTAACAGGAAAATTCTTATCATTTAGAAAAACCTTCGATCTTTGATTCAGGTGAACCTTCTGCAGTAAATACAGCTAGAATACCAAACATCATTGTCGCTACATTCATCCAATCATTGTATGTTTCTTCTTGTACATGGAATGTTGTCAATAAGAACATAATGGCAATATGCGATGACGGTTCTTTTAAACGATTGAAAATATATAATAATTTTCCCATGTTATAATCTCACATTTATTAAAATCCAAGTTCCAACATCAACTCTGGCACCGAATGTGGACAAGATCCAATCATAGAGAAATCTGTGTCAATAGATCCAGAATCCTTTCTTGTATAGTATTCTGACCAAATCGATTTAATCCAATTCTGAACGACAATGGATTTTGGTAATGATTGAATACAACCCATGGTAATCAAACCAATAGCGGATCCAGAGATAAATCGTTGTTCATAATCATGAGCAGATTGCCATAATGATTGAATTCGATTTGAATCCTTTTGTTCTAGATCCTTTGTTTTTCTTTCTTGGGATAAAGTTAATGATTCGCCAGTTAAACCTTCAACGATCCATGTTTGTTCATAGATACCCTTGGATGTTTTAATTGGAGTTGTTTCCAAACAGGATTGCGAGTATTCATCGAAATCTGGTCTAGGGGTATCGAACACTGGTTGAAAATCGTATTGTTGGTAAAATTCCGTTGGAATGGAAATCGGAAAACTGACATTTGGATGTCTTGATTTGAATTCATCAACAGAAATCATTTCCAATGTTTTTGTATTGAATAATTTCATTTGGTTTTTCCTTATATGTTTCAATTATTTATTAAGCAAAGATAAATGTAACCATTAACATTGATGTTAGTATCTGTACCAATAATGTTGATTTATACTCATGAGTAAGCTAATCCAATATAAACATTACCAGTTACATTTAAATTGGTCGATGCGTTTTGGTTGATTGTAAAACCTACATTCAAAGGATCTATTGAATCATCAGTTGTAACTTCCACCTCACTTGTATTAAGAGATAAATGATGATCGTTGGCAGAAACAATACCTCTAGTGCTATCAAATATAAAAATATCCTGAGATTGTCCGACAGTTGTTCTAATAATCATCACGAATCTTGCACCAGTTGTGAATCCACAATTAATGTCTTGCGAAGAACCATTTCCGGTATAAGTGAACACTTTAGAAACGCCAATTAATGAAGCCCACATATAACATACATAATTTGCCGAATTACCGTTTGTATTAGAAGAATTTCCAAACGAAAATGCGGTTTTTGATGGATATGTTTGATTCCATAAAGTTGAATCTACCAATTTACCCGTAGGTGATGGACACGTTATATATTCATTATTATTTAATAATGATGAACCAAAAGACCATCCAGTCGCAGAATTTCTGGATTTAACTAACCACAATTCCGGATTAGAACCTAAATCATGAGGTTCCGTTTTACTTACACCAGTTCCAGTGTAACATAGAATTGAGAATACTCCAGGCGCTCGTTTGAAGAAGTGGTTAATAAAAAGATCTGTATTGTTATTCATAGATCTATAATATATGTCAGTTCCAGTTTTATACCCATCCATTTCGAAACTCACTATCATTTTTTGCCCCAATGATCCTTCGTCAGTTTTTTCAGTTTCGATTGATTCGGAATATAAAAAAACATCTTGTCCTCTCAATTTATCGTGCCAAGTTGGCCTCCTTGCCGTCATAAGTGCTGAACTCGTCGAACGATGTATAATTAAATCAGGCGCAAACCCAACTCCAGTTACAGTAGTAAGCGCACCAGTTCCAGTTCTCGCAATCGCATTATAAACTGCCGCGCCTGTTGTGGGCGGTTTGTTTGGTCGGCGGATTGCCATGTAGATGTAGGTTGCGGAACTACCCGAAGATACATTAAATCCTGTACTAGTGGGTAAAGTTTGTCCAGATCCATTACTCTCCGCGTTGGACAAGTTCGGCGATAATATTGAGTTAGATGAGTGCGATAATCCTCGCATGGAGTCGAGGATTATCCAATCCTCTGTATAATTGCGCTTAACCATCAAATACTGAGGTTCCCATCCTAAATTCACCGTAGCTTTACCACTCGCATCAGTTGTATAAATACCACATTGAATAATCCCATCCGTACTTGTATCGTGTGCGAATATGTAAGCAATGTATGAAACGCCATTAGTATTAGCCACGCCTGTAACTGTGAATGTTGAATTTGTCGCACCCGTAACAATTGTGTGACCACCCGTTTGTACCGCCGGTGTATTTAAAATCAAATCGCCTGTTGCGCTTCGATGGTAGGTATTCCAGTCACCAGTTGTCGAGGTCGATTTAGTCATCACCATACCAGGAGTAATACCCAAATTATGCGTTATCTGACGGTTGGATGTTCCGTCCCCATTGTATATTACGATGTCGAAGAATTTTGGAGCTTTGCGGAATGTCCATGAAACAAAGGATCCATCATTCTGATTAGTTAATCCACCAGAAACAGAAAATCCATTGTTATAAAACCCAGAAACACCGGAATTATTTGTATTACCGGAATTATTATTTGAACTTAATAAAAAATTTCCACCATAATTTGTGTTACAAAGTGTGTGATTGGATTCGTTATTGCGTTGTTTTATCCAAACCATCCCACCTTTACCAGCGTAATCAATCCCATTATTGATAAATAGTAGTGAACTATTCCCCACGTATGTCGTCGTAGAGAAGACATCGTCCACGTACAATTTATCTTCGGATGCGCACATTAATATATTTTTAGCACTCATTATTTTGAATCCTTACTTAGAACCAATCCTCTCCAAGTTGTACCACCATCACTAGTGAAAAATCCTAGAATATCTACTCCAGAAGTAATCAACGACGGAACAGTTCCTCCAGCCCATTTAATACCCGACCACCAAGTTATAATTGAACTCCCACCATTTGTTAATTCAATAACGAATGAACTCGTGTATCCAGATGTTGCTACATTACTAACAGTAAATGTAGTTGCACCAGAAATAGTTTTAGTGAAGAACGAACCTAAAGATAAATCGATATTGGCAGCAGCAACTGTGGTTTTAACGTCTCTGATACCAGAAAATGTATTGATACCAGAAAATGTATTATTTGATGTGAATAGATTAAACCAACTGTTATCCCCTTTCAAGAACGTACTTGCACTTGGAGTTCCGGTAGAACCCATTCTGGATGGATTGATTGTTCCAGACAATAATGTAGCGGCAATGTTACCAGATGTTACAGTTCCTAATGTCGTTATACTAGCAGATCCAGCAGATGGAGCATAAGATGTCGATGACGTGTAAGCGGCTGTTCCTAATGCACCGCCAGAACCGATGTTTAATGTAGATCCATCTGTTCCAATTAAACCTAACGTGTTAGATACAGTTAATGTTTTTGATGTAGTGCCACCAGCAACTGAGAATCCAGTTGTAAAAGATGAAAATGAAACACCATTAATAGTTTTACCAGTTAATGCTGAAGCAATGTTACTAGAAGCAATTGTTCCTGAAATTAAATTTCCTGGAATGTTACCAGTAGATACAGTTCCTAATGTCGTTATACTAGCAGATCCAGCAGATGGAGCATAAGATGTCGATGACGTGTAAGCGGCTGTTCCTAATGTACCACCAGAACCGATGTTTAATGTAGATCCATCTGTTCCCATTAAACCTAACGTGTTAGATACAGTTAATGCTTTTGATGTATTTCCTCCGGAAACAGAGAATCCGGTTGTAAAAGATGAAAATGAAACACCATTGATAGTTTTACCAGTTAATGCTGAAGCAATGTTACTAGAAGCAATTGTTCCTGAAATTAAATTTCCTGGAATGTTACCAGTAGATACAGTTCCTAATGTAATTATACTAGCAGATCCTGTTGCTGGGGCATAAGATGTCGATGACGTGTAAGCGGCAGTCCCTAATGTACCACCAGAACCGATGTTTAATGTAGATCCATCTGTTCCCATTAAACCTAGCGTGTTAGCTACAGTTAATGCTTTTGATGTATTTCCTCCGGAAACAGAGAATCCGGTTGTAAAAGATGAAAATGAAACACCATTGATAGTTTTACCAGTTAATGCTGATGTGATATTATCAGAAGCAACTGTCCCTAATGTAATGTTTGATGCATTTAAAGAAGTTATACCAGAACCATTACCAAGCAAAATCGAATTCGGAACTCCAATTTTATTTGTATTGCGTAAATAAGACATGATTATTCCTTACGCAGACATTTCTAAAATAGATAAGATTGCGTCCAATGATGATGCTGTGTTTGATTTTAAACGTAATGAATCGCCCGTAATCATAACCAATTTTTGGTCACCACCAACCGGGATTGTAGTTGAACCGACTGGTAATTCTGCGTTCTTAAAAATAAACGTATCAATTACTCCATCAAATAAAGATAGATCTGCGGTGACAGTTGTTCCAGAAGTGTTGGCGATTGTTAAACCGATTACAGTTGTTTTAGTTGAAACAGGAACTGTGTAAGAACCAATAGGGGTTGTTGCTGTTCCTACATTTTTAGATATTTTTCTGTTGAAAACGTTTGCCATAGTTTTATCCCAATGCGATTGCGTAGATTACAGGATCTTGTATATTAAGAGCGATTTGGGCTCCAGCAAGAGTTGTTGCTCCAGTTCCGCCGTTAGCGATACCAACAGTTCCCTCTAATTTATCATTATTCAAATTAGTGAAGTTTTGGTCGATTTCTGCGTTGGTTAATGGAGAACCTTTCACTAATCTGTACGTTAATGAACTCATATGATTTCCTTTTTAATGTTTTGTATGTATTTATTTATCATCGAATTCATAGTTTGTTGATAATCATATTCAACATGGATTTGATGTCAGACATTTCAGATTGTAAATGAGATACATCATTTTTCAATGAATGGACAAGATGTTGATTATCGCGTTCTCTTTTGAATTTAGTCATTTCCTGTAAATTGGAATTGATGATGGCATGTGAATGAGGATCCCTCAATAATGATTCTTCATTTTGTACTTTTAACATATTTCCTTCTATAAAATAAATGGGATGCGTCAAGTATGCATCCCATTTTCAATTTAAGACGTAGCAATCGCTCTTAGGTTTCTCACTCTAGGAACTTTCGCTGGATTATCAGAATACATAACAACTTTGACCGCAAATGATTTAAATGATTCAAATGTTTTATCGCCATATACATAAGAGATATTATCCAATTTGTATTCATCAATGATAAAATCATCATTGTTTCTTGAATAAGATTTTGTTCCAGTTAATGGTAATAGAATGTAATCTTTACCTTTGAAATTAGAATAATCTTCATTTTGAATCAATTTAACATAAACTTCAATTTCAGTACCATATTGTCTATTTACATCCAAGATAACGCGAACGCCGGTTGCATCAAATCCTTCTGACAACGTTACTTTTTTGGTTACATATTTAGATAACGCATCACCATCAGATGGGTCTGTTTCCTGTTTAATTAAATTCATTTTTGGATTTATTAAATTATGGATGAACTTGGTATTGATTTTCTGTTTTTGAATAATAGGTGATACGTTATTATCCGTTGACGACAACACAGTTTTCAATTTATAAGCAGAAGCAGGTTTTGTTCTTGATGACAATAGAACATCTTTGTTATTATCAACTTCATGATAATCAATGAAATTGCCAGTTAATGAAACTGAATACTTAGATGATGTTCCTGGAATAACATTTTCTGGAGAATTCAAATGTACAATATCCGTTTCGAAATTTGTATTGTTTGGTTTCATTTCCAATACAATTTCTTGATTTGTGTTTGTATCAAATTCGCATTTGTATAATCTAAACATCAAATCTTTTAGTTGGTCTGCGTTCCATGTTCTGGCATTTTGTGACATAAAGAAAGAACCAACAGAACCATCTGGATTATTTTCAGAAATGATTTTACCATTCGATACATCAATTTGACCTAATTCGCCAACAAACACTTTATATTCTTTAGAAGAAGACCCGATGATAATAGAGTATTCTCCTGGAGGAATATAAATTGGATCTGAGAACGTAAAGGTCGTTGGAACAGGAGTAATTACACCAACCAAAGATGAAGGAACATTAACAGATGAATTCTGTAATTCAACTCTAGAAAATTCAAGTTTAGAATCCGATTTAGGATACCCATTAACAGTTTTTCTTAATTCAATCCATACAGGAATATTGGTATCAGATGGTTTAGAGTAAAAGAAAATATCCGTTTTACTCAAAAACAAACCATTTGGGTAATCATCTGGCGACACATAAAACGTTTGAGCAACTGGATCCAATGAGAATGGTTTACCAATATCAGATTTAAATGAACCCGTTGTCGTTTTTCCATCATCCAATGTAGCAGTCAATTTAATGTCAAAATCTCCATGGAATCCTTTAGATAAAGTGATTACACCTTGACGGAAATCCCCATTGAATGACGTTACATCTAATGTAGCAGTACCTCTTGATACAACATTACCCGCAGAAGGAACATCAACAGATAAAGAAACAGAACCCGTGTATTTTTTAGCACCAACAGCCGATCTTGCATCAATATCTAAAACACCAATTGTATATGGAATATGATATTCATATTTGTATCCTAATGCCAATGTTTTCTTTTCTGCCGCAGATATATCTGAGAATACGATAATTGGAGCAAAATTCGCAGGTTTATCTTTATTCAATACATTCTCTGAACCCGTTAATTTATTACCAGAACTCGATGGAGATACATTCACTGGAATTGTAATAGAATTAGAAGTGTTTGATTTAACAGAAGAACCATTAACAAACACCGTTATATCAGCACTTTTGCTTATAGAGTAATTTGCATTGAATTTAAGTTTTATGGTGGTAGAATATGTTTTGTTTGCGCCAGATACAGTTCCAACCGTTAATGCAGGAGATGTATTATTTTTATAATCCGTTCCATTAACAAGAACCGAAGTTAAATTAACAACATTATCTCCGATTGTCCAACCAAATGGTATAATAGTACCAGTATCCAAATACGTTGTATCAACTCTAAATGAAATCTCACCTGATGTTTCATATACATCAGTCGTTTGTAATGATGTTATATTGATAGTGGCAGCCGAAGCAGGAGCTTCTTTAATGATAATCGAATTACTAACATCACCAACAGAGAATATGGCAGAAGAAGATGTCGTATTAGATACATTATCATTTACTGCAACAACTGGAACAATATAAGAATCAATAAAATCTTTTCTTAATGTAATCAATTCATTATTGGATGCAGTTGAACAACTAATCAAATTTGGATTGAAAATCAATTTAGAAGAAGTCTCTGTTTTATAAGTGTCCGTCACCTTTACATTGAATTTTTCACCTTCAACAACCTCTGTTATTGGACTACCATTAGATTCAAACGAAATGCTTCTATATGGTACAGATACATTTATGAAATTGGCGGTTGTTGTAGATTTTGTTGATAGAATACTGGCATCAGATGCTCTACCACTAACAGATAATGTCATGACTTCATTTAAAATAATTTTATCCGCTGGAGTGGCATTTTTAAAATAAAATGTTTTAGATGAATTTCCTTTTGGTAATGTATAAGAAACAATCGTTGGTTGGTTCGAAATTAAAGAACCATCCACATTACAAGGGGTTATGTTTGCAGAAGAAACGTTAAATGTTAAATTTAAAATAGATCCATCATTAGAGATGTTTGATGATTTCACTGTTACACTAGCAATAGATTTCAACGATCCATCATTTTGTTTTGTACCAACCGCAGTAGATAACGTATCGCAATCTGAACTTATTTCATAAGAACCTGTTTCAGAAACGCCCAATGAACATTTTCTAACCGTTTTGGTTTCCGTTGAACCTGCATCTTTTGTGTAGAATTTAATATCTTTACTTGTGGATACAATGTAACCGGCAGTTATTTTGTAATAGAAATCAAATCTTCTTTCACCATTAACATCTTTGTAATTTTGTAATTTTACGTATCCACTTGGTAAAACAGTTAAAGTGTTTTGGAATGCATCATAATATGTTATTCCAGTTCCAATAGCAGCTGATGTAGCATTATCCCAAATCTTCAATAAGAAATAATCATCAACCATCGTTCCCAGTGTTGTAATACTTCCAGAAGATATTTTATCTTGGATAGTGTCTTCTGCATTTATATAGAACCCAGAATCACCTTTAGTGTTTATACTAATACCACCCGTAGTGCTACCATTCGATACACTAATTTTAAAATCTCCAGTTTTACCAGAAATGTTTTTAATGTTAACGGAAGCAACGCCTCTAAAGTTTATTGCTGGTGTTAAATTACCACTGACGTCTATAGATGTTATATTAGTTGTTGAAGCCACTTCTGATGTATTAACATAAAATACATCAATTTTAACATCTGTTGATAAATTCAATGAATTAGAATTGATAATCTTTAATGAATGATTATCTACGTATCTATCAAAATTATTTGGATTAATACTAACCAATCCAGTTGAATATTTTGGAACTGGATTGATTGAATTTGATAATGTATACGATTTCACCCCATTTTTAAATACAACAGATTGAATTTCATTTGAGAAAGCAATGTTTGTGTTATCTGATTTAATTTGAATGATTCTAATATAAAATGTATCATTCGCATTTTTAGAATCTGTATTCAAATTAACGGAAAATCCATTATTGAAATTAGGGACAGAATAATACAATACGTTACTTGTACCAAATTTAGAAACAATGTTTGAATTGGTTGGAGTGACATTTGTTAATGTATTGTAATTACTAGATACAACAAAATTACTTGGAACTACGGTCAATAAAGAATACGGATCGTTTGGTGAAATTAAAACGTAAGTCGTTGTAGTTCCACTAATGTTACTTGACACTTTATAATTTTCAACAACATTATATTTCATCTGAACAGAAGCATTATTTGTAACATCATTACTCAACGTAATCGTATCAACAAAAGATGGAGCATTCTGTAATTTAAGAACACCGACACCGGGAACATAACTTGGTGTATCATCAAAAGATTGTTCATTCTGTAATTTAAGAACACCGACACCGGAAACATAACTTGGTGTATCATTATATGTCGATTTGTAACTAATACATTCTACTTTAATGGGAGCAACCAAAGAAGAACTTGAAACAGGAGTAGAAGTGTTATTCTGAACATAAACAGTTCTTGTTACAAATTTACTGGAATCAAATGAATCTTCAACTGTAATAGGAGATGTTATTCTTACTCCATTAACATCCGTGGACAAATCAACCAAATCAGATGAAATTCTATATTTCAAAGAAGACGTTGCCGTGGCAGAAGATGCTCTAATTTTGATTTCAATTTTCTTAGGTTTATCTGAATCCGTTACGTTGACGACTGTTTGGAATTCTTCTTTTGTTGTTGCATCATAAAATTTAACTACAAACGAAATATCCAATTTCTTTAACGTAATTTCTTGGTCAGTTTTTGTTGCTAATTTAGTTGTACCAGTAGTGTTATCCGTTACAGTCAAAGCTAATTGATGGTCCGTGGATAATCCTGATATAACATTTCTAGCGAAAGTAACTGATGTATTTCCACCAACAGATAATGTAGCAGAACCCGTTAGATTTGAACTAGACAACTTATTCAACGCAACAGAATTATTGACGCTTGATAACACCCAAGAGATATTTCTAGATACATAATTATCTAATGCAGCAATGATGTACGTTACAGTTTCTCCATCATCTAAGATTTTATCATCACATCCAGATTTAGAAATACCGAAAGAGGGTGTTGTCGCATTTACATTTAATGTATCTTCACCATTTGTTAATGGATGTTTAACACCTGCAACAATTCTCAAATTATTTGGAGCAGTTGATTTTAATGTAAATGTCTTAGGAGTTGCCAATGACGTTAAAGTAGCGGATCCAGATAAAATTTGACCATCAGCGAATACAGAAGAACCACTTGTTGCTATCTCGCTTGTTCCATCTAATCCCTCCACTATTGTACCAGAACCACCAACGACCTTCAAATACCAATTTACGATATCCGCTGGATTAACATTGGTTGATGTAAATTTAACTTTGAATGTTTGAGTTGTCGTAGAAGATAATGAAGGTAAATCCACACCACCAGTATTTGTAAATTGAGTACCAACACTTTTCTTTGCTGCTTTTAATAATGTTAAATGTACAGAATTCTTTGTATTACCATTACAATCCGTTACGATATTAAACAATGAATCGTCTAAATTACCAATGTAATTCTTAATGGTTACAGTGAAAGTAGCGACACCAGAACCATCTAGATAAACTGTTGAATTTGATAAACTATACAAACTAGAAACCAAATTTGAAACAGAAACTTTAACTTGTTTTTCAGAATTTGTTTTAGATGCATATGCACTACCATAAGAAGAAGTCAACGTACAAGTTAAAATATCTCCTGATACAATAGTAGACCCTTCAGCAACTTCACTACCAGCGCGTTTTACAGATAATGTAAAGTTCTCTTGAGTTTTATCAACGTACAATAATGTTTGAGCACCACCACCTTTATTGTCATCAGATAATGTCAATCTAATCGTATAAGGTTTATCTAATGTTCCGATTGTCGTGACAGAAACATTTTTGCTTGTTTTTGTGAAATAACCAGCACCACTAGAAACAGAGAACTTACTCGAGTAAGAAGCAATTGGACTAAAACTATTTCCACTCTCACTCACTTCCAATAGATATGGAACTTGTTCTGCAGCATATACAGGAAAATCGTAATAATTTGTGTTTAAAATAAACGATGCAGATTGATTTGGTATAATATGACCAAAAATATCACCAGATGTAGCAACATTAAAGTTTTTCTTTACATATTTACCAACAACCAATGTCTTTTTAGAAATAGAAACACCTAGATCGTCTCCGAAGATGAATTCAAATGAACCATTTTTATCTAAGAAATCACCAACTGAAATTGGGTATTTAATAGATTGAGTTGGAGTTGATGTATTTGTATGGAATGAATCTACGTTCGCTCCAGTTACAATCATTCCATCTTTTTTGACTGTTAATGTGATTACTCTATCTGTTTCGCAATTTGTTGATGTAAATGTCAAATCAATTGTATTGTTTGTATCTACATCAACTTTAATTGGAGACTCAACAGAGTATTCCGTATTAACAGGATTCAATAATTTAATCGATTCTGTTACAACACTACCATAAGAGAATTCTGGGTAATCAATTGCTGGTTTAGATGTATCAGAACCAACTGTAATTGTTAAATTAATCACTCTTTCAGATTGAAAGATTAAATCTTCATGTGGTTTAAGATTTATAACAGCGTCACCTAATGCATCTACAGAAAATGTAAATGAATTCAAATTTGAAATTGGAGTAATTACACTACCAACTGTTACATTTGAAATACCAAATCCAGAAGATGTTCCACCAGTTACATTAATAGAACCTGTATACGTAACCTTTGGATTCCCATTTTGGACATTAAATTTGAACGAAACCAATTCACCTTCTTTAACAATATATGTCGAAGGTAAAACGTTATAAACGGCAGATGGTCTAGTTTTTTTAATTTTGGTCAATGGATTAACGGATACAACTTCATCGGTGATAACTGGAATCGGAGATTCATCTGTATATCGTAACGATTGAGCAATGTTATATGTTGTTTCAGCAGTTGATGATGAATACTGAATACCAGCTGGTGTGTCTGTAAATGTTACATTAAATTTAGATCCCAAGAACATTGCTGGAATATAAATGTATCCTTCATAAGATCCTTTAGAATCAGTGAATTGTTCGGCACTCGATTTTTGACCAGCAACTTGCCACCCTTTTTCTTGTATTTCACCTTCAAAGAAATAATAGATTTTTACATTTGGTAACATTCCAGTTAATTTAACTTTTACTACATTTTCTCTTGTAGTCCCTTGAATCAATTTAACTACATTATATGTTTGACCTTGAACCACTTGATTTTTCTGAGAATTTAATTCCAAGAAATCTTGAGTGTCGGTTATTCCAGTTGTAATATCAGCAGTTTCACCACCAGGTTTCCAAGAGCCAAAAATAGTAACTTTGGTTCTTTCTGTATTTTCATTACCAATCAATAATTGTCTTGCTGTATTTGTGTCTATTGCTTCTTCTTGGAATACAGTGTAATCTGAATCAGGAGTAAGAACAGCGTTACCTTTTGAATTATAAACACTATATGGATTCGCCGATACAGCAGTAGAAGCCATCATTTGTGAATATAAAACTCGTTCCGTGTATGGTAATGTTATTGTATTCTCATGCACACTTGTTGTAATTGGATTATTCGAAGGACTCAATCCACCCGTATCCAATAAGAACCCAGGACGTAATTCATTATTTTCAAAATCAATTGAGAATTTGAAATTTGAATTATCATTAGAAGGAGCTCCAATTAGAACTTCTGGATTTGTTACGTCCGCAATGTTATATCCTTTGAACGAATCAACTAAAAAACCATTGTTGAATAACGGAACACCATTATCATCTGTAAATGTTTTTGTTGATGTTTCCTTTTCAAGTAAAGATAATGAAGTGTAGTATTCAACATTTTCTAAACGTTTATCCAATGTACCAATATCTCTCATGGTATATCGTTTATTTTTGTACAACAATGTTTTTACGTTTGAACTATTGTCTGTGAATGGTTCAAACGTGAATGAACAAATATCCATGACATCTTTACCACTCGAAGGAGTGATTGGAGAATCATAAGAAGGTTGTCCTTTCAATAACGTAAATGTACCATTTTTATCTAATACCAATTTATCAATACGTTGTAGATAATAATCCACATTCACTGTTATGACTTGATTAGATAACGGTAATGTAAATGTATCGAATTCCAAAGAATCTTTACGTTGGACTGGTCTAAAATCAATACAATTTCTCAATTTGTATTCAATACCATATCCATCTGTATATTTTGGTAATGATGGATATGGAACAGCAACGTCGTATGAATTTACATAAATTGGACCATCACCAGAATGTTCAAAATAATCAACAACAATTAAGATATTTTCAGAAACATTAGCATCTTTAATTTTTTTAATGGTTGCATGTAGATAAGAAGAATTAGTTTGACCTTTATCAATAGAATATTTGTATGAAACATCCGTCAATTCTACACCTAAAGTAGTGCCTGTGATGTAATATGCTTTGTTATCTTTAATTACAATAGAATTACTTGGATAATTGTATCCATCAATATAAGTCAATGAATCTCTTGTAATAGGATCCCCTGAATACAAATAGACGCCGACAACTCTGTTAACATCAGACACACCAATAGAATTGTTTAATGCGGACGAACTATATTCAAATGCAATACCATAATCTTTTCTTAGAATTTTCGTTCTTGATGCGTTACCAGAATTATAGATTGTTGTCGTTACACTAACGGTTCCATTGAAAGAAGAATCATTGAAATTCAATTCTGCTGTTGAACTAGAACCAATAGGATTATTAACAGTCAACGTTGAATTTGATGCATCAATAATACTACCAACAGGGAAGTTGGTTTCATTAGATGATGTCAATACGTTGATGATGTAATGTTCATTGATAGAAGAACCAGTTGATGCATCGAAATCTTTATACGCAGAACCAGAAGAAAGAGTACAAACACCATTATATACATTCGCTGAATTGTATGTAATCTTAGAGGTGTATCTTAAATTGTTAATTGATTTAACAGTGATATTTGGAACCTGGAAAACCAATAATTGTTTATTTGTATCTTTAATGGTTTCACTAACTGGTTTCAAATGTGATGTTACATTAGAAGCATTGGTCCATGTAATATCAGAAACATCTTTGAATTTGTATCCTTTGGTATCAACATCATCCAAGAACAATTTGAATACACCTAATGTTGAATAATCAACACCAATACAGATTGCAGTTCCAATGATTCTTGAAGCTGAATCAAAGAATGTTAATTCCGTTCTTTTATTTGCCGTTGGTAAGAATCCAGGCGTAATTAAACTCACTTCGATGTAATTGCCATATTGTGATGATATGATATGGTCATTTTCTGTTGAGAATTCTCTTGATTTATCTAATTCAATGAATGATGTTCTATTCTTATCAACTTCATATCCTTTGATATATGCTTTACCGGCAGAGATTGATAATTGTAATTTATTCTCATCCGCATCATCATAGATTGTTGGTAGTAATCCTTCTACAATATAATTACCTGATTCATCGTATGTTCTTCTGGCGAATTCTTCTGCGATGTTCGAATAGATAGGTTTTCTATTGTCAACAGTTACAACACCATTGCTGATGTGAGATAAATCAATGAAATCTTGACTTGATAATAATTTGTCTTGATATGATTTTGTTTCCAACTTCAACGAAATCATATATCTATCTGCGCCTGGAGCAGCGAAATTGTTTGAACCAAAAGAAGGATCCAATAAAGAAGGATCTTCATCTGATGTAACAATAGATTCAACTGGAGTCAATCCAATTACAGCAGACACACCAATTTTATAGAAATTATTGGTTGCTGTATCTAATTGGATAATCTTTTCTAATGTCAATGATACATTAGATTCAATAGAAGCAACTGTACCAACGTATTTTGATGTGAAAATATCATCACCAACTTTTACGTCAGTTAAGAATGTTGTTTCGATACCTGTTACAACTGTTCCACCTTTTGTGAATGAGATAGAACCATTTAAAAATGTATCGTATTTCTTTACAACAGTAGTTTGAGGTGGACAATAGACGAATGTATTTTTTGTATAGAATACACCTTCATTGATATGGAACAATACCGATTTACCTGGAACTTCCGCTGTTTCCGCTGTATACAATAACACATCAGTTTTTGTGTAAATTCTAATGGTAGAATTTGGATCCAAATCAACATCGCTGAATTTTGTATCACCACCAGAAACTAAGATGGCAAAAATTGTGACGTAATCGGCACCAGAAACTGGAGTTGCGTGTTTAATCAAAAAACTTCTGTTATCAGAAGTTTTGAATGTCATATCAACTAATGATGTTATATCAACTGGTAATGAAGTATTTGTTTTGATTTTGAAATATGTAACAAAATCATAGAAATGTTCACCACCAGATACAACAGAACCGTCTTGGAAGATATGATTGGCAAACTTTGCTGTTTGATTTTTAAGAATTGATTGGATCTGAGAGAATTCTCTTGCTTGGCAAGCTACGCCAGGTTTGAATAGAATTTTATGGAAATTCTTTGTTTCATCAAAATCATCGAAGTATGGAGATACATTGTGATTCATTGTCATTTGTTATTCCTTTAAAAATAATTAAAATTTAATTATTGTTCGTAAATTTATAGATTGTTCGTCTGTCTTGAGGAATGCATCTCTGTTATCAACATACAAAATGTCACCACTCATTCTATCCAAATTTGGTTGTGTTATTGTATCGCAAGAATAGCTTTTTGTTGTATCCAACGATTTCAATACAATTTCTTTGGTCAATTCAAAATTATCCAATGATTGTAATAATAATCCATTATCATCTGATGATATAACTAAGAATCGTTTGCCCGCATGTTCTGGATTATATACATAAAGAATCATATCGTCTGGAAAATCAGAACGATTAAAAGATCCACTAGCCGATGTTCCGTAACAAGTAGATCCGATGGTAGCACTAAATGATTTTCCCGATAAATCGGTTGGTGATTTCATGACACCAAATTGTCTGAAATCATTATTAACCGAAAATCCTTCAACCTTATCTTCCCTAACATTACAGAAGAACATCAATCTGGATGCAACCATTTCTTTAACTGCATTTTTACCATGACCAGAAACAGGAGATACAATAGGTCTAACGATAGCGTTTGTCCCACCACCAGCATCTGTAATAGTCGCAGTTGCGTAAGAATAACCAGAACCTTTATTTGTTATAACAATCTTGGAAATTTGATTACTTGAATTTATTTGTACAATTCCTGTACATCCAGCACCATCTCCTGATATAGTTACAACTGGTTCCGAGTAATTATTACCACCATTTTCTATTTTACAAAATTCTATGCTACCTGGAATTGTGTTTAATTCAACATTAGATTGAAACGATTGTACATCACCTTTATCTAAAGAACAACTAATGGAAGCACCAGTTCCCGCTCCAAAAATATCTAAAATCAAAAAGTTGACATTGATATACCCTTCTCCTGGATTATCAATTCTAACACCCACCAACACCCCACTTTCAATTAATGGAACTAATACAGCACCTGTTCCAGTTTCCGAGTAAGCAGTAATTGTAGTTGTATTAGAATATCCAGAACCACCGTTAATGATAATGATGTTATCAATACCACCATTATTATAGTGTCTAGATGTTATGGCAGTTGTAACGGGAAAGAATGCTTCTGTTAAGAATTTGTTTCTAAGAATCAACGGAATGGTCATGATGAATTTCCATCTATAACCATCTGATGTAACAAATGATTCATAACCTGTATCTAATGGTTCGATTGTTGATTCTTTATTGTTATTATTATCTAAACAAAAATAGACATCATAATGAGAATTTACAACATAGAATTTGGCATTTTCTAATGAAGAAGAACCGGAGTAAGATAAATTGTTTGGTGAATATGAATCGTCATAATGGTCAAAAATTACACCAGAACTCCAATTTACTCTTGGAACAACAAACGATACGTCATTGAAATTGATACGTTTCAACATAATCATATCATTTCTAATTTTGTTTTCATACTTCGGATTGTTGTATGGAGTTTCAACAACAGAAGACCCATTATTTGCGATTGTCTTACCTAGATAATAATAGAATTTCGATGAATTGGTTCTAATTTCTCGTAGGATAGAATCCGCAATAGTATTGTGGAAATTTGATGTAATTGAATATGACATATTATGCTATCGTAATTACCCAAGAAATTGTAATAGAATCACCAGATGCTTTATTGATTACAGGAAATGTCGTTCTGGATAACATATTAGTTGTTGTACCAGTAATATCATTGAATAATCCTGCTTCTGTGATTGCTCCAGCAGAAACACCAGCTCCAAAAGACGCAGTGAACGTAATACTGTTATCCGTGACAGTCGAAGAAGACAAAGCAATTCTTGAACCAATTTGAGTTTGTAATACCAAATCGTTGACTGTCGGGGTATTTGTTCCAGATCCTACAGCCATATGCGAAATAGGTTGAGTGTTGGTAACTAATCTATTGGCAATTAGATTCTTACCGGTTGTTACAACTAAATTTGGAATAAAACGATTGTCGGTGATAATACCTAATTCATTTGTTTTTGTAATGGTCAATGAACCATTTATGGTTGCTGATGAATTGATTTTCATAAATTCCTAGAATGAGTAAATTGTTGTTCCTTCAGAATAATCTGTTAGGAAATAATCTTCAACAGTGTATGATAGAATCCCGTCGTGTAATCTAATTACACCAGATTCAGTTGCATTTATTGTATCAGTTAAAGACTTCGTAATATATGTTGTTATTGTATCTAAATTATTTATTGTGTCTAATAACGGTTTTACAATTTCACTAAATGTTTGGTCATTTAACGTAGACACCAAATCTTGTACAAATAATTTATAATCAAAAATAGCACTATTCACGGATGCCGACATATCTATTTCATTTGTAATAGAATATTCAGAGAACATCGCATATCCGGCCGGATTTAAAATTCTCTTGACGACATCTTTAAATTTATCAATGTTTTCAGATATTTGGATTACATATGAAAACAATTGGTAATAATGATTGTCTTGTAATACAAACGTATCGGAAAGGAATCCGTTTGTTGAAGCGTAATATCCTGGATACCGTTGTAATACACCATCATTAAATTCAACGAATGCTACATCAGCGTCGTCGAATGTTCCTTTATCGGAAGATAGATCGAAATAAGATTCAGCGATTACTTCACCAGCATAATCATCCATTGAGTAATTTACAGAATACCATTGTTTGGTAAATTGTAATTGTTCAATGAATCCATTTGTGGTATCAGATAAATTGGGGAAATCAGATACAATAACTTCATCAAATTTTGAGATAACACTGGTGGAGAAATTAGATTTAAACCCTCTACCAAAATCAAATATCTGAATCTTTTGGATAGCACCCAAATTGTCTGTTCTTATAATTTTAATTTTGGCAAGTTCACCTTCACCACCCTTTACGTTGAAGATTTGACCTTCTTTGAATCCAGCACCAGGTTTCAATAATTTACAAGAAGATAGACAAGGTTGTATATTACATACAGTATTTTCATGAGAAATTAAATCACCAATACTAACATCTGAATAATAAAATGGTTCAAAAAATACTTCGAAACTACCGTTTTGTAAATCTTTTACTCTGGTTACAAACACTTCGAAACTTTTCTGAGGTGTTGTTATTGTTACGTAATTACCAGAAAATGTATTTGGGTCTCCAGACATAACGGAAACGACAACCGATACGGGTTGAATCCATTTACCATCAGAAGGTTTCAGAATCAAATCTTTTGGATACGAGATTGTAATTTCTTTACCAAACATATGTCTGAATAGAATCCTGAATGCTTCTTCCGTACCCTTGGATGAATAGAATTCCTTTAGATGATGCGTAATGAAATGGTCGTCTTTTGTATTGACACTAGGTATAGACGATCCTAATTGATATTTCAAATGTTCAACAAATACATCTAAATTGTCATCCAATGATTTTATGTTATCAAATGTTTTGAATTTAGATTGTTCATTGAATTTGTAATACAATTCCAAGAATGAAATGAATTTAGAATACGTTGGGTACGAAAATTCTGGGAATTGAGATAATAACACGGAAGATAATGGTACATTATGCATATTATCTACTCGAGGTGAATATGTGATTATACACTCCATTATTACCAGACGATGAATCAATAATGGCATTAGTTGTTATGTTTGCTGGTAAAATTTGTAATATACCATTTCTAACACCAACAATATCATTCGATTTTGGTATAATTATCAATTCAAAAGTAGGAGAATTCAATTTAGATATTGACATCCCATCAATATAGATTTTACCAGTTGAATAATTTACGGTTCCTTGATTTAATACAACATAATCTTTATTGCCGTCTTTATCCAATTTATATCTTCTGATGTTTCCTTTGGTATCATCATCTAAGAAATAAACAGTGTCATCTCCAGTCATATAGAATCCAGTTGATTCCACGGAAACGCTTTTATTGTTTATTGGATTACCAATTTCAATGTTATATGGAGTCAATGTATTGAAATATAATGTAACAGGTTTTCTTATTTTTACGGTTGTAATGTTACCAAATACTGAATTATCAATATCATCTAATTGTTTGGATAATTTAGAGAATCTGAAAATTGAATCAAATTGATTTAATTCTTTTGAATTGTAATTTAGGATCTCGTTAAATGCCAATAAAGATATATCGGAAACAGTTCTACTAGTCTTTAATACATCAAAGTAGATTGTCGTATTTACTTCAACATTAACGTAAGAAGGATCCACAAATTCTGGTACAATACCAATAATGTTTTTATTCTTAACGATTTCAGAACGAATGTAATTCTTCTCAGGAGTCGTTAATTTTAAAGATTGTTTTGGTTTGATACAGATAAACACTTTACCATAAACTGGTGGTACATTATCTTCACCACCCCAAACCTTCACAATATCGATATTGGCAAAATTATGTTTAATCAAAATGTTATAATCATCAACTGTAACCGCTCTATTGTTTGAATTTAACAATTTCGGAGCATTGAATTTTATTTCTTCGATAGATTCCGGTTCATCACCGCCAATAGAAGGTTGGACTACATAACAAACCGAAGTTCCTGAAATGATTTGATTATCGAACGAAAAATACTTTACACCATTTGCCGCAGATTTGTTTGTAACAAAGTATTCTAATATAACGATGTTACCATTATCTAAAGAAGTGCCAATTTTATCATTACCAAAATAGACTTCAAATTTGTTGTCGTAAATCTCTTTGATGAAGAACACTCTATCAGTTGATTTGGTGTCAATTATATCGGAAGCTAGATTGAACGTTGTTATCACATCACTTGATGAATTTTCTTTGACGTAAACTTTTAAAGAAGAAAGATCTACGTTTGCGTTTTGTATAATGTATCTTTGATTATCAGAAACAGGTATCGTTTGAATCAACGGGACACCTTCTTTCAGTTCAACATTATTGGTTCGATATTGACCATTAACCAATGGAATGGAAACAGATTGTAAATTATAGAAAGAGAATGTTCTATTGTTGACTGTTCCAGTGAATTGGGAGTATTTGGGTAATGTAATTGTTGCAGGTTGAGAAACTGTATCTTTAATGATTAAATCGACAATCGCAGTTGATGCTCTAGCAGATCTAGGAGTATACCCCAATGAATTAGAGATAGATACAACATTTTGGCGTTTAGATGCCGTATCTAAAAATGATTCATTTAACGCAAAATTTGTATATAACGAATTGTAATGAGTATTATACGCAAGAATGTCTAATAACATAGACATACCAGCACCCTCGAAATTGTAATCTGATACAACAGATTGTCCTTTCAAGAATTGTTTCAAGTTGTCTTTAATGGATTCAAAATCTAAATCAGACACTGTTATTTGTTTATTCATGAATTTACCTCATTCTTTCTAATGATAGATCTAATGTAATTGGAACAGTCGATTCTGTAATATAATACGTTATAGTTATGTTATAATTGTGTTCGATGGAATCGACTGATATATCCATGACATTTGCTCTAGGTTCATAATTCCTTATTACGTCGGAGATTGTTCTTTTAATCAATAGATTAGTGATTAAAGATGGATTATCAAATAATAAATTCATACATTGAGAACCAAGTTTTGAATTAAACGGTCTTTCAAAATTGATTGTTTGGATTAAATGTTTGATAGATGTCGATACAGCATTATTATTAGTCTTGAACATAATATCTGCCGGAGTAGCAAATCTGTATTCCATGTTATTTGAATGAATCGTTCTACCAACTAGATACATGATTACATTTTGTACAATTTGGGTAATATCATCACTTCTAGTTTTCAATCTAACGTAATCCATATTGTTATAGATTACCATTTCGCCTTCTAACGGTTCAAAATATACACTAGAAGGATCGATGCCAATTATGTTATACGGGATGATGGTTCCATCTGGTATATTTTCTGTAATCAAAGTGAAGATGATTTCCGCGCCTTCTTGTATAATATCGGCATTTATGGATAAAGTGTATTTCTCATCTAAATTGTTCAATTTGGTAGAAGAAGTCGATTCTGGTTTAGAGGATATTTCTTTGTCAATTTTATCATACATGGTAACGGATGTTGAGAATAATGCGGTTGCATATAATTCTAATTCAGTGTCCGATATAATTGTTTTAATTTTACCAATAAACGAATTACTAACATAAAGATTATCGTCTATCGTAAGATATCGAGTAAATTCAGTACCAGAACCTATTACAATTGTAGAATGAGTATTATATGAAATAACACCAACGCCCTTATATCTTTCCAAAGAAGATGGATTTGGCATTAAAGTTAAATCTAAATCTTTATATCTTGTCATATGTTTATTCTGTATGTATTGTTTATATTATTTAATGGCATAGTGAAACGTCAATAATAATCCATCTATTATCATCGTTAAATGTTTTTTAATGTTATGTTCAATCAACTCTACAGGATATTCTGAATCCATCTTATATTGGCGAATATCCATGTAGGATTAAATGTTAACATCGAATCAACTATAATCATGTATCGAGGATGTCTTAATATAATCCTTTCGATGTATATTGTATCGAGTTTGATTATTGCAAGTTAAAGATTTCTCTTGACTTTTCGAGGAAATATCGTTATAGTAGACTATGTCGACGTTTCAGTTATTGCCTTTAAGGTCATTTTTATATTCTTTAATGTCTTCTATATTACTTCAAGACTCTTTATCGACAATAATATACTCTATTCTAAACAATAATTCATCATTAAAATCTCTGCGTCTCAGATCCCGATAGAATGTAAAAGTTCTGTTGGGATTTTTATTGGATAAAAATTTACATTATATTCAATTCCATCTTAACATCAAACCATCCATTATTTGTCCAATAATCCACCTTAATGGAATCTTTCCAATATACATCAATCAACTCTACAGGATATAACCATTCCATCTTAAAATCCAAATATGGATTTCTATATTAAACAAGAACATCGAAGTTGTAAATTCAACATATCGAAAGAGTCTTAAAGATGGTGTTCGATAACATTAGACATCGAACTTGTAATAATCATGTATCGAGAAACTCCTTTCGAAATGATAAAAAAGACAGTATACTAGACTATGTCGATGTTTCAGTTATTGCCTTTACTTCAATTTTAATATTCTTCTATATCATTATTAGATTCTTTATAGACATTACTACAAGAACATAATATTGTCTTTATCGAGTAATTATTCATCATAAAATCTCTGCTCCTCAGATCCTGACATGAACTAAACATTATGTCAGGATTTTTATTGGATAAAATTTACATAATCGGTTTGTTGAACTGATACTGGAACAACCATTATTTGTCCAATAATCCATCCTAGTGGAATCTTCTTGTAATATGTCAATCAACTCTACGAGATATATTGATTCCATCTTAAAACAACAATATGGATGTCTATATTAAACAAGAACATCGAAGTTGTAAATTCAACATATCGAAAGACTATTGATAACATCGAAACGGAATCTTAGACATCGAGTATGTAAACAACAACGATTAGAAACTCCTTTCGAAATGTCAGAAACTCGGATATACTAGACTATGTCGACGTTTCAGTTAGTGTATCTATTGTTTTTCTAATATTCTTTATTGTCTTCTATATTACTACAAGACATTATCCTATTCTTTATCGAGTATATTCTATACAATAATCCAACATTAAAATCTCTGACATTCAGATCCCACCAGATTTATTCTGAGTGGGATTTTTATTGTTTAAAATTTACAATATAACAATCCTATGTTGAATCATTAACATCCATTATTTGTCCGTTAATCCATCCTAGTGGAATCTTTGTATAATATGTCAATCAACTCTCTGCATGATATTCTGAATCCATCTTAAAACAACAAATATCCACGTTAAATCAAACGTAATCATCGAAACAATAAACATCATGTATCGAAAGAGTCTTAAGAACATCGAAACAGAATATCGTTCATCGAGTCTGTATATTACAGGTTAAGAATACTCCTTTCGAAATGGTAGAAAATGTAGTATAGTAGACTATGTCGACGTTTCAGTTATTACCTTTACTTTCATTAAGTGTTCTTCTATATTACTACAAGACTCTTTATAGAGTATAATAATGTCTTTATCGAGCAATTATTCAACATTAAAATCTCTGTCATTCATATCCCGATGAGAACCAATCATTTCATCGGGATTTTTATTGGATTCAATTTACAATATATCAGTTCTGTATTAGTTTGATAACATCCATTATTTTGCTCGTTAATGGACTCTAATGGAACGTTTCCAATATACATCAATCAACTCTACAGGATATAACCAATCCATCTTAAATCAACAATATAGACTGTTAAATTAAACATTAACATCGGAATCAATTATAATCATGTATCGAAAGAGTCTTAAGAACATCGAAGGATAATCTTTAACATCGAATGTGTAAATTACAATCATCTAGAAACTCCTTTCGAAATCGATAAAAAGACAGTATACTAGACTATGTCGACGGTTTGAGTTAGTTCTATTAATATGTTTTAGTATTTTTCTATATTACTTCAAGACTCTTTATAGACTTTATTCTTTTATTATTCCTTTCGATTAACATTTTATTCACTATAATAGAACTCGTTACTTAACTTTATACAGGAAACTTTAATATGTCAGTCACTAGAATCATCAATGAATTACGTTCAACCAATTCAAGAAATGACAAAATCGCCATCTTAACAGAAAACAAAGATAATGAAACGTTAAAACGAGTATTGGTTCTTGCGTTAGATCCAACAATTCAATTCTATCAACGTAAGATTCCATCATTCACATTTTCTGGTAATCTTATTGAATTCAACAACGCATTAGATCTTCTGTCAACATTATCCAGTAGAGAATTAACGGGAAATGCTGCTGTTGAATTCTTATCAACATTATTATCTGATGTTTCAAACGATGAAGCTGAAATCATCAAATTGATTATCCAGAAAGACTTGAAATGTGGAGTCAATGAATCAACTGTTAATAAAGTTTGGGGTAACTTAATTCCTGATTACCCTTATCAAAGATGTTCGTCTATCTCTAGTGTCAAATTAGATAAATGGAATTTACAGGATGGAATCTTCTCTCAATTGAAAGCAGATGCTCTATACTGTAACCTTAATCATGATGAATTTGGCGATGTTAAGATGTTATCTCGAAATGGTAAAGAATTCCCATTAGACAAATTCCAGGACATTGTATACCAAACCAAATTACATTTACAGACCAACACTCAGACACAAGGTGAGTTGATGGTTAAACGAGATGGGATTATCTTACCGCGCGAACAATCTAATGGATCTATCAATAGTGTTTCAAAAGGTGGAGATTTTGGTGTTGGTGAAGAACCTTATTTTGTTGTATGGGATCAAGTTCCATTAGATGAAGTTGGATCTAAATGTTCAATCAAAATTCCATACAAAGATAGATTCGTTACATTAACAAGTCAAGTATCTAATGTAAATGGTTGTATCGAATTGATTGAAACAAGAATTGTACATTCTATCGATGAGATGATTGAACATTTTGAACATAATCTGAAATTGGGATTAGAAGGTTCTGTTGTCAAAAATCCAAATGGATTCTGGGAAGATAAGACAAGCAAAGACCAAGTGAAATTGAAATTGGAAGTTGATTCAATTGAACTTGAAGTCATTGGATTCAAAGAAGGTAAAGGTAAGAACGCAAATACATTTGGTTCAATTATCTGTCAATCATCTTGCGGTCAATTGAAAGTTGCTATCTCGGGAATGCCTGACAACAAACGAATGGAAATCCATAAGAAACGTGATGAAATGATTGGTTCCATTATTTCTGTCAAAGCAAATGCAATCACAGAACCAAATAAAGGTAATCCATTGTATTCTTTATTCTTGCCTAGATTCGAAGAAGAACGATATGATAAGAACACTGCTGATAGTCTTGATGAAATTCAATTGAAATTTGAAAGTGCTATCTCAGACATTAAAGATAAATTGTTGAAACAATATAAAGGTAAATGATATGCCAAACGTTATAACAGATCTGGAAATTAAACAGTTTGTTAAATCAATAATGAGCTGTAGTATTAACGATATCGAATCTGTATCCAAGAAATGGTGTGACGATGTTAATACCAAACAAATTGTAGTTGACCTTGGTAAGAAAGAACTTAATGACTTATGGAAATATGTTATACAACATACAAATTGGGACAGATATCTAAGTTCCATTGAATTTAAAGATGTTATACAGAAATGGCAATTGACTCAACAATTCGATTCAATCGATAAAGCAGAAGAACGACATACAATTGAACCAAAACAAATTTGGAATCATAATGAATTTAATACAGACCATGAAATTGTATCCGTAGGCGAAATTGTATCCGTAGGCAAATCGTTTTTGAATGTACAAGAAGATATATTTGATTGCGTTACATATAAAACGTCTGAATTCGATGCAACCGTTAAATTAGATTATTTCCTAAGGAATTTCAAGAGAAAATCTTGAATTGACTTAGATACAAATAATCATTATAATGTGTTGTAGAATTATCGTTTAAATCATCCATCTTAAATCAACAAATAAATGGATAAAATCAATGTAATTATCGGAGAACTATCTTGACAGAAGAAACAAACCAAGTGACGCCAGAAGAAATTCAAAAACGAGAATATGTCAACAAGGAAGAATTATACAATTCAATTGTTGAACGTAAGCGACTAATTAAAGAAGCAGAACTTGATGGTAAACCAAAACCAGCGATTACTCGATACCAAGCAGAATGTATCATTAAGATTGCTCACAAATATGTCAACAGACCTGGATTCTTTAGCTATTCATTTAAAGATGAAATGATTCAAGACGCTATCTTAAATGGTATCAAGTATTTCGATTCATTCGATCCAGAACGTTCTACTCAACCGTTTTCATATATCACGGCATCCGTTCATAATACATTTGTACAACGTATTTTGAAGGAACGAAAACAGACTTACGTTAGACAACAATTAATTAAGAATGTTGATTTGTCTTCTATCCTCGAATCAGAAACTGATAATCAAGATATTGTAACAGAATATGTTGAAATCATTAAAGGGTATCAACAATCTGATTATTCAGAGTATTATGAAAAGAAGATTAAAGAGAAAGTCGTCAAGGAACATCGAAATGCATTAATGGATTTCCTGGATGAACCTAATACAACAATTCAAGAAATCCCTGAATTGGAATTAGATGAATCTGAAATTGAAAAATTATTACAGGAATAACATGAAAACCATTATTGTAAGTTCAAACAAATTGTTATTGAGTAACGGTAAAATTGTAATCTCTATCTTAGAATCATTGGACCTTAAAACTATTACAGAAATGATTGATTATATTGTAGATAACAATTTTGATTATTCATCTTATACAATTTTTGCCAATCATAAATCAAGAGGTGTTGTATTCCATATGAAAAATAAAGATAATGTTGAATTAACATTTACTGATAACGTAGCAACCATCGAGATTAAATAATGGACATTGAAATTAAAGGTGATGTAAATTTAATCAATAGAACTACCCCAGAAATTGATTTTCTAGCTAGAACTTTCGATGACAAAGAATTTATCTTTGAACTCAGAAGAAATCATAATGAAGAAATGTTATCTGATTGGTTGACAAAATGGTTCAATTCATTAGATAAAACGACATTCCAAAACATTGAAATGTATAAAATTGAAAATGCTGGTATTTTCGTAACCAAAATGAAAGCAATCACAAAATTGGATGTAAAAATTAAAATTCGAATTGGATATAGTTCAATCAGAATCAATATCAAACAAGGTAATTAATACATGATTAAAATAGAATTAAATGGGGATTCGGATTCAATTAAAGGCGACAAATATGTAATCGATAAAATTATTACAATTTTTGACAACGATACGTTAAAATTTGGTTCATATGATTTCGAAGATACATTTGATAAATTTTGGAATGTTGATTCCATGATTCATTCTTATCAGTTAATGTTATTAGATTCTCATTATGAATTTGAACTAAAGACATACAACAAACATAAAATCAAATGTACTCTGGTTCCAGATAAACTTAAAATCGAGGTTGTCGATGGATAAAGTTATTATACTTGGTGATTTACATTACGGTGCAAGAAACAATTCCATTGTATTCCATAGACAAATGGATCTGTTTGCCAATAATGTTTTAATTCCATACATGAATGAACATAATATCAAAACCATCTTCCAATTAGGAGATTGTTGGGACATTAGAAAGAACGTCAATTTTCTTACATTATATGAAGCCAAAAACAACTTCTTTGATAAATTAAAGGAAAATGATATTACATTTCATACTCTAGCTGGTAATCATGATAGTTACTTCAGGGAAACATTGGAAATCAATTCCTCTAACCTCTTGTTAAGAGAATATGATAACGTAATTGTATATGATAAACCTATTACAATAGAATATAACGGAACTCCTATTGATATCATTCCATGGGTCTGCGCAGATAATCGAAATGATGTTAATACAATTTTACAAGAAAGTCCCAGTAAATTGTGCTTCGGACATTTTGAATTTTCTGGTTTCCCGATGTACAAGGGAGTAGAGAGTCATGGTGGAGTGACTGTTGATACATTTTATAAGAAATACGATTTAATTGAAACAGGACATTTCCATACGCAATCTGAAAATGGCAACGTACATTATACAGGAACTCCGTTAGAATTCACATGGAGTGATTTTAATGACCAGAAATACTTCCATGTACTTGATATTAAAACACTTGATAGACTGTCTATACCAAATCCATATAAAGTATTTGCCAGAATTGAATATGATGATTCAAACACTGATTATACAAAAGAATCAGTTGCTGAGTATTCTGGGAAATATGTTAAAGTTATTGTAATCAATAAGAAAGACTTATATGCATATGATACATTCATGAAAAGATTGTATTCTGCAGGGTGTAATGATATTAAAGTCATGGAAGATCTAACTGAATACCAAGAAGGAATAATCGATGAGAAGATTGATTTGACGGATACAAGAGTAATCATGAGTAATTACGTTGATTCCATTGATTCAAAATGCGATAAACAAAAAATCAAAAATCTATTATCGGGATTGTTTAATGAAGCAATTAATGTATCTGACAAAGGATGATGTATATGATTTTGAGTGAAAAACGGCCCAGAAGTTTTGAAGATAAAATAAACAATGCATTAGATGAAGTTTCTAATATCGAACCATCGTTAAGAGAAAAATTATTCATTGAAATTTCAGAATTGCATACAATTAATGATGTATCAAAAATTATATTATTGATACGTTCTAAAATCGGAATCAATAAATCTGTTAGTAGAAACGGTATAGATTATTGGATTTTTCGAGGTTGGAGTTTATTAGAAGCAACCACTAAATGTAATGCATATAAAAGAGAAAATCCTCGTAACATTAAATCTGCATTTGGTAAAGAACATTGGATTGAAAAAGGATTCACAGAGGAAGAAGCAGAATATATGAGAAATTCAAAACGTCCAATACGTAAAGAATATTGGATGGAAAAAGGATTTTCTGAAGAAGAATCTGTTAAATTGGCTCTTGATAAAAAACAATCCAATAATAAAAAAGGTGCTAAAAATTCAAAATTGAAGTCTGAATCTAAAACTGATATTGAAAAGAAGATGGCAAATTTCTACAACGTTGAATTCTGGTTGGTTAGAGGATATACTGAAGAAGAATCTTTAATTAAAATTAAAGAAATGGATTGTTCGTTTAATTTAGAAAAATGTAAATTGAAACACGGGGACGAAGAAGGATACATAGTATGGAAGAATCGCCAAGAACGTTGGCAGGAAACTATGAAATCAAAACCCAAGATGAAATTGACAGAATCAATAAAGCCAAAGGTGTTTCTTATGAGAATTATATAATTTCTGGTCATACCCATGAAGAAGCTATTGAAAAATGTGTGAAGTATTATACAAACAAAAATTGTACATATGCATTGAGTAAAGAGCAATTAATTGACGTTATATCTAAAGATTTTGAAGATTATCCAGAATATGAATTCTTTGCGTTATCTAAATTGGAAGAAAAATATACATCGCCTCAATTTTTATGCGGTTGGTCTTTAGATTGTAATTTTTCTGAATTTATATTGGATAATTTTAAAACTGCCAGACATTATAATACAATGTACGAATCAAATATCCGCACCAATTATTATAACATGTTAAAATTAGATAATGATTCTATATTACGATCTTCATTAGAAATTTATTTTTATTATTTGTTAGTTCACAAATTCAATAAAAAATTAGACATAGATTTTGAAGTGGAGAAAACATATAAAGGAACTTCATATAGATGTGATTTCTACTTAAAGGAAAAAGATTTGTATATAGAAATTTGCGGTAAAGGTGAATCTGGGGATTACGCCGATCATATGAATTTTAAACATCGAACATTCGGATCTGTATTGTTATGGAAAACTAAAGAGTATTATTCTTACTTGGAAAGTTTATATGGAGATAATGTATGATTACATTTCATAAAGTAAGATGGAAGAATTTATTATCTACTGGTAATAATTTTACAGAAATAAGATTAGATGCACAAACAACAACACTTTCCATGGGTCTCAACGGATCAGGCAAAACTACTTTTTGTGATGCTATCACATTCGCGTTGTTCGGAGTCGCATATAGGAACATCCCAAAAGGACAATTAATAAATTCTGTTAATCAGAAGGCATTATTGGTTGAGATTGAATTTTCAGAAGCTGGTGTAAGATATTTGGTTCGTAGAGGTATGAAACCAAACATATTTGAAATTTATCAGAATGATGTATTGTTAAATCAAGAATCAGCCGTTAAAGATTATCAGACAATCCTTGAACAACAGATTCTGAAGATGAATCGTAAGACATTCTGTCAGGTTGTAATCTTGGGTGCTTCATCTTACATTCCATTCATGTTATTGTCTTCATCTCAACGACGAGAAATTGTGGAAGATATCCTTGACATCAGGATCTTCTCTATTATGAATACATTGTTGAAGGAACAATCCCAGAAGACCAAAGAAGAAATCAAATACATTGATACCAATTTGACGTTGGCAAAGAATAAAGTTGAATCTCAACAGAAGATTATCAAACACCTTGAGACCAACAAACAATCTGAGATTGATTTTATCCAAGCCAAAATTGATGAACATGAGATATCTAATACCAAGAAGAAAAATGTATTAAGTTTGATGTTGAATGAAATTGAAACAAAGAGATTGTTGATTGTGGATAAAGAATCATTATCCACCAAATATACAAATCTGAATAATTCAATTAGAAAAATCAAACATGAGATTGATTCGTTATCAAAATCAAAGAACTTCTTCACGGATAATCAAGAATGTGAATTATGTAAACAGGAAATCACTCATGAACATTCTGGTTCAATCCTAAAAACATTATCCGAATCGGTTGCTATTTTAAATGAATCGTTATATAATTTTAATGTTGAATTTGAAACGGTTGACAAACAACTTAATGAATTGTTATCCGTCGAAACTTTGATTGGTAGATTAACTTCTGAAAAATCTAAACTTGAAACTGAAATCAAATTTGAAGATAATCAGATTCAGAAATTCAACAAAGATTTACAGGATGCTGCGGGTTCTGTTGGTGATATTGATAAAGAAAAATCATTGTTGAAAGAATTGGTTGATGCGGCTATCTCTTGGATTAACAGAAAGAATGAATTACTTGAGAAAGCATCTATCGAAGAAGCTGGTCTAATGTTATTGAAAGATGGAGGCATTAAATCTTCTATCATCAAAGAATATATACCAGCAATGAATAACATTATCAACAAGTATTTACATATCATGGATTTCTATGTTGGGTTTACGTTGGATGAGAATTTCAATGAGACCATCAAATCAAGATATAGAGATACAATGACATTCTCAAACTTCTCGGAAGGTGAGAAATTCAGAATCAATATTGCGTTGTTGTTCTGCTGGAGAGAAATTGCTAGATTGAAGAATTCAGCTAACACTAATCTATTGATATTGGATGAAGTGTTAGATGCATCATTGGATGCTGAAGGTAATGAATTCATCCTTAATCTATTGAAGGAATTGAAGGGTTCAAACATTTTTGTAATCTCTCATAATCCAGCAAACGTTGAAAAGATACCGAATGTAATTAAATTTGAAAAACGTAATGACTTCTCCGTCATCGTTAATGATGAATAAACAATTTTAAAATAAGGAAACAAAATGAAAAAGTTGGTGTTAGTTGTATCAATCGCATCATTGTTGGTTGCTTGTTCTGATAACAAACAAAATCAGAATTATCAACAACCGTATCCACAACAAGCTGCTCCTGCATATATTCAACAACCAGTTGTCCAACCTCAGGTGGTTGCCTCTCCGGCTCCTGTTGTTGTAAATCAACAAGATAACACGATGATGAATATGGCGACTGGTGCGTTATTGGGTCATGTAATTTCAAACGCAATGACTTCTAATGATAGACCAGTAGAAAGAGTTGTTGAACATAAAACTGTTATCATTGATAATCGTCAACCGAATGTTCCCACCCCCAACAAATTACTCCCACTACACAATCAGTTGCTCCAGTACAACCAATTCCAACTGTTGTCCCTAAAACATCTGCAATGGATATGAATAAATTGAGTCAATCTGCCTCTTATAAACCACCATCAAGTGTACAGACAGTCGCTTCGGTTGTTCCAGTTAAATCTGGTATGGATATGACAAAACTATCTTCAACATCTAAACCGACTGTTTCATTGAATAAGAAACCTTCAATGGATATGAATAAATTGTCTAAAAAATAATTCTTTCGATTTGACGGATAACCTTTATAATAGAATTCAAGTTTGTTAATTTTATTTTTAGAGGTTATTTTATGTGTGTTATTAAATATAATGGTAAAAGATATTCAATTGAAGACGTTGATGGTGTTAAGGTTAATCTAAGTGTTCAAGTTGGAAATCAACCAAAGAAATTGTTGGATGTATTTGATTCTGTACAACAAGCATTTGAACACATCCAATCAAAATATGGATTGGTGTCGTTATGACCAGAAATGAATACAAATCGTTAAGAAGTAAATACAGATTTGAAAGAAGTAACGGTATGGATGATTGTTTTCAAGATTCTAATGTATTGATGATGGGGCAATTTAATCCAATTAAACAAAAAGTGATGTCAACAAAATTGTTTTATGCGTTAGTTGACTATTTTATTTTCAAAACATTTAAAGGATGATTTTATGAGTGATACGTATAGTTTTGGTAACGCAGATTTCTCTTTGAATAACGACAGAGTTGAAATCGAACAAGAACTTGAATATGGGTCGGCAATTTCGTCGTTCCATATAAATGAAATTGATGAAGTCATCGATATGTTGAATACATTTAAGAAAGATTATCGACGCAATAAACGTTCTGTATTAGAATCTAAGATTGTCGAATTACAGAATGAATTGAACGCATTATCATCTTCTTATCTTGGTGCGTTAAAAATAGATGATAAAGTGTTTGTTAAAGATTTTGATGATCCAACATGGTCAATTAGATATTTTGCTGGATTAACATGCGATGGTAGACCAACTGCATACACGTATGGGGATAAATCAGATTCAAAGGATCCTACTACATTTCCATGGGATGAATGTATTCGTTGGGAAGATATAACAGACGATATGATTATTGACGATGAATAGAAAATAATTCTTTCGAAATCTATAACAACCTTTATAATAGAATTCAAGTTAGTTAATTTTAAATTCTATTTGAGAGGTTGTTATGTTATTCTTCATTATCGCATCTATGATTAAATCTGGTGTATTAGATTCAATCTTCATTAAAACTTCTATTTCAAAAACATTAAAAGTTTTAAGAGAACAAATGCATTTGATTCAAGAAGTTAATATTTATTCAATGGACAAATCAGATGAAACAAAATATGTAATCGCGGTTTCATCTGATACAGAAGAAGTTAAATTCGTCATTGATTTCAACGACAAAAACATTTACATGATGTAATTTTTACATTAAGTAATTTAACACAAACAATTTTATGAGGAAACATGTCTAGGTCTAAAAAATTAACCGAGAAACTAAAATGGATGGCAACTGTTGTGTCGTTGTTTGGTGCCATCCTAACTTCAGTCGGTTTGACTCCATTAAACATTATTGTATTGAACATTGGTTCGTTATTGTTCACCATCTGGGCTCTAAGGATTAAAGATAAAGCCATGATAACAGTTAATGCTGGGATGTTAACAATTTACGGATTTGGTACAATGTTAAACATTTAACAAAAGGATAAACAATGTCGTTAGATTTAACACAAGAAGAAACAATTGATTCAACTGAAGAAAAGAAAACTCCTAAATCCGTTAAGAGTAAAATTTCACCAAAAGAAGAAACGGTTGAAATCAAAGAAGAACAATATTTGGATAATAAACAAATCATTGCCATTGATGGTATTTTGTATGAAATCATTCAAAATGATGAATTGATGACATGGCATGATTCTATAACGAATTCTGTTAATTTGAATGCTGTGTTGCCGACAAAAGAAACATTATTGATGATTTTATCTTCTAAGGAAAAATGGATTAAAGAAGGTTGGTATTGGTCTTCTACGTTATCTGATAGAGAAGTTTGGATTCAGAATTATATTGATTCTAAACGTAAATCTGTACCAAAATCTGATAAATGTAAATCAATCTATCTTAAACAAATTTAAACATATGCCATTCTATACGTTTAAAAATGTTAATACTGAAGAGATTACAGAGAAGTTTATGTCAATCTCATCATTAGATGATTTCAAACAATCTAATCCAGATTTACAAGTTGTTATTTCGGGTGGGATGGGTTTGATTGATTCTCATAAATTAGATGCATCCAGAAAGAAAGATAATGGATTTAAGGAAGTCCTCCAAAAGATTCATTCAAGAACTCCTGGATCCGTTCTAAACAGAACATCTAATATATAATGACATATGTAAATTTTAATTGAGAACATAATGTTTAATCATATACATCATGAATTACCACAGGCTGATAGAATTGTAATCAATGGTTCTAGATTCTATCAAACTTCTAATGGTAAAAGATATCCAAGTGTAACATCAGTGACAAGTTATGCTTCTCGACAATCGATAAATGAATGGAGGGAAAAAGTTGGTGAAGTAGAAGCCGATAAGATTTCTTCAAGAGCATCTAATCGGGGAACAAGAATTCATTCTTTATGTGAAGATTATATTAACAACAAAGAAGTTATTCCATCTGATTTTGATACAGAAAATTGGAATCGTTTTAAACCCATTTTACACGACATTGATAATGTACATGGTTTAGAATTAAGATTATTTTCTGATTTATTGGAAGTAGCTGGAACTGCCGATTGTATTGGTGAATATAAAGGAGTTTTATCTGTAATTGATTTTAAAACTTCTGGTAAATTAAAACGTAAGGAATGGATTACAAATTATTTTCAACAGTGTGCATTTTATGGATTATCATTTAGGGAATTAACAGGAATCAACATTAAGCAAATTGTTGTGTTAATCGCAGTCGACGATGAAGAACCTCAAATCTTTATTGAACCGATTCTCCCTTGGATAGCGTCCGCTAAAGAATGTAGAGAACATTATAGATTATCTACAGGAATTTAATGTAAAATGCACCTTGTCCAAATCGCAGCAAAGAGTTAAGATATAACGCTGATTTGGAAAGTATATTAACATAGATGTACGTTAATATGCGCCAAAAAAGGAACGCAAATTATGCTTATAAAGATTCTAGCTACTATTCTAATCTCATTTTTATCCATGAGTAATATTGTTCATGGTAAATCTAACGGACACAATGTTATCTCTTTTGAACAAAAAGAAATAAATTGTCTTGGTGAAGCAATTTACAGAGAAGCAAGAGGTGAACCTGTAACGGGTATGGCTTCTGTTGGTCTTGTGGTAATGAATAGAGTGAAATCTGAGAAATTTCCAAACTCAGTTTGTGAAGTGACTCATCAAAAAACGAATGGTATGTGTCAATTCTCTTATGCTTGTATGAAGAATCTACCAAAAATAAAAGAATCTGAAAAATTCAATTCGTTTTACATGGCAAAAATGATTTACCGTAATCAGGTTAAAGACATTACTCGAGGTTCAACCTTCTTTGATATGGGTAGAATGTCTCACAACAAAAAGATGCATATATCTAAATCAATTAAAGTTGGTCCACACCAATTTTATAAAGAACGGGTTTAAGAGTTTCGTTAAGATTAAAATGTAGTATAATAAAGGAGTTGTATATGAGAACACCAATTACAATAAATTCATTTGAAACTACAAAGAATAATGAAAAAGCTGTAGTTCATGTAGTTTTATGTGATGATGGTTCGATGTGGCAAATACTTGGTAATATCCGTGGAGTAACAACGGATTCTGTCTGGACTAGAATACCAGATATCCCTCAAGAACAACAAAAGGTTTAAAATGTTTAATACAATCAACGAGTTCTCAATCTTCATTGAATCGAAAGCCAAAGAAATGAAGATTTCAATCATTGATACAATTTTAGAATATTGTGAAGAACATCTACTTGAAATAACGGATATTACTCCAATGTTAAATCGTTCTATCAAAGATAAAATAGAACAAGAATATATTGATTCTGGTATGTTACCCAGAAAAACAACTATTGAGTTATAACATGAATGGATTTTCCTTATATTGCTATCATCATTCAATAAAATTACATTTCACCAAAGAAAAATATAACATCTTTACCCATAACGGTAAATCAAATTGTTCTTATGAATCTTACTTGAAACGTAATGATTATAAAATATATGAAGCAGCTGGTAAATACTTCAAAACTGATATTGAAGCAATTCAATTCATTGCGGCAAACGTTGCTTATGGTAACGTAAATTTTATCTACGACTTAGACAAATCTGTTGACAATTATTTGATGTTCCTGAAAAGAAAACAATCAATAACTCACACATTCAAAGAGGATATAGATAAAATAGAGCTTGAAATAGATAAATTGAATAATCCTGATGTAAATTTATTTGATTTCTCTAAGAAAGCTCTACCTTTAATTTGGAATATGTATCTATGTAATCAAATTACAACGGAAACTTTAAACATTCTAAATAACATTAATGGATTCTTAAATGATGTCAATTTAAAACAATTCGACAAAGATATCTTACGAATTAAAAAGTTCAACGGATTCTTTGATATGAATATCGATAAAATGTCAATCATCTATACAAATTCATTGTTAAATCGCGTCTAAAATAACTTTTTTAAAATCACAGGAATAAAATATGAACATTGAATCTTTACGTAAAATGCGCAACGCTGACTTCTCTACAATCACAGCTGAATTAGAAAAAATTGTATCTCCATCAACAAATCGTTCTGACGATGATGAACGTTATTGGAAACCAACTCGTGATAAAGTTGGTAACGGTTCTGCTGAAATTCGTTTCTTACCTCGTTTGGAAGGTGATGATTTACCTTGGGTTCGTGTTTATTCTCACGCATTTAAAGGCCCAACAGGTAAATGGTATATTGAAAATTCATTAACTACAATCGGTCAAGACGATCCAGTTGGTAAAATCAATCAAGATCTTTGGAACACTGGTTTAGAATCAGATAAAAATAAAGCTCGTGACCAAAAACGTAGAACGTCGTTTATCGCAAATGTATACATTGTTAATGATCCAGCTAATCCAGATAACAATGGTACTGTACGTTTATTCAAATTTGGTAAAAAGATTTTTGATAAAATCATGGATAAAGCCAAACCGGCATTTGCCGAAGATAAAAGTGTAAATGTATTTGATTTGTGGGATGGAGCAAACTTTAAATTACGTGTGAAAAACGTTGAAGGATTCCCAAATTATGACCAATCATTCTTTGATTCTCAATCTGAATTATTGGGCGGTGATGAAAACAAATTATTATCTGTTATTCAAAAACAACACCCACTTCGTGAATTCTTGGATCCTAAGAATTTCAAATCGTTTGAAGAATTATCTCGTAAGGTTAATTCTGTGTTGTATCCTAATCAACAACAAGAAACTCCAACAGCTGCATCTATGACTGAAAGTTATAAAGCACCAGAAATTAAATCTGCTACTCCGTCATTTGAATCTAAAATGCCATCTACCCCGAATCCAATGAGTTCTGGTGATGAAGAGACTGACCTCATGTCGTACTTTAATTCATTAGCTTCTGATTTATAACAAGTTTTTTGATGTAAAATAAACTGATGGAATAGTTCTTAATTGAACTATTCCATTTTTTGTAGATAAAAATATGCATCTTATAAATATCTACAACAACAGGAGAAATTAAATGAAAAAATTATTACTAGGAATGATGTTAATTGGTTCAATCAATTATGCATCAGCTAATACGGTCAATGGGGTTTATTGGAATCCAACAGATGGTTCTGATTTAACTATTGATGGTGGGTTATTTGAAACCATAGCAGGACATGTAGGTGACCATATCGTTGGTTATGGTGAAGTGAACAAATTCAACGGAAGATACCAAAATGAATTTTGTCCTGGATGCGAATTAACATATACATTTTCTTATCAAATGTTATCGTCTAGTTCCAATGCAGTGACATATGATGGTTCTAATACGTATTTCAAAACATTTGAACAAGTATGGAATGGAACATCTATTGATTATATTAACAATTCGTTTTTGATAGGTTCTGGTGATAAACGGTCATTTTTCCCCACTATCAATCCATTAGAATATACATTTACGTTTGGTGATGGTATTGTTGAATTTTTTGCCGATTCAACTCCAGATTTCACTGAAAATGCGCCAACACTTGCTTCGGCTTCTGATGGTATTAGTTTCTTGAAATTAAAAAGTAATGGATTATTGAGAGGGACTGGATATGATATTTTTAATCCAGGCGCAATTTACGGATCTGGTTCGGGATTCTTGGATGCAGTTTCCGGTTCAGCGTTTGAATTTTTCAATACAAATTCAATGAATGGTGCAGATTTACAATTTACGTCATCTTTCCATATCAATAATTCGGCAAGAGAATCTGATTATCTATTGGGAGGAACCGTTCATGTAACAGGTGATACGGTCGACGTACCAGAACCTTCTTCTATTCTAATTTTCTTGTCTGGAATCTTAGGGGTGTTCTATTTTGTATCCAATACCAGAAATATGGTAGCTTAAATTATTAAATCCAATTTAGATTAAATTCTAAATTGGATTTTTATTGGATAAAATTTCATACGCAATTTATAATCCTCATAATTTGTTAATTACGGACGATTTAAGATGTTTTAATTAAATGTTAATGTAACTGTACAACATTATATTGAATCCGTCTTAAAACAACAAATTTCCATGTTTAAATTGATTTTAAAATATCTTTCGAAACATCGAATACTCGTTATAATAGATCTCAATACAAATTTATTATGAGGAATTAAAATGGCAACTTACCTAACATCCAAACGTCAATTTGACAAATTGAATGAATTTGAACGTAAAGATGTTCAACAAATTTTAGACAACTTCTTACATAAATCTCATACATTCGTTTCCATTGAATTGAGAAAACCTCCAAAAGGTATTCAGATGTCGGTTGTTTATGGATCGTTGGGTATTTGCGAATTTAATATGAAAGAATATATAAGAATGAATAGTAAAATCGTTAAACAATCGGTTGCCGTTGAAACCGTTAAATCTTGGTTAAATGAAAAAGGATAAATTATGATTGGTGCTGTAATTGGAGACGTAATAGGATCCGTCTATGAGTTCGATAATGTAAAGACAAAAGAGTTTGAATTATTTCAAAAGGATTCAATATACACAGATGATTCTGTATTAACATTTGCTATAGCAAAATCTATCTTGGATGAAGAATCTTATATTGATAATGTAAAGGATTTCGGTAGAAGATATTCGGACGCCGGATATGGTGGTATGTTTAAACAATGGTTGTTCTCCGAAGACGTTGAACCATATAACAGTTACGGTAATGGTTCGGCAATGCGAGTGTCATCAGTTGGATTCTTATTTGATACCATAGAAGATGTTTTATATCAAGCTGAATTATCCGCTGCGATTACCCATAATCACCAAGAAGGAATCAAAGGTGCTCAAGCAACTGCTCTTTCGATCTTCTTGGCAAGAACGGGTAATTCTAAGGAACAAATCAAACATGAAATTGAAACTCGATTTGGATATGATTTAAACAGAACATTGGATGAAATCAGACCAACATATAAATTCAATGAAACATGTCAGAAGACTGTCCCTGAATCAATCATATCTTTCCTTGAATCGACAGATTTCGAAGATGCCATTAGAAACGCAATTAGTCTAGGTGGAGACAGCGATACATTAGCTTGTATCTGCGGTGGTATAGCGGAAGCATTTTATGGGGAGATTCCTGATTATATCTTATCGGAAACATTGATTAGATTACCGCAAGAATTTATTGATATTTTAAATTTATTTGATGATAAAGTGTATAAATACAATAAATCAAATAAGGAATCGCAATGAAAACATTTAAAGAATTCCATGAATTGGTCATGGAATCACTCAACCGATTGATGTAGATAAATTGGAAGAAGCTGTTAAGATGACTGACAAATATCTACAATCAACTGTTAAACGATTGATGATTAATCTAACCAAGTTGGACCCAACCAATCAAGTTGATTCTGCATCTTATTACAAATTAGCAAAAATGTTAAATGATAACTTAACTGAATTGTTAAGTCGCAAATAAAATGTATTAAAAATCCCAGAGTGAATTAACGCTCTGGGATTTTTATTGTTTAAAATTTAACAATTCCTTCTTCTAAAATATGGAGTTTCAATTCATAAATCATTTTATCAAATAGTTCACCAGGAGATAATTTGGTTTCATCTAATTTAAAACATTTCGATACAAATTCTGAACATATCTCACCAGAATAATCTTTAACTTTAATTTGTACACCAAATCGCCTCAACAATGATTTAACACCAACAGCAATGAAATCCATGTATCCATATCTAACTGGAGAAATCATGGGAATAATATTGTCTTTATGTTGATTCCATAAAATAGATGTATCAACAATTGTGTATCTTCTGTTTTCGTAATTAGACATAAAATTCATATTTCTATTGGATCCCATTGTTGATTCCAAAATGAATTTACCATCATCAGAAATTATCCCAACATGTATATATTCACTACCACTAAACGTTTTTATTATCAAATCCAATAATTTGTAATCCCCGTCTTTGAAGAAAATTGTTTGACCTGTTTTCATAATCTATCCATTAAAATTAAATCTGTTTTGAAAATAATTCAATACAGTGTTATCATCGTTCTTAACTGTCTTGGAGATAACAGTCGTTGAATTATTGTTAACATTGGTTGGCGCGTTGACTATATTATTACCATTTGATACATTATTTTTATTGGTATTCTCTAATCTAGCGGTTTCCGTTTTCGCTGAATTTTCATATAATGCGTTAGAAATATCTCTTATCGGTTTTTCTGGCGTTTTGAAAAGAGCTTGCCCAATAGGTTCAATCTTAGTGACATCTATTGGTAACTTTGTTTCAATAGACATATTAGATAATGTATCTGTTATGCTTGAATTAACAATTGGTATTATCTTAGAGGGTTCAATACGTTCTCCGTTAATTGTAACATCTGGTATTATATTATTAAGGAGTTCTTCTGCTTTATTATCAATAGAAGAAGGAATATCCATTATCGGATTAATAATATCATCAATTGGTTTTGTAACAGATTGAATGTTTTGATTGACGATATTCTTCACTTCATTTATCGGATTACCAATCAACGGGTCTATTTGATTTGCTAATTGAACTACTTCATCTATTGGATTATCATTTATTGTTACAACAGGTTCAGGAATAGATACTTCATTTGGTGGTAATGGAGTTTCCACCGTAACAGGAACTTGTTGAATCACACCCACCGGTTTAACAATAGGTTCTTCTGATTTCAAATTTGGAAATTCAGATTCAACAGAAGGTATTGTTGATTCATTTATTGTTACAACAGGTTCAGGAATAGATACTTCATTTGGTGGTAATGGAGTTTCTTTAGATTGTTCCTGTTTAATTTGTTCTACTGGTTTAGATTGAACATCATTTAACGGAGCTTTGCTAAGAGATGTTAAATCGATTTCTGGTTTAGAGAATTCAGGAACAGGTTCTATCTTGTTTTCTATTTTAACAGGTTCAATCTTTGGTATTTCTTTATTTTCAGGTTCTACTGGTTTTGGTTCTTCCGATTTACCGTTAATGAATTTCGTTGCTTCTTCTTCGACATTCTTTTTGATTTCGGTCATTCGTTCACCAACCAATGGATCTGACATTGGTGAAATACCATACACATCTTCATAAACATCATTTGCCAATAATGCGATTGCCGCAGGTACAGCAGTGGCAACTGAACCTAAACCAGATACGGCAGCCAATCCTGCTCCAGCGATATCTCCTTTTACCAATCTACTGATACCTTCCCCAACACCTAATGCAGCACCAATCAATGGAATAGATTTACCCAACATCCCGCCCATGGCAGCAGGTAATCTTTTGGCAATAGAGGTTCCAATCAATGCAGAAGCACTTCCTTTCAATTTATTTCCAACACCGCCCAATACTTTACCGCCAACAGATTTAACTACTCCACCCATCTTACCAACAACTGTTGATTCCTTTACTCCATTAACAACATTAGACGCTAAATTTCCAATAGAAGAACCAGCAACCATGGCAGCAGTAGCTCCACCAATCGCCTTTACTCCAGTTGATAATGGTTTGAATTTACCTCCGATTTTGGAGGCAATATCTTTTGTTGATTTTCCAAAGGATTTAGCTTTGTTCTTTAATTTACCACCTTCTTTCTTAGCGTTACCACCAAACAACCCACCCAATAATGATGTATCGGATTCTTCTTTCTCATTGACCCCAAATTTACCCATTTTCAACAATTTGAAAATTTCTGTTTGAACATTCAATTGATTTTGTAATACATCAAATGTTTTGGATTTCTGTAAATTATCTTCAATTTGAGATTCGGAAACTTCATTCGATATATTAGTTGATTCTTTAGAGGTTTCTTTAATTGAATCAGATAACGATTTGATTTCATCTTGTGTATTGGAAACGACAGTTGTTATCTTAGAGGACTCTTTAATTGAATCAGATAACGATTTGATTTCATCTTGTGTATTGGAAACGACAGTTGTTATCTTAGAGGTTTCTTTAATTGAATCAGATAATGATTTATTTTCATCTTGAACTTTAGATTCAACAGTTGTTATCTTAGAGGACTCTTTAATTGAATCAGATAATGATTTGATTTCATCTTGAACTTTAGATTCAACAGTTTCCTTTTTAATTGGAGATTCAACTGGAGTCGATTGAGATGGAATATCTTTAACTGGCTCTTCTTTGACAAATGTTTTATCCGTATCCTCTATCTGTTTTCTTAGAGAGGAAAGTTCTTCAGATAATGTTTTAAACACTTCATTGGATTCATCCGTTTTTGGTAAATCTTTAAATGTATTAAGTTTATCAAACAATTCATTGTATGATTGTTTCATATTCAATAACATTTTGGATTCTTTAATTAGATCTTTCTCAACATCAGAACGTTTTTTATCTTTCAATAATTCTGGATTTTGTTCTATTGCTTGTTGTGCATATTCTAAATGAGTTTCTTTTACATTTTGTGATTGTAATAATACATCTTTCAAACCAACAATGTCCGCAAGTTTCTGTATATTTTCATTGGACCCAAACGACAATCCTTTTGTACCAATTTGTTTTATCACAGAAGAGGTTTTGAATTCATTATATCTTGGATCTTCTTTTACATTATACTTTGGGTTGATTCGTTTAGCTTCTTTAATGTAATCTTTGAACGATTCTCTATTGGATAGATATTTTCCTAATTTTGAATCTTCTTTTACACCAATAACATTTGTTGCGAATTTCTTTAATGAAGAAAGATTACCAATTGCTGATTTTTTAAACAATGATGAGATTACATTATCCGATTTATCAACATCATATTTACCAGAAGGTTTATTTGTTGGTTGTTCTTTTGGTTTTGATTCTGGTGCGTTATCTTTCAAAACGGGTTTCGATTCAATTCTATCTTTAATCTCAGATAACAAATCTATCATCTTCATGGAATTGTTGAATTGTTTCTCTTCCGCGAACCTTTCTTCAAATTGAATTTCTTTATCGGATTTACCGCCTGAAAATCTATTTGTTTCGTTTAATGAGATTTCTATATATTGTATCGCATCGGCAATAGTCGTTGTGTTATCATCTAATGACGATAAATGTTGTAATTGTTTCTTTAGTATGGAATCGATACTAGACATTATTCTTTCCTTTCTTTAATCGGTCTTGTTCTTCTTTTAAATGATTCATCAATAAAGAAACATACACTTCGCGTTCAAATGGTAACATTGTCTCTATGTCATATAGACTATAATTATGATGTTGCATTAAAGAGAAATTCATCTTATAATGATTCATCAAATTATCATGACATAGAGCCATTAAAAAAAATGTTCAATACCTTCCATAACTTTATCATGAACCAATCCACATTTAGGGCATGTATATTTCACTGATTGTGATAGTTTAGGCATCGTCTGGAAGAATAACATAATCTTTGTTAACATATCATCAGTCATATCTTCAACAAATTGAGATAATTCAATTTTCCATTTATCATCTGGTGTATTTTCTTGTCTGTATAATTCAGAATCATCATAGATATAATCAATGGAATCGATAATCATATCAAACGCTAATTGATAATCTTCTGTTTCCAAATCATTGAATTTCTTTAAGATAGCGAATGATGGATACTTCATTACGATACCAACATCATCAAATAATGGGATACGTTTTGAATGATTTTCATTTTTAACAATTTTGATATTTGTTAAATTAAATGAAACCTTCACTCTGGCTTTCTCATCATCACATTCATCACAAGCAAAAATCAATTCCGATATTTCACCAACACTCTTAGATCTTATCTGTAAAAATAAGTATTCAACATCAAAGATTGCCAATTTATAATCTAACTTGGTTACAAGGCAATTATCGACGATATCCGTAATTGTATCCAACATAACATCTTGGTCTTCAGATTGTTGAGCCAATAATAGATTCTTCTCGTCCTTCACGGTAAATGGTTTGAATTTAACGGTTTCTTCTGTTGAAGGTAAGATTGTTGTATAAATTGGTAAATTAACTTTTGGTAACATTTTTCATTCCCATTTGTTCAATGATATTATTCAAGTCGGCTGTAGTGCCGACAAACATAGTGTTATTCGTAACGGTTGCTGCTGGAGTATTAGTTGGTTGAGACACTTCTTTCTTCTTGACACTATCGTCCAAGTATTGGCGTTTTTGATGAAGACTTAAAATCTGTGAATTCATCTCAGTCAATTGTTTCATAATGGTTGCAGCAACTTCAAATGATTTTGGTTGTTCAGATTCCCTTGCTATATGAATTGCGTCTTCTAATAGGTCAGTTCCTTGACTTAACAATTCATACATGTTGCGTCTGACTTGGTCAAAATCTTTCTCTTTTTGTTCTTCTGTTCCTAATTCAACAATTGGAACAATAGATGATTCCTTATATTCCACTGTTGTGATTTCACCTTCAATAGGTTCTTCTTCTAAATTGAATATCTTGGACATATTATCACTCAATTTACTCATGTTGTAATATCCTTATCGTTTAGACGCATCCGAAATTGGATCTATTGTATAGTATTTGTATGTCATTGTGACGGGCATCTCCGCGAATCCTTCTGAATCATAAGATAACGTCATTTCACCTAATGTCTTAGGATAACATTCATGTAACGTCAATTTAAATCGTTCATTGGTTGTCCTACCTAAACGTTCCATTGAAGATTTAGACGCACCATCATTTACGGTGATAGTTATTGTTGCGATATAATTATCATAGTATTCTTGTACTCTGGTTTTAGTGTTGATTATACCACCAATCCAGTTTTCAAAGAATCGTTTAATCTTTAAATCAATATCCATCATAAATGTTAATGTTAAATTATCAAATGCTCTTTGATACGGAACTTCTCTGTTCTCACCAAACGTGGCAACTTCATTAGTCAATAAATTAGTGCCTGGTAAAGACGTTGCTTTACAGTACATCATATATTTCCCATCCAATGGATCCGCAATTTGTTTAACATTACCGCCTGGATCTTTAAAGATTTTCGGGGGATTTACAATATCAACATCATAATGACTTGATTTACTCAACCCTTCATTTTTGGTCAATGAAATGAATTCGTCTAATGTATTTCTAGATGACATTTAGTAACTCCATACTTGTTTTGCCGTAGCTCCCGTAAATAGCTCGTTTGGTAAGAGTACCGAGACTATCCAATTATCAGAATGAATCTTTTTCAACGGAGTTCTTAAATGTGAATACAAATATCTATGTACACATTTTTCAAATTTCTTATGATGTGCCATTTTTTGTAATAGATTATATGATAATTTCAATTTGGTACTAACATCTGTTCTTTTACTTACAGCAATAGATTGTAATTCATCAAGTAAGATTATCCTGTCTTTATAATGGACGTAATGGAAGTTGATGCCGATAAATCCATCTGGTAGGATTCTGAACGGAAATACCAACGGAAATTTATCCCAGTAAGGTAAAATGTCTTTATGTTTGGCATCATAATAGAAAGAATACATAACACCAATTTCTGGTTTTAATGTGGTAGTGCCTCTTACGGACGCATCATTAGAACTTGCCAATTTTTTAACTTCAGAATTGAACCAAGCCTTTGATTGTTTTCTTAATTCAGAAATCTCGTATGAACTTGCTCTGGACAATTTATCTTTAATTGTTCTTTGTTGTTCTTTACGTTCTGGTGTTGGTTTCTTTTCAACAGGTTTGATTGGTTCTTCTTTTGGAAGTTCCTTAGTTGGTTTTAATCTAACTTTGACTTTCTTTGCTGGTATTGATTTTGGTGTTTCTTTGGGTTCTTCTTTTGGAACCTTTAATCTAACTTTTAATTTTGGAGTAGGAGGAACTTGTTTTGGTTCTTCTTTTGGAGTTTCCTTCGGTGTCTTTAATTTGATTTTTAATTTTGGTTTTGTTTCTTGTTCGTTCATTTGATTCCCAATTCATATTCTGTTAAGACAATAAATTCGTATCCTCTAACTTTACACCATTTATCCGCAGCTTCCCATTTAGACATATTCACCGCGTACACTTCCGTTTCTCGAATAAACGTCTTTCTTCTTCTACTGTTTGATGGATTTGCTTGAGAATGTGGTTTAATTTCAACAAGGTAGGTTTTAACACCTTCTTTTGTTTTAATTGTCATTAGATTGTCTGGAAAATATCTATGCATCTTACCGTCTAATGGTGAAATATAGGGTATACAAAATGATTCAGACGACCAACTAATTACATTTGGATTTGAATCTACCCATTTACAAAAACGTCGTTCCCAAGAAGACCTTAAAATAATGGTAGACGGATCTCCAGCGTATTTTTCTGGATGTATTGGATTCCATTTAACTGGTTTAGGATATTTCTTTGCCATTGATTCTTCCTTGTTTTATTGTTATTTATGTATTAAATAATACAAAACAAGAGGATATAACGAATGCCGACATTACAACAGAGACGTTCCAATAAACAGTATTCAACTATTGGTTCCAAGACACAATTAATTGGTACAGAAGGTTCTAAATATAACATATCTTCTTATGTATATCCAATGGACATGCAGAATCCAGAAGAATATGGTGATAATTACGTTGTATTTTATGTTAATGTACAAGAGAATTCTAAATTTGTACAAACAAAAAACATAGTGGAAGATGCGTTGAGAGTTCCAAAAACTATATCTCAAATTGCTAATTCTAGTATCGCAAGAGATATTCTAAAGGCAATTAATCTATTGGACGCAAATACGCCAAAGGAAGAAGAAAAAACTACATCAGCTGATGCATCCAAAGATACAAAGGCTGCCGTTGATGGGGTTCAAGCCAGTAACACAAAAGATAAGACTAATACAACAAAACGTATATCGGATGCTGTAATTTTACATATGCCCGTAGCTTTACAAGTTAGATACTCCGTGAATTATGACGAGATTGATTTAACTAAATTGACATTTGGATTGAATTTGATAGATCCTAACAGAGCAAATTCAATGGCAGGTACTGTTTCCACGGCAAAGGATATGTATTTGTTGAATAAGGATGATAAATTTAAAGCAGTGATGAATACCACCGTCAATCCAAAAACAGAATTGATTTTCAAATCTGTTGATTTACGTCAATTTTCATTTTCATATAGATTTGCTCCGAAAAATGAAGCAGAAGCAGAAAATGTATTACGTATCATTGATTTATTCAAGACTCATATGCATCCATCATATAAAGATGCTGATGGGTTCTTGTATATATTCCCTTCCGAATTTGATGTACAGTATTATTCAGGAACAGGTGAAAACACTGCATTACATAAACATACATCTTGCGTCTTGACTGGTATGACTGTTGATTATACACCAAATGGTTCTTTCAGTACATTTGCGGACGGAACTCCAACTCAGATTAACCTTACTTTGGATTTCAAAGAATTAACAACTTTGGATAGCGGTTCAATTTCAGATTACGGATTCTAAAATGTATTTTACAAATTTCAACAAAATAGATTATCCGTTTGTTAATCCAGACGGAACAGTCAAAACAATTAACATTATTGATATATCAAAAAATGTTAGAATACGAAAATTGATGGAAGCTAATGTAACTACGTTCGAAGACTATACAATCCAGAACGACGATACACCAGAAATTGTTTCCGAGAAATTATATGGATCTCCTTATTACCATTGGGTATTGATGTTGGTCAATTTCAAATTTCATTATCTAAACGATTTCCCGATTTCATCAAAATCATTATTCAAATACGTAACGGATACATATGGTTCTGGTAAAGAATACGACACGCATCATTATGAACAAACAATCAATGACATTAGATTAATCATAGATCCACCAGAAGAAGTCATCAAACCAATTGATGAGAATTCCCCGACGTATCAAGAAGATTTACAAAATTATAATTTGTATATTGATTTCATATCGAATCATAGAGTGACCAATTTAGACCACGAAACATTCTTAAACGATGAAAAAAGGAAAATCAAAGTGATTCCAAAAGTCGTTATTGATTCGATTATACAAGAGATGAATGCATTATGATTAGTAATCATGAATTAAAAAGTGCGGGTGAGATTCAGGTCAAGAAATCTTATCTGATTACAAAAGATAATGATTTTGTTGATATACAGAATCAAGTGATTTCATATAACATTTACGAGGATCTATTTTCTCCATTTATAACTGGTAATATCGTTATCCAAGATCCTCTTAGTATGATTGCTAATTTACCAATCATCGGCGAAGAGTTCTTGGAATTACTATTTGTTACGCCTGAATTAGACCAGAAGAAAGATTCCATATCTGGTAAATTTGCGATCTATAAGATAACAGATTATGAATATCTTCAGAATAGATTAGTTGGATATGTTATACATTTTGTATCCAAAGAAGCAATCATCGATCTTAATGTTAAGATATCTAAGAAATTTGATGATAAATCTATATCACATATTGCTTCTGATATTCTAAAGATGTATTCGACGTTCCAAGGTAAACCAGACGAAGTTACAGAAGAACAATTGAGTAGATTCAACATAGAAGAAACCCAAAATGGACATACGTATATTTCAAATTATTGGAGTCCAGTTAAGAATCTTAATTACCTCGCGGAACACGCTATAACCAAAAATAGAACATTACCAGATGGAACTGTTGTTCCTGGAACTCCTTCTTATCTATTCTTTGAAAATAAAAATGGATTGAATTTTATATCGTTGGAATCATTGTATATGGGGGATTCAACCAGAACATTCACATATAATGATTTCAATAGAAATTTCTCGTCAGACGGTAGTTCCACTAGAGATATTGAACGTAATTATTCAAATGTAATTGAGTTGAAAATCATTGAAGCATTTAATTACATGGATAGAATTAGAGGTGGTGCATTTACATCAAATTTGAATGTATATAATCTTACAACGAAAACGTATAAATCTTTCAATTATGATTACAAAGACCATTATGATGAAAGTATTCGATTGAATCCGTTTTCTTCTGTATCCAAAAAGGTAATATCAACCAATCAATCTTGTATGATTAATGTTCCTAAGATGAATGGAATATATTCGGGTAGTCTTCATAACATTTCTAATTCTAATGTTATACAAAAACGAATGTCTATAATGTCATTGGCGCATTCCATGAGAGTTCAGATTACCGTTTATGGTAGAACTGATTACACCGTTGGACAGAAAGTTACATTAGATCTATATAGAGAAGAACCAACATATCAAGACGATATGGATCTGAAAGATAATACATTAAGTGGTAATTATATTATAGGATCGTTGAGGCATTTCATCGATAGAACATATCATGAATGTGTAATGGAATTGATTAAAGATTCATCAATTGTAAATTTGAATAGAGGATAGATTGTGGGAAGATTATATACTGGAGTTGTTGAGGATAGACTAGATCCTCTTCAATTAGGTAGGGTGAGAGTAAGGATTCATGGTAATATGACATCCAATAAGAAAGAATTATCAACAGAAGATTTACCTTGGAGTCCTGTGATGGGATCCGTCTATTCGGCTTCTATATCAGGATTAGGGCATGCTCCAGTTGGTATTGTACCTGGAACTACAATTGTCGGTCAATACTTGGATGATTATGAACAACAATTTCTGGTGATGGGAACATTATATGGAATATCCATGACCAAATCTGCTGAATCTATTTCTGAGATGACAGGAGGTGTTGTATTTACAGACGGAGAAGGATTATTGGATTCAACTATTGGTATCGTTGGATCTGCGTTGGATTTAATGATAGATTCGTCTGCTGCCGAAAATCTAGGTATACCAAAAAATGATGAACAATCAAATGAGACTCTTCTTGAATTCTATAAAATGGTACAAGTTCCTATAACAGAATTAGATACCATATACGAAATAAGAGCAACATCCGATTTAGATAATTCTGGTGTAGTTTATTTTACTGGTAAATTCGATACCAATTTGAATAAATTTATATTCTATATGAACGAACCGTCGAAATGGGATAATGTTGATTCTGAAATGTTCTCAAATATAAATCCATCCGATGAAACAGATACCAAAAAATATATGTACTTTTTGTATTCAGAAAATCCACCGTTAGTTACAGACCATCCTGAATCTGATGTTGCATTGAATTTCTTCGATACAAATTTACCACCGAATAAAATGGTACAAGGATAATCCATGACAATAAACACAGATACTTTACCAAAAGGATTGTATGTACCAAAACGATATGCAAAACAATCTAATATCAAACAGATTCAATTAGCCAATGTCAAAAGATTAGTTATTGCGTTAGAGGAAGCTGGTGTAACAAATGATGTATGTCAAGCTGCTGTATTAGGGATTTGTTCTGTTGAATCGGGATTTCTTCCTATTGAAGAATTGTATTCTGGTAACGATAAACAAGCGTATTTTACTCAACAATATTGTACAAGGAAAGGATTACCTGCGTCTCAATGGATTTACTATGGTAAAGGTATTATACAATTAACGGGTCTGGCTACATATAAAGATACAACAAAATGGTACAAGATAATCTACAAGGAAGATCCAGGAATTATCGAGGATCCGTTTAAAGTAATGAAAGATGATATGATGATGAAAATTGTTGTATCTTTCCTATTCATGAAATTACCAAAATTAAGAGATATCCAATCATCACCCGATATTTTCACTATCATACAACAAAAGGTTAATAGTGGAACCAAAGATAAACATTTCTCCGAGAAACGTCAACGATATGAATTCTTCAAGTCGTTAGGTTCCGGATCAAAACCGACAACAGAAGGTCTTGCTTCTTTACCTCAAGTTAAAGAAGCATCAATGCCTCCAGAATATTCTCCTGTTACGCCTAAACCATCATACAAAGATTCTGGTAACACCGAACCCCAAAGAACTGATTCTGAAATATCAAAAGAACCTGCTCATAAACAAGAAGCATTCAGGGAAAATAGAGATGCCAATTTTTCTGAAATTGGATTTACAGATCCACAAGGTAAATATCCTCTAAGAGAATACATGAATGAATCTGACGTCAATAGATTATCAAGAGGTGTGTTAAGAAGGACTTGTATTGAATTTAAAGATTCAATTAGAAATGTTGGTATAGATCTACCATTTGGGAAGGAATATGAACAACCAAAATGTCCTATTTCGGCTCAATATCCATTTAATAAAGTAACGGAAACAGAATCTGGACATGTAATTGAATTAGATGATACACCAGGTAATGAACGTACACATTATTTCCATAGATCTGGTACATTCACCGAAATTGATGCCAATGGTACTACAGTTAATCAAATCATTGGTGATAATTATTCTATAATGGAAAGGAATGGATATGTTTATGTCAAAGGATCTTGTAATCTAACGGTAGAAGGACAAATTAACATTAAATGTAATTCAGATGTTAATTTAGAAGTCAATGGTGATGCAAATTGCGCTTTCCATAATGATGTCACGGTTGGTGTAGCAAACGATTTAAATTTTAATGTTGGTAACAATTTCAATCTTTCTATTGGTGGAGATTATAACCTAGAAACTGGAACTGTTGATAACAATCCAAAAGATACCAAAGAAGAAGATAAAGTGTATGGTGGATTTACGTATCGTTCGAAAGGTATACTCGGATTTGAATCTTCCGCTGGTATTTTCTTTAAATCTGGTAAAGATATAACATCATCTTCTTCTGGCGTGACATCGATAAGTTCTGGTGACAATTTGATTTTGTCTACGGGTAAAAGTTATTATCTTACTGCTTCATCTAATGTAACATTATCAAGTGGGTCCGATATATTCTTATCGGCGTCATCTACTAACATATCAGGAGATTTACCATTAGAAGGATTCGTGACAAATAATCATGATACTGGTAATAGAACTGGTGCGAGTAATTCAGCACCAAAATCTCCAGACAATTCCCCTAAGATAGAGGAATTAGATATTTCGTTCAATCCTGTTTCCACTGTTAAAGTTGGCGATGAAGACGAAAGTAAGAATTTAGTTTCGGAAAATAGTAATTTCAAACGTAAATCTTTCAACAGGAAGTATCCAGAAGTGTTATCTTCTAATCAATCCATATTGGAACAATTACAACCACCGGAGAGATCCGTCAGAGAAAATTCTAAATTCGAAAATGAAGATAATATGTCAAGAGAATTTAAAGAATATGATGAACGTAAATCTGCTGCTTTCCCAGATTTAAAAGATAAAGAAAAAGAACCAACTCCTCCACCAAACCCAGAAGCAAAACCAGATGAAAAAGTGGACGAAGATAAAGGTATGTCCGATACGCATAAATCTCCTGAAGAAGTTTCCAAACCAACATCTAATCCTGAGATTCATAAAACTATTAGGAATAGTAAAGATTTTCCTTTGTCATTTAAAATCAGTAAGAATTTCACGTTGGGATCTTTTGTACCATTGAATGCGATGCCGCAGGATATACAATTACCAAAAGGATTAACGGATACTGGACCATCTCATATATTATACAAACGAGAAGATCTAGTGGATAATCTAGCGTATCTAGCTGAAAATGTTGCTGAGGTATTATATGAAATGTTAGGTCCATCTAGAGGTAAGTATTCTTGTCAATCTCAAACTGGGGTATGGTGTGTGAATGATGGGTTGAGAACTAAGGCATCCGAGAATGGTAAGATTACTGGGTCAGACCATTTCAAAGGTAGGGCAATGGATATGAGATTGGATCCTAAGAAATCAAGATCTCAGATGTATAATCTTGTTCTTGATATTAAGAAGGCTTTACCTACATGGAAGCATTTGATATTGGAATATAGGGGAAGTGACCAGAATTGGATTCATATTTCATACGGAACTGAAACTGTTATGTCCACTGGTCAATCTGATGGTTCGTCAAACGAAAAAAGAACATACACTTACGTAAATGATAAGAAAGTGTCCGAGAAGTTTGTATTGTATTAATTGAAAAATCCCGATAGATGAAAATGTCTATCGGGATTCGTTTTATTTGTAATTTAATCTAACATCAGATAAATCATTCAATTGTAAAGGATCTACTTTAAGTGTCTTCTTGAATCTATCAAATTCATCATCATCCCAATTATCACCTTCTTTCCAAAATTTGATAATCTTAGACGAGTTCAATTCAACATATCTAATAACAATTTTCTTTTCTTTATCAGACATTTTAGTTTTATCTACCACTATTCTGAGTTGAGGAACAGATATTGTTAATTGTTCTTGTTTATCAGGGAAATTTGGATAGTATTTCACTCTACATCCATGAGACCCTTGTTCTGTTGAAATATATACAACACCTTTAGATAATCCAGTTTTAGATGGACCCAAATTTGCCATTTCAAACATTGTTGAATCTTCTATTTCTTCGCGTCATTCTTTAAATGTTTTCATTTTTATTACCTCCAAATACATATTTTTATTCTATTATAATGATTTTTAGATTCATCGAAAGACTTTTCTTTACGCAATAAAAACCATTAGACTTTTACATCTAATGGGATTTTTATTTTAATTTTCTTCAGGTAATCGTTTAGGATAGAATGAAATTGATACATATCCTTTATTTGGTACAACTTCAGCGGGTTGTACATATTCATGTTTAGAACACATACCAGATACATGAGATTGTAATTGTTTGAATTTAGATAGTTCCATGATGGTAGTATTATCATCAACCATTGTTTTATTTGGCGGTGTTACGATAAATGGATATGTGATTACAATTTTACCACCCGTTTTCTTAACATATGATTCTGTATTAGAATCATCAACATAGTCTTCGATAACACCAATCAATCTACCAAGATCGTTACCAGATCTTGGATCTTTCTTTTTCAAATCGGTTAATACGGATCCTCCGAATTTTTCACCAAATTTGGTTGGGTCTAATTTCTTATCTTTCATTTTAAATGATGTCATCGGATCTACGGCAATCTCGTTGACAAATTGTTCCATGACGATTGCTTGGAATTGTTTAAATGTACTCATTGTTTTGTTTCCCTATATTATATGTTATTATATGTTATTTAGTGTTTCAATAACAAAAATGCCGAAACAACCTAAGTCATTTCGGCATTTTATTAACCAACGTTTGCTTCGATAATAAGTTTAGAAGCTAACAACGCTTGACCAATTTTCAAATCAAGACCAATTCTGTGTAACAATTCAATAATAAGGAATTGGAAATTTACATTACAATTTTCGGTCATCACTAGATCCATAATTGAATCTAATTGAGTTTCTGTTAATTGGTCTTCAAATTCTTTTAAAGTAGCGAAAATGTTCATTTTAACATCCTATAAGATAAAGTTTAAGCTCAAACGAGCGATTAAGTTTAATTTATAAGAATTAACCTATAATCAACCGATTTTAGTCGGGATATAGATTAGGAACTTATCCAAATTGTTAAAGAGCTAACTTAAAATCTATTATAAATGTTTTCTTTAACATCGAAAGAAATATCTTATAATCGTCGTGTTAAATAATAACATCAAACACATTAAAGGAAATTCCAATGAATTCAAAAATGCCACAACTAATTGCTTTATTATTCGACGCAAGAAATAAAGCCCATTATGCTCATCTTCAGACGACATCTTACGCACAACACATTGCATTAGGAAGTTATTATGAATCAATTGTAGGATTAGCTGATTCTTTAGTTGAAAATCATCAAGGTCGATACGGTATCATTCAACAATATCCTACGGTCAATAATCCAACAGATCCAATTTTGTTGATTACAACTGTTCGTTCTTGGATTGACGCAAATAGAGCAGAATGTTCAGAGTTCTCAGAAATCCAAAACATCATCGATGAAGTTCAATCGTTAAACAATTCTACATTGTATAAATTGAACACTTTAAAATAAGGGGTAATTATGAAGAAAGTTTTTCTTAAAAAATCAATCGACAACTAATGGCCAAGAGATAACCCAATTCTTCGGAGGTGCAGCTTCCGCTATCCAAGTGAATGGTACAGGAACTTATAACGTGTCACTATATGGATCTTTAGACGGTGTGTTCTATTCTCATATGATTACGGTTACTTCTAATGAAATCTATCAATTAGATTCTTTATCTGACGCACATTTCAAATTAGTTGTTAATTCTAACAACGGTCTTCTTACGGTTATAATTTCATGATTACTTTAAGTGATTTAAAAGTGCTCACTTGGGCAGAGCGTCCAGTTGCAACAAGCGTTAAACCGTATGTTGATAGATTATTTTTTACGGATATCGGTGTGGGTGGCTCGGAATGGTATAGCGATGGTACTAGATGGTGCGCGGTTGGTGGTCAAGTTATTTTAAAATCACTTAAAACAACCGTTTCAATTCCAACTGTAAGCTGGTCAGCGAGTACAGGCACAAAAGATTTTGCACTCGACTATAGTATTCCAGCGGGTTTATTAAACGCTGGCGATATTATCGAGTGCGAAGCGTTGGTGAATTGCTCTGAGGGAACATCCGTACAAGGGTTATATTTAAATTTTTTTGTCGCAGGTTCGATTCAAATATCACAAATATCAAACGCGACACTGACATATAACGCTAATGCAAATACTAATATCAACACAAATTCACGAGCGTGCATGATTGGCGCAGCGCGATTAGATTCTAGCACGCTAATTTCAGGGGTAAGACCTGCATCACCTGCTGGTTTTGGTGTTCAAGCTAACTCAATGGTGCTTAGACAAGCTGTAATAAGCAACGTCAGTACAAACGCACTACCGATTACCGCAAAAGCAACTGCGACTACAGCATCGACAGGAACGTTAGCCATTGAATCGTACACAATTACACTCAAAACCTGCGGATAAGGATAAGCTCGAACTGTTAGCTGTTTTGGAAGAACGCACATTACGTCAACGTAAGATTTTGTCGTATCTAACCGACATTGAGTTTTCTCTAATGTAGTTTTAACCGAATGTCAAAGAAATCCCAGACAATTTAACGTTGTCTGGGATTCTTCTATAATTGGTATCTATGTTTAAATCTTCTTAAATTTGGTTGGTTTGAATGGTTCACTTGTTACGATTCTAACGGAATAACTATGAAATGATTTGTATACATCAACTCCGATAATACATCGTTTGTTGTCCGTTTCCATCGGCAATAAACCGGATTCCCATAATTGTTCTATCTTACCATTCAATCGTTTTTCAAGTTCAGGTTGACAATTTCCATAATAATCAGATTCAGGAAAATGACAACATCTCCAAATCTTATCAAATATAAATTGAACATTTTTCATTTAGATTACCATTCTATCAACATTAACTGATTCAATCCTTTCGAAATATCCACTCCAAGGAAACGTATTAAATACAATTTCTTGTCCATCTTCTGCTCTGTATGTAATAATCCACGAATTAGACCAATCAGAATAATGTTTATCATTATCTTTTAAATTGATTTCAACATTATCAAATTGTGGATACTCCGATTTAAATTTATCTCTCAATTCAGTTAATGATATTTTGGTTCTATTACATCTAAACAATTCTTCAATATCTTTTGTTTCCTCGATAAATTCACTGAATCTATCGGCAATCTTCTCATCTAAGAATACACCTAGTCCTTCTGTTTGTCCGCAATACGAATACCCAAACGAATCTCCTGTTGAATATTCTATCCAGACAACATATAATCTATCACCAGATTGAATATCCAATGATGTTACGATATCCGGTTGTTGATTGACAAATTTAATTGATTTTAATTTGTTTTTATAACTTTCATGCCATTCGCCATATAGTTCTTCCGCTACTCTGGAATCTGTTAAATTAGAACTAATTACACATTCAATACCTTTCATATCTCACCATTCAACAATAATTCTAATGCCATCATCTTCCTTCTTAGAGGAAACCTTATACCCTAATTCAATCAATTTATCTAAAGATCGTTTTTGATAACAATAAGAACCTTTATAGAAGTATTTGAATGAACATTTGAACTCACCTTTAGCTGCTTTCTTTTTGATTTGGAATAACCAATTATCAACAAACATTTGTAATTTGTTCTGTTGACGTTTAGAGATCCAATGAGCCCGTTTTGCTGTAAATATAGAATCCCAAGGTTCATTATCGCAATAATCGAATCCTGGATCTATAATTTCATTTGTGTCTTCAAACATTCCTGAATCTTTAATACCTTTTAAACTATACATTTGCTTTCTCCTAAGTTGAAATTATTATATGTTAAATTGATAAAATATAAAAGTCGAGGAAGATACTATAAGAATATTAAAAACCATTAATAACTCTAGCTGAAACATCGACATAGTCTAGTATACGCTTGTTTTATCGATTTCGAAAGGAGTTTCTCGATGATTGTAATTTACACATTCGATTAACATTTCATCTTAAAGGCTCTTTCGATACATGGTATCTATTGATTCGATGTTATCGTTTAATTTAACAGTCCATATTGTTGATTTAAGATGGATTGATTATATCTTGTAGAGTTGATTGACATAATACAGGAAGATTCCACTAGGATGGATTATTGGACAAATAATGGATGTTAACAATTCAACATAGAACTATTATAATGTAAATTCCAAACAATAAAAATCCCGAAAGAACTTTTGATTCAATCGGGATCTGAATGGCAGAGATTTTATGTTGAATAATTGATTAAATTAATACTCGATAAAGACATATTATTGTTCTTGTAGTAATATAAAAGACATTAAAGAATACTAAAACGTATTAATAGAACTAACTCAAACCGTCGACATAGTCTAGTATACGCTCGTTTTATCGAAAAGTCAAGAGAAAACTTTAACTTGTAATAATCATATTCGATGTCTAAGATTATCTTTCGATACGTTTAAGACTCTTTCGATGTTTGATTATAGTTGATTCGATACCCTCACTTAATTTAACATGGAAATTTGTTGATTTAAGATGGATTGGTTATATCCTGTAGAGTTGAATGATGTATATTGGAAAGATTCCACTAGGATGGATTATTGGACAAATAACGGTTGTTATGTGAATGATTTGGAATAGGTATATTGTAAATTTTAAACAATAAAAATCCCACTCAGAATAAATCTGGTGGGATCTGATACGCAGAGATTTTAATGTTGAATTATTGTATAGAATATACTCGATAAAGAGTCTTGTAGTAATATAGAAGAACACTTAATGAAAGTAAAGGTAATAACTGAAACGTCGACATAGTCTACTATACTACATTTTCTAGGATTTCGAAAGGAGTATTCTTATCCTGTAATAATCATATTCGATATGTCGTACATCGAAAGGATTATCTTAAGATGTCCTCGATACATGATGATTACAGTTTCGATGTTCTTGTTTAATATAGACATCCATATTTGGATTTTAAGATGGATTGATTATATGACATAGAGTTGATTGGTATATATTGTTTAAACTCCATTAGGATGGAATAACGAGCAAATAATGATTGTTATCAAACCAATATGGAATTGATATATTGTAAATTGAATCCAATAAAAATCCTGATGGAGTGGTTGGTTCTCATCAGGATTTGGAAGTAGAGATTTTAATGTTGAATTATAGTAATATAATAATGTCGATAAAGAATCTTGTAGTAATATAGAAGACATTAAAGAATATAAAAATGACCTTAAAGGCAATAACTGAAACGTCGACATAGTCTAGTATACCCGAGTTTCTAACATTTCGAAAGGAGTAATTAGACTCTGTAATAATCATATTCGATACCATATACATCGAAATACTATCTTAAGATGTCCTCGATACATGATTATAATTGATTCGATGTTAACATTAAATCCTGTCCAGAAATTTGCCAATATAAGATGGATTCAATATATCCTGTAGAGTTTCTTGTTTATTATACAAAGATTCCATTAACATGGAGTATTAACCAAACAATGACGATATTATACAATGGATACTATAAATAAATTAAAATTAGAGGAGAAAAATAATGTGCGTTATTGCTTGTAAGTATTTGACTGGTATCGGATGGGTTGGTGTAAAGGATAGAGATAGAAATTACAAACCAGTGATTTCCATTATCCAAGACGCAAGAGAAGGTGTTGAATCTATCTTCATAAAAGATTCTGTCACCAAATACTCTGAAGGTATAAATGAATTCGGTGTTGGTATTTTGAATGCAGCCACTTCCGTTAGAAACGATGAAAGTGCAGCAGCAGCCGCAAGAAGATATGAGAGAGAACGTAAGAAATCCAAAGGAACTTACATTGAACCAGATGGCATTAAAATTAGACATGCATTAAGATTCAAAACTCCGAAGGAATCTGCTGAGTATTTGGCATCTGTTGAATTGAGAGGTCACACTTTGGTATTCAACAAAGAAGAATGTTATATCTTAGAGGGAACTGATAAGAAATTGGATTTTGATTATAATAAAAAGATGGCAGCGGAGAACCCAGACCATGAATGGGAACCGATGGAATATGAATTTGTAATTAAAAAAATTCAAAAAGATAGATTTGTTGTAAGAACAAATCACGGCAATTTCCTACCATGGTCTGGATACCAAAAAGACTCTGATGATTCAAAACAAATGTTTTCTAGAATGTCTTCTGAAACCAGACATAACACAGTCATCAAGAATTTACAAAATGTTGATTCCATCGAAGGTATGTTAGATGCGATTTCGGATACATCTAATGAAGATAAACAATTGAATCCAGTTAGAACAGGCGATTATCAAGATAGAACTAAATTGAAAACAACCGGTCAATTATGTTTAATACCAGATAAATGTACGTTGATTTACAGACCTATCTGGTGTGAAATGGATTTATCTTATGTTGATAAAATCAATTCATTAACAACTAAAACATTCTTTGAATTGAAACCTTTTAGATTAACTGAAAACATCATGATGTCTTTCAAAGATTACCAATTCAATTACAATTTGTAAATCCCAAACAATAAAAATCCCGTAAGACATATCATCTTACGGGATCTTTTATTTCAATAAAATGTTGAGAAATCCATCCTCAAGTATATTTGGTTGGTAAATCAGTTCCTTTGTTTTCATCCAATTATCGAATTCCTTGATATCAAATTTGGATAATTCATTTTTATGGATATCTGTCTTTATAATAACAAATGTTGTTTCCTTATTGTAACTGATACGAAAGGAAACAACTCGCATTATACAATTTTCTATTACATTTAAGATATGTTCGTTATTTGGCATATATTTGGATTTTAAGATGGATTCAGGATATCCTGTAGAGTTGATTGACATATAACGTAAAGATTCCAATATGGTTGATTAATGTTCAAATTACGATACATTAACGAATCTGTAATTTTGTATAACAATATAAATAATTCTATACAATAACGAAAGGAAACAATAGATGACAACATATAAATTATTTGCGGATAAATTAGGCGGAACAAATCCAAATGAATTTATAGGAAATAAAGGTGATTTATTTTACGATCCAGACACAGGTAAATTGAGATTATCGGATGGAGTTGCCGGCGGAAAGAATATAGACATTTTATCAGATAGACCGAAATTATTAGTTTTCGGTAATTCAATCGCTTCAACGCACGCATATAATGCAATATACACAGGACAAACCGTAACTGCATTTAATGCAGGCGTAAATACTATAACTTTGTCTGCGGGTGGTGTCGCTGCCGGTGGATATGTTGTTGGGGATACAATAGCCATTGGTTTAGCAAATATATCACATTTAATTGCTAAAATAACAACTATCGTTGGTGAGGTATTGACTTTAGACAAGTTTACTCCATTACCTTCGAGAACAACAGGTTCCACTTGCGTTAAATTGACAGCGTCTACTCAATTTAATTTAACGCAAATTAGAGATAATTCTGGATTCTTTTCTATTGCCAATTCGTTATTAGGTTCACCATGTAAAACAGTTGGTGCATTTGGATGGGGTGGATCGTGTTTTATAAACAATATCTCACATTTGGGAAATTTCTTGGATTATTATAAACCCAACTATGTTGCATTTATAGTGTTAGAAAATGATATTGGAGCAGGTCAATCTTCGGATTCATTAATTCGTGCGATAAATCAAGCGGCATTGATGTGCACGTCAAAAGGAATAACACCAATTTTTAATTATTGTTTACCATCAAATTCAATTGATGATGTAGGTAAATCTACAATTTTTGACACGGTTAATGCATATTTGGAAAATATTAAAAATGTAATTCCAGGAGCAAAAAGTGTCGATTTTGGTGTAGGTTTGTATTTAGATACATCAGTTAGTGCATCAAGACGACCTTTATCTGGTTGGTCTGATGGAGTTCATCCAAATGGAAATAGATATTTATCAATGGCGAAATATGCGTTACCTGAATTATCAAAAATTATTGGAATCAGAGATACAAATACGTCATTTAATCTCATTTCATCTAACCCGTTATTAACGGGAATCGGTGGAACACAATCTGGTTTGCAAGCAAATTCAATTAGTCCGGCATCTACGTCGATTACTGCTCCAGCTGGTGTAACGTGTACAACAAGTCGAGATGCGAATGGGTTTTTGAAAGTTGATTTTACAATATCAGGCGCGTCAGATATTTTGAACACTCAAATTACAGTTTCACAAACATTAACCAATTTACACACACAAGTGAGTGGGGAAAAATCTCCATGTAGCGCAAATACGTTAATTAGAGGTATTGTGGTATTGGATAACGTTTCTATGCATAACGTATCAATGTTACAACTAAGCGTAACTAGTGGTTCGATGGTCGCGGATGTTAGGAACACAGCAAATTATGGTAACGGACTAACACAAGTTAACGATTTAATCGATGACGTATTTGTTATTGAAACACCCCCTCTATTGTTATCTGATTCAACTGCAACAAATGTTAGTATAAAGTTATCGATACGACCATTAACTTTATCATCACCTTCTGGAGTGACTGGAAGTTTTGTAATCAAGGAGTTTGGATTACAAATTAGTGATGACGTATTACCATTATACAAATAAGATTTCTTTACTCAATAAAAATCCCATCAGACTTTTACATCTAATGGGATTCTTTTATTTCATTTTCAACAATAATTGTTCATATACATTTGTAGCAACGTTTGCCATCATAACAGGAGGTACAGACATACCACAAGCATAATCTGGTTTTACCTTACCAAAATTGAAATCCAATGGAAACGAACTAGCCAATATGAATTCTTTATCAGTCATTGTTCTTGGAATAAAATGATGATAACAAGATTTACCAGAAGTCAATGTATTACAAGGTTTATCTGGGTGTAATTTCTTATATGAAAAGAAATTACCATTCGATAATTCTGATTTATCAAATCCAGATCCAGGTTCCACTGATGGATATATATCACGAATCGAAGGTGGTAATTCTTTATCTGGAAATACATCATCTTCAGATATATCTTTAAATGGAATAATCGGTTCATTAAATTCCATTTGTATTCTTGGTAATAATTCTAATCCTTTATATTCCAAGAATTGTTCGCCTAGATCCTTCCTCACACAAATAAAGAACACCCGTTCCCTTTTTTGCGGTAATCCCATCTTAGAACCATCTAATAAGAAATGTTGACAGTAATATCCAGCTTCATCAAATTCCTTGTATATTCTATCAACATATTTCATTGCCTTACCGAGAATCAACCCTTTGACATTTTCTGCCACGACAATCTTCGGTTGAAGTTTCTTTGCCAAATCAATGAAATCAAAGAACAATGTATCCAAGACTTGTTTTGCTTGACCTTCCGAGAAGACTTTTTCCTTACCCCAATCTTTATCTCTATTACCATTCATGGAAAAAGAAGAGCAGGGTGGACTACCATCAAGGATATCCAAGTTGTATAATTCTTCAGGAATATCATCTCTCTTGACGAATTCCCGTATATCCTGAATGAAGGAATACTTTGGATTATGATTCAGATTGTAAATTTCATTCATTCTTGGATCTATCTCAACGCAACCTAAGACATTACCTCCAGCTAGTTTATATCCCATTGTAGAACCACCACAACAAGCGAAACAACTGAATACGGTAAATTTATCTTTGGTGAATGTCGTTTCCGATAAATTCCATTCATATGGGAATTTATGCATATTCAGATTTAACCATTTTCTGGAAGATATGCGTAATCAACGCATAATCATCTTTGTGTTCATCGCCGACAGCAGATTTAGCTTTATCCCAGATACGTTCAACATCATCCACTGGTTTACCATATTTCTGTGCCACTTTTTCAATGTATGGGGTTGGCATCATATTCCTATAACAATTCTTTCAATTTATCGGATACACCAGTCTTTCTGATTTCATCCAAGAATGCTTGTCGTAACATTTCTTCTTCGACTTTATTGCTGGTAAGGAATTCAATGAGTTCTTGGACATCCTTACGAATTCTGTTGAGATATAATTCTTTATAATCAATAATGTTTTCCATTGATTATTCTCTATACAAAATTTGTTAAATCTGGTTTGAAATAAGATTCTGGTTTCTGTACTTTACCGTATTCATTTTTGATACATTTACCAGTTTCTTTATCAATTTTAGACATATTAGATGAAGCAACTTCATTCCATGCTCCATTAAAATCTAATCCAGCAGCTTTACAATAACAGACTAGACACCAAATTGTATCAACAACTCCGTCTAATGTTTCAATTCTATCATTGTTTTTAATACCTTCAACAAATTCTTTATATTCTTCTTCAATCAATTTAACATATAATTCAGATGTTTCTTGATTTGAAGGTTGGTCGCAAGCATCCATGAATAATGAGATGTCGTTAAAAAGATTTGGATGATTTGTCATAATATATTCCTATTTTAAAGATTTATGAATTTTTACTGCATCTAAGAAAGATCCTTTGGTAGGATCGTAATAAACTACTTTGTTATTGACATCTCTAAACGGTCCGTCAAATTGTGGAACTTTACCATATCCGTCCATTACAACGGCTTCCGATATAATTGTTTTAACTTTATGGTAATGAAATTGAGTCACACCAAATCCCTTTCAAGTCAAAATAACATTTCAAACAATATCGATAATGGAAAATACAACAACCAATATCCGATTCCATATAGAATGAACAAGACGACAAATAACACAAGAAGATAGAACAGAACCAATAATGTTACAGTCAGACCAATGTAAAATATACTCATAATATGAATGTTTTCAATTCAAATTGTTCATGATATTCTTCCACAGGATATCCATATACATTTAACAAGATATTGGTTTCTCCTATTTTATAATTTCTTGGAACATCATGAACATGACCATGGATCCAATAATTTATCCGTTCATTCTGAATTATATAGTCATCAAAATGATTTGTGAATAAATCGTTCCAGAAATTACCTTTAAATTTATCTGGAATACCTTGTGGAGTGGGACAATGATGCGATATTACAATAACATTATCTACATCAGTTGATTCAATCTGTTTAGATACGTAATAGATGAAATTGTCACATTTCATTGAAGTGTCGGATGGCAACAATTTCCCTAATTTATTGGTATAATATCCAGTTGTATTTCTATCCGAATTTGAAATGTAAATGTAATCAGAGAATCTGTTTAATGCTTCTACTTCCAATACAGGATCTTTTATCTTTGTCCAACAAGTACCACCAATGAATAGATTATTATCTATTGTAATGGATTCATTCTCAAGGATATGAAGATTTGTATATTGTTTAAGAGTTTTACGTAAAACGGAAACATCGTTTATATCTGAATCATAAAATTCATGATTACCTAATACGTAAATGATATGTTCAAATTGATTTGTTATGTTATCGAAGAATTCTGTAATGTAATTTGATTCACCATTCATCTTCAAATCATTGAATGCAAGACGTGTATATTTTATTGGTATAATATCACCAGCAAGGATTAACATATCAGCATTATTTGTATTGAACAACGATAGATCTTTATTATGTTCTAAATGTAAATCTGAACAATAATTTACAATCATCAAACATCTCCGTTAATGGAAATCTCAAACAATAACATCATTATGGAAAATAACATCATAGATAATCCAACCAATAAAATGATGAATTCCCCAGTTGAAAGAAACAGACATAATCCAAAGACTGTGATACATACACCAATGATGGATTCTGTATCAATCATTGATTCGTTAAAATGTTTCATAATAATTACCAACATTTAATAATTTACAACCCAAGTCAGTCCATAACCTGACAACTTGTTTTCTATCGTCTATTACAACTTCAACATTCCAATTATCCGATACATGATTAAAGAACAGTTCCTGTTTGGCAATTCTATCTTTACGAGTATCACCTTCTGCTCTCATGTACAATAGATAATTCCCACCAAAATGTTTATTCAACCATTCTGTTGTAACATCTCTGGAAATTGAATCTCTACCCGATAAAAAGATAATCTTGAAACCATCTCGTCTGTACATGTCGATGATGTTTAAGATTTCCTTGATAGGTTCATCAGTTCCTGCTTTCCCGAAGTCGTATGGATTTCTATTTACCATTTTAGCGACTGTTCCATCAATATCACAGACAACTGCTTTTGGTTTAGATGTATCTTTGATATATTCGGGAATCTCAATACAATCTCTTGGGAATTGTAACCACTGGAACCATTGTTTATCAATTACATCAATACCAACTGATTCTGTACGTTTCTTATCTCGTTGGATAGCAGTTTCATAATCAACTGGAAAGTATTTTAATTTAGTTGTATATCCATGAGATTCCATTTCCTTGATATTTTTATCAAGATACTTCTTATTGAGATTTGTATTGGAGAAGATGATGTCTTTACCTTCAGATACGTATTTTTCAAGTAGAGTGTCTATTCTTTTGTCAACAATATGTTCATTTTTGAAATTCCATATCTTCCATAGAAATCCTTCCTTGTAGATATTTTCTTCTTGTAATATCTGTTTACGAATCTGGTCGCGTTCGATGATAACGTAATTTGGATTTTCTTTAACAAAATGTTCAGCCCAGTAAGATTTACCAGAAGCAGAAACCCCAATTGTGAAAATTGTTTTCATTTTATTTTTTTCCCATAAAATAACCGAAATAGAATCATACCCTATTTCGGTTCTAGAATCAATACATTTTATTCAGATTCATGTAAGATATTCATTGAATCTTGGTCAAAATCGACTTCATTCAATTTTTGTTTCTTAGGTTTCTTTTCGTCTTTCTTACCGAAGATTCTATCCCAATTTTCATTATATTTTTCTACATCCGTTGGTCTAGTCGAAGACCCTTTACCACCATGCCATTTTTCGCTCATTTATTTTCTCTAATGTTATTACAATACAACTTTATTTAATTCAAATTTGTTCAATCAATACACCACATTTTTTAAAGAAATCGATACTGGAATCATCTCTATACATGTGTCTGTAATAAACAGCTTTGAATCCAGCGGCAACCACTAATCTAGCGCATTTGATGCACGGCAATACGTTACAGAACAAGATGGCATCCTTAGATGATTCATTGTTTCTTGCTAGATATGCAATCAAGTTTTCCTCTGAATGTAATACAGTGGATTTTGTAATCAATTCGCCATCAATAATATCTTCACATTCATCTAGGTCTAATTCGATGTTATTTCCATTATATCCGCAACCAATAATTCGTCCATCCTTTACCGCAACAGAACCAACTTTCAATTTATTTGCATGAGATAATCTGGAAGTCAATTCAGCAACTTCCATGAAATACATTTTGAATTTATCTTTCATTATCATTCATTACACCTTCAATATAACCAAGACATTCTAATTCAATAGATTCATCAACAAATTTGATATGATTCTTTAGATATTCTTTATTGAATCCCATTCTAACTAGACCTCCAAAACATTCTTCCAACCAATTAGAAGCAATCCCATTACATGATTCAAAATCCACGATAATGTAAATCTGAGATACCAATAATGGAACCAAATACATATCTCTAAATTTGATTGCGTTGTATTCTCCATCTTCGGTTGTTCTTCCAAGGGGATTTTTAGAATAAACATTACCAACATCAATTCCTGTATAGATTAACAATGTTTCATTATCATATACAATTTTAGATTCTAATTCAATCATTTTAAAATTCCAGGTCTAGTGTAAATGGAACAACTTGGATTTGGATGTTTGTATGTAATGTGTGATTCTTTGTTGAAATCATCACCATTTTCTAATTCGTAACCATTGAACATCCATTCTTCGTCATCATAATGAATAGTGTCAACATTAAACGAATTCCAACCACCATTGCCATCCATTCTCAAATGGTCATATTTGATGTTAGACCAATCTGGTTGCCATTCTTCTTTAAACGATTCAACTCCATTCAAACATAACTTTAACACATTATTAAACATAATCTCGCCATGTTTTCTTGTTTCAATTAAGAATTTTTGATATTCCTCTTCAATCAATAGTAATCGAGCATTTTCTTTTTCAAGATCATTGTTGCGTTCAACGAGTTGTTGTATCTCAGCAACTAACGACAATAAATTATTCATTTCAATTCCTTCAATGGTTTAAACGCTTCAGACATTAGGTAAACAGTATTATTCATTCCAGATGCAGTAAATTGAATATCAAATCCTCTTTCATTAAGATATTCAATGGCAACATCAAAGATTTGAGAATGAGTACTACCATAATCAATTACAACAGATTGTTCATATCGTTCCGATGTAATCTTTACTCTACTACCTTTGGTGTCGGTTGGTCCAATATACTTGATTTTAAATGTGTGTAAATTTTTCATAATAATTCTCAAATGATTTATCTAATGTTCGTTTATGACAAGCAATATAATACCGTTTTAAATCATCTAAAGAAACCATATACAATTCAGAAGTTTCTTTCATCAAACGTTCATGTTGATTGAAAAACCAATCCATTGGTCTATCTGTTGGGATCTTACAAACCTTTCTTCTAAAGGAAAGACAAGCAAAGAATACATTTCCTGTTAACATAATTACCCTTTCCATACAAAATATGGATTTAAAATTTTATCATTATTTTTAATTGGATACCCATAGTGTTTGTACCAATCAACTTTCATGTCAATCTTTTGTTTAATGCGTTCGACGTTTATCTTAAGAGCATTTTCATCTGGTGTCCAATCGTTGTATAGATTATGTTGTTTGAATATATCAAAATCAACTTCTCTATTTTCATCAAGATTGTATCCTCTATGTTTCAATTCAACAATTAATGCTTGATAACGACGTTCCAAGAATTTACCCAGAGTATAAAAATAGGTAACATGACCGGCGTTTAACGTATATTGTTTTGGGATCTTTGGTAATCCATTTTTAGAACGCAAAGAACGTTTCAACGCAGATCCAACCATCGGCAATTCTCTATACTCTGCCATGAGATGTTGGTCTGTTAATACTTCTGGTTCAACTACATTAATTCTGGTCATGTTATATTCCTCAATGATAAAATAAAGTCACTTTGATGCCAAGATAATCATTGTCATCAAAAATGGTATACTCTTCAGAAATGTATCTATCAAGTTCGTGTTTCAATTCATTTATTGAAACAGAATTGTATAATACATTCTTACATCTAATTGAATATCCTTTGTCGATATATTCAACATTTGTATCTATTGTCCTGTTTAATTTAGAACTTACGATACATTTAATCTGATATGAATCAATCATATCTCAACTCCATGAAATCTATTATACCTAAGATCCCTCTAAAATAAAAGAATTAAATTAGAATGGAACTGTATGAATTTTGAATTTGAATTGTTCCGAAGAGTAAATTTTGATTCGTTCTTCAAAATGATTCAATGTATGATTCCTCCAGCTCTTGTGTGATAGATTATCTGCAATATCAAATAATTTACAGACCGTCTTACCTTCTTTTAAACGTAATCCACGACCAATAGATTGTAATGCTCTAATCTTTGATTTGGATGGACTGGCAAAAATGATATTGGAAATGCTTGGGATAGATACACCAGTGGATAATGTAGCAAATGATGCAACTAGAATTGGTTCTGGTTGTCGTTCAACTTTGGTTGGTTTCATGTCATTCCTTAAAGAGAAAAACCTTGACGCCATATTCTGATGTCAAGGTTTCTTATCAATCTAAATCGGTGTCTTGTTTGACTTTAGATTCTTTGGTTTCATCTTCGGAGTCTTCTTCAGTTTTGGTTTCATCTTCCTTAGACGTTTCCTTCTTTGCTTCAGTTAATTTACCAGAAAATTCTTCCATTACAGATTGTTTGAATTTTTCAAAATCACTCATTATTGTTTCCTTTTTGGCCTTCCACCTTTATTCTTAGGTGGTTCTGGTTGTTGAATTTGTTCTTCTGAAGATTCTGTTGATGAATCTTCTTGTTTTTCTAAAAAACTTGGTTTGACAACTTCTGGTTCATAGAACTTCCATCCTTCTGGGATCCACGGCATTACATAAAATCCAGCTTCAACAGTTAATTCTAATGTGATGTTAGGATACAATCTGCGTAAGTTCTGGTCTTTAATACAGATTAAAACTTCAGATTCAGATGGATGAAGATCTTCAAGTAATTGAATAAACAATTTCTCAAGATGAACTCGTTTCATGTCAGTTCGCAAGAACGTCTGAAACTTTCTCACTTCTTGATTGAAGTTAGACGCTGTTGTCCCAATTGGATTAGATGATGGTTTATATGGTGGTATTCCCTCAGGTAGTAAAAATTTACACTTCGGAAAAAACCCCCATGCAAAAACCAATTTTAATGTTTCATCATCAAGATATCCTTTTAATGCTTCCAATACATTAGGTGCATCATTGATTTCTTGTAAAATTTCTGGAATAAACTTCTTAGCTGCCATTATATAATCTCTCTTTCAATGCGTACCCTTCAAGACTCCAAATTTTATTTACAGCAGATTTTCTGGCAATCTTTTCGCCAAGTTCTTTGTCGAAGTTTTCAATACTCGCGCAAGCACTTTCCCCTGTTACATTAAATCCATTCTTTAACGTAAGACAACAGACCGTTAAACATGTTCCTGGAAATACATAATAATCTTCTTTGACAATAACAGATTCAATATGCTCTGCGATAACGCGAGGAGCAGTTAATCCTTTCTCTTGGATCTCATTTTCAATTTCGCCTTTCATTCAATTTTCCTATGATAAAATTTTATTTAATGGATAAAACAACGTTGATGAACAATCTATCCTTGATTTGTTGATATTCTGATAATTCATCAAATGGAATCAGACAAGGATGAGTTTTCAACACTTCGTCTTTAATGGATCCATATTTCCATCCATTGTTTAGTTTATCATTCATCCATTGAATATGCATCATTTCATCTGTAATGTTATCATGATTATCTAATACAAATTTCACATTTTCGATAGCCGATTGTTTCTGCCAATCAGGACATTCATCCCAATGTAAATTAGTTAATTCAGTGGATACATCACAGAATGATTTGATAGTTTCATGAGCAACTTGAGCTATCTGTTCAACATTCATTCGGCAACAAGAGCATTGATTGTTTTATCTTTACGTAAATACGCGGCAGCTAATCTATGCCAACCATCAATCACAGTCAAATCATCATCACCATAATCTTGTAATAAAATTGGAGGTGATGTTTTAGGATCCATATTAGAATACATATCAACTTTAATCTTATCTTGTTGATTCATATTGTAATTATTTTTAATCCATCCTTCAATTTTTGTTTTTAACTTAATTAATTCGATACGTTGTTCCTTTGCGTTAGGGTGTTTCGATTTAAATCGACTTAACATATCAGATTGAACGCTTTCTCTAAATTCTTTAAATGTTTTCATTTTTCTTTAGTTCCTTCGATTTGTTTATGATTGTCTGCGATATAATGAAATGCATACGACAATCCTAATCCAGCAACAACTGTAAAAAGTAATAATGGCATTATTTCCAATCCTGTAATGTTTCTAATAACAAACGACATTTGTTCTTCATGAAGTATTCCATAATGAGGTTCAAATCCTTAACAGGTTTGGCATTATGATATTCTTTTAAGATTTCATCTTTCACTCTCTGAGGAACAAAATCGAAATCGACTAACATTTGATTACGTTGATAATTCCGCCGCTCTGTATCATTTTTACACGCATCAATCCCTTTCTCAAAGAATTCATCTAATCGTTTTTGGGATACAGGAGTCTGTCTAATTTTATCTACAAAAACATTATCACCACTGAACATATTGGGTACGCCGTCGTTCGCGTCACCTTTGACGATATGAGTCATTCGTTTTTCATGAATTTCTTTTTTGTTGAATTTAACGAGTTTCTTTTTAAATGGTGAAAACTGTTCAACATTACTATACTTTTGTAATTGTCCGAAATCTCCATCCGAAGAAATAATAATCATTGGTCTTGGTTCAGACACTAGAATTTCTTCAATCAAATCGTTGTCTTGACTGTACTCAATTAATGATGCGATTGCGTCATCCGCCTCAGCTTCATTAACAAAGATTACCTTGAAAGGAAAGAATGCTTTGAGTTCATCTCTAATCTGATTAAGACAATCATATACAATTTGCCAATCAACCATTTCATCTTTGGTCTTCTTTCTGTTGGATTTGTAATTAGGAAATTCCTGTTTGCGCCAGTAATTTCTTCCATCCAAACAGATTACCATTTCGCCATATTTTTGTTCATACTTCTTTTTGTATACAAGCAATTGAGATAAAATTGTATGTCTACATAGATCCAAGATACGTTCTTTATCATTTGTTCTAAGATCTGCTTGGAATGCAGTGACGTGCGGCATTGTAACGCCATTAAAATCAATTAAAATCATTTAAACTCCGTATCGTGTAATTAAACCATGTAACAATGTTTGAACATCGTCAATGGAATTTGCGTCTTTTGTATATTCAACCAAGAACGATTTGTCTTTACCAATTCGAACTACCAATGGATTGACCGTGTATCCATGTTCATCTTTATATTCAATGAAAATTGATGCACATATATCATAATTTGGATTTATATTTGTTTTAATCTCATACCCAGATTCTTTTAATGATTCTTGGATCTTTGAGATATGAATATCAAACCATTCATCTAGTTTTTGTTTGGGAAATTCTTGTTTTATTGAATTGACGATATCCGTTACATTATCAGTTTTAAATGATACTCGTCTTTCATCTTCTGGGAATACAATTTCATATGCATCTTCCGTTACATTAATTTCGACTTCCAACGTTTCGTGATACATATCGTAAAATGAATTACATGTAATACACACTTGATGTTGAATTGTATAATCATCGTTTATGATAGTGTCTACATTCCAGATATTGAATTTCTGAATTTCGGGATGTTTACATAATTCTTTTAATTTATTCATTATAAATCTTCATTTTCAAAATATGAATAATAAATGGTATCAACATCATGATTATGCATAATGTTTAGGAACTTCTTATTATTGATAATGTATTTCATGCCAACAGAATCAATTTCCTTTCTGCTTACATATTCAACATGATATAATCCATCAACAGGCACTAACTTTACCCATTGTTCTTCTACTTTCATTGTAATTGTCCTATAATAAAATTCATCTGTCTAGTGGTAAGGAATTTACCACCTAACAATTCAACTGGTTTACCATCTCCAAAATCATAATCGCAATCCAATAACGAAACCAATTCTCCATTTTCAATTTTAGCTGAAACATAATATATTTCAGTAGTTCGTCTTGGGTCTATCACTTCATGCCACCCATCTGGTCTCATCTTATTTCCCAATTCTCATTATATATCACAAGAAGTTCTTCTCTTGTAAATTCAGTTGTAATCAATTCGTCTTTGTTTGAATTTAAACAGGATCTACCAACTCTAATCAATTTATTGTTTGGATTATCCAATAAGATAAACGAATTGATAACATCAATGGATTGAGTTGATACAATCCAGTCTTTATCGTCAGTGAATCTATCAAATGAGATATCCTTGTAATACATATCATGTCCGAAATTCTTAAAATGAATCTTTTCGTGATGATTCAAATCAATCCATTCATCAATTAGTTCTGGTCTTCCTATGTATAATGTAATCATTTATTGTTTCCCTTTTGAGATTCAAGTTCAACAAATTCATCAATAAATGAAAGTTCTCTGTAATCTTTACACCCAGAGAACTTAAAGTAGGTGAATGTTTCATTACATCCTTCCAATTCTTGTCTAATCTTATTTTGTAGGTATACGATTGCATCGTTAGCAAATCTTGATTTAATGCATTCAACGTCAACACGTTCCCAATTTCTTTCAGATTTACTTTTATCGAAGACTGTAACTAAAGTGACGATATAATAATTCATAATATATTCACCTCTTCAATATACATATCAATCATCACCAACCCCATCATACCAATATATAATAGACCCAAATCCATGAATGTACCAACTAAAAATGAATACCATATAAACAATAAATATAGATAATAATTTAATTCATCATAATCATATTTCGCAGTTTTACTCATTATCCTTTCATCCTGTTAATTGAATCAATACATTTAGTATGAAGATCCCATAATAACTTCTGTCTTTGGATGTTCCACACAGTTTGGTCTGTTTTCAACATATCAACTTGTTTCATCATATTAAATTGTCGTTTGGTTGATTGTCTTGTCCATTTTAATTGAGATTCAATCTTGTATATCTTAGCTCGATTTATCTCTTTATCAAAATGACAATCATCCATCAAATACATTTTATTGCGTTTCTGAATCAGACAATTCAGCTTGTTGTTTAGGTTGATGATTCGTTTTGTATTGTTTCTAACGTAATTAGTTCTTGTGAATACTTCTTCATAATTTGTATCATACAATTCATGTATATCGAGATACAAATTTAAAATTTTAATATCTAATAAGTCTTTAGACCATTTCATAACAACCTCTAAAATCTAGTTAAATGACATTCTTTAACGAAATCATCCCAAAACGTTCTGTCAACAGTTTCTGGATAATCAGATTTGTTTGCCAGCATAGTGACTTCTTCCACCAGAGCAGATAACATTGGTTCAACTTCATTGAAATCTATTTTACCTTGTTTGACATCTAAAAGAAACTTCGATTCTACCAATGGATATTCAAATCCTCCCTTGGTATAGATATCTCTAGCCTGGTAGCCGGCTCTTAGGGAATGTCCGATGGCCTTCCAGTCCACGTTCATATTCAATTTAGCTAATTTAGAACGTTCTCCATACGTATCATAATGTTTCCGTAAAGAATCTTTAAGATGGAACAATTTCAGATTGTCCTGATACTTACTACCACAAATCTCCAAGTATCGATTATCCTTATAATCAACCCATTTTACGACATCAGATTCATCTAATACAATTTCAGATACAGTTTGATTGTCCGACATTTTTAAGATGATATTCAACACTCGTTCAATCTCACCTAATCGACTACCTTTGGAACCATATTTGGCTGCTTGTTTTCTTACGTAACCAATATAAGATTTCATTGATTTGGTATAGAATCGATGTCTGTTTGATACAAGGAATTCCCATATCTCTGAAGTATGAATCCATTTATCGGAACTACCAGCTAAAAGATCTAGACAGACCGTTTCTCCAGAACAAGCCATGTTAATGAAATACTGTAAAGAGTAATATGTTCTATCAACATCTTCTTTTGAATTCTTGATGGCAGATGTATTGGTTGATTTATCGATATGGTAAGATGTTTTACCTAGTAAGATTTCATCTCTGGTTGGTAATACAATTCCCTTATAATCATAATCTGATTCAGGAGTTTCCAAACCATATAGTCTTGAACCAAATAAAGATTCACATAAAATAACCATGTAATTGCTCTCTAATGTTGTTTTAATATGTTTGCTGTGTAGTTGATTGTCATTTATATAAACAATCAACTACGTCCATTTTAGATGGACTATACAATGAATTTAAACCTTATACCACACTGGTCTTTCATATCTACCAGTGTCGGATCTATAGATGGAGATTAGATGACCATCTTCTGATATCATTCGAACAGTCTGCCCATAAGAAATGTTAAGACCAAGTTTCCATTTATCAACTAGATTTTCAGACTCTAATGCTGCATTTAATGTTTCGAAATAAGATTGTTTAATTGACATTTAATACTCTCCATGTGATATATAAGATGATTCTATTATAATGTATTCTGGTCTAATCTAAAGAATTATTTTAGATGAAGTATTAATGTATATAGATGACAACCTAAGAATGACTATGTATAATTGAATCCAATAAAAATCCCACTCAGATTAAATTTCTGGTGGGATTTGGATTATTCTATCTTCTTAACATGTTTAAACTAAATAAAATGACAACCGCGAAGCGCGAACTTCCGTTGTCTCTAATCACATCTAAAGGAATTTTATGACCAGCAATAATATCTATATCGATAAAATAATCGAATTATGTTCAGATAATGAACAAACAGCAGAGTATATCTCCATCGTATCCAATGCTCGAATTCGATCATCTAATAAAAAAGAAGCAAAGGTGATTTTGGGATACACCGAAGAACACCATATATTACCCAAATCGTTTAAGATGGGTGGAGAAACAGATAAATTAAATTACGCTTATCTATCTGCAAGAGAACATTATCGCGTCCATCAATTGTTAATAGAAATGGGATTGAAACGTAATTTACACGAGAAGATGATTCATGCGTTTTGGTTGTTAAGTGTGTTGGACAAACACAAGTCCATATCCGAAGAAGAATATCAAGAGTTGAAGATTTTAAGAAGCAAATATCATAATTGGAAAGATCCCGAATGTATTCAAAAATGTAGAGATACGTATTTCGAGAAAACTGGATTCACCCATAATATGAAAGATCCAGAATGTAAAGAAAAAAGTAGAGATACACATTTTGAGAAAACTGGATATACTCATTATATGAAAGATCCCGAATGTATCCAAAAGTGTAAAGATACTCTTTTTGAAAGAACTGGATACACACATCATATGAAAGATCCAGAATGTATCCAAAAGGGTAAAGATACCAATTTTGAGAAAACTGGATACGACAATCCTATGAAAAATCCAGAATGTAAAGAAAAGAATAAACGAGCCTTGGAAATAAAATATGCTAGACCATTAGTCTTACAGATTCTACAAGACGTAGAAAAATATAATATTATTAATCCAAGAAAAATTATGGGAATCAATGACCCTAATTGGAGACACGTCGATGATGAAAAACTGGAAGAAGGATCTATCAAGTTCTATAAACATTTAGATGAACGTAAAATCAAGATAAAGGAATACGAATGTAGGATAAACGAGATTAGTTCCACATTTAAATCAATAGATGATAAACGATCCTTGATTTCATATATCAAAGAAATCAAGGATTTTTATAATATAACAAATTATACTGGTATAATGGAAGTGGATAGAAAGTGGAAAAGGGGTTTAAATGTGCTAGAATTACAAATTGCATTAGAAAAATTATTGAAACATACCGTTGATAAATTCTATATGAATTAGATTCACGTATATGGATTCCTTCCAGGTGAATTACATGAAAAGATTGAACCCTATTATCAACCAATCAAAGACATATTATACGCTCGATTAGGTAAGAGTCAAACAGAGTATTATATTAAGAGGAACATTATTGAATTCAGACCATTAGAATTCATGAGGGGGTCGACGTTTGATGATTGTATTATAGTTGCGGATGAATTTCAGAATACAACCAAAGAACAATGTTATATGTTCCTTTCGAGAATTGGTAATAACAGTAAGGTTATTATCACGGGAGATACCAAACAAACTGATTTAAAAGGTCAATCCGGTTTGGCTGATGCTGTATATAGATTACGAGGAGTGAGGAGAATTGGTGTCACTGAATTTACAATTGATGATTGCGTTAGATCTGGTATCTGTAAAGATATATTGATTGCATATTCTGATTAAAACAAAACCGATACAGAACTTAATCTGTATCGGTTTTCGATTGTTCAATGGTTGTAATCTAATGTTCTCAACACTTTATCAATATCCAATTCAGGATGATACGAGATTGTTTTGATGTTGAAATATGCATCTTCAAATTTGTTTTGTTGTCTTGATTTGTATTCAGAGAATTTTATTCCATAATCATCTGTAACTTTATCTTTATAAAATCTACTCAAGAAATCAACAAATCTGGATCTGTATAGAATTGTTTTGATTGCATTTCTATCTTCTAACAACCAAATAACAGGATTATATAAACCAGTTAATATGTTATCAACATCGCCAAAAGAATCGTAATTTCTACAATTACAGTTTACGACGATTTTACCAGAATCATATTTGTTTAATAATTCCAACAATGAAATGTTATCATTGTATATAGTCAAATTTTCCATTATATCCTCTCACATTAAAAATTCATTGAAATCTATTATAATGAATTTGGTTAACATCGAAAGAATTATTTTATTTCTTCTTGAAGATAATGTAATCACCGTTTGTATGTGTTTCTACGAATCCTAATTTGCATGCTAATGTTATAGACGAACCGTTACATTTCCTGGATGTCCAAACCTTAATGACATCAGGATATGATGAGAAGAATTGTTGACAAGCAAGATATCCTATATTTTTGTTCCTGTAATTTTCATCAACAAAAATGGCACCAACTTTTATACATGGGATAGATTCTTTATAGAATAATTGGTCTATTCCATTTGGATTTGTATATCTTGGGAAACTCATACCAACTAATTTATCATCCATGTAAATCAACATTATATCCAGTAGATTATCGGTGACGGATATATGATGTAAAATTTGTTTAAGATGTTTCTTGATTCTCCGAGTAGACTTAGATTTTGAACATCCAACATATCTGGCTTGTCTCATCTTGGTGTATATGTAAAGTAATTCATCTGAGTAGATGTTTGTGAATTGTATTTGTACCATTCCTTTGTAATCTCATGAAATTTATATTGTATATGTATTATTTACAATCATCGAGAAAACTCTTGACTTTTTAATTAAAATAGTTTATACTAGATAAGAACCAAAACTTTTAACTAAATAAGATTGAACAATTAAAAACTTTGAAACGCACGAAACTCCATATAAAACGAACAAAAATATAAATAAATTTAAAAAATATAAAATTGAATACGTAGAAACATCATAAAGTAAAAATCTAGTTCCAAAGCTGAATAGAAGTCCAACGAAAGAGGTCCGTCGAATAGTTGGCACACATTGAAAGGTTCCTCCCAAATAATTGTAAACAATTAGATAACTATTGACTTATAGGTAAGTATAGCGATGTCTACGGGGTATGCAAACGTCAAATTGTGTGATAAAAGTCTTTATTTTTAAAGACAGGATGTGGGTGACTATAAGTTTGACCACACCATTGTTGAAGTCGCTAGAATTGGCTCAACAATGCCCCGTTTGAATCGCGAGATTGTAGACAGTCGTAAAAGGAAACCGGCAAACCCTCCTTACTTTTTCAGAAGTTGACTAATTCTAGAGTGCCTTTCGGAAGAAGCACACTTTACTCTGGTAGGGTAAGAAGTGCCTTTCGGGTTGCACTCGATGCAACATCTATATACAAAAAGCGACAGATAATCTGCGTAAGCGCAGCGTCGTAGATTATTAAACGAGCGAAGCGAGTTTATGGCTTTTGCTTTTTACTAATACTCTTCCTCGATCTTCTCCGACCTCATCCGAAATTCATTAGAATCATCTTATGTTAAATGTATCGATAAAGACATCTTAAAATCAATATACAGATTAATCTTTAAATGACACTTAACAAAAATCAAAAGCAATGGTTTAGATGAACAAAAAAATGTTCATCTAAACTGCTTCGCAAGGTTTCTGTTAACATTATTATATTAAGATGACCTTTAAATGGAGAATAGAATATACATTAAAGATATTCTATATCAAATAAAAATCCCACTCAGAAATTTATCTGGTGGGATTTTAAGATTAATATACATTAGAATGATTCTAGTTAAATTTAACATTGATATTTGTTGTTTTAAGACAGATTCATTACATCCTGTAGAGTTTCTTGTCATATTATACAAAGATTCAATTAAGATGGATTATTGGACAAATAATGGATGTATTATAATACATTTAAAACATCCTATATGAATTTAAACATATTAAATGAATCTCTATCGCATTCGATACATTAAATGTGTCTTAAGATGTTCTTGTTAAATTTAACATGGAAATTTGTTGATTTAAGATAGATTTATAATATGACATAGAGTTGATTGACATATATTGTTGAAATTCCACTAGAGTGGATTATTGGACAAATTATGATGGAATTAAATGATGTTTAGAATCATATTAAATGAAATTAATGATTTATATTATGTCTATAAAGACTCTTGAAGTAATATAATAAACTCTTAAAAACCATTAATAACTCTACCTGAAACATCGACATAGTCTAGTATACTGTCTTTTCTACCATTTCGAAAGGAGTATTCTTATACTGTAATATACAGACTCGATATCTAGTTTATCGAATGACATCTTAAGACTCTTTTCGATACATGATTATTACTCATTCGATGTTAATGTTTAATTCTATACAGTTATTTGTTGATTTAAGGTGGATTCATTATAACCTGTAGAGTTGATTGATGTATATTGGAAAGATTCCATTAAGATGGATTAACGAACAAATAATGGATGTTATCAAAGTTGTATACAATTCATAATCTGTAAATTTAAAACAATAAAAATCCCACTCAGAAATTCATCTGGTGGGATTTTAAATTATACTCGACTCCAATAAAATGTATATCGATAATCAGAAACATCTGATGAATCATAAAGATGCCCTCTTCCGATATACCCCATTACGATTCTATCGTCGAATAATCCATAATATTGATTCTTAAACATATTCATAATAGATCTATAGAGAATGATTACTATTATTTATTCTGTAGTAATATATTAATGTCTATAAAGAATCTAAGTTAAAAACTAATAACAATAGATACATTAACTGAAACGTCGACATAGTCTAGCATATCCGAGTTTCTGACATTTCGAAAGGAGTAATTAGACTCTGTAATAATCATATTCGATATGTCTTACATCGAAAGACTATCTTAAGATGTTCTCGATACATGATTACAGTTTCGATGTTATTGTTTATTATAGACATCCATATTTGGATTTTAAGATGGATTAGAATTATGATGTAGAGTTGATTGACATATTACAAGAAGATTCCATTAAAATGGATTATTGGACAAATAAAAGATGAATTAAGAATGGTTTGAAATGTTAATTCTGTAAATTTTATCCAATAAAAAGCCGAATGTCCTTTTCAAGACATTCGGCTTCGATTATCTACAATTGTCGCATTTACCACATTTCTTAAAATTAGGATGTTCATCGAAATACTTCAACAATGACACTCTTCTACATGTATATTGTTCAGCAAAACTAACCATGGCATCTAATTTATTATTTTCAATACGTTTTTGATCTGGATGGGAATTGGTTTCATTTATCCATCTTCTTAACATAGTAACATCTGATTGAGACCATAATAATAAAGAACTCGCACTTTGTGAACTCCTTCCACCCCTTCCCGAACTCTGATAATATTCTTCAATGGTTTTTGGTAATCCAATGTTAATAACAAAATCGATATAAGGGTGGTCAATACCAACTCCAAATGATGCCAATGTAGCAACAATCACTTTATATTGACCGCCGATGAACTTACGTTGAATATCATTACGTTCTTCTGGTTTAAATCCAGCGTGATATGCAACTGAATTGATTCCATTATCTTGTAGATGTTGATTAATTTCTTCCGTGGATTTTCGTGACATACAATAAACGATACCATTACTTTGTCTATGATTACGTTTGATGTAATCCAATGTTTGTTTCAATTCAGAACCTTTGGATTTAGTTTTCACTTCATAATAGATATTTGGTCTATCAAAACTTGTTACAAATACTTTATCATTTTCCATTTTCAACGTTCTTAAGATATCTGCTTTTACAGCCGAATCCGCCGTTGCTGTCATTCCCAAAATGGGAACATCAGGGAAATGTTCAGGAATTACATGTAATTTCATATAATCTTCTCTGAATGAATGACCAAATTGTGAAATAGAATGAACTTCATCAATAGTGAACAATGAAATCTTTAATGTCTTAAGAAAATTGATTGTCCCTCGTTTATTGAGGCGTTCTGGTGAGATATACAATAAATCAATTTCATTATTTTGTAATGCATATTCAATACGTTCGATTTCATTTGATTTCAATGATGAATTTAAGAACTCTGCTCTGACTCCGCGTTTCTTAAGATTATCCACTTGGTCTTGCATCAATGATATTAAAGGGGAAATAACAATACCAACTCCATCCATAACAATAGAGGGGATCTGGAAGCATAAACTTTTGCCAGCACCGGTTGGGAATAATACTAGAGCATTCTTACCAGATACGACGTGTTCAATGACTTCTCTTTGTAATTGTCTGAAATTCAAGTAACCAAAGTTTTCTTTTAGAGTAACTAATAATGGATCTGTTGACATTTAATACCTTATGTGTTTTAATAATTCATCTAATGAACTATCTACCATGATTTGTCTTTCGACTGAGAGTAGATATCCGTTCTGGTAATCTTTAATTTGTTTCAATTCATAATTATTTTGTATCAAATAACAATCAATTATATCAGCTCGTTGAATATCATCTGAAGATTCAACGCAAACTGCTTCATATACATTGAAAGGAAATACATCACATATGAATAATCTATCCTTCCAAATTTTAACTTGTAAAATCATTGTATGAATCCCATTAACGATTCATACAATTCCTTTTCATGTTTGTCTGGTTTGTAATTCTTCAACAATTCAGATAATCCAGATGTTTTATCTTTTGTGGTTCTTGGTTTCCTTTCTGACATCCCAAACATTTCCTTCATTGATGTATAATGTCTATCCGATTCAACCTTATCTTTCATGATAATATCAACGCAATACACTTTGTCGCCATACTCTTCACTATTATACCAATTCAACTGGTAATCGGGAATCATCTCTTTGGATAATACATTAAACTCCATACATTTCTTCTTTGAATAAAATGTACATGTGAATCCAGTCAATGTTTTCTTGTATCCTCTAACAACTTTATTGGCATTGAATCTATCTGGGCTAAAATAATCAATTAAACATTTATCATATAGAGGATCTGTTGTATCGGATAACCATTCATACGTTTTAATGTTTATATGTTTACCAGTCGATACAAATAACGCTCTGGTGGATCCGTCTAATGAATAACCAATATCCTCAAATTTATCTAAAATGTTAATAATCTTTCTTGTGTGATATAGATAATTGCGTCTATCTTTAAAGTAGAATCTATACCAACTTGATTTAGGATACATGTCAATACAATAATCCCTTGCTGATTTATTATACCCTTGTTCCAAATTACAATCATCAAGATATTGATTAACCAATTTCAATGATTGATATAAAACAACAGATTGCATTGGAAGATAGTGTCTAAAATGTTCATCTATCTTATCCATAGAAATATTCCAACAAATATCGAATGGAATTATACATAAACCCACCGAAAATAATTAAAATTGTTAAATGTATGATAAATTCATTTGTTTTCATTAGAAACTAATCCATCCTGATAATAAATTGACTGGAATTTCTGTATAAGAACTTAAACCATTATCGTATTGTTTTTCAATTGTATGTCCTTTAGAATCTTCATTCAACATTGTTTCCAAACTTTTAATAACATCTTCCTTGGAATCAGTTGTCCTAAATTTTCCAATAGAACAATCGGATGTATCGCAATCAAACCAGAAGAATATAAAATGATTCATATTAGATAATTCTTTATATTCATCATCTTCGTATTCCCAATCATTATATTTAAAATCATATTCGGCAAGAATGATACAATCATCATCAAACATTTTTAAATTTGTATGTGAGAATTTTAATTCACCGTCGATGAAACTTTTAATTGCTTCTCGTTTGGTGTATCGACCTAATGCAGTTTCATCTAATGAATCAATTTCCCAATCAAGATTAGTGTATCTATCTAATGCATACCATTTAATTGGTTTAACATAATTGATGAATGCATTTAAAATATCACTTGAAACATAATTCCACATTTCGTTAATTGGTAACGGATTGTGGATAATATCACTCGGATAATCAATATGTTCTTCAAAATATTTGTTGAAAAAATCCGTCATTTTGTAATTTCCTGTTTAAAATCAATAAGATGTTGGATGAATTCATTTAATTTATATACTGGGAATTCAATATCATGTGAATTTTCCATGAATGTAATTGTTTTATCCGACGCGGTATAAAACAATTCAACGGGTTCATAATCCTTTGTTCCATTAAACAATAACAATCGAATATCCGTTAATTGGTTTGAATGGATAAAATTGTCAACTAGAATACCAATTACGTTATCAATTTGTTCTAATGGTATATAGATTCTATCGATGTAATTCTTAAACAACCAACTCCATTTACGTAATTTTAAATCATTATAACCAAATGATTCACTAATGTAAATTCTATCTAAATTATCGAATTCATGAAATAAAATTCTCATGGACGTTCCCTCAATGTATCTTTGAACAATTTATCACCAAGATATACATTCGAGAATCCTACATGTTCTTCATCAGAAGAAGCGTCATCCATCCATAAATTACCATCACCGTAATAATTTTGAAATTTTGGTTCTTTAGTGAATAACCAGATAGTTGGACCTTTACCTTTTACGTAAATATCAACGGCGGAGTATTGATATTCAGGATCTATTCCTTCCCATAATTCTTCATCTGAAATATCAAAGTAATTTACTCTAAGATTACCATATACATCTCTCATCTTCAGATAATCGTTACAGAATTTAAAGATTTCAACATCTGTATATTGTTCTTTCTTCAACAACGATTCAATTTGCCCTTCTAATACCATGATATAATCCTCTAATTAAAAACAACATTATAACCTAATCAATACATCTTTAAAACTTATTTGTTAGATATCTTCTTACACTTTACATTATAAAATCAATCGAAGATATTCATCCACTTTATTATCTGATTCATCAAATTGGTAGATAGACGGTTCTGGTACATCGAAATCTGTACAACCAACCACTTTTAAGAACACCGTACGATTTGGATGATACCTCCAATACTTTCTAATATCAGATCCATGTGTTTGATATTCATACACATTACCATCAAAATCCAATAGACATTCTAAGGCAGAAGCCGCTCCAGCGGATCTTGAGATACCAGCGGAACAATGGACGGCAAATCGTTTATCTTTGTTGTTAAAAATGAATCGTCTAATTGTCCTGGAGATTTCATCTGATATAATCTTGTCAGATCCATTATCCTTTGTTATATCCCAGAATTGAACATTTAAACATTCTGAATATTGTTGTCTGATTGATTCATCAATGTAATCAGTTCCAGGTTCTGTGATTGAAATCAATACAGAGTTCTCTTTGTCTTCTACTTGTACATGTTCGATTTCGTTCTTACCGACGATGGCAATAATTCTATCTGTGACAATAGAAGGTAATGTAGGATGTATTTTCATGTATTAAAAATCCATAATGTGGATAATAAGATTACTCCGTAAATCAACGGATAATTTAGTTCTAACGGTTGTACAACCCGTTTCTTCTGATTTCTAGTTGGTGGTATACCAAGAAGGATAAATTGTATTCTTATTGAATTTAACTTTACTTGTCATTTTCTATTCCTAAAACTTTGTTTAATATCAAATCCATGACCAACAATCTTATCTTTATCAGAGATTTCAACTGGTGGTAAGATATCCGCATTTTCAACCATAACATTACTGATGAATTGTGATATTTCCTGATAGATTTGTTCTGGTGAATATAATCGACCAATACCAAGTTCGCCTAAATTTACAGTCCAATAATCAGAATCTAATAATGTCCTGTTATTATAAAACATGAATACGGGAACATTCAACATTTTATGTAATTCAATTAGATAATCTTTAGGTTGGTGTCTTCCGATACAATCATCATATAATGGATCTCTATCATATTTACTTTGTTTCCATCCCATTTCGCGATAATCTTGTATGGTAATTAGATGAAATTTATCATTTTTATCATATACATTTTTCACTATTGTATGTAATCTACCACAAATCGAAACGTAATAAATTTCATATTCGTATTCTTTATATCTAGAATGGAACATTCGCTTGTCACCAACATATCTATTATGTCGTTCTGCGTCAGGGATTGTATATTCCATTTTCTCTATTCGACGATGTTGTTCTTTGGTTAATTGTCTACATGCTCGCTTGAAGATAACTTTCTCATCAACTCCGTACAAATATGAGATATGGTCGTAGTAATCTTTAAATTTAGAAATAATTAACATCTTCATTCCTCTGTAATATAAAACGTTTCTTTTTAAAAATGTCAATCTCTACAATCCGACCATCTAACAAATCGTTAAATGCTTTGATGTATTCGGATTTGTACGGTTCATTATAACTTGAAATTGGATTTATTAAAAATAAATTTTCAATTTCGTTGTATGTTGGTTTGTCGTTGTATTCTCTGACTATATGTTTAATACCATCAGAATCCACTTTATACAACAACCATTTAAAATTTGACTTGTATATCATATTCTAGAACTCACATAAAAAAACAATTAAATAATTATATGATGTTTGAGAGAACTAATCAATTTAATTTTATAGGATGACAAAATGTTAACAACACTAGGTGAAATAGAAGAATCGTTATTGGAAAAAGAAATTATCGAAAATGAGAATGGTAATGAGATTTCTAAAGTTACGATTTATAAATTTGAAGGTGAAATTGTAAAACGCGATGTTGATTTAATTATCAAACCAATTACATCTTCTTCAGAAATCGGTAAATTTTAATTTACCACATTTAACAATTATCAAAAAGGAAAATTCATATGGCCAACGTACAATCAATGTGCACTTCATTTAAACAAGATTTAATGAACGGATTACATGCATTCGGAACATCTGTTGTTAGAGGTACAACAACTCCAGATACATTTAAAGCTGCGTTGTATCTAGCGTCAGCGTCTTTGGGTGCAGGGACAACTGCTTATTCGACAACTGGTGAAGTTTCTGGTACAGGATACACTGCTGGTGGTGTTGCTGTCACATTCGGAACTGCTCCTGCTACAGCAAATGGTACTGCTTATGTCACCCCATCTGCTTCTATTGTATTCAGTGGTGTTACATTATCTACAGCGTTTGATGCTGTGTTAATTTATAATAATACATCAACTGGTAAAAATGCGGTATCTGTTCACACGTTTGGTAGTCAAATTGTGACGGCTGGAACATTCACTTTGACTATGCCAGTAAATAATGACACCACTGGTTTAATTAGATTGTCTTAATATGAATGAGGAATTTTTTTAATTCCTCATTTATCACAAGGAGAAGAATATGTCATTATTGACTGAAATACAAAATGTAGGTTTATCGGATGATGCTGCGATTGTGGAGTATTTCAACACGCCGTCAGTTGCCGCAAAGGGTAGCATTGAAACCAAGTTAATCAAGCAGTATTTGATTCTTAGAGATTTGAGAGTTGCAATTAAAAACGGCACAAGTGTAGCGTGCCAGCAAGTGAATTTATCACTCGATGATTTTGAAACGTTTGATTGTTCTAATCCAATGATTTTAGCGAAATTGAGTCAAGTGTTAGATGATTTGATTGCGGATAATTTAGTTCCTGCATTCGTTCAAGCTGATAAAGATTATATTTTATCTATGGCTGACACATTGATTACACCTGCACAGTCACTGGGTTTAACTGTGAATTTTGAAACCGTCAACACTGCTTTGAGAGGTTAGAAAATGGGAACAATGAAATCGGAGCAATCTGCACCCGTACCACTAACAGCAACAGGTTTAGCCACTTTAGCGGCTGCAACGTATTGTGTGTCGGACACCAAAACCAATACAACTAACCAACCGTATGACGTGATTTTAAATGTCAACGTTAAATGTGCAACAGGCGGTACGCTTGCAAATCGTCAAGTCGTCGTGTTTGGTCAAGCAAGTTTGGATGGTACGACGTGGCAAACAGGCGCAACAAGCGGCACATCAACGGTTAATGAAGGTGACTTAACGTTTTTAGGAACAGTATCGGTTGCTGAACAAAACGTTAGCCACATTAGAAATTTTAGTGTATTGCAAGCGTTTGGCTTCGTCCCTGCTCATGTGCGATTTGTGATTAAAAATGACATCGGTACAGGTACCTTGCCGCTTGTGGAAGGCACATTATCAACGTCTGAAATCACAATGACGTATGCCTAGCGTTAGCCAGCGAACTGTCCGTACCACACAACCGCAAACCGCAGTCGGAATTGATTGGTCAAATCCGATAACACGCGGTTTAGTTGCGTGTCTTGATGCGAATAGACGGGTATTGATAAACGGTAGTGAAACCCGACCGCTAACGCTAACTAATCCCGTCCGTCGTGCGTCACAACAAGAATATGGCTCGACGACATATCAAGGAACAATGCAAGCAATTAAAGCACCGCCTGCTGCGTCGTCAAACGTTACCATGTTGTCGCTTTTCATTCCATCGACCGAAGTTGCAGAAAGAACTTACGGACAGTTAGGGCAAACCGCATCGGGTAATATGTTTTCTGTTGCGTCTGGGGACGGCACAACGGCTGGTGTTGTTAGGTTTAAAATTTATCTTGGTAGTACGCGAATAATTGGCGCATCGCAAGCTAATGCAGGTGTACCGAACCTTGCTATCGCACGTCATATCAATGGACAGTCGCAGAATTTGTGGTTGAACGGTGTAAAAGATACCTCAGGTGGTGCATTTACAGGCAATAGTGTTGGTTTTGGGTATTACGGATTTAATCATAGTAGCGGTACAGGCGCGTCTATTCTTAACGCTGTTTGGAATCGCGCATTAACTGATACTGAAATCAAATCGTTATCTGAAAATCCTTGGCAAATTTTCGTGCCTGAACGTCGTATTGTTGCGTTTGATGCGGCTGTTGTTAGTGGGGTGATTGATTTACCTATTTTTGGTGTAGAAATAGATTCTAATGTTGAATCCCCAATTATTTCAACATTAGAATCCCCAATTAATTCTGTATTGAGCGTATGTTCTGCAGAAAATGTAATACATTCATCTTTTAATGATTTATCCAATACTCAATCGATTTCATTTATTGGTATTCCAAATGTAATTGGTTCATTTAATTTATCTTCGATTGGTTTGACCGGTGGTGTAGGGAATGTATCTGTTTCCGTAAATGAATCGTCTTCGATAGAATTATCAGGGATCTCATCAGGATTCGGAGATGGATTCGTTACAAAATTGATAAATGTGTCGTTGAATGGATTATCTTCTAATGTTGGAATTGGTGATATTTTTAAAAATGTACAGAAATCTATCACCAATATACAATCTAATGGATTATTAAATTCATTTAATGTATTAAATGATGGTTTCGTAATAGGTTCATCAGCGAATGTATATATTGGATTAACATCAAGTCTAATAAATAAACAAATTTCTGATGTAAATTCTATTTCTGATGTAAATGATTTGTTGAATACAAGAAGTAATTTATTGAATGGGATATCGTTAAATTCGAGTTCTGGAACCATGAGTAACGGATCGCTGAAAATTATTCAATCTTTATATTCAAACGTTTCATTAGGTAATATCGCAAACGATACAAATAAAATTATTGTTGGTAATAATTCAACACACAACGTTGGAATTTTACAAATTTTAGCAGCCAATGATATATCTTCAACAATTTCCTCTGTAATGGGATTATTGAATTTAGGATTATTGCCGTCATCTAGTTCTTCTGTTGTATCATTGACAAATAATGCATCTATTTTAAATTTTGGAATTATTAATAAATCTATATCAAGAAACGTATTATCAAATAATGTAAATGTTTATTCTGGTAATCTAGATAAATCGTTTAACAAAATTGTTAATGGAATTTTGATTAGTTCTAATGTAAATGGATTATCTTCTAAATTCGAAAAACAAATTATACAAAACGTATCTTCTGTTTTAATCAATGGATTAAATGTTTCTTCAAATTTTGATATATCTTCGAATTTGATTACAAATAATCTATCATTTTTAGGTAAGAATGTAACTAAAATTATTCAACAAAATTCTATAAACGGATATGTTAATACGATGTATCCAGAATTGTTGGGATATTTTCAAGAATTAGTTGGTATATCCTCATCATTATATCAAGGAAATTTCAATAAAAATACCTCAAAAATGATTGATTCAATTTCTGGGTATTCTGAATTAGGGTTTATTGATGTGAATCTATTGTTTGGTTTGACGTCAGACAATATAAATGTATCGTTGAATGATTTAGATGATTTGTTTCGAGATAATGTTTTGTTACCAATTCTATTGAATTCTGAAATAGATGGAATGTATACGTCTAAACAATTTTTGAAAATCTTGGCAACCGTCATTTATTTCAATTCCATAAAAGATAGTAAATTGAATTTCAACACAATAACAGATATTAATAGATTAAATTTTAATACCATAATAGACAAAAAGGGGAAATTTTAATGGCAAACTTTGTCGAAGGAGATACAGAATCCGCGTTACGCGTCACTTGTATGGACAATAATAATTCTTCCATAATAAACCTTAATGGAACTTCTGTTAAGATACGTTGGAAGAATAAATCGAATGTTATTAAATTGAAAGAAATGACGATAATTGATGCACCTAAGGGTGTCGTTCAATATCAATTTGATGTTGGTGAATTAGAACCACCAGAAATGTATTTTGATATTATAATAACAAATCTTTCTTCTGGAAGAACCGTCACATGCGAAAATGTAGTGAAGATTATTGTAAGACATCATATTTGAATCCAATAAAGAATCCCGTAAGACTAATCATCTTATGGGATTCTTTATTTCAAACTTTTCAACAATTTTGGATATTCAACATTCCAATTGTTTAAGAAAACATGTTGAGCTTGTTTTAATGTAATCTTACCAGAACATAACAATTTATGTACAGCATGTTCGATTACATCTTTTTGTTTGGCATTATCTAATGATTCGGGCCATAAATTATGTGGATCTGTTGGATGACCGGAAACGCTTAACGGAATCCTATGGTCTTCTTGATAATGTTTAGGATTTGTATCTGAATATCCATACTCATGAATCTGTTGGATTTTCAATTTATTGGTATAATTTGATGATGGTCTAATCTTAGTGGTAAATCCTGGAACACAAACTGTCTGATTCAAATTTTCCTGCGATACGTTTGTATTTAACGATCCTGGAGTTAATTCTCTGTTTGGTTCAACAGTATCCGCTGATACATTAGTTGTAATTAAAAGGAATAACATAAACAGTAATTTCATAATTTCACGTGTAATTGATGGACTCTACATTGTATCTGGCGATTCAAGTATTCATCAGATTCCAACACTCTACGATCCATTTGTTCCCTTGCTTCCAAATAAGACATAGTCCCTAGATTACCACATAAATGTAATATCTCTCTGATGTAATTATCTTCACCTAATTGTTCTATTTCCAATTTCAAATCATCAGAACTTGAAAAGTAAGTCTTCCAATCAGATTCAGATTTCTTCTTCACTCGTTTCTTCTTTTTGGTTCCATTTTTCAATGTAACAGTTTTCATTGAAGAAGTGAATGAATAGAATTGTTTCTTACCAACGTATTTTCTGTTGTTAGATTTATTTGTGATAAGATATACAAATCCTATTTTACCTTCTGGTATATCTGTTAATTCGATTCCTTGATACAACCACATATTTGATTCTCCATAGTATGATATTATTACATATGAAGAATTTAATGATGGGTTTATTTGTGTGCAATTAAAACAAATCTTCTACCTTTACTGTTTGGTAACCAAATCTTATCGTCAGCCAAATTCTTTGTATCATAATTGATTACTTTACCAGAATCATCCTTTATGAAATCATGTTCTATTGTATCATAAACAAATACATTTAATGAAGGAACTATTGATAACTTCTTCCATAATCTTTTACCGCCTTCATATTGAACGTTATCGGAAACAATAACGTATCCATCATCCATCAATGCTTGGTATATAGAAGAAGCTAATCCAAGTCCTTCTAAGTTGGGAACTGTTGCTACAATTGATATTTGTAATTGTTTCTTATGTTCCAATTCCGCTGGTAAATTATCAATCAAAGGGTGTTTAAAATGAACTAGACACGCAACATAATATATTTTAGCTCCGTCTTCTTGCCGTATAGTTGGTATATAAACGCCAGCCATCCCTTTTGTTTTTGTCAATAAAATTGTATAATCACCAATAACACTCGAATTTTTTACAGTTTTAATCAAATCAAATCTTCTTTGAACTGTTTCATCTGTTATATATCTACCAGCATCACCTTCGGCCGATATTGTAATCCAAGCAGACTGGTCTTTCGTTTCTGGTCTATGTTCAGGCATTTCTAATATCATCTTTCTAATTTCTGCAAATGTTTTCATGTTATATTTCCCCTTTAAATTTTATTATAGATTTATTTAATCCAAAAAGAAACCCGTTAGAGCATTCAATCTCTAACGGGTTTGGTATCACAATCTATTCTTCATCTTCTTCAATATCATCCAATAACGGCGTTCCGCAAATTGGACAACTTCTAATGTCATTTTCCGAAAAATCCTTTGATTTAATTGTAATAGATCCTTGCGCATCACAATGGTCGCAAGCGAAGTTCTTTTTTACTGATGCCATTTTAATTCCTTTTAATGTGTTATTGTATATTCATTTAATTGTATTTAATATGAAATTATTCATGTCATTAGATAATTCTTCTATCTTTTTGAATAATAAATTTTTATTTTTAATTTCAAAATCCCAGATTACCAATACATTATAACCAGACATCACCCCAAGAACCAGTTAATGCACCTTTTGAATAATCCGTAATTGTAGTTTCAAAGAAATTTCCATGAATTGGCGCATTAATCATTTCGTCAATCCAATTCAATGGGTTTTTCTTAATTTTATAAATTCCTTTCAATCCCATGGAAATCAATCTTCTATCGCAAAGGTATCTAATGTATTGTTTAATATCACCTGCGGATAAATTTTCCATGTCACCCATACTGAACGACAAATCAATGAATTTGTCTTCTAGTTCAACCATTTTTTCTGCGATAGAATATAATTCGGATTTTAATTTATCGTTCCAGATATGTCTATTTTCTTCGATATGAGTTCTAAACAGTTTAATCATACCTTCGCAATGCATTGATTCATCAACTAAACTCCAAGAAACTAATTGACCCATACCTTTCAATTTACCATGTCTAGGAAAATTTAATAACATAGCAAATGATGAGAATAATTGTAATCCTTCTGTGAATGCGCTGAATACTGCAATTTGCTGAGCAATAGTGGTGTTATCCATATGAGTGAATCTATCAACATAATCATGTTTTTCTTTCATCTCAGAATATTCATTAAATTCGTTGTATATTCTTTCTGGCATCCCAAGAGTTTCAATTAAATGCGAATATGCAGCAATATGAATTGATTCTCTTGCAGCAAATCCTAATAACATCATTCTTATTTCTGGTTGAGGGAATGTTGGTAAATAATTTTTAACATATCCTCCAGCAACATCGATATCACCTTGAGTGAAGAATCTAAACAAATTTGTTAAAAAATGTTTGCTGGATTCATCTAATTTCGACCAATCTTTAATATCGTCTTGCATAGACACTTCAGTGAACATCCAATGACTTTGTTCATGAGTCAACCAATAATCATACGCCCATCCATATCTATGCGGTTTGTAATATGGTCTTTCGTCAGTTAATTTTAAATTTTTACTCATTTTATAGTTACCCTTCACAAGCCAAACAAGAATTTCCCTCGGCAACAGACATCATATTCATTTCTTCAATAATATGTCGTTGAATTTGTTGTGACACTTTATCAGCCTTTCCGACTTTATTAGATCTCAAATAATACAAACTTTTTAATCCGCGTTTCCACGCACTAAAATGGACGGCATGTAAGTATTTTATATGTGCATCTGGTCTGAAAAATACATTTATAGATTGTCCTTGGTCAATAATAGCTGCTCTATCCGCAGCTAAATCGATAATCCATCTTTGGTCAATCTCCATAGACGTTTTAAACACATCCTTTTCATCTTGAGATAAAATATCTAAATGTTGAACAGATCCTTCATTTGCAATAACGCTTTTCCAAATATCGTCTAATTTTGATTCTGTTAATGATTTATTAGATAATAATTTTTCTAATTGTTTGTTTTTGTAAATTGAAAATCCTGAAAGTGTATCTTGTCTATATGCATTTGCTCTAAATGGTTCAACACTTGGTGATGTATTTCCGACCAAAATAGACGTAGATGCATTAGGTGCGATTGCCTGCATATGAGCAAATCTTTTACCATAACCAATTCCATCTGGACATTCCCCTCGTTCTAATGCCAATTCAGAATTACACTTATCTAAATGAACTTTGATACTTTTAAAGATACGCAAATTTGTACTTTTTGCTAATGCGCATTCGAATGGTATATTTTTTTGTTGAAAATAATCGTGTAATCCTAATACACCTATACCAATAGAACGTTCATTCTTTGCGGATTCAACTGCTCTACGTAATTCTGGCGGAGCATTTTCGATAAAATGGGTTAAAACATTATCCAACATTTCGGCAACATCTCTATGAAATTGATAATCATCTTTCCATTCATCATAATAATTTAAGTTTAATGACGATAAACAACAAACCGCAGTTCTATCTTCAGAAGTTGCGAGTTCTACCTCTACGCAGAGATTCGAGCCATTGATTTTTAAGCCTTTTTTTCTTTGAAATTCTGGTAATGCTCTATTTGCCGTATCAATAAAATGCAAATATGGTTCACCGCGTTGAACTCTAGTTTCAATCAATAATTGCCAAACTTCTTTTGCCGAAACAGTTTGTGTTATTTCTTTGGTTGCTGGATCTATTAAATTCCAAGAATCGTCAAAATCTGGTTCAATCATACATTTTTCAATGATTTGCATAAAATCATCTGTTATATTTACACCATGATTCAAATTTGGACATCGGATATTTGGATCTCCAGTCGCCTTTCTCATTTCAATAAATGGTATAATTTCAGGATGAGAAATATCCAAGAATGCCGCGTAACTACCTCTTCGAGTAGAACCTTGTTTATACGCTAAAGAAGACGCATCATATGTTTTTAAATGCGGGATGATTCCAGTTGATTTATCGCCAGCAGAACGAATATCCATATGGATACCAACACCCCCACCTAACATGGATAATGTATTGACTTCAGATAATGTATCAATAAGGCCCTTTGATGTATCTGGTAAGTAAGACAAAAAACAAGAAATTGGTAATCCTTTTTTATTTCTACCGAATGATAAAATCGGAGTCGAATAACTCAACCAATGCTTAGATGCATAATCATATAATCTTTGTGAATGTTCTTTATTAGTACCAAACGCATTAGAAACATATGCATATCTTTGCTGAGGTGATGATTCATCAGACATCATGTACGATTCCTTAAATCGTTTATGTCCTAATTCATCTATCAAATTGTCTCGCGAATAATCAACATTTATTCCTAAATACAATTCCGTTATACTCATATAATTTCCTTATGGTTTTTCTTTCAAGATAAAAACACCATCTGCCGCGCAGGTCATATATTCATTCATGATATAATCTTCACAATTGAATACAGTTGCCAAAGATGGAACAATTTTACATATTTCTTGAAATGATGGTTTATGATTGAATTCTGTAATGATTTCAGTTTTAAAATCATTACCAGATTCGTTATAGATTTTATGTAATTGATACGTCATGATATAATTTAGTTGAAAAGATTTGGAGCAACTTCTGTCATTTGACGTTCAATTTCCTGCGCAACTAATCTGATTTCATATTGAGCTTCTTTTGTGTTGCGCAATTTAATGAAATCCAACCATGCTTGGAAATTACCAACAACATTTAATGAGGTCGGCGAGAAATTCGGAAGCACCATTCTAGCGTCTTCTTTCTTTGCACCTAATGATAATAATTTATCATATTGTTCATAAGAATGTTCTAATGATTCTTTTAATACAATAGATGCTTCTTCAGATGTTTCAAAAAATGGCGGAACTTCTAATTCCAAGAGTTCGGATACATCTGATTTGGTGTAACGTTGACTCTTTTGAAGGAAGTCAAGATGTTTGGAACGAACCATTTGATGAGAACAGACTCTTGAGATGTCAGAGATTCTGAAGACAGCATGAGCAAAACGTAATACCGCAAGATGACCTTTTGATGAACAATGTTTGGCACGTTTTACATTTTTATCAGGATCTGATATATCGGCACCATAACATTCTCCTGCTACAATACCTAAGAATTCTTCTGCGTTTGGTGTAACAAATAACAATTCAACTTTCATATTTCCCTTATTTTATTTCTTTAATTTTAGTCTTCTCTACGAATCCATAAAATTGTAAATCGATTAGTTTATCAGTTTCTTTACCAGTACAAATACATTCACCATTCATAAAACAAACTTTTTTGTTTTTAATGGATTCATTATATTTCGCTTGGAATAAGAATTTCATTGGTATGTATATCGTTCCTCTTTTGGAATTATACGGATATTTCAATACATAATTTTTCAACCATTCAGACCACCATGGTATTTTAATTTCATATAATGTTTCAATACCTTGTTTGATGTATTTACCAGTACATTCAAATTCACCATTAAGATGTTGATGGTATCCCCCTGTTATACTTACTCGAGTTCCAATTCTACAATCCATTGTTTTATTATATTTGATTGGAATTAATTCATTATTCCATACAAATCGTTTTTCATAATCAATTTGATATTTTCTGAAAAATAGAAATTTTGATATGAATTTATTTGTTTTCTCCGTTTGTACCACTATATTCCTGAACGGATCCGTTTTGAATAGGTAATTCATTTTGAACCTTATTTGTATCAATTAAAGCGTTGATGATGTGTAATTCATTTTCATCATATTTCAATTTCATTAGATCTTTCAATTCTTTATCAACATCAAATTTACAAGGTTTATCTTCTTTCAACATTTCCTCCAAGTGATATATTTCATGAGAGCGGATGCTCCGACGAATGTATTATTATCTATAATACTTTTTGCGTCTATACCATTCAAATACATATCATTGATGTCTTTTTGTTTTATCTTGGAATCCCAAATACAAACCGAATATCCAAATTTGATACTGTTTTCGAGTAATCTCATTATTTCAATTGCTCTGGGTTCATTATCATAAACCAAGACAACATTGTCTTTATGTTCCTTAATGAACACATTACTGTTAAATGACGAACCAGAAACAGCTATACAATTATCTATAAACAATGAATCAATTGGACCTTCAACAACGTATATCTTCTTAGAAGTATCAATTCTTTCTAAACCATATACAGGATAATCCGTATCCATCAATTTGATATTAGAATATCTCATGAAGTTGTTATCAATTGCTCTACCCGTTAATTGGAATATATATCCTTCTGGATTGAAATATGGAATAACAATTCTAGGTGAATCAATTACAGAATCAAACTTTTCTGGGATGATCGAATTGATTAACTTTTTGTATTCTGTTGTATAATACAATAGTTTCCATTTATCCTCTGGTATATTTCTTCTTGAGAGAAATTCAATTGCTTCTTTAGATTCAGATGCTGGAATCAATTGAGATAGAATTTTGTTATTGTAAATTGATGATTCAGAAAATGATGGTTTTGAATCAGGAAGTTCAATTGTTTTGTTTGCTCTATGTTTATTGATTCCTTGTTTGTATCGTTCGACAACATAATCTGAATATAACAAAGAATTGACTTCTTTTAGGAATGTACCAAACGATACAGAATACTGGCAATTGAAACATCTATAGAACATATCATTTTTAACGGTATAGATGAATCCTCTGGCTTTTCTGGTATTCTTTTTTGAATCCCCACAAATTGGACAACTCATCTTCCATGTTTCTTCATTTATCTTTCTGAAGTTGCGCATGGAAGATGAGAACAAATGGATGTATTTCTTATCGATGTATAATGACATACTTTACCATTTCTTTTGATTCTTGTTGTTATATTGTTTAGGAGGATGCGTCTGTTTTCCTGTCTTTGGAATTTCAATGTATCGTACATTAGCATCCACTCCATTACATGTTAATATAAACATTTCATCTTTTTGGATACCACCTAACATAATTCCTTCCAATTCATTTATCATAATAATTTCATTCCAATTAAACCACTATACATAATCAAACAAATTCCAATGTAAAACAATTTGAACACTTCATGTAGTTTTAATCTACCAGAAAATAACATATCCATACAAAAATAAACCCCGATTAGATTTAATAAAATCAATAAATTCATAATTCACCTTTAATGTAAGAAATGATTGAATCGAACGGTATATCTTCAACAGAATTGTATCTTGTATATCCAATATCGTTATATTCAATCCATATTAAAATGTCATCATTATTAACATTTATTTCAATGTAACAAGTCTCAGATTCATTATCCAATTCTATCTTAACTGATTTAAAATCTTCGGAAATATCCACGGTTTTGATATTCTGTTTTATATCATCTAATTCATATAGAATCCTTTTTGAATTAGAAATTATAACAAATGATGGATTATCCAATGAATCTAAATTATCTATTTCCTCTAAAAAAGAATCAATGTGAGACATTATTCTAATCCATCAGAATTCAAATTGTAAATTTGGTCAATAAACATTTGGAAATTCGATTCATTTAATTCATTACTTCTAATGCCTTTATAATAAACAGAAGATCCTTTTGAATGTAGAACCTCAATTTTGTTTTCATGAACGTCGAAATATGTAACATTGTCTACAATCAAAACTCGAACTACATTGTTGTTAAATTCAATCTTAATGGCTCTCATATTTTCTCCTAGTTGAAAAACTATATTATAATCTATTATATCAGAAACGAAAGAATAAAGATATAATACATCTTATTTGTTGAATACACAACGAAAACAATACATCCTGTATGATATATTGTTCTAATCATTAACATTGTTTAAACGACAAATAAGATGTATTATAACTGATATTTTATCCAAAAGAAATCCCATCATTTTATTGATGGGATTATCTTAAGGTTTTGACGCAAATACATTAAAATGTTCAATATAATAACCGATTGCGCCAGCTATACCAACAATAAACCATTTCCATTGTTCAATCTTAGAAATACGTTCTTCTAATTCTTCAATTTTATCTACAGTGTCTTCCAATTTATCTTTGTGAGCTTCAGCAAATTTTGAACCAAATTCAGCAACGCTTTTATTGATTTGTTTATCAGATTCATCCACTTTAGAAGATACGGCTTTAACATCTTGAACTAGAGATTTATGTTGTTCTTCAAATTTAATAATTTTTTCTTCATGTACAGCAACCATTTTATTCATGGTGATTGTATTTTCAGCAACCTTTTCAACAACTTTTTCTAATCTGTCGATTGTTCTTTGTTGGGATGCCAATTCAATATCGGCGACGTGGTCGGATGCTCTTCTTTTAACAATCTGCTCTTCCATATGCATTTTCCGTTAAAGTTAAAAAATCAATCACTTGAATTTCTTCTTGTAATCGTTTATTTGATGAGACAATATCTAAAAATTGTTCAGAAATTATATTCTCATCCATGTTGTTCTTGTATGATTCTTTGATTAAGAACATAGCAGCAGCTAAATTTTTAATTCTAGTGTCACCTCCAGGCAACATATTCATCATACGTTTTAAATTAAAAACTAATCTTTTTAGATAATTGACTGAATCTTTCTCTTCAGATGTTTTTAATGTATTGTATTTTTTCAACACTTTACCATTCTCATCAATGATGCCTAATTTAAAAGCATCAGTTTGATTAAATGGTGTGGTCAATAATGACAATATACGTAAAGCAATAAGATTATCGATAATTTTCATTACATTCCTCTTAACATGTTAAATGTTTTTTCATCATATTCCATTCCTTCATCTATATCATAATTAAGAAACATTACAACAGAAGCAATTACACCCCAATGTTTCTTATCTATTTTATTGTAGAGGAATTCTGTTGTATTAACACCAAAAACATTATATAGAATTATGATATGATTGACTATCAATTTAATACAAGATTCTTCATTGTTTGTATATCTGACAAGCAATTTCCTCAATAAATTAAATCTTGCATAATCATATTTGAATTCAAAGATATTATTACATTGAAGATTATTATAAGAATTTTTTGCTTTATCGAAGAAATCATTGTCGTCATTCATTTTTACACCACAGTCAACGTTGCAGCTGTTGTTAATTTAGGTGTAGCATTTGTTGCCGTCACATTACACGTATACTTTTTACCATTCAAACCAGTTGTATTTGAAATGGTCAATGTCGCGGTCGTTGTGCCGGTATAAACACCCACGTTTGTTAAATCAACGCCATCGACTTTCCATTGGTAACTTAATGTACCACCACCAGCCGAAATTGTAGCAGTCGTCGCAAATGTTGTTCCAGCAGGAGCAGTAATTGTTCTATTTGTTGGAGCAGACGCTGAAATTACAAATGGATCTTTCATTCGCAATTCGCCAAATTTAGTAGTCACAGTATCAGCATTAGCTGCAGTTACAATACAACGATATTTCTTACCAATCAAACCAGTCGTAGAAGAAATAGATAACGTATTTGTCGTCGCTCCTAAATAAACACCAGTATTGGATACGTTGGCGAATGTTTTATTCGAAGCAGAAACTTGCCATTGGTAACTTAATGCACCACCACCAACCGAAATAGTCGCTGTTGTTGAAACGGTTGCTGCAGTTCCTTCGAAGATTACACTTGATGCTGGATCTGTAGCTGAAATTACATAAGTTTGAGTCGCAGTTAAATTGGCATCCACTGCTCTGGTGACACCAATTGAATATCCAGAATTCGATGCTGGATTTAACAATTCAGCTTTATGTCGAGTTGTTCCAGCGGAATCTTTATACGTAAAGTATTTCCAATATCCTGAACATGTAATCCCTTTCAATTTAGTGTCTGGATCGTCAGCTTCCGCTTGAGATACAAAAATTACATTTCTTCTATCATCTTCCGATAGAAATGACGGTAAATTGGTTTCCGTATCTGTTCCAAATTTCCATGTACCCATTTTGTTTGTTCCTTATAAAAATAATAGTGGTATGGAATTATTTATATGGATGTATCTAACGATGCGCAGATAATCTCGCAGATTCAATTTTCTTGATTTTTGGTAACAATTTATTTGCCAATTTTGTGATAGTTGCTCGTTTCTTCTGAACCATCTTTTCCAATCTTTCTTTTTCAGGAATCGATAATGTATTCAGAGGTTTCTTAGCCATTTTTGTTTTAAACGCAATAATGGCAGCATGTCTTGCTCTGGAAGCAATTTTAGCTGGAGATGATTTTGTATGTAATGCCAATTTCATTTTAGCGGTTCGTTTCGATTGAGATTGATGAAATTTAACAGCCATTTTCAATCGAGCCATTCTACTTAACATTTCATCAAGACGTTCCACAGATTCATTAGTTGGTACATAAGGATCTACAATACCTGGATGAATATACCCCATATGATTATCTTCATCATCAACAATATGTAATTCATCGTCGTCATATACATCCATACCAATTAAATCTTCTAAATCTCCGATACTGTCGTAAATATCATCAACAACATCATCGTTAATTCCAATTAAATTCCCGAAAATATCTTCTGTTGTTGTATCGTCTTCTAAATCATATTCTAATTCTTCAACTTTACCGTCATTGTCGATATCTCCATCAATCTTACCATCTTTATTCTTATCTTGTAAATGATCTGGAATATCATCATCATTGAAATCTGTATAAGATTTTCTTGGTACATTATATAATGAATCCATTGTACCACTAGATGTGGCTTCATTTACTCGTTTTCTTAATTCTTTGAATGTTTGCATTGGTTTAACCGATTCTGATACTGTTGAAATAATGACATTCGATGCCGTCTTTTTAAGAGCATCGGGGATTGTCTTGTCGTCTTTTAATCTTACCATCATTTTCTTCTTAAAATCTTTATCTTTTGGATTTAAGTCAAATGTATCGGCAAGCATCTGTAATAATTGTTCGTCTTTCATGAGATTCCTCTATTCAATATGTTATTATTTATGTATTAAACATTCCCATATTTCAAGAGCTTCCCTATAATGACATTCATGGGGTAACATTTTATAGAAAGAATTGTAATCATTATTTTCAACATATTCTCTCATTTTAGAACTGGAATAGGATGACGGTCCAATACCAAATCTTTCACCTCTTGATACAATTTCAACAGATTTGAATTCAAAATAATCTCTTGTATTTAAAAACAAATCGAATCGAGTTTTATATTCATCAAATCTATCTTCACCGCATACCACTATTACTTTTTCATATTGATTTTGATGTGCGTAATGTAATAGATTGATTGGTTGTTTTACTTTTTTATCATAATCAATCTTAACAAGTCCGTCTGTCCATTTGTTCATCAACAACGATTTAATCTCATATGGTAAAGGATTTTTGTTATTGTCTTCTGTGTGAGATAAGAACATAGCAGAATCAGCATTGTATTTCTTAGCCAACTCCTTGATTTTAGAAATCAATAAGAAATGTCCTTTATGTGGTGGATTGCATCTGGCAAATGAACAGACTAATGTTTTCATTGTTTCATCAACTCCTTAAATTCTAATGTTGTAACTTTATACCATGTATCGTTAATCTTAAACATAATACCTTCAAACATTTCTCCCATTAAATTGGTTCCGACAACCTGAGATAAAATATATTCAGAAAACAAATCTTTACGTTCTTGTAATACATGTTTGATTGATTCTTTTTGAACCTTATCTATTTTCTTTCTTGATGTTAAAATTTGTTCAACATTTGGTATGTCCAATACTTTGAACACCCATTCTAATTCTTTCAGAATATTGACATTTTTGAATGAGATGAACGGATTAATGAATTTGTAATTATTATTTGATTCCATTAACAAACCATCAATTATTTGTTTTGATTCAGGATGTTCTTCATTATACACTGAATCTAAGACAGTGTGTGGGAATAATGTAGCAACTTGCCCCAATAATGGACAAGGATATGCGATATGTACAAATTTGATTGTATTCATTCGCATTGGAGTCAATCCATTTTTGTACATTAGAACTTCCATACAAACTTCTGTATCACAAGGAATACACAAAAATCCATTCAAATATGAATCAGCCAAATCTCTATACATTTCTGCTCGTTTGATTTGTAAAGGATCTGTAATTCCTTTCAATTCGATATAATCAATGAATTCTTGACCTCTGTAAATTTCACCAGAATTGCTTGTTTTAACATAAAGTTTTCCTGATAATTCTTTACCAATTCTGAATCCAAATCCATCAATTTTTAACATGACTGGAATATCAGAAAGGATGTCCCCTTTTTGTTTAATTGTTTTTAACATATTGATGAATTCAATATCTTTCATCTTATGTACATGTTGAACAGATTTTCTAGTCATTGTTTAATCCTCTTGAATAATAATCAGATATTATCTTACTATAATTTACATCTAAATCAATATCTAATTTTTCGCATATAAACATCAATCCTGTAACTTTTTCATCATAATCTTTAACAGGATTATCTCTTACAATCATCTGAGAGTTGACACTAAACATCCTACCAACATAATCATCTACAATCGATTTAATATGTTCTGGTAGGAATCGTTGAATCAATCTAATACATCCATTGAATGATTTTATTTCATTCTTATACATCAATGATTTTACTCCAAACAATATCTCAAGGATACTATCCAAATCTGTATGGAATATCGATTCATCAGATGTCAGTTCATTAAATACAGGAATTCCATTATCAAACAATTCAGTTGGTATGTATCGCCAACGTAATCCTCGTTGAACAGAAAATGCTAATTGACTTTTTTCAACAATTTTTGGTTTCTTTGTTTTTCCTGTTAACAATACAATTCGTTCTTTTGTCCTTGAAGCGGCAATAGATTGTAACATGTATTTGTGATGGAATCCTTTAATGTCTTGAATTATATCATCCCATGAACTAGAATGTGAAAATTTACTCCATTCAGTGGGTTCTCCGTTTTCAAATTCAACCAGTTCAAAATCAATCTGAATGTTGAGATTAAATTGATTGAAATGCCATAATGTGATGTATTGACCAGCAGATGTCTTATATCCAATTAGTTTCCATTTTTCAAAATCAACATATCCAGTCAGACTATCAAGCATTCTTCTGATTGAATCTTTCGTGTTAATATCAACCATCAAATCAATATCACCAACTGTATCCTTTTTCAATACAAATTGATATGTTGGTATATCATCTACGTTGAATAGATGATATGATGAACCAGAAAGGAATTGTTTGGAATTGAATAATGAATCATTCCAAATTTGTCGTTTATTGAACGTATTATGTAATTGATTCAATGTTGATAACAATTCATCAACTTCTTGGACTAGGGTATCTCTGTCAACATGTAATAAATCAATCCTGTCTGCTTTGATACCATCAATTATAACATTTCCACCCATTAGATTTTACCTTTACGTTCTTCAAATGCATATGACTGTATTTTATCCACTAAATCTGGTCTACGTTTTTTATAGAATACATCGGTACAACGTTCATCAATCGCAGAGTAAATTTGTTTTATCACATTAAAAGGATCTTCTCCTTTACGGATATGATTTTTTAATATGATGTTCAATAACCATTTTTCTAATCTATTCATTTTTAAATACCTGATGGAAGAAACGTTCGTCGGATAATTTGAAACCTAATTCAACGCAATTCAAATATACATCTATATCAGAATCAATGATATTGTCATTGGTGTTGACATATTTCATGATTGATTTATACACTGATGTTGAACTTCTGCTACCAGAATAAAATCCAGTTAACATCTGTTTGAATTGCTTGGAGTTGATATATTCAGAAATTGATAACATTTGAGTTCCTTTAAGATTCATGACGTAAAGAGTTTTTCTTTACTTTACCAGTTGATGTTAATGAGACATTCCATAAAATACCAGTATCAGAATTGATATGGAACCAGACATATTTCTGAGTTTGGTCAACAATTTTGATTTCATCTGATTCCAGTAAATCCGCTTCTTTTTTGATTTGTGTTGTTAAATCAGAAACGGTATTTTCTACATATAAAATTTTAATCAAAGCTGTTTGGATGTGATTGTCATCAAGGTATTCATAAAACGTATCAGACAATGTATAATTTTCTAATTTATTGATGTGATGGAAGATTCTCCATGCTTGTTGGACTCTTGATTGGTCAGAAACCAAAGACAATGGTAATTTGAACTCTGAGATACCATGCATTTCAATAGCAGTTTTCAACATTGTTTGATGTTCAGATGTCATTTTCATTTTTAATTCCTCCGATATAATTCAACATGAAATCTATTATAATGTTTTTTAGATTCATCGAAAGACTTTTCTTTATCTAAAAAGAAACCCGATAGAGATTTTCGCTCTATCGGGTTTGGTGTCATGAAATTTTGTAGAACACAGAACTAAAATGATTTTGTTTCTTAGAGGATAAACATAACATCTTTAATGTTTCTCTCATGTTAGTTTGTTCTAAACAATATAAGAAATGTAATAACACAAGACATCTTTTAATTGTATATTGATTATCAGGTTCTTCAGTTTCCAACGTTTGAATGTCAATGAATACAAATTTATCGTTCTTTACATAATCAACAAATCCTGAATACTTTGAATCAATCGAATCCAATGTTTTCAATACATTAGATTCAGGAACTAATTGATAATCAACGTAATCCTTGAATTCAGGAATAATGAAATCAGTCAATTTGTTAATCAATGCCTTAGAACTGCTACCGTCCCAATTAGATTTGTTGAAATCGGCAGAACCTTGACAATATACATTCAGGTCGTTACTCTTACCTCTTGGTGCCAATCTGAACATGTATTCGTAATCTTTACCAAATTCTTCCATGATACAATACATATTGATGTAAGATAACATATCATTGAATTTGAAAATCTTTAATGGTCTATCATACCATAAATTATCAACATAATTGTAATCAACTTCGACTTTCTCTACCTTAGCAAATTCATTCAATGTTGATTCAGAAACTAATCCTGTTGTTGGAGCAATGACTTTCTTCAGGGAGAAACCAATCAATTGTCTTGTGTCAAACAGATGTTTAATGGTATCATTCAGGTCATATACATCTGCTCGTCCTGTTTCAATTCTGTATAGAACTTCCGAGAGGGTATCAATGACATTTTGTTTATGATGTTTGTTGATTGCCCATACATCAGATGGATTCCAATTATCTTTCGAGTCTGGTAGATATTTGGATTGAGTCATTGTAGTCAGAATTGGTAATTTATTCTTATCGGAATCTCTATAGAATTCATAAGAATGAATATCAATCACTCTACTGACAGCATTATATGTTTCTTTGAATGATAAGAACCATGTGTCGTCAAATTCAAACCCGATTGTCTTATTGATTTGAGATTTGGTAGGATATTCAGGAAATGAGTTTAAAATGTAAGTGATAGCTTCTTCATGTTGATATGAACTTGGTCTATTATTTACAGTTTCATTACCATCTTCATCAACCACTCTTTTGAATCCACCTCCAGATTTATAGAATGTAAATGATACTCCACCGGTATGGAATTTAATGGCATTCTTGTCTTCTGAGATATGTTCAATACCAATATGCGAGATAGCATCATACATTCGTTTGATGGATTGAAAATCATCTACAATGGAGAAATGGATGTTGTTTGTGATTTTATTATCGATTATCTTTAGATGCAATTTAGATGCATAAGGTTGTAATGCATTCAACAATGTATTTATATGAGAATTGTTTTGAAATTGTTGACGTATTACTTCGAACGCAGATTTACCTAATCTATAATGGGTTGCTTCCTGTATTGTGTTGTTATACTGTTTAAAAGATAGCATTTATATTCCTTGGAAAAACAATATCATTGATAAAGATTTCCTATTTGGTTAAATTGAAAAAGCGAAAAACCTCGTCAGGAATTTCGCTTTGTATTACATTGTAATTTGTTTATTCCTTAAAATCAATCTGATATGAGATAAGTCTTTATCATAAGACCATACTCGAGTATCGAATTCCCAATCGTTAGACCCATGATATAATGTAACATCAGTTTCAACGATTTTGTTTTCTTTCAAATCGATAATGTCGACGCAAACATCTTCCATTCTGGATAATTTAGTCCATAATTTTCTGGCACCAAAGAATTGTTCCTCGTCGCCTAAGATAATCATATCATTATTCTTAACAAAATGTGTATACATTCCAGCAGCGATTCTAGTACCTTGACATTTCGTAACAACCCTTACTCCGTCGACATTATATACGTTGTTGTAATGTAAAATCGAACCTCTGTAATCTAATTCAATTATACCATACGTTCTAAATTCAGTAATTTGTCTTCTTGTACAAAATTTACCAAGACGATACATTATGTTAGATTTTGATTCTAACTTACGAATTTCATATTTCCATCCCTGTACATTTATTTCTTCAGGAATAGGATATTTGTCCTCTATAATTTGAAGAGAAACATTTTGAAAATCAATATCATCAATCCAGTCACCAACTCTAGCAATCGACATTTCCAACCTTATTTAATTGTTTCTAAGAACTCCGAAAATAATGAATTCATATTTGGTGATAATTTCCTCATTTGATAAATCAATGTTTGATTCAATTTCTTCCTGTAAAATATTGAACAATCCAAGTAGGATAGAAATTTGAGGATTGTTAAAAATAGTTGGATTTAACATATTATTTTTCCGAAAGAATTGAATTGATAAAATCTAAGATTTTAGATTGTTCTTCTTTTGTCTCATTTTTGAATTCTGTGATATATTCAGCTAATGAAAAATTGTTTTGGATATTTGAGATTTTCGTTTCTCTACCGTTCAAGAATTGGTCAGATTGATTAGATCCTCTATCCGCATATCGTTGTTTCAACAAATCTTGTTTACATTTTAAGACAACGATATGAAATTCAATATCAGGTTGTTCTGACATCAATTCATATAGATTCATATTTGTTAATCTATCACCTTCCATCAAAATGTTTGATTCTGTGACCTTGAACCATTTAACAAATTCTGGTTGAACAGCCAGACTCAACTTATCTGTTCCAGGAAACGTCTCACCTTCATCATATTTCCCTAAGATATACAAATCTAAATCTTTAGAGTATTCAGAATCCACTAATTTGGCAGGTTGTGTTCTTTCCCAAGTGGACGATTTCATGAATTCTCTGAACAGAGTAGATTTACCAGTTCCTGGAACCCCACATACAGCAATAACTTTTCTCATTATATTTTCTCGCAATCTAATTCTGTTATATTCATGTCAATCAATTTTAATCTATTACTCAATAGATTATCAACTGAACCTTTCAATTTCTCTGCTATCAGAGAATCATTATTATACTCTAATGCAGCTCTTAATTTAAGAACTTTATCACCTTTGTTTAATGTCCCTTTAAATGTCTTCCTATAATCGCAAAAGAATGTCTCAATTTCAGTGACGCCAATACATCTATTTGGATTATGAGGACATTTATATTCTTTGAAGAATTCCAATTCCGATAAGAACAATTCATCTAACAGAGGATCTTGTCTAATCTGTTCCGATGAACGTTTGGAGATAGACGATCCTGTTCTAACCAATTCAAATCCCGATAATGAACCCTTTGGTATAGTCTTCTTGAAATCATCCGACCAGACTGGTTTGTAATTCATGTCAAATATAGATTCAACCATATCAGCAACTTTGAACGCAAAGTATTCACCAAACGTAGGAATCATCTTAGCGGATTCAAGTGATGTCTTCCAATCAACAGTATGTTCTAATACATTATCAATCCATTGTTCAGGAGTTTTAATCCTCATTTTATCTATCTGAGTGTTATAACTTCTTGATTTAACATTTGTTTCTCTTGAAGCTACATCAATTCTGTCTTTACCAACTTTTGCTTCCTTGAACAACATTCTCACATAATCATAGTATTCATCGTCTGGTATAGAACATAATTTAATGGAATGTTTTAAATCATATACCATTAGATTAGAGAAGATTAACCGTTTCTTCTCAGTGTCCGATAATTCAGAATTTCTAATCATTGTATAGATGGGATCCACTTCACCCAGAGCAATATGTTGAAATGAAAACTTCCTGAATTCATCTAATAATATATAGACATCATCAAATAGATTATTCATTGGATTCACTAATCATCTGGTAATATCCTTTATTTGCCAGAGAATCCGCCTTCTCGTTTCCTGGATGACCAACATGTCCTTTAATCCATACAAATTCAATATCATGTAAATTCATTGCTTCATCTAATCTCCTCCATAGATCCTCATTTTTAACGGGTTGTTTAGAAGCAGTCTTCCAACCATTTTGTTTCCAACCTTTCATCCAAGATGATGCTCCATCTAATACATATTTAGAATCACAACATAATTTAACGGGACATGGTCGTTTTAACAATTCTAACGCATTGATAACAGCCATTAATTCCATTCTGTTATTGGTTGTATTACGTTCTCCACCACAGATTTCCTTCTCAACACCCTTGAATGAAAGGATAGCTCCCCATCCACCATTTGAATTATCTTTACCGTTGGATTTACAAGCTCCATCCGCATAGATTATCACTTGTTCAGTCATAATTATCACTTAATGTATATAATTCAGAAATTGTATTCGATTCATGATTCCATAGTTCTGTTCTAATGATTTCATGAATGGAAATAGGTTCAACATTTTCATCAGAATGAATCATCCAATCAGCATCGTTGATTGCGTCAATAATGTTCTCGTGAAATGATGATTCAATTTTACTACCAGTTGCATATTGTAATTCAAACATATTTTGTTATAATCCTAATTGGTCTAATCTTTCTCTGACAAAATGAACCGATACCCAAAAGTAATCGGCAAGATCTGTCGCAGAATATCCTTCTATAATTTTATTTTTAACTTCATCTTCCGGCATCAAAAAATGATACGCAAATTCATCTGCTTCATTTAATTCGTCGAAGATGTATTTTTGATACGATCCATATTCAATTTCAGGAACATCCGTATGAATTAGATATTCACCAATACATCTGGCAACTAATTCCCGTAAGATAAGGATCGATTTGGCGTAATCATTTACAATGAAAATTGGGTTTGAATTTGGACCAATTGAAACCAACGTCTGTAATTCATACCCAAATTCTCCATTATGAAAACATTGTAGATTACCAATTTTATTGGCAATTTTGATTACATCAACTGGAAACAGATGTTTTGTATTCAATTCAATACGTTTTATATCAGCATATTCAGCTAATGCTGGATTCAATTCTTTAATTGTATTATGCCCTCTAGGTGATTTCATATTATAATCCCATTGATTTAGCTGTTGACACAAATTTCATTAGATTACCAAATGATTCTTTACAGAATTCTTGAAATTTCATTCTCGTTTCTGGTTTGATTTTATTTGAACGTAATGCTCTGATAGCAACACCGGCGGATCTAGTGTCAACTCGTCTTGATGTCCCGTCTTTGAAGAACACTTTATGATTTTTATTGGTACAATTTCTTAATTGAGAGATGATGTTATCGAATACAAGTTCATTACCACAAATCATTTCAACTTCTTCGTCTACGTTTTTTGTTACAGGAGGAACTTTATAATAATCTTTGGCAATTTTATTTTCACTCATCCATGTTTTAACGGATGCTGGAATTTCAGATAACCCCAATAGAGAAGATACATGTTCAAAAACTTCTTCATGTAATCCATGGTCAAATTTAGAATCAGATTTGTAGTAAAATGTAGTGACGATTGATAAGAATGTATTTTTGTCCATGGTAATCTCCTAAATTGTAAAAGTAAGTTCTAAATCAGATGAAATTGAATCGGATACAATAATGTCTTTGTATTCATGTAATCTATTTTGTATATGAATCAAAAATTGTAATACAACTTTGTTATCATATATTGATAGATATCCTTGTTTTATCGAAAACACTTCGTATTTGCCAATTTTGTTTGTATTAACCAAATATGAGATTGATACCAATACGTCATCTTGTATTTGGAATAATAAATCTCTAATTCCAGATGAGTGTTCAACATTAGTGATTAATTTGGCAACGTTCTTTGTCATTGTTTTCCTCCAAGTTAAATTGTATCAATACATCATATTCGCCTTGTAATTCCAAATCAGAATCTAAGTTTAATGATATTTTATATCGTCCAAAGTTTTTCATTAGATGTTTGATGAATGAAAAGATTATCATATTATGTTTGTAATCTAAAATCAAATCTTTTCTGGATGCTTTATAATTATGGATGAATCCAGTTACACCATCAATGGTCATTTCTAATTGTAATTCATCAGAACCGTTCTCATCCCAAAAATCAAAAAGAATGTTTCTATGTTCTTCATTGAACCCAGATTCATAATTGAAATTAATACCAGAAAAATTACTCATGTATCATTCCTCGTTTTTTAGCTATCTCCGTCGCTTTGTCGATTGCATGTTCAAAATCATTTGTTGCGTATAACATTTCACTAAGCGATGGTGAAGATACATCTTGTATACCAATTTTATACTTAGAATAAATTGTTTTCAAAATGACAACCTTAATACCATTCTTTACATCAGATTCATATTTCTCTGAGAATCTATTTGTAATTGGTTCAATCTTATGTAATTTCATAATTCCTCCTATTAAAGTAAGTTCTATTATACTACTTTAAACGATCTTCGAAACTTTAAATAATAACATATTAAATAAGGAGAGAAACAATGAAAGCATTATCTATTGGTATCAACAAATACAACGTAGCACCTCTGAGAGGTTGTATAACAGATTCTAATGATTTAACAACAGAATTGATTGAAAGGGGATTTGATGTATCGAGGTTGTTAGACGAACAAGCAACCAAATCAAACATTATTGAAAAGATGCATCAATTATTGTCTGAATCCAAAACAAAATTCATTTTACATTATTCTGGACACGGTTCACAGATCCCATGTTCAAATGGTTCGGAAGAAGATGGATTGACTGAAATCCTATGTCCATTCGATTTAATCAATTCAGACGGTTCATGGACATCCAATTATATCACAGATGATGAAATACAACAATTGTTCTCAGAGTTTCCTGATATTCATATAGAAGTTATTCTTGATTGTTGCCATTCAGGAACCGCAACTAGAGATATTAAACCAACATCCATTACTCCTAGATTCATACAATCTCCTGTTATAAATTCATCTAAGAATATTCCATTCGGAGTATCTAATGATAATGTAATCTGTTGGAGCGGATGCACCGATAATCAGACGGCAGCTGACTCGTTCATCGACGGGAAATACAGGGGAGCATTTACCACAGCATTTTTGACTGCTTCTGGTAACAGAGAAATAATGTTTAAGAATATTACGGATTACATGATTAAGAATGGATATGAACAACGACCAGTCTTAACTTGTACAGATAAACAAAGGACAGAATCAATGTTCTAAAGAAATGGGATAGAATGTAAAGTTCTATCCCATTTTTATTAATGAATCATTGCTATCGAGCCGATTATGTAAATCAATATAGATGTTACAACCCAGCAAGATACAAACAATACTCCATTTATAATTCTCTTAATCATATTTGAATTCCTTTATATTATTTGCGTTCATCAACAATTCTTCTATTTCATGTATGTCTGGAAACTTATTGTCTACATTCAGAATAGGATACATCGTCAATTCATTATTTTCATACATTGAATTACATTTAGTTCTTAATTGGAGTTCCTTACTTTGTAATTCATCTTTACTCAATTTCTGATAACGTCCAATATCATTTAATTCTGGTAATCTACCCTCCAATAGACATTCAGCAACGTAAAGACATCTTGAAATATGAAATGATTTTCGATTCTTTTTATCTTTACTTGTATTCAATAATTTCAAATCAAATTTAGCTCTACCGACGAATCCTTTTATAATTTTGTACGTTCTACATGTTAATAATTTATCCGAATTCGTTATGTCTGTGAATAACACCAATTCAGCAAAAATGTTAGATTCACCAGATAATAAATTTTTGTAAAACGTAGATTCAGTTGTCAACATCCATTGAGTGTTATTTTCGATGTCATCAAATTGAAAACAATGGATGTTTGGATAAATTCTATCTGAATTGAAAATATCGTCGAGTATTAAAACAATATCCTTGTCCGATTGTTCTGTATTGGTTTTATGTAAATGGGATCCAAACGTATATCTAGAAATTGTATATTGTTTCAATATATCAAATTGTTCTTTTGTAATTTTTATGTTCATTTTTCTCCTTTCATCATTTCTCTGTTTAATTCAACCACTTTCAATAGATTGTTATAATTTTCGGAGACGTAATTCTGTAATTCAAACCTATTTTCTGGTTTGATGTATTCATCCGTTAAGATTGAATATAATTCTTTTAATGTACGTTTGTCGATCTTCTTGGAGGTTCCATCTGTAAATTTGATTTCATTATTATATCGAATTGCTTTATTACATTGGATGATAATAGGTTCTAATGGTTTTGGTTGTTTCTTCAGATTAAGGTATTGTTGAACAAAAATATCAACATCTTCTTCGATCTTGGGGATTTCATAGAATCCTTTTGAACGAGTATTTTCTTTCATCCATTGTTTGATTCCTTTGGGTGATGGGATGTTAAGATATTCATTTGTTTCTTGGAAGAAATACTCTGGGATACCGCCTGAATTCTGCGTATCTGATAAGAAGTAAATTGATGAGATTAGAGATAGGTATTGATTAAGTGATAATTCTTTCATTATTGTATTTGTTTAATTGTTAGTATAATGTATTAGATATAATCGAAAAAGAGTCTTGAAGTAATATAGAAAATAATAAAAGAATATTAAAATGAAACAATAGAACTAACTCAAACCGTCGACATAGTCTAGTATACTGGGTTTTTATCGATTTCGAAAGGAGTAATTAGACGTTGATTATTACACATTCGATAACCTTGGTCTCTTTCGATACGTGATTATAATTGTTTCGATGTTAATGTTTAATTTAACAGTCTATATTGTTGTTTTAAGATGTATTAAATGTATCCTGTAGAGTTGATTGACATAATAAGGAAAGATTCCATTAGAGCGGATTATTGGACAAATAATGGATGTTAATGATTCAACATAGAATTGATATATTGTAAATTTCAAACAATAAAAATCCCGACAGAATTGTTCATTCTTATCGGGATCTGAGACTCAGAGATTTTATGTTGAATTATTGTATAGAATATATTCGATAAAGACATTAATATACTCTATAAAGAATCTAATAGTAATATAAAAGAATATAGAAAAACAATAGATACACTAACTGAAACGTCGACATAGTCTAGTATACTGTATTTTTTATCATTTCGAAAGGAGTAATTAGACTCTGTAATAATCATATTTATTCGATATCCAGTCAATCTTAAGACGTATTCGATGTTCCTTTCGATACATGATATAATCAGTTTCGATGAATAACTTCGATAGATTCAATCTTAACATTATTTGATTTACGTCTATCCAACATATATTCATTGACATTTAATCTAACGAAATTCTCCGATCCTGATACAATCTTAAATTTACAGATAATATCATATCGACCATCAACCAAGTTTGAATTGTTAAAATTACCGTCAGTTACTCGTTTTAATATGAAGTCAATGTTTGGACTGAACCATTTGAATCTCTTGGTAAAATCCAATCTATCTTTTGAATTTTCATATTCCTTCAAACACATCGCTCTGTACATTATCATATCCATCATTTAATCCATCTTATTTGTCGTTTAAACAACGTTTCCATTATATCCTGTAGAGTTGATTGACAATATCAATAATCGTCAACTATGGACAAATAATGTCCATAATACAATAGGAATAATAAACCTTTACGCATAAAAAAATCCTAATCAACTTTTCAGCCGATTAGGATCGTATTAACAATTATTTGTTTTGTTCAATAAGTTCCAACAAATTATTGTAAGATTGACCACTATATGTTTGGAATGTCAATCTATGTTCAGTTTTGTAATCTTCAGAAGTCAATAAATCAACACCAGCTTGAGCAATTTCTCTTGGAACAATCAATGATTCGCCATTTTCAAACACGGTTTTAATAGTTGATTCCGAATCAATAGATTTATACAACTGGATTAAAATGTTTGAGAATTTTTGTTCTTCTTCGTCTTCCTCAACAATTTCGGTATCAATGATTTCTTCTTCAATATCGTCATCACCTTCTCTGTTGGTTTCATCAACCAAATCTTTCAAAATTTGAATACCTTTTTGAAATTGAACTTGTTTAACATCAACAGTTTTTACGTCAGTTGGTTTTTTAACGGTGGTTCTTAATCTAGAACCATTAATAATGTCAGTCAAATCAACAACGATTTCAGGCAATTTGTACATTCCAACATCAGCACGATTATCTTTGAACCATTGATTTGCGCATTTAGGTGGTGAAGTTCTCCCCAACAAATAGTTTGTTTCAAGAACCATTGGTTTAGTGATGAAAGGAACTTCTTTAGTTGAATTGTCCCAAACATAACGCAAGATTGAAGTGTATAATTCAACTGTGTTTCTTCTTTCAGTTTTGTTTTCAACGTTTGACATGATAATCCGCCTTATAATATAGTTTGTTTAAAGTTCATTGGATTCTTCCAACTTGAACTCTATTATAGTGGTTATCTTAATCATCGAAAGAGATTTCTATAACTCGTACAAAGAAATATTTTTATCTTCGTTACCCGTAAATTTTAACATATTTCTAGGATTATATTTTGTTTCGAATTCTATTCTTTCTTTTTCGTCAAACCATTCATTATAATGGGAAACGCACAATTTTCCTCCAATTGATTTTTCTAAATTAAACCCCATTATTTCTCTGGAGTTTGGTTCGTCTTTGTAATAAGTGTGGGTGTCAAAATTCAATCCTTTATCATATAATGCACTAGAATATTCTTTTTTTGTTTTTGCGAATTCTTTCGCAAATTTACCTTTCGTATTCATAGCGATTACGAAAGGTTTAAAATTTATTTCACCTTCCCAAGAATAATATAATTTATCGTATAATTCTGCGATTTTATTGGTATTTACGTACAATTGGTAGAATAAAGGATTATGTTTTATCGTTTTTCTTAATTGACATAAACAAGTTTCTAAATTATAAATATCGATATGGATTATAGAATTATCGTTACAATAATGATATATTTCTTTAACCTTTTCTTCGAAAAATAATAATCTATTTATGTCCGTATTTTTTGTTTTTTTAATTATTTGCCATTCTTCTTTATTTAAAACCCAACAAAGAGCATTCCATTGCGACCAACTATTTTGGTTTTCCAACTGTAATTCCGGTATATCTATATCATAATCGAAAAACTCATACATCATTTGTTTCGTTAACCAAACCCCCATTCTACCGTATCCATGTAAACTTTGTAATTCTTCGGTTAAATTATTGAAATTAGTTATAGGATTTCCAGTTTTGGTTAATTTTTCAAAATGTTCGATTATGTCAATGTTTTCGTATCGTTCTTTTAAATCTTTAAATAATCCGACAAAATTCCTATAACATTTCAAAGTATCAGTCGCGTAGAAACATCTTTTCGAATTATTTTCAACGAATTCGTTTATTTCTTCTACAGAAGTTTCTAAAAAATTAGGAAACTTCTGTAGAATTATCATTGGCCAATGACTCCGATAAGATTGACCAAAAATTAAGCAATAAAAAAGTTTTTGTTTATCTGTTAAATTCATTTCGGAAGCGATAACTTTACCATGGTGCCAATGATCTATATCTCCTTCTAACATTAAAACGTTTGTATACCTTCTAAACAATTCCATTCTATTTTCAGGTAATCTCCAATCTTTATAATTCGATTCTTCTAATTCATAATCAAATAAACTCATTATTTTTTTCCTTTATCTTATTTGGTTTAATCTTCATTTAGAAATCTATTTAATAATATATTTGCGTTCGCTGTTATATCTCCAGTAAAACGAAAAATGGAGAAACCCGTTAAGGTCTCTCCAATCTTATTTAAAAGAATTCATCCAATGATGTAGATTCAAATTCATCTTTAAGGTCTTGATGATATTCATCAATCCATTGTTGCCCTTTCTCATGTTCTAATAAGAAATCGTACCATTCTTTCGATGTCCACATTTTTTGGAAAACGCCGTTCCAAAGTGGGCGCCATAATGGATGCGTCTCATCTTTACGTCTGGTGTCAACAAACAAACGTCTATAATCTTCATATTCCTTTGAACCCAGACCCAACATGTCTTCTCTGAAATAAGCAATAACAGAAATACGTTCACCACCTTCTTCGGTTTGAATGAATTCAGTGTTTCCATGTAAAATTTCATGATTATTGATTAAACATAAATCTCTTGGTCTAATGTTAACTGCAATTCTATATGCAGGAAACACTAGATAACAACCTTCATAATTCTCATTTTTAGATAACACCAATAGATTTGAGAACCCTGATGTCAAATCACCGGCATCAAAATGATAATGCGTACGAAACGATTTATTTACAGTCACTGTTGTAAATACGGTTTCGGGAATCAAAAATGCTGGATCCATTTTGTCGGCAGCTGCTCTCTGGTTACCCCATCTCCAAGGTAATAATTCCTTGAATCCTCCATTCAAACGTTTGAAAAATGGAAATGATAATTTGAATTTATCAAAATGATGGTCGGTGTATCCGGTTGCTCTACCATAAGGGATTCGTGGGTATCTTGAATACCATCCAGCAATACCAGAATATGCTGGAGCAGCATAAACTGTATTAGACACCCAATTTTTCATTACAAATAATGCTCGTTCTTTGGCATCTTCTTGGTCCATGGATTCTAATTCTGAAACCAATTCATCAAATTTAAAATTGTCTGGAGTTTTATTAGTCAACCATACAGAAGTTCTTAAACCGTTGTTAGATGAATTATCTTGTTGTTTGAGTTGTTCTAATGGATCCGAACCGTCTAATGTACTTGTTCTATCAATAAAGTATTCTAAAATATCATGTTGACGTTTAGTGAATCGTTCGCGTCGTTCATTATCTGTTATTTCTTCTAACATACCAGCAGCAAGTCCGCGATTGTTAGATAATACAGCAGCATCTCTTAATCCGCCGTACGCTCCATCGTGTTCTTCAATAGTGAAAAATCCTTTACGATATTTAAATGCGATACGCCGTTCATCAGAACCTTTATCGCATGAATTACATTCAGATACACAAGTTGCTTTGGTTGATAAATCGCATAATGGTTCCATGTATACATCAACGTCTTCGTCGATATCTCCCCCAGGTCCAATTAAAATATCATAATGAGATCTATCTGCACCATGACCCAATAGGTGGTCTACGTTATGTTTTTCTTTTGCTACAATAATTCTTGCCATATGTTTGCCCTTTTGTTTAAAATTACATTATACTCTATAATGTTTAAAATAGAAATCTTCTTAATACATTACATATAATACACAAATCTAATGGAGTTCAGAATAATATCTGAACTCCATGTTTATCACCAACTAATTGTCCATGTATAATTTACAGTGGAATGTCATTTTCGATATTCATTATTGTTTCCGTTTAATCAAAGTTTGTTTCCAATCAATTTCACCAGACTGGATAGCGTCATACAATTTATCGTCTAAAGATATTGATTCGTATGAATTATCATTGATACCTTCACCCCACATTTCTGTTTCATCTCTGTCTTCCATAATAGGTTTAAATCTGTAGAACATTCCCTCTGGTATTAAATTGATACCAACCAAATCAATAGAAAAATACTGCATATCTTCGGAACAATTCTTATTCCATACGTTACCAGTAATGAAATCATTGTATGTGATGACATCTTTATTTACATTAGTTCTGAAAATAATAGTTGAATAATTATATAATTCGTTCCCAATATCAAAGAATGTTTTAATATACTCGTATTGACCGTTTCTACCATTATCCCAATATCTTTCTTTGCGCGTTGGTGCCGTTTCAAATTCAAACAATTCGCCGTCTTCATCCATGGCAGCACAAACTGCCCAATCGTTTTTGAATTCATAATTTAACAATCCAGGATAAATTGGTTTATCGATTGTTCCGTTGTAATGATTTACAAAATCTCTAATATCAGTATCAGAATATCCATTATCATTCAAACAATTATGAATTTCTTCAAATAATTCAATACGTTCTAATTCTTCTTTAATCAAATTTACAGGAACATTAACTTGTTGATTGGTTGATGTATCTTTCATGTTTAAAATGTAATCCGATTGTTTGGTTGTGTTAATAATAATCATTTGGTTCTCCTGTTATTTTGTTGGGTCTAAATTCATTGATGCTTTACTTCTTTTGATGGCTTGTTCTCTGGTTGGATACGCTAATCCATTTTCAATATAAAACAATGATGAATGTTCATACTTCAACGTCGTATAAAAATTAGGATTCATGTTTGCTATATAGAAAATAGACCCTTCTCTAAATCCATCTCTTTGACCGTCTTCAACAAACCAACCATTTACGTTTATTTTTGGTAATTCTTTAATTCTTCTGTATTTTACTGTTCCTGATCGATGGTCATGAAAATCGGGGTGTTCTGTACAATTAACGTATCCAAATTGTGTTAATTTTTGCCATTTTTCATATGGTGTTGAATTATGTTTCCAATCTTCTGAATATGCATCAATCATAATGTTAATATCTCTACAATCGGAGAATTCCGTTACAATACAATTATCTCGATACATTCTATTACATTTCCCGCATTTAAATTCATTTTGGTATCTAGAATCAACGCCCTTTTTAGATATAATACCATAACAATCTTCACAATGTAATTCATCTTGCATTTCTTATACTCTTAAAATTAACATATTTCTATTATACTTTATAAAACGAAATAAGAAAGAATCTTATGTAATAAAAGTATGGTTTGTTGATTTAATATGTCTAGTTACATGGGATAGACTGTTTGTTTTAAATGAACAATCTTTACAATAATGCATTACATCAGGCGTTCTATTTGGATTTCTATCAGGATTTTGTTTACAATTATCATTATGATATTTTGTTATAATCGTTTTATTTTCAGATTCAAATCCACAAACATTACAAAAATGTTTCTTTACGTTTCTATCTGGATTCTGTTTACAATTATCTCCATGGTATCTAACATAATTACCTTTATTAGAATACACAAATTCTTCAGAACAATGAATACAAACAAATTTCGGTTCAATCGTGTCTAAGAATGATTTGGTTTCCAACATTTTCTTGTTCATTCTATCTCGTTCTTCAGATGACATATTAACATGCCATTCTGTAACAAGTTCAGATCTTAAATCTTTTATGTAACTTTGACTGATTCTAATTTTCTCACTAATTGCATTTTGTTCTTCTTGCGTTCGTTTGGAAATAGTGTCAGCAATTTGATTCTTAATCCTTAATTTTTCTTCTTCTGATTTGGATTTTAAATTTTTAGAATGTTCTATATTTTTGAAAATAGACAATTCAGAATATTGTCTACTTGTGATTCCTTTTTGGTATACTCTACACAATTTATGTAAAGTAGGAAACGATTTCTTTAATATCCAATGGGCAACATAATGTTGACGTTTTGTTAAAATTATTCTATTCCAAGGAAATAATGTAAAACATTCAAATTCAGGAAACATATCACTACCTCTAGGTAAAATATGATGTTTGTCTGTATGTTTCATCTTAGGGTGATTCTTTCCTTGTAAAGATGTAATAAATTTTATGTATCTATTCAGATAATGTATATTGTGCGGTTTGGTGTGTAAATGTTCTATAAATGTATTGTTGTTCATGTTTAGTAATAATTGAAAAATGGAGATAGAATTGACCTATCTCCATGTGTATATTATTATCCCATTAGATCTTCTAATGAAACTGATTCGAATTTGTCTTTTAAATCTTGATGATATTCATCTAACCATTGTTGTCCTTTATCGTGAATCAATAAGAAATCATACCATTCTTTTGAGTCAAACATATGAGGATAAACCCCATTAAAGAATTCATGCCATTTTGGATTTGTTTTATCATGTTTAGAATTTTCAACAAATTGTTTTCTATGGTCTTCATATTCTTTAGAACCACATTCTAACAATCCATGTCTAAAATATGAGATGACGCTTACTCTATGTGCATCTGGTTCATTTTTGATAATTTTTGTATTACCATGCATGATTTTACTATTATCGACAATTAACAAATCTCCTGGTCTTACATTAACAGCAATTCTATATTCAGGGAATACTAGATACCCACCAGAGTAATTATCATTGTTAGATAATACCAACAAATTAGAAATAGCATCCTGTAAATTGGCTGCATCGAAGTGGCAACCCGTAACCCACGTGTTATTTACAGTTAGAGTGGTGAACACTGTTTCGGGAATCAAAAATGCTGGATCGATTTTATCTGTGGCATCTTTTTGTAATTGCCATCTTCTTGGCATTAAATCTCTGAATCCTCGATTTAATGACTGGATAAATGGGTAACATTTTTTAAATTTATCAAAATGATGGTCTGTATAAGCAGTAGCTCTACCATAAGGTTGACGAGGATATCTACTCCACCACCCACAAACTCCACTCATGGCAGGAACCGCCATTGACGTTCCAGATACATGTTTCTTATGGATTCGGATAGCTTCTGCTTGAGCATCTTCTCTACTCATCTTTGATAATGAATCCACCCATGATTCAAAATCAAACATTTCCTCACCATACAGAACCCAGACGACACCCTTTGTTACAGTGGTATCATCTTTACGTTTCCGTAATTCAGATAATGTATCGTCATCATATAATGAATCTAACGGATTCATGAAGTAATCAAAGATTGAACGTTGGTAATCAGATACATAATTACGTTTGGCATCTTTGTTGTTCGATTTATCGCGTTCTGTATATTTACCAGCAGCAGTTCCTCTATTGTTTGAAATAGTGGCAGCATCTTTCAATCCTTCTAATGCCATGTCTTGTTCTTCTTTTGTGAAGAAGTTCTTACGAAACTTGAACGCAACTCTGAATTCATCAATACCTTTATCGCATGAATGACATTCAGATACACAATCAAGTTTTGTTGATAGGTCACAGACTGGTGGAGTATAAACGTCCGCATCTGATTCAATTAAAACATCATAAAATGAATCATCAATGAATGTTCCCAGTAAATGTTCACAATCAAGTTTTTCTTTTGCTACAATAATTTGAACCATATTTGTTATCCTGCTCTTGGAGTATTGTTAAAGAATTTTGAATTTAGACATTTGAATGTTTCTTAGTTGTTGAACATTTTGATTTACAACTACATCAACTGTTGAATATCTATCGGAAGTAGAAACTAATTGTTCTGTTTCGGATAATTTAGAATTCATTGAATATAATAATTCAGTTTCTTCATATTTGTTCCAAATCTTGGATACAACATTTTCATTTAATGTTGCTTCAATACAATAACCAGTTACATTACATCTGAATCTTAAATTTGGATCCGTAATAGATTTGTTGAAGTATCCACAATTTTTACATTGTTCTTTAATGGATAAATGTTCAACGTATCTCATACAGGTTGGAGCCACTGAATTAGTGGCTGTGATAATTTTATATCTAAATGATTTCATTAGAATACAAAGTCCGATGTTGATACTTGTTTTGTTTTAGTTAAAGATGGCATTGGATTATCCTTAAATGGAGTGTAATCTGTTGAACCCTTGCCAGAGATATTTGCTTGAGCAGAATCTTCTAAATCAAACAATCGCATTTTAGAACGGTCAATACCAACAGTGAATCTTCTATGATTATCCAAAGAATTGTAACGATTCTTCAATTGTTTAATCATTAGTTGTTGCATACCTTCTAGTTCTTCAGTTGAAATGAGACCTAAGAATAAATCACAAGTTGCTGGTAACCCAAACGATTCACTGGTATTGGTTAAATCCATATCCGTTGAATTTGCGGCGTCCCTCGTACTCTGAGTAGCTGAGATAATAGGAACTTCATATTCAACAGCCAATCCTCTGAATTCCTCGGCAATTGATTTGACATAAGAATATGAATTAACACTGTTACCGAATTTTAATTTCTGAGAAGCGCAGATGTTAAGATAATCGATGATAATCATATCTGGTTTGAAATTCTTTTTTAATTTCAATTCTTCAAGTAACGCTCTGAAATGACCAACATGAGCAGAACTGGTTGGGTATTCTTTAATAATCAATTTACCAATAGATTTATCCATTAATCGTTTGATTCTGGTTTCGAACAAGGATTTATCCATTGTTTCTAATTCAGCAATGTTGACATTCAATAGATTAGCGTCGATACGTTCGGCAATCTTTTCTTCTGACATCTCAGCTGTAATATACAGGACGTTCTTACCTTGCGCAATAGTTGAAGCAGCAATATGACACATAACAAGAGATTTACCAACGCCTGTGGATGCCAATAATACATTTAACGTCTTCTTACTTAGACCACCCTTTGTAATGTTATTCAATAATTCAATATCAAATGGAATCTTATCTTCTTTTAGATGATACAAATCAAAACGAGATTCCCAATCATCAATATATGAATGTCCAATATTGGTATCAAACGATACAGCCAATGCGTCCGATAAAATGCTTGGTAATGCGTCTTTTGTTACATTCTGAACTTTACCATCAATCACCTTAATAGAATGCATAATGGCATTATATAAAGCTCTGTCTTGACAATACCGTTCGGTTTCCTGGATTAACCATTCAATGTTGATATTCTTATCAGAATATGAATTGACTAGATTTTCAATATCCTTTAATTCATCTTCCTTAACGTCCGTTCTGTTAGAGGATTCAATTTGTATAATTTGTTTTGTTGGTAGAGTATTGTATTTGGAAAAATACGTATCTATTTGTTGTAGGATAATCTGTTCAGAACGTTCTTGGAAATAATCTAATTTTAAAAATGGCAAGACCTTCCGACAATACTCATCTGAATGGATTAAGTTTTCTAGGATTACATTTTCTATTCTATCGCTCATCTTACTCCTTTGTTAACACTCTTTCTTCCACTTGTTTAATTCCATCTATGATTGACATACATGGTAAATTAAATTTATGTTTCTCGGAGAAATCTATGATGGCAAGACTAATCCAACCATCAGGATCCAAACCATATTCAATCCAATATCCGTTTGGTTCTATATAAACAAATATAGTTCTATTGGATACATAACATGTTTTCACATTATTATATACCCAACGCAAACTATATTCAAAATCTTCCCACTTACTAATTTTAAACATACAATGCTAGATTATCCAATTTTGGTTTAAATTTCATCAATCTAAATGAATACACAAGAATCTTCAACATATTTGAGTAATCTTCTGATTTACCAACAAATTTATGTTCAATATACAATTTGAAATTATCATGAGGAAAACATTCTACGGTGGCATGTTTAGAATCACCTAATCCAAATAATGAACGTTCACTTGGAAATTTGAATTCAACTATTAATCCGTTTTCCTTTGAATGTTCTGTTGACATCCACTTGGCGTGAAAATTCATTGACATAAATCCAGTCAAATCTGATATAATTTTACCACTGTTTCGTTGTAAAGATTGTAACAATAATTCTTCCAATTCATTTAAAGTGTTCACCAAAATAAATGATGTATCGTCATTGAAATAACATTCAAATCCATTTATATTTCCCTTGACAGTTAATATCTGAAATTGATTTTTGAATGTGAATAATTCCCCATCTTGTGAAATATCAAACCATTTTGAGATGTTTGTCTTATCGAAAATTTGAATTGGTAATGACATTATAGATCCTCTTGTGATAAATTGTTCCATTCTATGATGGTTTCGTTAAGTTTTTCTCTGATGTCCAATAATCTATCAACACCAACTTCAATTCCTGAGAATTCTTTACAAAAATCAATAAATCCTTCTTTTACATCAACTTTTTCATAAGAAGCAATTCCATTGAAATAGACAGTTGAATCGTTGTTGAAACCAATTGAAATTCCATCAACATAAAGTTTAATCATACCAGATGGAGTGACATGGATCCAAGGATTTCCTTTGTAAGAAAGGGTTCTACCAACATTCATTGAATAAGACATAATGAAGTTTGAGACTTTGATTGAATTGTATCCCCCGAAGAAGAACTTTTTGAGAATTCCTTTACGGAACATTGAAGTTTCTGAAACGATTAAAGATTGAATTTCAGTATTGTTTGACATTTGTAGATCCTCAAGTAAAGTATAAAAGTAATTACGTTCTATTATACTTTACATTTAGAGATTCGAAAGAACTTTTTAGATTATTCTAAAATAGCTAACACATCATCTTCTCGGAGAATCAATAATGTTTCCCCATCAATCTTTGCTTCGATTCCAGCATTTCTACCAAATAACACTTTATCATCAATGGAAATCGACATTGGTCTTAATGAACCATTTTCCAATGATTTACCAGAACCAACTGAAACAACAATCCCTTGACAAGGTTTCTCTGTTCCTGCGGTAGTTAAGATAAGACCACCAGCAGATGTCGTTTCTGCTTCAGTTCGTTTTACAACAATTTTATCATACAATGGTTTAATCATTTTAATTCCTTATTTGGTTACAACAGCGAAGGTGTTTTCTGACACTTGATAGTTTGAAATGAATTTCAATTTTAATTGTTTTTCAACAAATGTTTGTAATGTATAATTTTCTGGATATGGAAACTTCTTACGTAAAAGGCCGTTACCGCTTACGATTCCAATGTCACCAAATTCCTTTGAAATTGTATAGATTTTATGATATGATGGTGTCATAAAATCTACAATATCATCAACTGTATTACATTCTTGTTGCATTGATAAATCATGTTCATCTTTGATTGAATGATTTGTGACAAAATACATTGAATTTGTATTTTCATTTACTCTAACATGACCAACAAGTTTCCCGTCTTTCCATAATTCAATGTATGTATCTAAAATTACATCATCAAATTGTCGTTTAATTTCTGTATTAAATTTAATGGCGAAATTCTTTTGGAAATTAGAGTTTGCATAAACATCCAATAATAATTGATTCTTATCAACAGTCTTCTTTAAATTAGAATGAGTTGCCAACATTGTAATGAATTCAGGAATATCGTCTTTATCCACAATAATTGTATCCGAATCGTCTAATCCAAAGATTTTGACTGTTCCATCATTTTCGTAACTATCTGTTACATAATAAACGTTTTCATTGGAACATTCTTGTTTTAATGACGTAGATATATACCCGTCTTCTTTTTCTTGTTCAATATACATTTTATTTTCCTTCAATAGTGATTATGTTAAAATTTCTACATCTAAATGTTGATTCGGATAACCAACAAATACATTATAATTGATTATCCGTTAAAAGTAAAATCTTATCTATCGTTATTTAAAATCGAATCATTACAATTCCCTTTAATTGAACCATTCACTGTTGAACATTTACCACCAATAGAACCTCCGACTTTAACGTTTCCATTGGTCGTTTTTACGTTACCAGCGACATTCTTTTCAATCTTAACGGATCCATTCGTGGTTTCGACTTCACCAACATCTCCAGTAACAAATACGTTTTCGCATACGTCTACTTGTAATGATTCGATATTACCATTAATTGTGATGTTAATTGTTTTCTCATCATCAGAATTCACCAATTTGTCATTAACATACACTTTATTGTTTACAACTCGAACGTTTCTACCACCAGCATATTGTTTATCGTTTACAATAATACTACCAGCAACGTTATCTGTATCTTTTGAATTCCAAAATGCCATTTTATTTCTCCATCTTCTTGAAAATGGTATCACAAATCTTAGGAACTTGTTCTCCTGCCTTACCTTCAAAGAATTCAAATTCAGCCCACATTGTTGATGGTTTAACTAAATCCACCAATAAAATTTTACAGTCTGAACCGACGGCATCCAATAATGACGCAGCAGGATAAACTGATAACGACGTTCCAACCACAACCATGTAATCATAATGTTCTTCTTTAATCATTGCATATGCAGTTTCAAACATCGGAACATCTTCATAGAAGAATACAATATGTGGTCTTAATTGATTACCTTGTTCAGATAATGTTCCCACAAACATATCATCAGTCCAATCATATGTAAATCCTGTTACGGTATCTCTTGCTTTAAGTAATTCGCCATGTAGATGGATAACTTTGCTGGAACCTGCTCGTTCATGTAAATTATCAACATTGGTTGTGATGACTGTTACATCATGATATTGTTCCAATTCCTTGATAGCAATATGTGCTGCATTAGGTTCAACAGTCTGAACTTCTTTGCGTCTCATGTTATAAAATTCATGAACCAATTCAGGAGTTTCGGCTAATGCCTTTGGTGTACAAACATCTTCAATGTTGTAGTTGTTCCATAATCCATCTGAATTTCTAAATGTACTCAGACCAGATTCAGCTGATATACCAGCACCCGTTAAAAATAATATCTTCATAATAATTTCTCAATAAATTTACCAAAAATGAATCCTTGATAGAAAGGATGAACTTCATTATAATGAATCTTATTTGTCCCACCCCATTCATCAAAGAATTCAACATATGGTATTTTTCCTTGTAAAATAGTGACTCTACAAGTTTTCCAACCACCAAAACAATACTCAATATCATAAATCCCATCTTGAATATCTTTCAACAAAATACCATCATTAAGTTCATCATATGTAATGTTTGGTAAATCATATGTGTCTTCTAATTGGGTTATCTGACGATACGATAATTGATTTTCATTATCTGATTTTAACATTTTTCAATCCTCTATAAAGCGGAACATCCATTATAGATGTTCCGTCCAAATTATTTGTATTGATGTTTTCGTTTAGATTGAGTCTTCCAACATTTATCTGAATGACGATGTATATCATCCCATGAACTTGGTAATCTATTTGCTCTATTACGACCAGATACATGTAATCCAGTTTCAATTACATCAGGATCGATAAAACTCATCTTACGTTCTTGTGTTGTTCTAATGGTTCTGTAACCAACGTGCATAATTTTCTCCAATTGAATAAATTCAGTGGAACCCATTATTTCTGTTATGTAAAATTTCAATCATTTTTCATCTTCCAGTAATTGTTCTACAACAGATTGTTTCCAACTCTGGTCGCCGACATTAAACAATTTCAATTGGTTGATTAACAATAATGAACCAGCTAATTGTATCTTCTCAATCGTTTGTTCATCATAAACTTGTGGTTCCGTTAAATCAATCATATATTGTTCCTTTCAAATTATCGATAAACTGTTCATGTAATGCTTCTAATGTATACACAAAATTGTGTTCTGTACCAATATGATTTAATGTAATACAATCATACAATGTTCCTTGGAAATCCATCTTCTGAACAGAAACTTTCTTATACTCAATTCCAGTTTCTTTATGTGTATAATAATTAGCCAATTCCAATGGTCGTTTATATCTACATAAAACCACATCGCCAAGAGATTCACCTGTAGGTGATCTAGTTTGACCTTTCAATACATAAGACGCAACACCTTTATGCATAACAGTCCAATCTGGTTCCAACAATTTGAATACATTGATTTCCTGAGATTCAATAAAACCTCTAATCAATTTTTCATAATCAAACACTTTATCTGTTGAACATATTTTTGCCAACTCTTTAATTTGACCATCAATTAATCCAACAGCTTGTTTTTTAACTAATGGTTTCTTATCATCAAACCATACATTAAGATAATTCTTGTAATCATTTGTACTATACAAATCTCGTTTATGTCTAACCAAGAATTCCGATAAATCATCAATAAATTGTGGTTCCATTTTCATCTCCTCTCTGTTAATATATTTCTATTATATTCATTTAGTCCAAATAAGAAAGAACTATTTTAATCGAATTGTTTATATTCAAAATGAAATTTAGTCTGACTTTCGTTCATCAATTTAACAATACGTCTACCATCAGCATGAAATTCATCAGAACAATTCTTATGTTCCTCTAAATCCGTATGTCCTTCCCAATACGCATGCCAATAATATAAAGCAATCATCAATCCTTCTGGTACGTATTGTTCAACATCACATTCACTAATCATCAATCCTGTTTCATGTTCCCATAACCCACTAGAACAATAATCAGGAAATACATCAATACGTTTCTTATTCATCTTGCCCAATATATCAACCATCTTGTGATATGATTCCTTCTTGTCTTTCTGTAAATCAACAATCTCGTCTTCGGTCAACATTCTAAATTCAATCATTAGGATCTATCCCCATCATTGATTTAGCTCGATTTCTAGCGGAATCTCTATCTTTATACACCATACCAGACTTTACCAATGCATTTTGAATTTCTGAATATGTATCGTATCTATTCACAAAATTTGTATGATTGATTGAACCAAAATCAGGATAATAAAAGGAATCTCCAGGTTTCAACAATCTATTACCATCTTCTACTTCAAATCCATTGATGGTAATCATCTTCTTTACTCGTTCTGGTCTTTTTAATATACAAATCGAAGTAGATTTACCATAGGTTGTATCGAATTTCGATTTATGTATCATTCTGAATTCAACAGTCGCACAATCATCTGGTTGTTTATCCCAATCAACAAATTGTTCGAAAAACGCATTAGGATTTTCTTTGTGAAACTCATCTATCGCTTCAATCAATTCATCCTTGTATTCATTGTCTAACCCAATTGTTTCTAAAATACATTCGGCTAATTTAACATTACTCATTTTGTTCTCCTTTGTTAAGATGGTTCTATTATACTATACTTTTTCAATATCCAAAGAAAAACCTAGCTGATATTTCTACCAACTAGGTTCTCTGATTATCTATTCAATCCAAAATGACAATTTCATAATAGAATTAAATCTATACATTTTAGAATCTTCAACTTTTATTTTCGCGCCGCAACCAATGTATATTTCATCTCCGTTTATAAATGAATTGTAAATTACATCAACCAAATTGTAATCTATTTTCTCTCCATTTTTACAGACATCAAAATATACATTTATATGATTTGAAATTGATTCATTAGAAATCTTATATAAATCCTTACTAGAAAATGTATGAGGATTTATATACAATAAAAATTCAACAAATTTATTTTTAGAATCAACACAAAATCCAATACATTTAGATTCAATGTTACCATCAACATTTTTAAATTCTAATGGTTTCAATTCAGAATCATCCATTTTTACAAACATAGAACGTTCGTCAATTATATAATTTTGATTTTCGATTGTATCCAATAAATTATACAAATTATCGTTACGTTCTGAATATGATTTTGTATATTTTACCAACATCAGAATTCCTATAGTAATTAAAAAAAGAAATCCTAGTTGATATTTCTACCAACTAGGTTCAACATTACAACAATTTATCTGTAATCAACATACGTTTCATCTTATGTCTATCAGTTTTACCCCAAATATCTTTATTTTTCTTTTTGAACATTTCCCATTCGTGTAAATTATCAATCTTCTCCAATTCTTTGGTTAAAAAATCAAAATAATATACGTTCAATCCTTTATTAAACGCCTTACCGATACAACGTTCCCAAAATCGTTTACCATCAAATGTTTGAATAGAATCCGTTAAAATTGTATGGTGTCGTTTCAATAAAATTTCAAAAAACATTTTAGCCGCAACACCTTCGATATAATTGTAAACTGGATTTATCCAAACTCCAGATTGCCAAACGAAATCTCCAAGTTCTATACAACTACCCAATTTATATGTCATATCGTATGTAATCAATTCTTCTTCAATATCTAATACAAAGAAATTATCTCTCCATTCGTACATATTTGAATTTGCCGATAAATTAAACGCCAATTTCTTTCTTTGTTCTTTATACAATTCCAGATAATTTTCTCTATTTTTATCTGCATCTATTAATTCTTCTGGATCCCAACTTTTCATAATCTTTGGCATTTCCATCAACATTTTATTGTATTCTCCAAATCTCAACATCTTCATTCCCGATAAATTAAATTTGTATTCATTATAGATTATATCTATTGTTTTCCAAAGAAAAACCTAGCTGATATTTCCACCAACTAGGTTCTCTCATCACTTTTTAAACAAATTCAAAATTGTATCTATCATGACGTATCCAATCAATACTAATGACATCCAAATCATACGTATTCCAATACGTTACATTTCAATCCGTTCTCCAATATATCACATAAGATTACCTCGATATATCTCTCAAACTTCTTAACATCAAACACCGAATCAGCTGGTCTGTAATGCACGTTGTACTTATAATTGATTACTCTATCATCGTCATCTGAATACACTGGTGGTAACTCGATATCCTCGAATGAGATAATCCATCCAACGTATTCTTCCTTCAATTCAATCGCTGTAATCTTATCTCCCAAATCGTTAATGTAACTAATTACTTCATATTTGTTTGATTTTAAAGGAATATCCCTAATTACTACAGGCGTTGCTTCCAACTCCAATACATTATCGTATTGGTCTACAACTTGAATGTCTGTATAACCAATTGATGAGAGATAAGAGATAACTGACTGGTATCTCTGGTCATCGTCAATTCCATCCGGCAATTCTCTGATGTTCGATTCTTGGTCTTCGATGATAATTGAATCTTCTAAGTATCTTACTGTAAATTTAATCATCTAAGTCATCCATTTCCAAGGTATCTAATTCTGCTGTAATATCCGCATCAGTCACTAAATCGCCCGATAATTTGAATTCTTCTTCAATCTTACGTTGGAATATAGGACAATTCAATAATGGATCCCAAAATTCAGCAGTATCGGTAGCAGCTCTTCTTAACTTTTGAGGTTCAATTTCACCAGTAGCTAAATCAACTCTTGAGAACCAACCATTACTCGGTTTAACAACAGCACCAATATCGATAGCAATATCTAATAAACCAGAGTATTTTTGAATACCACCATCATATTTTACAACAAATGGTAATTTAGATTTTTCTTTAACATTTCTTGATTTATGAATGTTGATTGTGAATTTCCATCCATCCAATTCACCATCACTAGATTTTTCTTGAGATTTAGTGATAACAAAAATTTGATTGGAGGAATACGTCACGGCAGTACCTCCTGGAATTACAACTTTTTGATAGAGCTCGAGTGTAAGATAAACATGGTTGATAAGGAAACATGGTAAATTCTTTTTACTTAATTGTATTGTAGCCAATCTCAATAATGACCTTAAACTTTTTGCACGCGTCATATCTACAGTTGATTTTTCATCACTTGTATCATCAACTTCTTTTTTTGAACTAATTTGACCAATTGAATCAACCAAAAAGAATACATGGTCACCCCTTTCAATTGAATCTAATTTCTTCATGAAATCGAATTTTAATTGTTCAATATGTTCCACTGGAATATGGATTACTCTAGTTGGATCTATTTTAAAACTTTTAATGTAATCAGGAGTGATTCCAAATTCAGTATCATATATAATTCCAATGGCGTCATCATATTTGTCCAAATACGCTTTCATACAATATAGAGCCAGAGCCGTCTTAAAAGTTTTGCTATCTCCAGCTGCCGTTGTAATTCCAGGTGGCACACCACCGTCTAATTTACCATGGAATGCAATATTCAGAATTGGTAAATCTGTCACTGCCAACGGTTTTACTCCAAACATATCAGAATCGGCTAAAATAGAAGCTCCTGTTGTTGACCCAGTTTTTAACAATTTGTCCAATAATTTATTTTTGCTCATGTTTTATTCCTTGAATTGTGATGAAGATTTTGACTCACAGATCTTCTGTAACTGTTCGAAATCAAAATTATTTTTAAAATCATTCCAACTTTTAGATTCATATGGATTGAAATTATCATTAATAATTTTTTTAACTATATTAGCAATTGCATTATCTTCTAACCAGTTGTATGATGGAGATAACAATTCTTTAATTTTTAATGTAGTTTGTTTTTGTGTTGAATTGTATTTGGATATTCTATTATACATATCAAAAATTTCATCAGCCTTACTATATGTTAAAATGAAATTTGGTCTTTCTGTTATAGTGGATTGATTTTCCCAAGGTCTCCATTTTTCTTTGTTATAATTTGGATGTTGTTTACATTTTTCATTATGGGATTTTGTTATATTACCTTTGGTAGTTTTTGTATGGCAATATATACATTCTATCAATTCATTGTGTTTTCTATTCGGATTATTATCGCAAAATAATTCATGAGATAATATCTTCTTAGATGTGTGATCGCAAAATTGACATTTGACTAATGGTTTGGCATTAAGAGTCTTACTTATCTTAGGTCCTCTAGCCTTTGCTACACCAGGAATTTGAGAAGGATTAGAAACTCCATATTTTATCTGTAATGTTTTATTTCTAGAAACTGCGATCTTTGCTCCAACACCAGGAATTTGTGATGGAGATGACATTTCCGTTCCATATTTAACTAATAATGCATCCAGAAATCCAATTCTACTTTTATCAACGAATTCTTGGATACGCATTACATTATCTACACCATATTTCTTTCTATTACCTTCTAATGCTGCAACTTTACATTTTTCAACAACTTCTGGTATATGCATAGCGGAAGTGACTCCATGTTTCTCATGATACGCTTCCAATTCTCTTCTGGCTTCTACCATGAATCCTTCACCTTTTGCTAATACGGTGGCAACCATATTAGCAGTTCTTCTTACATATATTTCATCCAAAACTTCTTGTGGTGCATTTTTGACCCATAATGGTAAATTACCTTGATTCCCTTCATATCCTAATTCAGGAATCAAATTAGCAAAATCTTTATTATTTACAACATCAAACAAATCGCTGTAAAATTTACACATTTCGGCAAATTCTTGTAAATCGTCACTTGAAAATAAAAGTTTTGTTAAAATTCTAGAAGGATGTTTCTTTAACAACGATTTCCATAATTTACCAGAACCTTTATATTTTACAAATTCTTTAGTTTTTGTTATACAAAGATAATTGAATCCTAATTCCCAATGTTGTTTTAACATCAATTTGTATTTCTTTACATCATGTGTCGAATAATCCGTTTGAGGAATTTTATCTTCCGCGCATAGTTGTTTTGCGATTATTGAATTTTGACGCATTCTTTCCATTAATTCCATTGTTTGTCCTTTCGATTTATTTTATACATTTTGATTGAAAGATAGACGTATTTTAACTATCTAGAAAAACATTTACATTCAGTAAATTTATTTCCTTAAATTATTATACTACTAAACTTATCGAAAGGCAAGAGATACCTAGATGCATATAACAAGTAAGCCGATAAACGATTTATATAATCATTATAAGAATTCAGCAGCGTCCCGATCTATCCCATTTACATTAACCAAATTGGATTTCCACGAATTGTCCTTTCCATTGACATGCCCTATTTTGGGTATGCCGTTGAGATTTAATACAGGAAGAACGATGTCAGATGATTCTTATTCATTGGACAGGATAGATTCAAGTTTGGGATATACAAAGGAGAATTGTATAGTGATATCAAATAGAGCAAATATCTTGAAGAGAGATGCTACATTGGATGAACTTCAGAAATTGTGTAAATTTTATACAGAGTTGTTGAATTAGGTTTTAAAGATGGTTAATCCAAAGATTGTGGAAGTTGAATCTTCATCGTCTAATATGGATTTTAGGTCAACAACATCTTTGATTAAGGAATTCAGGGTGGTACCAGAAGCGATAAGGTCATCTAGGACTAATACAGTGGAGTTCCTTAGTTTGCCAATTTTGGGATCGTCTTTTAATTTGTAGAAGTTTTGGAGGAATTTGGTGTCGCGTTTATTGAAGTCTTTCATTTGGAAAGAGTCTTTATCATTTGCTCGTTTTAGACCATATTCTAGCGACCTGATGATGCTGGGAGAAATCTTAGGATGATTTTTGTCTATTTCAATTTTAGAGATTTCATTTTTGACATATAATTTTGGGACAAACGAGATATGCGGATTCCTTGATTTCAATTCAACAATTAGGTCATCTAGGATGGAGGATGTTGAATCAGGAGTGATGATTACATCTACCAGCTGATGGTCATTAGATTTGGTTAAGATTTTGTACGAGATATAGATTGCGGTTCTCCTGATGAAATTTGTATAATCATCAGGAGATAGATTTTGTTGTTTCTTTAATTGTTTGATTACAGAAGTGACATCCACATATTCATCTTTTGTGGTCTTGTAGATAGAATAAATTGGAACGCCATTTACATTGGAACCTTTTGATACATACGGGTCGAACGATTTAGTCTTACCAAATTTAGTGGATATGCCTTGTTTGTCGGAGTAGTTGAATTGTAGACCAGAGTCAGTTTGTTTGATTGCTTCTAGCAATTCATTGTATTCTTTAAAAGATAGCATTCTCATTCCATATGAATAGTTGTTTGTTTTGTTTTTTAGCATGGTCTATTGAATTCTTTGTACCTTTAGATACGCCGTCCCAGATGGCAATGACGCAATCTGAATCATCAATGATTTGTTTATTTCTGACAAATCCAGCACCTCTGCCATATTTCTTCCAATCTGGTTTATAGATTGTGGTGGGAATGTTATGTTCATTGGCATATTGTTCTGCCATGGAATCAATACCATTTGCCCCACCAGAAACAATATGAGATATTTCATATTGTTTTAATATATTTACAACATATTCATAATCTGTGATGTTTCTTGAACCAACAACTGCGAATTTCATGTCACCTCCAATAAAAATATAATTTTACTCTATTGACTGAATCTTAGAAAGGATTATCTATCTGTACAACGTTCAAGACAATTCATTTTCATATTGTAACGTCTATCTTTGCATACAGAATATCTAACGGCCCCAAAATGTATTTTGAAATACATGTTAGAGGTTTTCTCTCTGAAAGTATAAAATCTTGAATGGTTGAATTTGGATTCAAATCTATCAAACCATTTATAACGTCTTCTTTTGTTGAGTTGTTTGTATTTTAATTCCCATAGAATATCAAACGAGTTCATGAGTAATCCATATCCCAAATTTTCAAGACCAACGATTGTACAATTTCTGGATTGTACCTACCATTTGTATGTTTCATGAATAACATAGTCAAATCTTTAACAAATGTTGTTCTGTTATTGTAATCTATTGATTCTATGTTTTTATTCAATAATTGGTATAGTAGTGTTCGGATACGTTGAGTATCATTACCATCTAATCGACGTAGTCCTTTGTCATCAATTATTTGGTCAACAGATTTGTCGGTATTGAATACATCCGATAGAATTACTTTGGCAATTTTGAATGTAACGACATCATTTTGTATTGCATCTAGTAAGTCTTTGATTTTAGTTTCCATGCCAAATTACCTGTGCCGTACATTTTTGTTGTTTCTTATGTTTATCGAGATACACTGCTGTTCTTACAATTCCAGTATGACCAAATCCATCATCAAATGGTTCTTCAATGTATTCAATTAATTGACAAGGAGGTTTGGTGTATATAGGATAAAATGGTACAATTTTGTTAGACATAATATATGATTGTCCCAAATGAATTGAATACCGTTATATTAGAAACAGTGTATCCTTGAGAACGATAATGATTTCTAATATTAGATACATTTTCTATAATCATTTTGGTATCCGTATTTTCATCAACTGGTATTGATATAGGAAACGTATTGGTTCGTTCCTTTAATATGATTTGTATTAACATTTTAAATTCCAAAAAGAAACCGATATGCAATTAACATATCGGTTTGAATTATTGATAAAGATTATACCATGAGACGAATTGTTCTTTTGAAATCAACCCAAAACTAACTAAATCATATACCGTATCTTCAAAACATCCTCTGAGATTAACATTGAATTCGATTTGATTGTATTTGTATAGAATGTCGATGTTCTTTGCTTGGAATAAATCAACCAGAGATTCAATTAATTTCAATTCAATATCAGGGTCATGACAATACCCAAATACAAATTTACGTTCTTTGTAGAAGAACCATTGGTCATTATGGTCTTGTTTCATTGTTAATTGACATTCGACTTCCATTATATCTTTAACAATATGAATTTCTGTGTCTTCTTTAATTGTAAATTTCATACCATCAGAAGTGATAACAACGTAATATCTATCATCCAATGTTGCATAGAACCAAAGATAATCCGTCTTCCATTCATCTAATCTGAATACATAACCGTCTTGCGGATATAATGTACCTTCATCAGGACATTCTCTGTATAAATCTTTATTTTGCAGTAGTTCGTTTATCTTCATGTTTTAATTGGTAATTAATAATCAATGATGTTATAATGACAACAATCAACATTAAGAATAACGGTTTATAGATTAAAGAAACAGCCAATAATGTAACAATTATCCCAATTAGAAATTTCATCATAATTTATTTTTCGTATTTGTATGTTGTAAGATATCCAGCGTAAAATATAACGACTACGTTGAAAATTAAAAATGCTATGTTATAGATATAGTCCAACATTATAGTCTAATCCTAAGTCTTCGATAAATTGAGTGAATGTTTGATTGTTTAAGAAAACTGCTTGGACATGTTTGTTCTTGCGATTGACTCTGTTGGTATAGAATTTATATTGTTTATTGTTGATGAATTCCAACAATATCACAATAGTGTTTTCGCAACCAGTAGCCATGTAAATGTTGATAATCGGAACCTTAGATAAATCAAATGAAAAGTATTGACCACAAGAATCTGATACATCAACTCGTTTTATTTTACAACAAGTTGATTCCCCTTCATATGGAACACATTCATTTGTATGTTCATCATTAGAATTCTCGTTACCATTATTTCGATTATCATTTCTTGTTACAATTAAATCTGTCATACTATCTCCCCAAACGGTCAATGAAAACATTTCTCATTGTATGATATTATTTATTAAAATGGATTCGTTTTACACCTTGAATTTCTTTTTGTATTCTTCCGTACAATTTCTGATGAATAATTGTTTGGTCGCTTCATTGAAATTGTCGTATCTTGAACCATATTCATCAATGTACATTTTAATGTATTCATCTAATGTCATAGTTTGTCCTCATTATACATAACTAGACAAGCGATAACAATCATCAATATTCCAGTTAAAATAAGACCTAATGTTTTAAACAACCAAGAAATCATTCCCAGAAAAATAATAAAAAATCCTAATACAATAATCTGTTCCATATTATGATCCAATAATTTTGTTATACTCTACAATCCATTCAACAGGAATTTCTTTACCAGTTTCAATTCTATTGTTGATTGACTCTTTTAGGATAATCTTGAGAAGACCAATATCTTTTGTATCAGATTTAACACGTTCAATTTCTTCAATTAAATCATATTGATGAGGTCGTTCTTCTCCTTCCAACCATGAACCATTTTTATTCCAATAATCACCTTGTCCATTTGTAAATCTATCGCCTTGATTATTGGTTCCAATTATTTTCACAATTGAATCATTTCTTCTACGATACTTCTTACCAACTTCTAATCTAAGATCCCATTTTACAAAAAAATTTGACGGACATTCAAACGTTTTTTCTAATGCATCTTGTATTGTTAAATGCGAACAGATACATCCATCTTTATTGTAAACAGAATATGATACAACACCATTATAATTATTTTGGATGATAGAATATGGCGTTTTATAATCGTCATTGCGTTGATGAATCCATCCCATTCTAATCATTGTTTAAAACCTCTGTTACATCAGTCATAGTAATTGTTTCTGGGTTATACCAAACTTTGATTGAATCAACCACTCGATATTTTTCACCATCATTCCATACATCAACAAATTCTTCAATCAATTCTAATATACAATAATCATCAATTTCATTATTCTGAGACGCAGCATTTTTAATGTATTCTGGTAAAGATTTAAACCAATCAATAACAGATTGTTCGATATCACAAATTTCTCGATTACCAAACGTATTATCGAAACTGTTCGATTTGTATCCAGAATTAAACTTTTTGTATATTTCATTCAAGAATAATACTTCCGACCATTCTAATCCAGTGTGAGTTTCTGTTTTGTAATTATCTCCATCATTTTCCCAAGTGGTAAGTTCAACATAATAACCAGATTCAATAATTTTATCGCTCATATCAATCGTCCTCTTTGAATTTTCTAATAAGATTTAATTCTAACGCATTTTTGAATTTAATACAATAGTCTTCATTATAATTTTCTTTAATCAAATCATAATTTCTCCAACACCATTCTCTGAACCAACCAGACGTAATACTCGTACAGACTTTAACAAGAGCAATATCAAATGTCTTCTTTGGATCCGTCTTAAATTCATTTGGTATCAACCCGCGTTCCAATGATAATACATAACATTCTTCTAACGCGCAATGTAATCGTTGTTGTTCAGTTAATGTATTCCATTTATCCAATGAACATTTAACTTGTTGACCTTCTTCGATAATCATCTTATACGCAGGTTGTTCTCCAATTTTGACCGATTCATGAATGTCATCGTGTTGATAAAAATTGTAAGTTTCATCCTTGAAGAACATATTCTTATCTACATTCAATACCGGATGTTTGTAATTATACGTTTCTTTTTCTCTACGTTCAAAGAATTCCTTGTCTTCAATAACGGCACCAGCAGCTTCCATTAACTTAATGTCATTCATTGTCTTATGGAAATGCGGCGAATTCTTGAGGTAACGATGACTCATCTTTAATTCATATAGTAGATCCAAATCTGCGATAGTGTTGATAATAATTTCTCTATCCGGTTGGTCGACAATTGTATTTTTGTATCGATTAAGAATCATTTCCGCTGTTGAACCTTGCCAAGCAATTTCAATTTCAACAATTTTATCGTCATATTTTACAATTTGTTTCTTACCATTATTGGTGGGGTAACATGCACGAATTGTTTTATGTTGTTTCAACAATCCAATGTATTTACAATAAGTATCCCATTTCATAATCTTATCCGAATCTCTTGGTTCTCTACCAATATCAAGATGTTGCGATAAAGCGTAACTTCCTATATGAACTATTTGATGGATCATAGTGACCTCTATGTTATTGTTTTAATTAACAACTTTGCGAGCTTGGATTCCAACCTTGATTGTCAGACGAAATCCAATCGTCATCTGATGCAGCCCAGCTTGGTTTATACCCAGTGCCATAAAATGTCCCATTCATACCATATTCGAGATCCCAATCAAATTCTAAACCAAATTCATTGGCAATTGCTTCAGCTTTATTGATATTGGTATAAGCACCATCAAGTAATTCTGCGATCTGTTGGTTTGCTTCTTTGATTTGTTCTTCTGTAAATTTGCTCATGTTAAATTCCTAATTGAGATTCAATGATTACTTCTAATTCTGTTCTTGTCATCTTTGTGATTACATAATTTCTATCATGTAACCAATCAGCCAATGTCTTCAGTCTGTTCTTTTCCAATGTTCCTTTGTAGAATATAGTTGATGAGATTCCTTGTTCATCAATAAGTTTTGTGGAACCGTAAGATAATTCTAATTTAAATTTTTTCATTGTACACCAAATACTGTTTGTAATCGTTCAACAATTCCAACATCAATAATCATTGCCTGCGCAAATAATACAATCATTATAACCAAAGATTTGATTCCGTATGAGGTAACAATCATCAGATTCCTTCACTATATCGTCTTTAGATAGACCAGTATGTTTCATCAGATAACTTCTGAATCTAGCGAAGTTATCGCTGAATGGAATTACAGTTCTGTTATCAATTTTAATGTTCAGTTTCATTTGACTTCCTGATACATTATTGTAAATGTTGTAGAATTTAATCCATCATCTAAATGATGAGAGAATCCAATAACTTTGTATCCATTTTCAATCATGTATTCCACTTGTCGTTCGCAAATTTCATAACTGGAATACGTTTCGATTTTAATGTTCATATCAATACCATTCTTTATCAAATTGTCTTAATTCGCCGAATTTACCACCTTCAATTAAATTGATACTTTGATAAAATAACCAAGTTCCACCAAATATCAACACCATTTTAAAGATACAATCTAATAATGGAAATCCCCCAATATACCCTAAGATGAACGATAATGCCACCAAGATAATCCATCCAACTGTTTTACTTTTCATTTGTTAATATTCCTTTCAATTCCGATAGATGTTTAACAATTCCATCAATAATTTCATTAATTGATTCCGAATTGTTCGTTAAAATTTCAACATTTTGTTTTGTTCTATCGAAGAATTGGGAATAATAACGATTATGGTCTAAAATTCTTCTATCAAATTGTTGAATTTCGCAAATAAGATTTTCAATATCGCGTTGTATATTATTCATATTTGAATTGTCCTGTTCTCATAAAATGTTCAGTTAATTTTAAAGCTAATTGATGTTCTTTAGAAATCCTTTTAAATGAAGCTAAGATTCTCCAATACGGTCTTGACTTATCTTCGGTCTCAATCAGATTGATTTTGGCATATTCTGTTAACACGATTTTGTTCTTATCAGCAAATTCCAATATCTGTTCATGAGATGGTTTGAAATGTAATTTCATCATTAAATGGGATTCGCTGATAACTACATTTTCATCTTTGATTTGTCTGTCGTCATTTATGTCGTCAATAGCAACTTGAATGTAATCAATACGTCGTTGTATATAGTCATCATCGATTTCTTGAGATTCATCTAACGAATTTTGTAGAATGTATTTGGTTGTACTCAATATACCCATTAACAATTCTTCATTGGTCATCTTAGTTGATTGTCTGATTGTCATTAGATACACTCCAGTAAGATATCCAAACAAATAGTTGATTGTGTCTTATTCATATTTCGATTCTGTCTTAGATATTGAATAATCTGAATTGTTGATTTCTTATAATTATCAGATGGACAATCCATTACATTCGATAATCTATCAACTAATTTAATGGTAAGTCCGTAAGATGACATCGAAACTAATTTCAACATCAGGTAATTAGTCTTACCAATAATTTTAATTTGTTCATCGTCGGAAGTCATCTCATCAACTAGGTTGGCAATCAGATCCCCAAATCTCGTTCTGATTTCATCGTTAGATACTTCACAGTCTTCTTGTACGTCATGTAATAGACAAACAGAAACCAATGATTCGATGTTCTTAGATGTTTTATATTTGCGTAACAATTCTGCTACATGAATAGGATGAGTGATATATTCTTTACCAGTCTTTCTTCTGAATTGACCTTGATGTTGTTCTGTGGCAAATTTTAACGCATCGTCGATAATGTTCATTTAACACCATTATTTGTTGTTTTAAGATGGATTAGATTTATCATGTAGAGTTGATTGACATATTATGGAAACGTTCCACTAGAGTGGATTATTGGACAAATAATGGAGGAATTATATGCCAATCAACGAATCATTTTTGTACAAAAACGAATGTACAATTACCAGAATCAATCATACAAGTTTTTAATTTGTTTTTTAATTCTAATGGTGACATCTGGTCGATGTATTGGAACGTCATTTCAATGTCATGGGTTTGTTCAAGTTTATATTGAGAATGAACTTGAAATCCACTGATACAACTGACAATCAATAATCCACCAGCAATGTTAATGAACATTTTATCTTTGTCATGTTTTTGTAGATAATACAAACTATAACAAAGGATAACGATAATTGCGTAATTTGCTTGTAATAGATACGACCACATTTCATCCACCTAAGATTAAACTTGATACATAGACTTGTTGTATCTTATTTGTAGATAAGAAATGTACAAGTATATTAACGTGATGATTGTTACCCGTCAAGAACGGTTCGGATATGATTTTACATCTGGCTCTTTCTGGGTGAAATGTAGCAAGTTGTCCCAATAAAGAACTGTTAATTGAAACGTTCATTTAATACTCATCCTGATTAGACCAGTATTCATAAGACATTTCCAAAAGGACATCTTCAAGGTTAGATAATGTTTCTGGTAAAAATTCATCCCAATGTATATTGGCAACAATTTCTCCATCATTACCATACCAATACATTCTTTCGATAAATTCTCCTGTTATAACAACCGTTGTATTAACACCGTTGAACACCACTTCATATTTACCTTCTGGTAAAGGTGGAACATCATTGTCTGAATCATGTCCATTAAAGAACCAGTTATCGTAATCGCTTGACATTGTATTATCCTCTATTGAAATAAGTTGAAAGAAGTTTCTTTATCAACAAAGACTGAAAGATGTTTAACATTTTCATATAATGCCATCATTTCTTCACCCTCCCCTTTGTAATTGCATAATTCACAAATCAATAATTCTGGATTGTATTCAACTCCGAATTCTTCTTTGAAACGGATTGTTGGTTCAATGTAACAGAATTTACGTTCATTGTCAGACAAATCGTTCCATTCTTCCATCAACATTTCCATGTATTCAGACGCTTGGTAAGGTTTTGAACGGAACATGTTTCTGTACATTTTGTTTGCTTGTTCAAATGTTCTTGGATCTTTCAAACCAGCTTCAAGAGCTTCAGCTAATTCAGTTTTGAAATTTGGATTTGACATAATAACCACCTTATATAGAGTTCGTTTAATTTAAAAGTTCATTGGATTCTTCCAACTTGAACTCTATTATAATGATTTTTATTTACATCGAAAGAACTTTCTAAAGATTTAATATAAAAATTAATGTCGTGTGAATTTTTAATAAATTTACCAGTCAATCTATCTTTGATTATGTCCATTATATTACAGTCTTGAACGATATTCCCTTTGGAATTTATATACATTAAAATCCCATGATGTCTATAAGGATAAATCGGAGTCATGGGAGCATAATCATACGCAGCAGCAAATCTATAATGTGTTGATTTAACGTTATCCACAAATTCTTTATTACCAATTCTAGGGGATCCAAAAGAATATATGACACAATCATCTCTGTCGATTAAATGTGAAAAGATAACTGCGATTGCACCACCCAATGAATGTCCAGTCAAATATAATTTTTTATTTTTGTCTAATCTATCACCCAATGATTCCAATAACAATTCAGAATATCTCAAGAATCCACTTTGAATCCCTTTTTTCAATGTAAATGATATATCAGCAATCCAATCTTCTGGTTCGTCAGTGCCTCTGAATACAATTATTTGTTCAGTTTCTGATTCCAATAAGAATGCTTGCGCAAAACAATTTGAAAATAATTCAACAGAATACCCTTGTACAGTTATTGAATCGTTGTATGATTGTTTAGATAGATTAGCGAAGAATAATGCTTCATATAGAATCATAAATCTGTCCATTCTCTATCAATAAAATAAGACCAAGCATACAACCAAAGTAAAATATACAATGGAAATGCATATTTGATGTTGAACCAGTCCAATTTTAAGTGTTCCAAATAAAAGAAAGGAAATACACCACATGTAATTGGACTGAATATAATAATGAGATACCATAAATTCTTTTTCATTTAATATCTCATGGAGTCATATAATGTATCTGTTGAATCTGAAATTGTATATACGGATCCTTGACCGTCGTATCTTCTGAAGAGCAACCCTCGATATTCATAACAATATGACATGAACATAGAATCTTCATCCGTTGATTCTACTCCAAATTCGGCGGCGGTTTCAAATAATGCATTATTAAAGAATCTACATCTACCATTATTCGATTTGTCGATAATCTTATGTAAAACAATTTTAAAGTCTGCGTCAGATAATCCATTTAGATAAACGCCAAATTGTTCTTCGCGTTCTTCTTGTCGTCTCAACATTTTAAAATGTTTATCTAAAGATGCTTCTCCTTCAGGAGTGTTCATCCAATCTATCATTGATTGTATTGGGTGTTTATTATTCGACATGTAATACTCTCTTCAAAAACGATTCAAGGTGTTCAACCATTTCTTTATGGACATCCATTATGTTATCGATATATTCAGAATTTGTAAATGGTTCTAATTTATCGATGTAATGACTGTACATTGAACTTACTAATGCAGAAATCGGTAACACAATTATTGATACCAATGCAATCATTAACGCAACAACTTGAATCGACCAATATATAAACGTTCTGTATAAGATTTGTCTCATTTATCCTCCAATTTATGGAAAATTTCAATATCAACTTCTGATTCCCAATCCAAGTATTCTTTTAACACAGATAATCCATTATCGTCGCATAAATCAATTTTGTTGAAACTCCAAGGTCCGTCATGTTCTTTTACATGTTGAATCCTGAACGATCTATAATTTTGTTTAAAGATAATACAGACATCAGAACGAACCGAGCTTAAAAAGATATTGTAATCTATTGTGTTTATTGAAGAATCCTTTCCTCGAAAATGTAAATACTTTTTGATTTCTTTCAATAACATATTATTCTCTATATTTGTTTGTGAACAAAGCATCATATAATAATTTTGTATATCCAATAACAGCGATACACCCGACAATCATAAACAACGCATTCCAAATCATAACCACTCCTCAATAATGTTTAACAATTCGTCGATAGTCTCAAATTTACCATTATCTACATCGATTATAACATAATCTCCATCCCCTTTAAGACAACAAATCACTTCGCCTATTTGTTTACCGATATCTACAACCATTTTAATTGTGGTGTCTGTATTAGTTAATTCAAACACTCTACCAACCGTCGAAGGATAATTTCTAATCAGGAACTTTGTTCTCAATAATTCATTGAATTGGATCTGATTATGTAATGATTCTTTCTTCATGACGATCACCCTTCACATTTAACTGAATACCCAAGGATTGAATCTTGGTTCATTTGTTCCAACAATTTGACTTGTTCTTGTTTTCCTCTGATGCATTCAGAACGAGAAGGATACCCAATTTTGTATTCATGATTCACCAATTCAGTTTGTCCACCAGTGATTATTGATGCAGAGAGAAAGGAAACGATTAAGATTGACATTGTTATTACCTCATAAAATTGTAAATGAAATTCAGGATTAAACCAACTTGAAATCTATTATAATGATTTTAATATACATCGAAAGGAATTTTCCAGTTGAAATGTATATAAAATAAAGTCGAGGAAGACACTAAAAGAAAACCTAAAAACAATAGATACACTAACTCAAACCGTCGACATAGTCTAGTATATCCGAGTTTTATCGATTTCGAAAGGAGTATTCTTATCATGTAATAATCATATTCGATGCTTACGGTTATCCTTCGATGTCCTTAATGCTCTTTCGATATGTTGAATTTACAGTTTCGATGTAATCATTAAATCCTTTCCAATTATTTGTTGTTTAAGATGGATTCATTATATCCTGTAGAGTTGATTGACATTTAACATAAAGATTCCATTAGAGTGGATTATTGGACAAACAATAGATACATTAGGGTTGTTTTGGAATGACAATTCTGTATATTGAATCCAATAAAAATCCCAACAGAATGTTTAGTTCATATTGGGATTCTGGATGACAGAGATTTTATGTTGAATAATTGATATAATAAAGTCTATAAAATGTCTTGTGATGATATAATAAAGTCTATAAAGAGTCTTGAAGTAATATAAAAGAATACTAAAACGAGTAAAGAACATTAATAGAACTAACTCAAACCGTCGACATAGTCTAGTATACTGGGTTTTTTATTATTTCGAAAGGAGTATAAGACGATGATTATTACACATTCGATACATTATTTCATCTTAAGATTCCGTTTCGATGTTTAATATGTTCTTTCGATATGTTGAATTTACAACTTCGATGTTCTTGTTTATTATAGACATCCATATTGTTGTTTTATGATGGATTCAATATATCCTGTAGAGTTGATTGACATATAATGGAAACGATCCATTAGAGCCCATTAACGAGCAAATAATGGATATATTAAGAATGATTCGGAACAAACATATTGTAAATTTCAAACAATAAAAATCCCACTCAGAATAAATCTGGCGGGATCTGAATGACGGAGATTTTATGTTGAATATAGATGATTATATTATGTCGTTGTAGTAATATAATAATGTCTATAAAGAATCTAATAGTAATATAGAAGAACACTTAATGAAAGTAAAGGCAATAACTGAAACGTCGACATAGTCTACTATAATTGAATTTCGTCGAAAAGTCAAGAGAAATCTTTAGCTTGTAATAATCATATTCGATGCCTTAGATTATCGAACAATACCTTTAATGCTCTTTCGATACATGGTATCTATTGTTTCGATGTTAACATAAAATCCTGTCCAGTTATTTGCTGATTTAAGATGGAGAGATTTTATGACATAGAGTTGATTGACATAATATACAAAGATTCCATTAAGATGGAATATTGGACAAATAATGGATGTTATATGATTGGATTGAAATCATATTATGTAAATTTTAAACAATAAAAATCCCAACAGAATGATTAGTTCACGTTGGGATGAATTATAAAGTCGATAAAGAATCTTGAAGTAATATAGAAAACAATAAAAGAATATAGAAATGTTATTAAAGGTAATAACTGAAACGTCGACATAGTCTACTATACCCGAGTTTCTGACATTTCGAAAGGAGTTTAAGACGTTGATTATATCAAGCTCGACGTTTCGTGTATTCTTAAGACTCTTTCGATACATTGAATTTACATCTTCGATGTTAACATTTAATCCTACATGGAAATTTGCTGATTTAAGGACGATTCATTATATCCTGTAGAGTTTCCTGTCATACATAATAAAAACATGTTAAATTGTATTATTGAACAAACAAATAAATAAATAAATAAAATAACAAAAGGATAATCCATGAAAACCTTCACTGACATACGCAAACAAATCAACGAGAACAGTCTTTATACTTCTCAACAAGAGAAAGACGACTTCCTGAAAGATAAAAAGAAAATTGTAACTGCATTCTTATACTCTTTCATCGGTAATCTATCTCTTTACAATAAAGACTCTGCCAAAGCAAAACATTATTTCTTATCGGATAAGAAATTACAGATTGTCAACATCAATGACGATAACAATGATGCGTCTTTAATTCTGAAAATCATGCATGATGAACATGGATTCAAGAATACAAACACTGCCAATGAGATGACTAAATTATTGGCAAAATTGAAAGTCTCGGATGTATCATCATTCGATGATGCAATTATCAGAGCATGGTTGTCGGATCTATCTCCTGCGTTCCATTCCGCTATCCCAACGGATTTGAAAAAGACTGTCGATGATTACATGAATAGTGTCACCAGTTTCGATAGATTGAGTTACAAATTGTATAAACATAAGACTGCTTATGGTGACGGAGAGTATCTTGATTTGGCAAAGAAAGTTGGTCGAATCGAAAGACATACACATAAACCGAAAGTCGTAGTGACTCCAACTGCATCTGCCGTTCCACCTACATTAGCAAATCCTCAGATATTTGTTCCTACCGTTAATACATCGACTGCTGTTGTTACAACTCCACCGGATGTTATAGATGAACCTATTCAAATTGTTGAGAAAGAACCAGAAGTTAAACAATTCAATCAAGAATTGTATGACAAATTTAAAGTTAAAAATTTATTGAGTGATGATGAATGGGATGAATTGATTGAGGATAAAGAAGTTTTCGTTAAAATAATGATTGAATCTCCGAAACGATTATATACAACCCAATACCATAAAATTAGAAAAGTTATGTTCAAAGAATTATCGGAAGAACAACTCATGGAAATGAAGAAAGTCTCCTGGAATTTAGATGTATTTAAATATGATATCAAAGATTCAATCATGATTCTGAAAGATAGAAATATGGATTTCGTTAAGATTTTTGGACCTTTACGAGTTGCGCAATATATGTGCGACAAAGATATTTCCGCGGGTAAAGAAATCATTGATTTTTATACTGAACAAAAGATCTTAATTTCAACTGATAATGGTAATCGTATTGTAAAGGATTTTCCAGAAATCTTAGTGGATGCAGTTAAATTGACAATCAAAGACATGGGAGTCGATTATGGTAGCTCGATGGCTGTTCATTTAAATCAACAACAAATTGATGAAATTTATGATGTTAATGATAGATTACTTGTATTACGAAATGTTGTATTGACTGGTAGATTGATAAAGGATCCAGTTGATTTATTGAAGAAATTCAATTACAATGAAGTTTTAATCAAAGCTGGTTTAGAAAATACAAGTGTGCCTCATTTCACGCCGTATCTAAATTCAATGAATAAATTGTTCATGGAAGATATGGATAAATGGTATCCATGGGAACGAAAATATAGTTACATTAAACAATTATTCACCAAACCAAATGTAATTGATTATTTCAATGATAAATTTAAAAGAGCATTTACGGATGATGGTGTATTTGAATACTTCGACGACAAAGAACGATTAGATGGTATTTCATCATCATTGTTTGATTTGTTAGTATCCAATTATAAAACCAAACCGGAACTTGTTGATTCTATCTTCAATGATTTTGGTGATAAGATTAAAACAAGAGTCAAAAAGAATTTCAACTCGACATTCAGAGTGATGCATGATTTAAAAGATAGCGCATTACCAATCAAAGAAGAACTAGATGCCAAATCTATTCAAGCTATCTTGGAATTCAATGACATCGACCTTAGTGTAATTTCTGGCACCAAAATGAAATTCTCTAAGAACAAATCGTTAAGTCAAACAATCAATGATTTTGTTAAAGATGAATCTGTTACCACTATTGAACCATTGAAAATTGTTGATTTGAAAACATCTGATGCAGATAACAAGAAGTTATCTCAGAAGATTGTTGATGAAACGCATTCTGGTGGTAAACATGGGGACATCTATCCATTAGTCTTACGTCAATTTGAAGTTCATCTACCAGATGATAAATTCCAAGAGTTCAAAAAATTGATGATTCAGAATAATTCACATAAAGAGATTGTTCCTGCTTTCCATGGCACTGGTTCTATTGCAGCTAATATGATTCTTAGATATGGATTTAAAGTGTTACCAGAACAAAGTAATTCTGCTATTGGTATACAAGGTAGAATGTTAGGTGATGGTATTTACTTTGGTACCAATATCGACAAAGTATTACAATATGTTGGTAATAAAGGAATGACCAGAAGACTTGGTACAACTGGATATGTATTTGAAATGGAGAACGAACTTGGGGTAAAAGGTAATGATTACAAAGAAGCTGGGTTGGGTAATGATAAAATTGCTTCGCCAGAATGGGTTGTATTTGATGCCAACAGACAATTAAAAATTATTAAGGCGTATGAAGTGAAATTGGTAGATAAATCAGAATTAGATAAATCATTAAATGAATCAGTCAAACCAAGAATGATGTCATTCAAAGAATATGTTGATATCAAGAAGAACAATTATACATCATACAATTTCTATGACAGAAATGTAATTACGCCTGATGGCAAAGTAATCAAATCGACTGATGTAACAGACACTACATTTAAGAAAGGTATTAGAGTTGAAATCAGAGGAAGAATTACATCAGTGATTATTCCAACGAAACAATTAGAATTCAATGATGTATTGAGTTGTTATGATTTACAGGATAAACAATTAGACAAGTATCTTCGTCTATTGAATAAATAATGAAAGAATCCCAGACATGTTAAAGTGTCTGGGATTTTTAATGGAAATTTGTTGTTTTAAGATGGAATAATAACATCCTGTAGAGTTTATTGACATATAATGGAAACGAACAACTAGAGTCCATTAACGAACAAATAATGGATGTTTTAATATTGATTTGTGGTCAGAATATTGTATCCAATAAAAATCCCAGTCAACTTCGGTCTTCTGGGATAATATATTTAGATAGATGCGATGGAACCTTTGATGATACCAATACCATGTTTTTCTAAAAATTCGGAAGGTAAATCTTGTACATGGACGATAATACCTTCTTCTCTATGGTTGAATGCACCTTTACCAGAATTTGGACTATCGACAATTTTAGCATCAGTGATAAACAATTTAATGTAATCAGTGCCTTTGGCTGACATTTTGATTTTGAAATTTACAGGGCGACCGTCTGCGTCAACGTAAATTTGTTCACCGCTTGATGATTTAGCTTCTTCCATAACCATCGCTTGGAATTCTTTAAATGTACTCATGTTTGTTCCTTTTAATTTTAAATTAGAATCAATTATAATGATTTCGCATTATATCGAAAGACTTTAATTATATTTAGTCTTTCCAATCAATCCTTAGATTGTTCTTTGTAAAGAACTTCACAACGGATGAACTAATTACATTTCTGAAACATTGATGTAATTTAAAATTAGGTATCTTAACGCCGATATTACGAGTTATCCATTCAGATACATCTTTCTCAACGTAATTAATCAATTCTCTAATCTCATGGTCTTTTAAACCATTCATGATTCTTTAATCGGTTCAATACTGAATGAATCGAATGTCAATTTATTTCCTTGTAATTGTTTAGTTAATTCTTCGATCTTCTGAATATCTTCATCACTTGGTTTATACTTAATCGATAAATGTGGGATGTATTCAGGATAAGAATGTTTGTATCCTAGATTACTCAATACATTATGTTGAGCAATCAAATCAGGAGATTCTAATGTCAATGTAACGGCACCCCATGTAGAACCTTTCTCACCAAGTAATTTACATCCAGCGATAATACCAACAAATTTATCATGTAATGATTCAACTTTGTATGCGGGATTAGATACATCATACATTAATGTTACATGTAAATCCTCGATGATGTCTTCAATTCCATTATCATTGAAGAAACCTCTGATACGTTTGGAATCCTCTTCCGATAATTTAACAGATACGTATCCACCATTATATTGTTTCCATTGTTCAAATGTTAACATTTATTTTCCTTTTAAAATGTATGAATTATTGACCAAATAAAAATTTACAAATCCTTTACTCGTTTTTTCATCAACGAATGTGAACCCCAATGAAGAATCTCTTGAAATCTTTTTAGATAATACTCTATACATAGAAACTCTGTTTGATTCTGATGTATCTGCACTAAATTGTAATTCAACAATTTCATTATGTGAATGGAAATCCTTTATATTAGATAATACAGTTGAAAATTTTAATGTTGCATTTCCTTTATTAGATTCATCTTGTAGATAATTATCAGAACCTTTAATTTTGAAATCAACTTCATAA